TAGGTCTGTGACGCCTTTTGCGTATTCTACGTTAGCCTTAATTACTAAAGACAGTGCTGTTAATAAAGACTCATTTGATACTTCTTGTCGTTTGCTAATTAGTGCTTCCTCTTCAAGAGAAGAAGCGACGTCTTGAATATCGGTTGATCTAACCCTAACTACTCTTTTAACGTTCATAAACTGTATTCCTATTTAATGTGTTTTTGCATTTGCAATCTATGGACGCGACCGATTTTTATAATTTTAGATAGCTCTACTAAAGATTCCTCTAGCTCTTCACAATACCTTAAAAGTAGTAGCTCTTTGTTAGAATCCGAGGTATTTGCGTCAGTTTTCACTTGCTCACTCATGTTACAACATTCTATTAGTTACGTAGTGCGTCTGTTCCAGGAGCTCCAGATGTTGCAGCAACAAAACCTTGTGCTGTTCCACTTGAACTATGAAGTATGTCAGTTAATGGAACTAAAACTTCAGTAAAAAATACCAAGTATTCAGCAGCCGTGGCAAATATAAGTTTTTGGCCACCAAAAGTAACTTGAATTGGAGCATTTAAAGTGTTTGTTGAAGTATTATAAGAAGTAAATGCAGAACTTTTACTATCTGAAGAGCTAAATGTAATTTGTTCTACTATAGTCTTAGTCATTGGGCAGTCCGAATTTGTTTATTAAACTTAATTAGATTTTTAATGAATCTTATCCTACTTACTATCCTGGTAAAGTCTAATTTTAAGTAAATATCTAAGAGGCTTATTCATTCTATAGGTATCTTTAGCTATTTCGTAAACAACAAATTTTTGATTTAACTGGAGACTATAAAGAACATCACCTAATACAGGTTGTCTACCTAAAAGTTTTTCAATAAGATTAATATTAAAAGAAGCTGTTCCTGTCCTTTCTGCATTTTGAACAGCTCCAGTATCGCCTAAACTATGTGTAGTATTGGGATCAACATGCAAAAAAGAACGTAATTCTAGAGGCTCTTCATAGTCTGGAGAAGAGAAGAAATCTCTAAAAATACTGTCGTAATTTTTTTGTTGCGCTTTAAATTTATAATAAAAAACATTGATTCCGAATAACGAAAATTGTTCTACATCTAACGTATTAAAAAGATTTAAATCTTTTAATAGAGAAGGATTTCCATCAGTGTAATTGTAGCTTGAAGAACGAAACATATTAAGCTCCAGATTTTTTTAATACTTCAGTATTTTTACTGGAAATAGAAATTTTTTGTTTAACTTCATTGGGAGTTTTCCAACCAAGTTTATGTTGTTTTCCTTTGTAAGCTAATGATAATTTCTTTTTACTGTCTTCTCTATGTTTGCGTCCAGGTTTATTTAATTTTGCTATTGATTGCTTTAATTTAGTTTCGACAGATCTTTTATTGCCTAAATTAGTATTAGCCAAAGGTTTACAAGTATATCCATTTTTATAAGAATCATAATTATTACTGGCACGGTGTTCAAAAAATACTAAATCTATTATATTATAGTATAGTAACACTTTAAAATTAAAATTATCTATTTCATGCTTATTAACAGAATTTTGTAATTTACTGAAACCAGGTTTATTATTTTTTAAATCATATTTATGCTGTCTCCAATGATTTTTAATATCTTTAGATGACCCAATATAGACTTTATTAGTGTCTATATTTCGTATTATGTAAATATCACTTTTAAACACTTAAACGTTATCCTTTATAATTAGTTCCATGGCTCCAGTGATTAGTTTCATTGCTGGGTGGTAATAGTCACCATATTCGCAAGCTGCTAAATCTTCATGTATCTTCACCATTCTAGATTCTTTATCATAAAAAATTAAGTTTTTGGCATCATTTTTGAAGTTCTTAACCAAAATCTCAGCTTGATTTTTCTGTATTTCAGGCGTTATTTCTAATCCATTATCTGAAAGGTATTCCGCAGCACTACCAAGAAAGTTTTTATATGAGAATGATTCTATAACAGAACTTATTTTGTCATTCATAACTGCAGCCCAAGATTCTAATAAGTCTTGTTCAAAAAGTTTTAATACTTCGTCATCTATCTCTATTTTATCCATTAGTAACCTATTTGTTTAACAGTACTAAAATACATCCAAGAATTATCATATAAATATTGTTCAATATTATGATTTGTGATATTATAAATTAACATTCCAATTGCAAAAATTTGAATAATTGGTTGTGGAACATCTTCAAAAGCAAGGCCATATTTACTAGCAGTTGCTCGTGCAATTTGGTTGTTCGTTTGTAAAGCAACAGTATATAGTTTAGCTTTTTCCTTTTCTGTGTATTTAGGAACAAGATACCGTTTATATGAAGGTAAATTATCGGCGTATGCTAATAAATAAAATTTCTCATCCTCTACTGGAATTATTAACTCTTCGTGTTGATGTGGAGCTTCTCCTACCCAAACATACTGTGGATTATTATAGTCTACAAAGAAATCGTATGGCACTATTTTATTACAAATAAGATTAGAAAACTCTGACATATAAACACCCAATCAAAATTAATTTTATGAACGTAGATAGCTATAAATCCGCAGTAGCCAAAACTATTAATAACTTAATAGCCAGCTCAAAGAAAGAAACAACTGACGCCATTGATATGGGTGCCTTCATATCTGCTTGTAAAAAAGAATTTTTAACTTTAAAGATTCCTATTTTCAATATTAAACTATCTGAATATCGAGACAATGTTATTGTAATAGAGCTTCCATTTTGCAAATCTTGTGAAATCGCCATTAATAGTGTTGAATTCGGTAAAGAAGATCAAGAAGTTTTACTCTATGTTGACAAGCATATAGTTAGACGTATTCGGTTAAAAGCTTATGACGCTAAATATATGAATGAAGTAGCAATGGCCCTTGTAGATTATTTTAAACGCTACTTGTTGTTACAAAACAAATTTGAACGTTAATAAAAAGCCCCTAAAACTAGGGGCTTTCGCTTTATAAAATGATTTTTATCTTCCAGTGCATGTTCCTGTGCAGGATGAACTACAAGTATTACTACACGTAACATTAAGTATACTAATTAATCCTTTAAGGTATACTTAATTTAAGTTCTTTTTCTTTAAGTTTACTTGCAAAATACATCTTTGCTATTGATATAGCATGAGTCCATCCGCACTGACGTTTTTCATTAACGTATTTTTCCTTATCTTCTACTTCATATATAGCTGCAACACAAGTAGGACAAGATGCTCTCAGTAAGCAAGTCTGGCACTCTTCTGGCCAAATACGTTTAAAAGTTGTTACCTCATTTAATAGTTTTGTATTTGTAATATTGATAGCATTGTCACTAAAGGTTCCTAGTTCCATACCAGGTTTATCCATAGTGCAGAATCTATTACAACCATATAATTTACCATCAATTCCTAAACAAGCCATATGAACGCAAGTTCCACACCACGAATCCTGACTAGAAGACAAAACTGGCATATAAGATTTAATATCTTCTAAAGAATTACCAAATTGAAGTAATTTGACAGTAGATTCTAGATTATTATTAACAATATAGTCGATAGTTTGTTTTAGTGGTTTAACGATGTCATAGGATAGATCTTTAGTTACAATATCTTCAAAGACTATGTTCCCAGCAATCTGAGTAAACCCTAATTTAATCAAATTTACCATACCTTCATAATAACTATTAAGATATGTCTCTACTGTGAAGGTTGCTTTTACACTTACATTCTCTTTGCCTAAAGTCTTAAATAACCAAGGTAAATATTCAATAGCATCTTCATATGAACCAGAACCATCTTTATAGATTCTATATTTATCGTGGTTTTCTTTTGTTCCATCTACAGAAACCCCAAGAGAAAAATCATTAGTTTTATATTTTTCGATTAAAGCTCTAACTTTAGGATTTTTTAATGTAGTTCCATTTGTAGTTGTAGATAGGAAAATATGCTTATTAAACTTATGCGACAACTGAAGAGCATATGAAAAAATCTCGTCACAAAGTTCAGGAAACAGAAAAGATTCTCCACCAATCAAGTCAATAATAATATGCTTGTTTTCAATAGTTTTGAACTTAATATACATAAATGTCTTGATAGTATCAATGTCATTATGTTTCTGTTCTTTATGCTCATAACAATAAGTGCAGTCTAAATTACAGCTTAAATTGGTAAGAATTTGAACTGTGGCTGGAATACCATTCATTATAACAGTCCCTTATTAAATCGTTTACAAATATCTAAATAATAATCAAAATCATTTCTGGTGGCAAATAAGTTTTCTTTACCCTCTGCAGCAAATACAATCGTATTTTTATATGTTGGATATAGCTTTTTCAATTCCATTTCAATTGCTATGACAGCAGTAATATCAAACGTTGCCTTGGTAACTTGTAAATCAATTTGAAAGGGGCACATAAAAATTCTAAATAGTTCTAAAAAGTCATTTGAAAAGTGCTCATTTGGAGAAATTGATTTTTTAATCTTTTTAGTTGTACTAGTAAGAAGTTCTTTTACTAAATCAAGATTTCTACTTTGAATAACTGCATTTTTAACTGATTTTGTATCACCATTTAAAGTATCAAAATTAACAATTAACGAAATACCATGATAATTTGTAAAAGCAACCAAAGATTTAGTAATAGAATACCCATCAATAATTAAAGATAACTTAGCCATCGGTTGCTGAATTTTAACTGTCTGAATAATGCTTAAAAAATCATGTTCATCAATGAAATTATCCGAACAATCAAATACGATTTCTTTATATTTGGTTGCCATAGTTGCATTTAGTAATTTAGGATTAGATGCTATTAAGACATATTCTAAAACTAATTTTGAGGGTTCCATAGGGTCTCTTCTGAAAGTGTCTACAAATTTTAAAAACTCTGTGTATTGTTCAAACGACATTGCAGTTCTGTATCCTACGCATCCTGGAAAACCTGGAACTGGTTCACATAGTTTCTCAACAGAGCCATCAGCATTTATAATCATATCTGAATAATCACATTGTTTTGTTGTATGTGTAAATGTCAACCATTTAGTGCTTGTAGAATCTATAGTTTTTAAAGCTATTAATTCCTTTTTAATCCAATCTAATGAAATATCGTCAAATTTTTGAGTTACATCTAAAGACAATCCAATGTTTGTATTAAATAGGATTCGCAATTGATGTAAGGTGTTACAAAGGTTTTTAGTATTTGGCAATACTATTGTAGACAAGGACAAACTGTTAATAGTCTTTAATAACTGGGGCCATTCTTGGTTATCAGTTATAATTTTAGCATCTTCTACAGATTTCTCTCCAGTAATTCCTTGGAGACTAATAATGATATGAATATTGTTGGCATTAATCCATGAAATAATCTCTGGTGTTAATAGTCTTCCATTAGTATTTATCGTCTTTTTGGAGTCTAGACTTAAGGAAGATATTACCTTTTTTAACTTATCGAAGTCTAAAAAAGGTTCGCCACCAGTTATAACAGCATGTTCATAATATCCAAAAGTACTAATAGACTTTAAAATGGCTTCAATATTCTCGCCTTTTTTAGAATCTTCTGTTTTTAAACAGAAAGAACACTGCATATTACAGTGTTCATTCAATTGTATTGTTAATATTGACATTATTTACCTGAAAGAATTTCAGCTCTCTTAGCAAAATAATCGGCCTGTAAAGCTCGTATTCTGGCTTTTTCAGCAATAATAGTAGCTGGAGTATTAGAGTTATTAATATTTCCTACTGTTAACATAGTTTTTAAATCTTCACCATATTTGTTGCAGATATTTACATCATTAAGAACTAATAGCTGAATGATTTCTGTTAAATAATCAACTTGAGCTTCTAATGTGGCAATAGACGAATAAGGATCTATTTTATAGGTAATAGTTTCAAATTTTATATCTTGTTTTTTACACTTAAAATCAAACTCTGGTATTGTCTTAAGATAGGTAAGAAAATTAGAACATGAGTCAAAACCATGAGGTCCACAATCTAATGTTTCTGCCGTGCCACAATAAATAAACACAAAGATATCAGAACCTACTCGTAAAATAGTAGCAATATGCATATCATTTAGAGTTTTATCACTCCAAGGGAATGTACGATAGGTTTTATTTGACTCATTATAATGTAAAAAGACGCCATCAAAAGATTCTTTTAGTGGAGAGCAGTCAAAAGTATATGGTAACGTAGTTTTATAGTGATTAATCACTATAGTAGTATCATTTACTATACTTACAGAAATTACTCCAGTGTCTGTTAAATAATCAGAATTGGTAACTTTAACTAGTTTTATCATTATCTTCTTCCAAGTGAATAATTTGCATTTCCTGTTTAAAATTGTCTATTGTATCTATAAAATAATTAAGCGTTTCCATACTATCAAAACAAACCGCCTCACACTAAATCTCAACAACCATTCCAGCCCTTGACAGGTCGGTAAGGATAAGGTCTGAAAAGTAAATTAAAACATCGTTGATTACATTCTTTGTGGGCAAGTAAAAACTTTACTGACTTAAATACAGAATAAGGTACTAGTTTTTGTAATTCTGCTTTTATAAATTCTACATCAGCGGGTTTAAATTTTTTCGTGGAATCTAATGTAAGCTGAAAGGTGGCAGATGGAAACAATAAAGACAAATCTTTAAAAGATTCTGTAAAAGTTATAGAAGCAAATACTACTTTCATAAGTTCTACTTGATCTAAATGCCGTATATGATCTATCAGAGAAAGATTTTGTGTGAGATTAATAGCATTTAATACGGATTTTTCACCTTGTAAAACATCTCTAAAACCTATGGAAAATTTTATTTTATTGTAATTAAAATAATTTACTAGTTCATTTGTTAGTAAACTACCATTTGTATACACAGACAACATCATAGTTTTTGAATGTTCTCTTACATATGTTATAGCGGGAATAAAAATTCTAAGTCTTGTAAAGGTTCTCCGCCAGTAAACGATATTACTGTATATAGATGATGTCCAAAGATGTCTTTAAACTTTTCTAACCTATCACTAGTAGATAACCTGTCTTTTCGCTCTAAAAATTCGCGTCTAGAACAAAAAGAACAGTTCATATTACATAAAAACCTAGTAAAAACAAAAAGATCGTAAACTTTCATAAGTTATTAGCGACCTTTGCAGCCACTAGCACAATCTGCTGTGCAAGATGCAGAACAAGTTCCTGTGCAAGTTCCTTCACAACCACCTGTGCAAGTTCCTGTACAACCACCTGTGCAAGTTCCTGTGCAAGTACTAAAACAAGTTCCTGTGCAAGATGTCTGACAACCACCAGTACAGGTTGAAGAACAAGTTCCTTCACAAGTTCCTGTGCAATTTGCTGTGCAATGTCCAGTGCAAGAATTTAAACATCCTCCAGTACAAGATGTAATACAACTACCTACACAAGTATTATTACAACTACCTTTACATGTAGATAAACAAGACCAAGAACAACTACCACCACAAGTATAGAAATCGGGCGGTTGACCACCTAAAGTAACAGCATTAACATTTGTTATTTGAGAACCATCACCAGCAAATGAGGGGGCAATGAATCTAGTGGAAGAAGCCAAGGAAACAGGATGTGTTTCATCAGCAGCTCTTCTTGATATAATAGAATCTACATCAGACGTTCCAGAACCAAAGCTGATTTCACCACTGTATGAGATAGAAATTCTACTAAAAATATCACCGGGAACATTAGTAACCAAGGCGTCTTTGTGTAAAGGACCTACAAAGTGGACACTAGCTGGATCTGTAACAATTAATGTGCCAGCTACTAAATTATCACCGTCTCTATTAATTTTACGATTTAACTGACTCTGAACAGGACTTGTTACACCAGATAAAAGATTCAACTCGTCTAAATTGGTATTCATTGTAACAACTACTTTGTTAGAGTCTATACCTAAAACTCTATTAGCTGTTAATTTATTTAACAGTAAATCAGATGTATTACTTAAAGCAATAGAGCCTGCTGTATGAGTAACTGAACCAGTCAACTGTGCAGAAGCTAAAGGAGCTTTTAAATCTAATTGGCCTTGAATAGGAGATGTTACATTGTGAACATAAGAAAGTTCAGTAGATGTGGTTGAAGAGCTTGTTAATTTTTTATTGTTGTCTAAATAAACAGCAGTTGAAGCAGTTAATGAAGAAACAATAAAATTATTAGATAGTGTAAGGTTGTTTGCAGCTGTTAAACCAGTTAAGTGAGCATCCAGTAATGGAGCCTTTAAGTCTAATTGACTCTGTAAAGTTATTCCAGTTGACAAATCAGATAATTGATTGATTTGATTTGTTGATACTGCGGCGCACATAATTTTGGAGCCGGTTGGATCCGAAATTAAAACCTTGTTTGTATCCAAGCCGGTTAGAGTAAATGCACCGTTACCAATAGTAACGGCAGCAGTAAAGTTTGCTGGTCCTTCTACAGTAACATCCCCAAGAAAATCTACAGGCTTAGTAAAGTCTACGTTGTTATTAAAATATGATAGTCCAGTGAACGTAGTATTACCACTAAAAATATTATTACCACTGAAGTTATTAGGAGCAGCAGACAGAGCAAAGTCTGACATTGTAGTGCCGTCATGACTAAAATAGAGTCTCCAAGCATTTACATTAGTATCCCAATCACATTTAATATGTGGATTATAATTTACACCGACATTGTTTGATACCTGGAACACCAAATACTTTGGACTGTATCCTACTCCGTGTCCATTTTGTTCTCCATCGGGGGCTCCATTAACAGCTGTTAACGGAGTTCCAATAACAAAGTCATTGTCAGGTGTTGTTGTGTATCTAAATTGACTTAATCTTAACTCACCACTCATCGTATACCCTATAGTAAAACTTAATTGTAATCTTACGCGATAAAGAACTGTTGGCTTGAAGCATGGTTTGCCAGCTCTTCTCGTAAATTGGTTATCTCATCTTTGGCTTGTGACAGCAGTTCCTGGGCATTTAAAGTTTGAGTCTCTCCAGTAGCACCAGCTATAGTTGAATATTTACCACGAACTAATCCTAGCATGTTCTTTGTAATAGCAAGGGCCATACGCTTTATCCAATAGGTTCCCCATTGATTAGATGTGGATATGGCTCCATCTTTAGACATAACGCCAAAGGCATTTTTAGAATACTCGATAATAACTGTCTGAGTGGCCTTAGGATAAGGAAATAGATAGAGTGTATTGTCAATAACTTTAAAAGTGATATCAAGACCTAAAGCTCGGTTTCTATTTTGTATATACTCATAGAATACAGCAAGATTAGCAGCACCATGAATAAAATTACCATAGCCAGCTCCTTGTAATCCTCCAAAACCACCACCGCCTCCCATAGCGAAACTAAAGATGTCTGTTGTTCCAGCCATACCGGCCATTATTTCGAAGGGCATAGCATAACAAACACTAGAGACAGTTCCTACTTCAGGAGGTAATGGAACTTCATTGTGCCCCTGAATAGCCATCGGTTGGTAGTAAGCTCTTTCTACTGCTCCAGTGGCAAGGTATTCATCCACGGCGGTGTTAATAGCAGTATGAAGTTGAGCTTCATCTAACTCAACAGCAACAGTGGGCCAACCTAAATTAGTCAGGATGTAATTTTGAATGTCTTCTCGTTTGATTAAGCCCATTGGTAACCTTACTTAGCTATGTTAATTTGTAGATTTGTTGTGTTTAATACAATAATTTCGTATGGTTTAATAGGATACTCAGCGCCGAAGAGAATATCATACTCAGAAGATAGTTTAGGAAAGTCTCTTTGAGAGTCTTTGTATCCTGGAATATCTTTAAGTTGCTTATATGTTTTAACTCCAGTTGCTAATACTGTTCCATCAGGTAAGAATGCGGAAGCCAATCCACCAACATAAATGTCAAAAGATTCTACGCCTGAAATAGCAGATAATGACTTAATGAAATCAAAGCTATTTAAACCCATACCCATTTCAAAATTATCCATTTTGAAATAGTTTGTTACAGAAGTGTAAATATCATTTCTGATTTGGCCTGATAGGTAACCAGCTTTTACTTTAACGTCTAGTCTGATATCTAAACTTCTCATTAAACCGTCAGCAACTTCAATATCAACACCAATACACTTATATTTATTTAAATAGTTACGTAATTGATATTTTTCAGTAAGTGTTAAAGGCTGAACGGAGGTTTTATTAACTGAACTTAAGCAATACAGTCTAATAATGCTTCCATCTGAATCAGATTTAACAAGAGCAGCTGCAACTTTATAATTACTATTGAATTTTTTAGCCAGTGTAATATAATCTTCAGAACCTACTGCTCTATCTTGAGCAGCAAAGAATCGTGTTACTAATTCCTTAGAAGATTCAATAGATTCACCTTTTGACGAAGGTGCTGAAGAATATTCATTGTTTAATGAAACAATTACACCACCAATCCGAATTGACTTCTCTGATTCGTTAGGTTTAATAATATAACCGTAACTACCAGTATTATTTACTCGATAGATAACTTTAATAGCTGCACCCTTGTCTGGGATTGCACCAAAATGACCGTCACCAAATCTAATAAAAGCATTAAAATTACCATCCCAAGTGACTTCATATACAGATTCTGCTTTATAGTAGGTATCAATATCTGCTGACAACCCAAACGCGATAACATTGTCAGATAATACCTTACCAATAGCAATCTTGTATGAAGGATTATTTTTTAAGAACTTAATAGAAGGATATTTAGTTGGATCCGCTAACTCAATTTGAGTATCTGACACTAATTGTGGTTGTTTATATTCACCACCAATATCCTTATATTCTAATAGATAAAGAATGTCTCCAGCTGACCAAGCAATTGGTTCACCATAAATATTTGTAACTTCTGTTTCTAATGTAGTAGATGTAGCTGAATCAGTATTATCTGCAACTTTACCATAAACATATGCAGAGTGATATAATAAAAGATCAACATAATCATCACCAGCTACGGTAGAACTGGATAGATTAGAAATAATACCAATTCTATATGGAACATTTAGATTAACAAAGTCTTCATACTTGGCGATAATAGCTTCGTTATCATAATTGATAGCTAACATCATACCAACTTGAAGTAGATTGTTTTGTTTTAATCTAAAAGTCTCTTCAGATAGTTTAAAAGGAGCCAACAGGTAAGGAGTGTTTAAATTTTTTGTTGCTCCTACTTCAGTAGCAGACTTAAAGCCTGCTAATGCTAAGTAAGAAAGTTCGCCCCAAGTATTATAAGCATACTTTCCAGGAATATTAATAGTAGTATCTTGGACTTGAACAATTATTGATGAGTTTAATACAGGTCCAGAACTTAAAGTAATGATTTGATTTGCAGTTCCATTAGATCGAAAATCTTCAACTAATGTCGTTCCACTTAATGCGAAACAAGTATATGTATTGAGTTCTTTTTCAATAGATTCTGCATCAGGATCGTCAACTCTCACATAAGGTGGTAAAATAACATCACCTAAGTAATCAGGCTCAAAAATACCGTCTGTTAGTATAGCTGGGAATAATTCAAAGGTTTCTGAACCAAAGGTAAGTTTTCTTCGGGCTAAACTAGAAGAAAAAATAATTTCTGAGGCATCCTCAATGTCTCTCGCTGCTGATGAATTAGCCAAAGATCTGTTTCTGGTAACTTTAAGAAGCAACACACCTTGTTGAGGACGGGAAGGTTTATATTTAAACATGTTTAAGAGTCTGTAAGTAGCGTATGCAGACTGTGAAGTGTCTAAAAATAGTTCGTTAACCATGGAATCAGTGTGATATGAAAGCATTTGACCCATGTAGGCCATCATGTTCATCATCATGCCTGAAGTGTTTGAATCTGCAAAGTCTCTTACAGAATACCCTAATTTAGCAGAATTGGCCTTAAGTAGGTTTAGTAATTGCAGTTTAATAGAACTGAAGTCTAAGTTTGTATATTCAAGAGGCGGCAGCTGAGGCTTAAATCTAAGTAGATCAATATCCAACGGAGTAACAGCGTCCGGTATATTTGGGTCTACTATAATATTTCCAGTAGAAGATACTATATCTGTTATACTATTTGGCGTATTGTAAATTAATGTCATGAATTTTACTTTTGATAAGAGTCTTTAAACCACCCTCCACCTGACATAGCAAATGAAGTTTTAGATATTTGTCTTTGTAAACTATCAGACTCTCCACAAGATTCGCAACTCTGAACTTCTGGAGAGGTAAAAGATTCTAATTTCTCTATACTAATATTACAATTTTTACAACGATATTCGTATAGAGGCATAGTTAGATAGAGATTCGTGAAAGAACCTTATTAGTAATGTAATTGTTGATGATGTCAGAATTGTAGCTAACGTCTTTGATGTCAGAAACAAGCCATAAAGCCTCGTCTACTGTTTCACCAGGATGTAGAACCAGAGTTGAAGTTGTCAATACTCCATTTACTACAGGATCAGCAACATTGAACATTTGTAAAGTAATGACATTAGGAGTAATATTTTTTAGCAGTTTCATTTAAGAACCTTTGATGAGTGTTAAAATTAATTTGGTATTATTACTAAGATAATGAATCAAGCTGCTTGACTGTCTCTTGTATTTTACCCATTTGATGTCGCATGTCTCCGTTTATAATCAGCATTAGGTTTTTTAAGTCTTTGTCACATTGCCTCTCTCTTCCCCAAGGATTCAAATGTTGGGTAGCATTTATGTAATCAACTAAATTATCTGGATCTATTTCAGTGTATCTAATCTGACCTACATTATTTTTTTCAGGAGTTGGGATTTTTGCTAACTGTTCTACCATAGCTTGTTGCTGTGATAGATTATTTACTGCGGCAGCTCCAGAATCAGCTAAAGTTTCTTTGCTGCTTGACAAGGTAACTTTAGTTTCCAATGGACTTGGAGGATTTAACATAAGTTCCGATAGTTTAGCTTCCAAAGATTTTATAAAAATTATGTCTTCACTTGTAGCAGTTCCATTAGCTTCTTTTCGTCGTAGATTTAAAAGTTTTTGTTCTAAGTCTAATTTTAAGCTGTTATACATCACAATACTGGTCGTATATTGCGATAAATTAACGCCAGTTGCAGTAATGTCAGACATTATGCCTCCATATGAGCGTTGATTTTAGGAGATAAACTAAAGAATTTTTTATCTTCCTCCTCTTCAGAAGCCCAACGATTTTTCCAGTAGATTTTATCGGCAGCAAGGGCTTTTCGTTGGTTTTCATAGCTATTTACTTCTAATTTTGCTTCTTTTAAATGGCTTTCAACTAACTGTACTTCTGCATATTGGTTAATTTGCAATTGTTTGTTTTTTTCTTGTTGTAAATTATAAGCCAATGCTTCAGCTTGTGTCATTGCATTAGATGGTTTTTTAGTATCTATCTGTTGAGTCTTTTTAATAGAATCTAACATTTTTTCGTAGTAATCTTTTTTCTGTTCTGAATATTTTTCATTAAAATTAATCAAAATGGCCAATTTTTGCCACTCAATATTTTTATTAATTTTTTGCTTTGTTCTATTTAAAGCCCGTTCTACACGTAGCTTTGTCAATGATAATAGCTTTTGAGCTTTAGCTATATCTTCATAAAACATATTTAATACAGTGCTAAGACTCATTATATTACTTGCTAATTTCATTAATTCCATAAATAACGTAATAGCAAATGCTATCTCTTTTATGAAATAAATAGTCATATTAATTACTACACCCACATTAGGCGCAAATCCTGGAGACATAGATACGCCATATTTCATCTGAGATATAGCTGATTTAAAATCAGCAAAAAGATGTTTAATACTTTTTATTAATTCTCTAATAGATTCTTCTGCTTGTGGATCTCCCGTAGCTAACGCCCGGAGTGTATACTCATAGCTAACATTAAGAGCTTTTACTTTTTGCATTAAGGGTTGTATTACTGAATCAGCCATATACTTAATTTGTGTTAGCTGTCAATATGAATAAAGGGCTTGTTTTTATCTTTAAAAGCACTAAAAAATCTTCAGAAACTTGAGTAAAAATGGAAAAGTGTATTTAAAACAGATATAATACTGTAAAATCCATCCAGATTCTTTATATTTCTTGTGTAGACCAGCTAGAATAGCATCAAAAATAAGAATACTTTTCCATCATATATTCCATAGTTTATCGTTCAGCAACTGGAGTCCATTCTACTTCCATAGAAACAACTAAATCTGGAAGTCGTAAAGATATGAGAACCATTCTTACACCGTCTAATGCAGAAGCTTTTCCCAGAAATAGCTCCTAAGTAACACTATGTGAGTTCAAATAAGCTTTAGTAACAATATTTTGGTTGTTTGTTAATTGGATTAGCTATATTCGGAATCAAACTATTATTAAGATTTAGATTCCGAATATACTAGGATTGGAGTTAGACTCATAAATACCTTAGGAAAGCATTAATGTTCACGCTACTATTTCTGATAGTTGAACACGAACTTGTGAGATACTTGAGAAAGTTACATCAGCCCAAACCTTAACACCATCTGCGTTAATAACTTCAACATATGGGTTATGTCCGAATGAATGTGTTTGTAACCATTCTGTAGATGCTTCAACTGAGAAACTTAAAGATGCATCAGTGACTGTAATACTAACAAACACCTCTTGGCCATAACTGACCTACAGAAGGTCTTGCACCGTTACCTCCAGTTCGTTCTTTGTAGGAAGCTGGAAAAGTTGCTATGCTTACTTGGTGAGCTTGTTTTTGGCTAATAGTAGATTGGGTTTTTGCATTTAATAGTAGTTTAACCCTTGCAAATTTTGGTGTTACAATTAACCACCGATTAGCATTTGAAAATGAATTAACTGGAAATGCTTGACCAACTTTAAGAATATATGGAGATCTCTTAGGTACATTGGTTTTAATTTGTTGAGGACAGCGGATCGATAATCCCGTAGCGTCAACTAAATTTTTTACTGGTGCTGCCATTATATATCCTTAAACAGGCTTTTGGTAACCAGCAAGTAGTAACCCAGTATTAATCTTAACCAACCACATAGCTACATTTACTGTAGTTCCATTTAATTGAGATACAGGATTAGTTGCGTATTTACCACGAGTACATCCAGTAAAAGATGTTGGAGTTGTGCCAGTATATTGTATAACTTCACCATCAGCAACTATATAGCCAGTTGCAGGAAATCCTGTAGTTGATGCAACTGTTAGCGTATCATCGGTTGCTGAAGCAGTAGAAGTTATAGTAGTTGTAAAATCTGTAGATGCGGCTAATACCAATTGTTCATTTGCTAAGGTTCCAACATACCTATACCAATCTAAATTAGTAAGTTCTGGAACAATTCCTCTACCATTTGCACCCATTGTAAGTGTATAAGTCCAAGTTGTATCAGAATTCATAGTTAATCTATGAATTGTATACATATTTCCATTATCTCCATCAGAAAATAATCCTTCCGATTTCATAGTTATATTAATATCAGCAAAACTAGATACGTTTCCCATAGTATCTGACACATAACCGGAAATTCCATGTTTAGTGAATACATTACAAGATTGATAGTCTGTTTCTGGATTTAACACACCAAATCTATTGCCATAGTCAGGATAAACTACCCACCAATGTGTTATTTTACCGTATCCCCCAGTATTAGTAGCTATGTCATCATAGCCAACTACTAGTTCAATAGGTGTAACAGGTAATAATGTGTGATCATTTGCAGGCATTTGAACAAGTGCTTCTGCGTTATTTCCATAACAAGCATGACACGGACCATAAAAACCAGCATTTGTTTTAATAGCTAATGCGATACCTCTAGAACATACTTGAAGATAATAAATAAAACCATTTAGTAGATCAATAGTCATAGTATAACTACGAGTTACACCAGTTCGTTGTATTTGTGGCTGAGCATATACACTTTTTGTTATAGTAGTAATGTTTGAAGTCGTAATAGTTATATTATTAGCTGGTATCTTCTTTGTGGCTAAGAAATAAGAATAATTTGATAATCCTAATAAAGAACTAGTCCATTTCCATTCCCAAGCAAGAAAATTAGCATCCGTGCTTGTGGATACAGCTTCAAATAAACCTCTAGCATTTTGTACTGCAGTATTCCCAGCAATACCGGTGTATGAAACTGTCACATTGTTTATTGTAATACTTAAAGTAACAGCTCCAGAGGTTGCGGCATAAAAACTATTACATTGTGGCATAGCTGTTAATAATTCTTGTATTGGAACAATAGAAATAGCAGATGAGTTACAAGAAATTTTAACTAGTTCTCTTGACACACTATTACCTATTGTTTCAGTTACTGGTGGGATAAAAAATCCATACATGTTTGTAGATACTTGATTATTTGAAGAATCTTCTAACCAAATATTAGATATCGTTGTAACTGTACCAGAAACTCTAGCTGTCACATTTAATCTCCAATAAGATTTTGCTGGAGCCCCAGTGACTGCAAAACTACGAACTTCGGATATAACCAACCAATTATTTTCTCCTGTCCAAGTTTGGTGAGTGGTCCAAGTAGTTCCATCATCACTCCAATCTAATGTAAAATCTTTTGGAGCGGCGCTGGGAGATGATGATATTTGTATAATAAGGTTGGTAGGAGTAAATGGGTTAGCCAGTTGAACTCCTACCCACTTAGGCAACGAACTTGTTTCTGTTACTGTTGTTGTATTATCACCATCAAATACATTTCCAGGTGATGTAAAAGTTCCTAATGTAGCTACTGGAACTAGACTTTGTTTAATACATTGCCAGCCATAAGAAGTGATGGCTGTTTTTAGTGTATCTTGAACGTTTTGAACAGTAGAACCTGAAGGAATTAGAAAAGATTCAAATCCTAAGAAAGCAGACATTAGTAAATTACTCCATTTTAAGAATATTCATCGTTACAACAATTGCTGTCGCTGTTGGATTCATATTTTGAATTGTTACATAAATATTTTTTGTTAATACTGTATCCATATTAACACAAGTAGGAACAGGGCTTAGTATCCAACTAAGATTAGATTGTGATAATACGATTTCTGCATACATCCCATGGTTACCGATAGGATCTAACGTTACTAAACGTTGCCTATCTGCTACTGCTTGACTATTAGTTCCATACAATCTAATTCTGCATGGATGACTTGCTGTAATTGACTGTAACTGGAAGGTATAACATGTTGTGTTAATAGCTCTAATTTCATCTGCTAATATATCTAATACAGAAGTTGTAATTTGTATTGGTAATCTACTTAACGTAGTAGGACCACTTATACCACTAATATCCTGCCAATAAGAAGTTACACCATCTGTTGTTAAGACTTTACCTGAGTTACCAGAAACATTTGGTATACCAGAATAAGGAACCCAAAAAGCTGTTGTTCCATCGTTACTTAAATATTTACCACCAGACTGTCCATTTACATCTGGTAATTGATTAGGTAATGACATCCAAGAGTAGTTAGTTCCATCAGTACCTAAAAACTTGCCTGTTTGACCAACAACAGTTGGGACTTGATAAATAGTAGTCCAATTAGGTGTTGAGCCATCAGTAATTAAAAATTGATTTGGATGCCCTGTCTGAGTTGGTAGTTCCGTTGGAGTTGTAGTCCATGTTAATGCACCACCAACAACTCCTAAAAATTGTCCATTAGAACCAATAGAAAGTCTACCAGCAGTTCCACCAGCTAAACCAGCAATTATGTCACCGGCTGCAATCATTGGATTAGCAAAACCTGTTGGTGGAGTAGTCCAACTAACTGTACTGCCATTAGTTGATAAATACTTTCCGCTATTCCCTGTTTGTTCTGGGAAAGAGTCTACAGTAGCCCAATAAGCAAAACTACCATCAGAGTATAAAAACTTTCCAGCGTGACCTTCTACTGGAGGAGTCAAAGATCCCTTGACCCAATACGGATTAGAACCATTAGAGGCTAAATAATAACCAGGTCCACTTATTTCAAGACGAGTAGGTGTTCCAGATGCTCCACCATAAATCAAATCTCCTTGATTTATCATAGGATTGGTTAGTACTCCAGGCAAATCTGATGCAGTGATTGTAGTCCAAGCTAATGTTCCATTTGATTGCGTTGTTAGATATTGCCCTGTAGTTCCGTGTGCTAATCTAATAGGTGAACCACCTATAGTGCCTACTATTAAGTCTCCTGTATCAATCATTGGATTAGCAAAACCACTTGCAGGAAACTCCCAATCTACGCTGGCACCATTAACAGTTAAAACTTTGCCTGTATTACCGGCTAAACTTGGTAAAACACTAGCAATACTTGTCCATGAATATGCCGCTCCATCAGAAGACAATAATTTACCAGCAGTTTCTGCATTAACAGTTGGAACTTGGTTTAAACTATACCAAGCCATAGCCGCTCCGGTGTTACCTAAGAATTTGCCTGCTTGACCTGTAATATCTGGAGGAGCTGTGTTTGTTATCCAAAGTGCGGTTGTTCCATTGGTAGATAAAATCTTACCGCTATCTTCAGAACCCATTGCTGGAACTTGATTAATAGTTTGCCAAGCAGCTTCTGAACCATTATTAGTTAAAAACTTACCATTATTACCAGTTAAACCTGGGATTACGAAATCTTTCCACACTGGTAAGCCACTAGCAACAGATAAAAATTGTCCTTCTTGACCAATTGCTAATCTACCAGCAGCTCCAGCAGTTCCACCTATGATAATATCTCCATAAGTACTCATAGGATTTAACATATATGGAGGAGTTCCCCAACTTACAGATGTCCCATCAGTAGTAAGATATTTATTAGCTTGACCATCTTGTGCTGGAAATGCTGATTGCCAGTATGGAAATACCCCATTTGTGTGTAAAACTTTACCAGCTTGGTTTTCTTGGTTTGGTAAACCTTCTTCTGAAACTGGTTGCCAAGTTACACTAACACCGTCTGTTTTTAAATATTTATTAGCATTGCCAAAAACAGATGGTAATGATGGGCCTCCCCCGCCACTGGAAATAGCATTTGAAAATACAGATGAAATTATTGTTACTTTAATACTGTTCTGTCTTGGTGCAGTTATAAAAGATAGTGAAATCTCATTTTCAGAAATAATACTTATTGTACAATTTACATTTCGTCTTGCATCTAATGTTTCCCATACGCCACAAACAATAGCATCTGTTCCTAAGTTATGAAGAACATTTATAACTCTTGAAAATCCATCACCAATAACAGTGGTAAAAGAAGCATTATCAATATTACCAGAAGTATCAACAAACTTCCAACTTAATGTAGTTCCATCTGTCTGTAAAAATTTACCAGTATTACCAGTTTGATCAGGTAAAATAGAGCTTGAAACGTCATCTACTAAAGCTATTCTACCACTTTTATTAGGAAATGACCATCGTTTATCTGAACCGGTGATTAAATCAGTAGTTATAATACCTTTAAAAGCACTCGACAAATATTTGATTTCAATATTTCCAGGGACTGAAAATGTTCCAGTTGTTCCAAATGAAAATGTTGAATTAACATTATTCTCGCTGGTCTGGATTTGATACAGACTATTTGGTTGTGCTGTTATTAACATTTAAAACCTTAATAAACTTAATTTACCAACCACATATAAATAAAAACCGGAGAACCATGTTGTATTCTCCGGTTTATAGTAAAAGAACGCGTTTTAGTAGAACAGTAATTGTCTGAAACATTCAGAGTTTGAATGTCTATTAGTCCAAAGATACTTTAGGCCATCAATAGTAGAATAGATTTCTGTTCTATTACCAATAATAATGGTACCTGTGTTATATGGAGTTATACCAGCACCATGAATTGTATTCGTAATACAATCTAAATAATACCAACGTAATGTAGCATCTTTTTCAAAGTAAAGTCTATCACCATAATCATACGCGTATTGAGAACCAGCTGATAAGACTTCAATCTGTGGAGTAACTGGAATTAAATTCCATTGATCTGTTGTGATATCTAATTTATCAAATCCTAAAGCACCACCGCCGCGAGCACTAACCATATATTTGCCACGGAAAGTTTGATTGATAGTACCTAAACCAAATATCCATTTTAAAGAAATACCAGTACCGCGAACTGGCGGTTGAAGAATTACATATGATGAAACTGATGCTACTGGAGCAGTAGCAGCACCAAAAGTTAACGTATTATTGGTATTTGATGTAATAGTTAATTCTTGAGCCTGGCCAGTGCCTCCTAATATTCTAACTTTACGTCCAGCATAAGCATTAACTACCCAGCCTGGGGTAATAGTTCCACCAGAAATTGAAGATGTTGCAGCCATCGATAAAGTATAAGTTCCTTGACCACCTAATGATCCATTTGGCATAGTAGATGTTAACTGATTAACAATGACGGCACCAGCAGGAATACTAGCATGTGTTACCGACATTCCAGGTGATAAAATACCTGATGGAGTAGTAGAAACGGTTAATACAAAACCTCCAGCATTCATAGATCCAGTAAATGTACCAGTTTTTGTAGTATCTTGTAATGTAGTTGTAGATTGTGTACCAGTAGCAATACCATGATCTAAAGTTCCAATTGTATTTCTAGGCGTAATAACATAACGAGAAACTCCATTAACAGGAGCGGTTCCAGTTGTTACAAACGTTAATGTATCAGCAGTATTTGAAGCAATTTGGAAAACTTGACCAGTAGCTAGTCCAGACGCGGCAGTAACAGCGGTTGTGGTCATATAACACATATAGCCAGCCCACTGATTTGATGTCCATGATTTAGTTTTGTCACATAATGTTGATGTAGATTGAGAGCCAGCTAATGTATCTGCCGAAGGTGTTCCAGCCATTGTATATGTAAAGGTTGTAGTAGAAGGAACCGAAACAATAGTAGCAGTAGTATTAAAATTAGCATCCGTCATACCTTTAACGGTAATTGACATACCTACTTTAAGACAATGTGGATTAACGGTTGTAATTGTTGCTGTATTAGTAGAATGTGTTGCTGAAGCGATTGCAATTGGTTTAGTTTCTCCAAATATTACGCAAGCATTTCTCGCTACACCAGAATCAGCCAATCTCCCATAAGTCGCAATATCGTCGTCATAATTATGAATTAACGTAGCCGCCTGTCCACCTAACATTATATAGATTTTGTCGCCATCTCCTTGGAAGTTATAAACAGATGTGGAATCTGGAGTTACTAACCATGGTTTAGCTAACGTAATAGTTGTAGCAGTATTACTTAGAATTGGCATTACCTGACCCGCGCCAGTTCCGCTTGTGATTCTAATAGCGTAATTTTTAAATCTATTAATTGGCCAATTCTTAGTATTATCAACTAAAGTTGTAGTTGTAGCACTTGTAGCTGTTCCAGAATCAAATCCATCAATTAAATACTTTGAAGTTGCATCTGGTACTGTTCCACTAGTAGCCCACGTTAAAGTATTAGCTGTATTACTAACAATTTGTCTTAATTGACCATCACCTGTTCCTCCAAATAAACGAACATAATAACCGGCCCATTGATTAGTATTCCAAGATTTTGTGGTATCAATTAAAGTAGTTGTAGTACCACCTGTAGCTACTCCACGTTCCCAAATAGACGAATTTTCTGTACAAGATTCAATTGTTCCATCGGTTCCAACAGCAGATATATTTAACGTGTTAGCCGTTCTAATATACCAAGTATCTGTTGCAACATCATAAACTTGTAATGTATAAAATGGCGTTGCAGCAGCGGAAGATGCTAAAATAACCATTCCAGATTCAATACGGAAAATAGATGTAATATCTGGATTAACAGTCCAGTTTGTATCGACTGTAACAGTTGAAGATTCAATAGAATAGATAGATTGAGATCCAGCCGTAGCAAGAATAGCTGGTGATGTAATCATTGGATTACACCAGTTATTTTGCGCAGAAATACCAGAATCGCCTAAATATAAAACAGTGGCAGAATTATAAAGAATACGTCTTACTTGACCAACGCCAGTACCAAAACTAATTCTAACTTGATATCCAGCCCATTGATTAACTGTCCAAGCTTTTGTTGTATCGGTAATTGTAATAGCGCCCAATACGTTATTAACTGCTGTTGGAACACCCGTATCCATTACAACGGGTTCAGATACATCTGTAATAATTCTGCGCTGTCCCTTTCCCGTTCCGCCGACAATACAAATATCAAAGTTCTTTAAGGCTTGTCCAGAATAAGCTGGAATATTAATAGAGTTATTAGTAGTTCCGGGAAGGCATAATCCTTCTACCCCTAACGCACCATTAAATTTCATTGCTGACCATGTTGCAGGAGCAATAGGTGGAGAAGATAACTGAAGATATGTATCAGTCCATGTGTCATATTTCCAGAAAGACGTGGCTGCGATTAGATAATATATATATCTTCCATGTTGAGGATGGAAGTTTGAGTTGTCTGCACTACAAGAGCTTGAACTAGTTGAAGAAGACACTGGAGCAAATCTTGCCCATTCCCAAACGGGAATGTCAACTTGTTTTCTTAGAGTATTCTGAATTGCCATTAAATTAACTCCTTCACTTTACTATGTCTTTTATGATGGCATATAAAACACAGAGTTATTCCATTGTCTACAGCATATCTATATTCTGGATAATCCTTCCATTTTAATTTATGATGTGCATTTAATTTACCGCCCTTAACCTTACAATCTTGACACGTATAATCGTCTCTAATATATACGGCAGTTCTCCAATTTTTATAATCTAAAGAAAGAGTTGCATTAGAACGAACTTTATCCGAGGTATAATTTCCATTTTTATAATTCCAATGGCGTTTCCCTTCTTTTCTTAACTGTGCTGCATGTTCTTTTTTCTTTTCTGATATTTTCTTTTTTGCTTCTTCGGTATGATGATGTCCGTCAAATCTATATTGAAGATTTCTTAAATGTTCAGCTTTTTTCTTATTAGAAATTTCTTTTTCTTCAAGGGTTAAATTTTTCTTTTTTTGATTTTCTGAATTTACTTTGTTTATATGTTCTTTATTTTTTAAGTAATAATCTGCTTTATATCTTTTTAATTGTTCTTTATTATTAATGTAATCTCTTTGTTTACCTCTAAAACACACTTTACATTCAGAACGATATTTTTGACTATCTTGTCTAAAATGAAATTCTTCTTTTAATTTATCTTCTTTACATATTTTACATATCATTCCACTATCCTAACTAAAATTCAAATTTCTGCGAATACCATTGCTGTACGAATTTCTAGCATTTTCTATAAATAAAAATCTGGGATCAACACCACCCATAGTTGCTAAATTGCCTAAAGGAACCGCATTTGTAATAGTATTTAATGTGGAAACAGTGGAAATAGTAGCTGAAAATGAATCTACTGAAATTCTCTGTCTTTGTGCTCCATCTTGCGTTGCTAGTGGAGCTAATAAAGTACACATTCGTTCAAGTAAAAGATGTGTATAATTATCAGTCATTTCAGCAGTTTTCTGAGCTACAGATATTGGTAAATCGACATAAATCTGTAAAGCATCGTTAGCAGACATTGATGTAGTGTCATAAGTTAATGTTAAAATATTATTAGACACAGTTCCACCTAAAGATGCATTAGCGAAACAATAAATCATTATTCCATCAGTTGTATTTGTAATTGTGAGAATTTGTTCTAATGTAATAGGTGATATACCTATTAAAGTAATAGTTTTAGCGGCAGGATTAAATATGTAACTACCGATATCTTTTCCAATTAACTGTTTCATGTTAATTATCCTAAAGCGATAGCCATTGCAATTACGAAAGCCTCGTCTTGGCCACTGCCAGTTGCCGGAATTAAGCTAGAATCAAATTGTCCAGCACCATTTAATTGAGCCAACTTCCCAGACGATGCCGGGCCAGAAGATACAGTTATTGGCTGTATCTCCTGATATGATCCATCGTCGTTTAATTGTATAAGTTTTAACATTATGCTCTAACAGTAAAAGGTTGTTCAGAAAAATTAATTGTTACAGTTCCACCAAAAGCTTCAATAGTGCCAAGCACTTGAGCAATTTGTCCCGTCGACGCTGGAATAGTAAGAGTTGCAGTACCAGCGGTAGATGGAGATAAAAAGACTTTTTTACCAACATTAGCAGCTACAAATGTTCCAACTGGAACGGAGGTATTTAAACCGCGAACATAAACTAATGCAGTTGCGCCACTATCAAAGCCAGATAATACGAAACCATTTGCAGGTTTAGTATTATCAGCAGCATTAGCTTTTCTGCAATTTCTAGTACCAGAGTTATCGTAAATATTTACGAAATCACCAGCCACAAGAACTTCAGAAGTTAAAACAGATTGAGTATCAGCACCAATACCAGTTGGCATTAAACTCACATCAAATTTACCATTAACATCAACTTGTGCCAGTTTACCAGCATCTCCAGCCCCGGCAGACGAAACAATAGGTTGAATTTCTTGTAAAGAACCATCTGTATTTAAAGAAAGAATTTTAGCCATCTGTTATTACCCTATTATAATAATTTAATTGGAAGCTGTGGGTCAAATATAAAGTTAGAACTGTTAGGAAGACATCTACCAACTAATACTTGGTATCTTGTATTAGTCGGTCTTACTGTCGAGATTACCCCAGTTGATGTTAACCAATAGAATTTAGCTTCTGTAAAGTCAAATATTGTATGGTAAATATTGTTTCTCACACAAGCATATTGAACTATTGAATCAATACCACCAGATTCTAATGTTATACCATCAATTATAGGTATTGTTAAATCGTCTGCGGTGACTATATATGCTTTACCTAAATCACCTATTTTAAATGCTGTGAATGTAGCCATAGGTTCTGCTAAAGTGATAAAATTATTGGCTAAATCTACCTCTTGTAAAGAAGCTCCATCTTCTGATAATACTAGTGCTTTTTTCATATTAACTCAATTTAACTGGTATACTCGGATTGAATATAAATAAATCTGAATTTTCGGTACTGTGACCAACTACCAATAGATATTTGTCTCCATTTTCTGATAAGGGTCTTGTCAATGTTAATGTTCCTGTTTGTGATAAGAACAATGGTGCTGTTCTGTCGAAAATTGTCAAAGCATGATAAGAAGTTCCAGGAATTCCAATTTTAACAGAAGCTCCTAAGACGCCTGCTTCTAAAATAATACCGTCGATTACAGGAGATACAGAACTTACTGAGTTAACCGCAAAAGCTCTTCCATTAGTTAACTTGAAACAAGTAAATGCTGGTAAAGGTTCACCAAGTACTACAGAGTAGGAGATACCATGTGATACTAAGTTTGTTAGAACTTCTTGAACGTTATTACCCAAATTAGTATTACCTGGAGTAGTTACTGAGATTTGTGCTGCTGTATAATCACCAGCTTGAGCAGAAATGTCACCTTCTCTACCAAATACTGAAGCCACTTTGTCAATATCATTATATTCTTCAGCCAAAATAACTCCTGGTGCAGATATATTGGTTTCTTTAGCCACTTCAGATTGCTCTGCAATATTGAATATTGAAGTAGTTCTATGAACGTAAGACTCTTCATGAAGTGGAGGAGTCATCCAACCTTTAATTGTAATTCTAATAGTTCCTCTAACTACACGTCTATCGGTTCCAGGAATAAAATTGCTTGTATCTGCAATTGAATCTAAGACCATAGGGACATAAGGAGTATAAAATAGTTTGTTAGTTTCATCTGTCATATCATATACGTCTGTTAGATAGGACATTGGATTGAAATCATTATGAAAAGCTGTTAGTAACTGAAATAAGTGTTCTCTAAATTCTGTCCAGATATCTACTTGAATCTGATAATCAATAGGGATAGGAGCATGTGTTACAAAGGCTTTATCAAACAACTTATTTTTAGGTTTTACTCGATATCTAACGCAAGGATTTACAGAACGTTTTTCGTCTCTTTTAGAGTCAAGAATATAGTAAGATACTAAAGGCAATACAACTCTATTTGTTAAAGATGCTTCTGAAGCTAATCCCGTAGAATTACTGGGTAAATTATCTGAAAATGCCTGCTGTGGTGATGCGTATCGAATTGGGATGTCAATAAACTCTTCTTTTGCTAAATCAAATACTTTTGATTTACTATCTCTAAGATAGTCACCAAATTTTTTAGCGTATATTCTAAAATCACCTACATAACACTCTTCAACAGTATTAGCATAGGAATAGAGCATACTTTCTCTATCTGGAGACATTCTATTATCCGTTATTACAGGATAAGAATTACCAGGTCTATTCTCTTTATCTTGATAGTAAAGTTCTGTAGTCATTAATAAGTATCTTTCATATAACTAATAAGTTGAGTTTGTATATTTTTATTTAACTTATTAAACCTACCGTCATGGGCTTTATTTTTATGACACTTTTTGCTTAAATTTGTAAGTTCACACTGCAACTCAAACGATTCTGAAACCGGTGCTATATGTAAAACTCCACCAATATGTCCACATAAATAATCAGTAAAATTATCTCGTTGTTTTATTTGTTTTTGTATTTTACTTATATTATTTTTATTTTTATTTATAGCATTTATAGAGAACATTAAAACATCTGGATCTAATCCTTTTTTTAATCTATACACAGAGTGTTTAATTCTCAAGCATCCACAACTATGAGTAGTACCATTTAATAAATTAGACCTGTTTACTATAGTAGTATTACCATAAGAACATGTACACTCGTATTGTTCATGACCACATGAGGTTAATCCTACACAAGTAGTTACTAGTAAATTATCAAAAAATTTACCTATTAAAGAAGTACAAAACTTCTTACCTTTAACATTTTTATTACCACTATTAGAGGTTCCTAATAATCTATCAGTTTCTTTTTTACAATAACCACAACTTTTAGTAATTCCACTTGTTAATTTATAGTTTTGAGTAGATTTTATTATATTTCCACAATCGCACATATAAACACAAGCAGAACTACCACTCACTTTTTGAGTATTACCAATGGCAGTCAATTGATTATATTTTGAATTTACTGATAAAAGTTTTATTTTCATGGATTTAGTTTTACAAATAAATAATCCAAGTAATAATTAGTGAAATAGTATCTGTTTTAGGAATACTTGAAAACCGTTTAATAGAAAATGCAGTATGTGGCGTAGTATTCAGCATTAAGGCGATTTCACTGATAGATTGTCCATTTAATGCTGTGTTAGATTTCGGAACTACAATGGAATGGATGAGTTTTGGTGCAAGTGTGTTCACAGGGTTAATAGTAAAGGTGTAATCAGTATTAGCAACTAATCCAGTAATCTCATTTTTAAGAGTAAGATCGGCAGGTAAAACTGGATCAACACTGTTACTACCTTGGTAAACACCGCCATTACCAAATGCAACATCTGTAATAGATACATAATTGGTTCCAGCTAACGCATTTACAATAGCTGCTCGACCATTTAATACAATGAGATTCTTATCTTCTACTAATGTAGTAAGCTTCCCAAATTCATCTACAGCACAAATTGTTACTTCGCCGCGCATGTGGATATTTTCTTCAATATTCATTAAAATACCTTCTCAAAAACTTAATTTAAAAAAGCCCAAACATTTTATTGCTTGGGCTATTTGTTAAATGAATAAAACTTATTTATTTACTTCTAAGCTTAATTTTATACTGATCGGACTATCTAAACCCATTACATCTGAAAAATCATCCGCAGAGAAAGAGTCTACAACACCTGGGATAGAAGGCCCTCTTCTACTCGTTCCAGTTTTAACATATTGACTCATATTAGGTCTTACCATTCCTGGCACTTGGTTTTGAATAACAGGAGTTTCTGGATTTACTCCCATATTTTGTTGTGTCTGTTTTACTGTGTCAGAGAGATTTGGAGAGGATGGTTGCCAAAAAGTAGGAGTATATGAATTTAACACATCCATTGGATCAGCTATATCAGTAAAATCATCAGCTACATGGTCTACTTCAACTTCTACTAAACCATCATTAGTTTTTGAAGTTTCTTTAGTTTCAGGCTCTTCAACTACTTCTGGTTTTGTCTCTTCAACTTCATTTGAAATGTCTGGTTGTGTATCTTTGTGTAGTTCAACTTCAACCTCAGTTGGATCAAAGTATTCATCATGACCTTTAGGATTTTTATTCTTATTTAAAGGACCGGAAGAAAAAATTTGATTTAAATCATCCATAAAACTATAAATATCATCTACTTTTTCTTCAGCAATTCTATTTGATTGCTGTTGTTGAGCAGACTTTTGAGCAGCTTGTGTTTGCTGATTTGTTTGTTGCTGATTATTTTTATTTTGGTCTGGATTACTACTTTCAGCGGCTTGTCTAGCTAAAATAGCTAACTGAGTTAGTTTTTTAACATCTTCTGGAGATTTTACTTCAACATTCTCTGGGTTATCAGAAACAATAATTGGTTTACCTGTTTTAGGATCGACCATTATTGTGCTACCGTCAGGAGTAGTAGCTATTTGAGTAGCGCCATCTTGTTGAGCAATATCTGTTTGTGTAATTGGCTTATTGTTAGAAAAAGTTCCTAAATTTGTTCCTTGAGGAAACAAATTGGCCATTTGTTCAGAACTTAAACTTTCAATAAAAGATTTACGTTCTTTATTAACCTCAGATTGAAGTTCTTTCATCTTATCTGAGGTTAACTTAATCTGACTAAAAAGAGAACGTTTTATCATTATTTTTCTTTCTTTCTACTACTTTTTGTTACTGGTTCAACAACTGCCTGTTCAATAGCTGGTTCAACAACTGCTGGTTCAACAACTGCTGGTTCAACAACTGCTGGTTCAACAACTGCTGGTTCAACAACTGCTGGTTCAACAACTGCTGGTTCAACAACTGCTGGTTCAACAACTGCTGGTTCAACAACTGCCTGTTCAATAGCTGGTTCAACAACTGCTGGTTCAACAACTGCTGGTTCAACAACTGCCTGTTCAATAGCTGGTTCAACAACTGCCTGTTCAATAGCTGGTTCAACAACTGCCTGTTCAACAACTGCCTGTTCAATAGCTGGTTCAACAACTGCCTGTTCAACAACTGCAGCTGGAACATTCACTAATTCTGGAATAGGTTCAGAAATTGGTTGATTAGGATTTATTAAAATACCAGTTCCATATTCTAGTTTTACTAAATGATGAGGAACATACTGATCTAAACCAGGATATTCTAATTCTTTAATCGTGTCAGGATATATAAGAATATCCTCTGCTGTTTTGAAATCACTTGAGGGAAGGATTACATGAACAACTTTAGTAGAAATATTTTTGTAAATATGTTGCTTTATCATAGGTTATTTCTTTCTTCCACAGGTTCCACAAATAATACGGGTTCCTTGTAATTTTGCAAGAGCTTCACACGAAGCACAGCCCTTATATATAATTCGTTTTATAGGTTCAGAAACCGGTTTAGAATACCCCGCTACTGATCCGCTGGTTGTCGATTCATTTAACTTTTTCATATTAATCCTATTAGGCTGTTATAAAATATTTTAATTTAATGTCATCGGATACGATTAGGCGGTATCCTAAATCAGGTGATAATTCTATGTATGCAATATTATTACCAATAATGAATTTCCATGCTTTACCATAAGCATATTCAATACCGTTGATAGTTAATACCATGTTTGGAATTACTACATCATGGTTAATAGTAGAGGTTAAATCTGTTAATGTAGTAGATGAAACTACTTCCCCAGTTTTTGGATTAATCCAAGAAACATCTGCATTAGTTGGGATAGGGAAGCGATATAAAATACCGCTAGAAATATCGGTTATATTTTGTGTAGTTATTACTGGTGAGAAATATCTAGCATTCTCTTCTATAATTGGATTTAATACATTTAACTCCTCGTTTAAAATATTATAAGTTATTTCAATAACATCTGTTTCATATACTGGAGTTATCATTTTAAGTGCTTTTGATACGTCCATAGTAATGGTCCAAGTTTTACCATATGCCATTTGTATACCGTTCAATGTTACCATGACATTTGGAACAGCAGTTGCTGATAAAGGGTAATTTCCAGAGTTTACATAGCTTCCAGAACCAACTTCTGTCCATACAAAATATGGATTTTTATATTTTAAATAATATGTAGATTGAGTTCTATCAAAAACATTAAAAGTCTCTGTAGTGGCAATTAAACCCTCAATAGAGAAGTCAAAATAATCCATGCCATCATATATTAATCCTGTATTTGGTGACATTCTAATAGTCATATTACCAGCATACAAAGAAGTCAATAAATTAGTAGTGCCTGGGATATAATAAGTTGACCGATTAGCGTAATTAGTAGCATTATCATATCTAGTATCAGTGTCATTCAAGGTCCACTGTGTTTCTACTGTGTTACTAATAGAAATTTTATTTTGGTTATTCATTGTAGTATAAAAGTTTTCTACTGTAGGAACTACAATATCAGAACTTTCAAAATCTGGATTGAAATAGGCCCTGGAAACATCTGCTTTACTAGAAGCATAAATATATTTTAAATTGGATAACTGAGAACGAGAGATAATATCGGTTGCATAGTCCGACATATTATCAGTTCTGTTAAACAAAACTTTTTCTGACCGTCTACCTTGCAGAGTTCGTCTATTACTACCATCATAAGCATAAGGAAGTTTTTTTGATGTTCCTCTGGTCCACATTAATTCTCTATCAGAACTGATTTTTCTAGTGGCTAAAAAATTAGCTGGATTAGTAGTATCTAGAAGCTGAAGAGCTGTTTGCCATCTAGTAGAATTTCTGCAAGTCTCTTGAATATCATAAGAAGTATCTACAGAGAGATAAGGAATTAGATAATTTGAATTTTCATCGCCCTGCGTAGTTTGAAAATAATTTGACCACCAAGAAGGTGAGATTTTTTCACCTGTTATATATGATGTATATAAAGAAGAATAAACTTTCCATAAATGCTTGTCGCAGACATTTAAAGTATCCTTATTTACTACAGAATAATCCGGTGTAATTTTATATTGTTTTAAACTCTGCCGTGTATATACTATAGGCAAGGAAGTTTTGTATAACTTTTCATTGACAAAATCTTCTTTTAAGGTTCCTGTAACAGGATCAAATTCAAACTTTTGAGTTCCTTTAATATCTTCTGAAGATAACACAGGCACTGTATTAGAATAAGCTCTAGTGAATTTATTATTTGATCTGTTGTTGATGTACATAGAACGAGATGTTTTTTCTAGTGGAACATCATCAACAGTTTTTGTTTTCGCAGCAAATAATACTCTAATAGAAGCATTGTTAAGGAAAGAAGCATCCGTAATAGCATTGCAATTAGTCAATTGTTTTGCAATTGCTAAACTATCGAAGTATAATTGTTTATTATACAGCTTATAACAAGAACTATCTAAAATAAGATCTTGTGTATTATCATCAGAAGTAGTTCCACTATACTGGAATGCTACAATCAAAAACTCGTCTATAAGTTTTTGTAGAACATCTTTGGGAGTTGGTTTTGGTTCTATTTCTAGATCATCATAAAACCGGGTACAGTTTTTTAAATCCCATGGGTTTTTATTTACATATGATTCAACGTGACCGTTTATAGTGACAGTATCGCGTTGAGATGCATTTAAAGACTTAACTTTATCTATTTTAACTTTTGTAGTTAAATTATATTTAAATTTTAAAAAAGATTTTAAATCTATTATTGTATTAGTTTTAAAAATATCAGAGATATCTACTTTTACAAACTTAAAAGTTGCAGGATATCGTAAAGATTCTTCTTGAATAGTTCGTGTGTTTGTATCAACAGAAGTTCCTGGATATCCATCCCCACCATCAAAGTCTTCAGTATACCAAATATGATTATTTAAAACATTATAACCATTATTATTTTCTTCCCATACAGTTTTAATAGACAATCCAACAGTTTGCACCTCAGTAAAATCAGATACTCTTTTTGCGTTAGCTAACTTATATTGACTAAAAGATGTATAGATGGTTCCATGGTTATTATTTGAAGGAACCCAGGGTGCTACTTGATCTGTTGTAGGTAAATTAACATTTCTAAAAGAAATGGTTTCTTCTGGTTTATTCGATGTTAGATAAGCAGAGAAGTCAAAATATTCTCTATATTCTAAACACTCTGCGGCCAAATTATCATTGGTAGTTCCAAAAGTATAGTCAGCTAGACTAAATAATACATCAACATTATTGATAAAAATATGGAATGGCTTAAACTTTAATAACATTTCCAGTGCTGCATCTAAGTTTGTAGCAATGACATTTCCATTTGTATCAATAGAATCTAAAGCTTCATCTTTCTTTAAAACTACATTTATTCTTGGAGTTTTAGAATATCTAGATAAAGAACCTTCGCCAGTTAATGGATTGTATCCAGGTGTAGTAGCTAAAGTGCTAACGCCCGTAGATTTATCACTAGTGTTTCTATAAGGTCTTATAACATGACCAGCATCGTTAAGAAAGGCATCTGATAAATTGTAAGATTCAAATAGATCAGATTCAATTGCAACTGATATTGGATTACCCTGATCATCTCTTGGATATGTTTTAAACCAAGGCTTGTGTAAAATTTCTTCTGGTATATTGTTAAATATACGTTCTTTTACAGTCAGTTCACCTAAATGATCTCGGTATAATTCGCTAATGAATACAGAATATCCTACTAGCTTTTCAGCTAAAGTTAAACCAGCTTTAGTTCCTTTTATTTTATACAGCAGGGGAGCTGTTTTAATCTGTTCTCGCCAACAGACAGGATCTGTTCCAACTAAGTTCCAACCAATTAAAGAAGATAAGAATTTAAGATATTTTTCTGGACAAAGATCTGGATCAAACAACTCATCCATATTCACTATCTTGTTATAGAAATAGTGATACATGTGTTGAGCCATTGTATAGACTAGCAGTTGTAAAGCTTTACCGTTATCATCATCAGAGCTTCGCCATACTTCTGGAATTTTATACCAGATAGAATTATAAAATTCTTCAAAAGTTAGTTTAGTTTTCATTAAAGTCTCTTACGCTGAATTATTTAATAATTGGAACTCCAGAAGGTGCAAAAAGTGCTCTACAGGTTCCTGCAAAAAATATTGATTGTGAACCTGTACAAACTGCTAGAGGAGCATATCCTATTGTATCTTGATTAAAAGTGGTTTTGTCACCTGATAAGTATAACGAATCTTCATCTGTATTAAGATATAAAGGATCACCAGGAATAGCATTCCATAAAGTAGCTAAATTTTTTGTGGGATAAACAAAATTAGGACAGAATGTACATACTACAATACTATTTCTATTTGATACAGCGCTGTCTATTTCAGCTTCTGCTACCACAATACCATAACGAGCATGTAAAGGATCATGTACTGTTGCATGGACAGCAATTTCATCATCAGTTATTCTAACAATTTGGTAAAGTAGAAACTCTGAAGAGTCTAAAGCAGGTTGTAAAATACTTACTGCCCCACCGTAAGAAAAAATAGTGTTAATGTTGTCTGCATAAGTATATGCAGAGAGTGCCGGTCTATTTAAATTTTGAAAATAAGGAACTTCATCTCGTAAGAGAGGAAGAAATCCAGGATAGTTAGGGACTTGCTGCGTAGGGTTTATATGTTTTATTCTCATTATTTGATTACCGTTATATTACCGTAAGATGCTAATTCTCTTATTGCGCCTGAAGCCTTATCCGCAGAGTTTTTTACCATACGGAATTGTAAAGTTTCGTTTAATTTTAATGAAACTATGGTATCAATTGTCATAGTCCAAAGACCTGACACACTACCAATAGCTGATGTAGTTGCTCCACCAACAGTTTTTGCAATAGTTTTTCCTTGCTTTTGTAAATCAATAATAACAGAGTAATCGGATGCATCTAAAACTACGTTTAGTTTTACATGTAAGATACAATCTCGTAAAGCTTTAAAAACACCCTCGTCCACAGCGGCCACTAAGAAATCATTAAAATAATCTGAAAATAGATCTGGAGCATCATTAGATACTAAACCACCGTCTCCAGTTGGTTTATAGTCCCAAGAACCCCAAATATCTTGATTATTACTTCTAACATTTGCAACTAGATCGTCTACATATCCCTTACTTGTAACTGTATGGATATCATCAGATTGTGTTGTTCCACCAGTTCGTAATTTGATTGTAGGAACAGTTTCATCACCTAGTAGTAGGAAATCAGCAGTATCAACAAAGTTAATATATTTTGAACTAGTATCTATAATAGCATTTACTGCTACTGTATCAATACTTAAAACTCGGCCATTATGAGAAGAGTCTGCAAGAGTTAAGAAATTAGTGAATGATTTTGGTCCAGTAATATCTTGAAGAACTGTTCCACCTACAGTCACCATAGGAGTAATAGCAGAAGAAATAATTGCGCCATCAACATAGGTCTTTAGATAACCTTTATTTACTGCGTCTAAAGCATCCCAACCGTCATCAGAAAAATGAGCTGAGGTTGTGTATATTTTTAAAACTTGTAACTGTGGAGCGTCAGTCGAATCAATAAACCGGATAGGTGACGAGCTATAAATGTCTGTATGTCCTAAGGTGTTAAACTTAAGAACTGTAGAAGAGTCAGTAAGTGTTGTTACATTAAATTCAAAGATTCCGGCAATTGCATTACCTTCTGATGTTCCACTTAATGAAACCTTCTGAACGGTTGAATCTGAAATGGATGCGAACAGTGAATCAGTATATTTTTTATTACAGACTTCAGAATCTAGTACTGGTTGTTTTAATACATGGACTCCATGCGAACCAGAAAGAATTACATAACCATCGGCAGATAAAGCTAAATTAGAAAGTAGTTCAGAACCTGATTTAGCGTGTAGCAATAGGGTAGAACTATTTGATAAATCTGTTAATGTAACAGTTTTAAACTTAGTAGCCTCTGCTAAAGCTCGTTCATCAGTTTCAGTAGGTCTTGTAACTCCAACTGAAGTATCTTGAACTAGTCCTAAATAAACTCCTAATCCATAATCAGAATAATCACCAAAAGTGATACCAGAAATTGGATTCACTCCTAGAGTTGGGATTAAGGCACTTGTAATACCAGTAGTTTGATTTACTGAGTTACCAATACTTCTTGTAACGCTAGGAAATTGTGCGACTAACGTTTGAGTATTTGCAGTTGAAAACTTAAAGTTTAAAGAGGTTGAGATACTCTGTTCTAATTCTGGAATTGCTTCAGAGAAACTTGCAGTATGAACAAGATTATTTTTAGCAAAATCGAAAAGACTTCCAACTGTCACACCAGCAGACTGATAAATTTTATCTTGATTACTGCTTGAAGAGATAATAGGAGATTTAAAGTGTAATTCATTTAGTTTAGAATCTAAATCTAAATCTAAGAATTCTCCAGTTACTTGATTATATACTAAATCATTATTGGTAAAAAATACAGGAACAGCACTTTGTGATGTAGCGAATTGTGGCTTATGACTACTCTGGTATTCAGCGAACACATAAGGTGAGTTTACTGTATTAATATTGATTGTTTTTAAAACAATTGCAGATTCTTTGTTGTCTCTTACAACAGTAACTAACCCAGAAGTAGAGTCATCGTAGTTTTTTTGTAAGAAATTATTATCACTTAATACACCTACTTGGTTTCCACCAAAAGTGATTTCTGTAGTGCTAAGAATTTTACCTACAGTAATATCCTGATATCCTTTACCGCCACAATATTGATTATAGTAGAAGTAGTCAGTTAAAACACCACCAAAACCTACTTTAAGTGTATTACCTACTGAAGTTTTTAAAAACGCTTGAAGTTTATCATTTACTTTATATAGAATAGAGAAAGATAGACATTTATATATATTAGTTTTACTATCTTTATCTACTACTAGAACAATAGGAAATTTAGAATAATCAATTTCGGAAACTGGTTTGGTGATGTCAACTGGAAACAGTAAGCTGTTTTCTCTAATACAAGCACAAGTATTCTTAGTAAATCCACCCACAGGTTCTGTTTCTGGGTTTGCTTTTGCTTCAATATAAAATCCTAGATTACCTAACTGATTGTTTAATAACTGAAGGTTAGATACTATGTCGTATAAAGGTCTGTTATCCACCGATACGTCATAAATATCTGTTTCATTGTAGTATCTTACTGGTAATAGTGACAACGTTGACATTAAAATTCCTATTCTACAATAGCATTAAAAATTAATTGCCTAGCTAAAACTAGGCAATTTCATTTATACTATGTATGTGAAGATTGTGTTCTTTTTGCGGCTTCCATTGCGTCTTTTTTAGTCTCTTCTATTTGGTATGCTCTATTGAAATAGTTCATTAAATCAATTGGTAACAATAGTTCTGTGAATTGATACTCAGCCTTTATTGTCTGGCGCAAGTAGATTTCAATATCTATTATATCCTTGTAAACTACAAAATTGTGAAAAAAAGTATATAAGATTGAATCTATATTATCTAAAGTTTCTACTGTGAGGGGTATGTCTGCTCCGAAAATATTACTGAAAAAACAAGTCAGTATAAGGAATTGTGTATTGTTGTTCAGTCTTACATACTGGACAGGAAACTTCGGCTTCACCAAAAAGTCCAAAAGTATCATCTGGATAAGCACCAGTGACCAAGTTGGCTTCATCAGCATTTAGATAATCTAGGAGCTGATCTTTAATAACAGGGACTGGAAAGCCTGAGACTTGAGTAATATGGGCTTTTAGTAATTCTGTTAGTGGGTAAGTAGTAATAGGCTGATTTAGTTTTGCCGCCATTTCAGCACTTTGTCTAATTGCATTATCAATTCTAACGTAATCTGCTCTTGTAAGAGGTTTCACGTCTACTGTTACCTCAAACCCATGTTCTTTTTTGAACCGTGGTAACGTAATGGTTTTTACAGGTACTAGAGGCTCTTCCAGTAATTTCACAGACGTATTTGCAGTAACATCATATTCAAAATTGAACTTGTGACGACACTGAACATTTTCACAAAACTTGGTTCCACTGGCTTTATTTCCAGAAGTATAGAGTCTTACTAAATATACTAAATAATTATAATCCTGGATTAATAGTTTTGATAACTCAATTGGCTCTTGAATACAAGAAGAAATACAGTTATCAAAAACCTTCTTATCGAATCTTCCTGAAGCTGTTAAATGTTTTAATTCTTTAACAGTTAAACCTCTAACATTTACTATAGAAGGTTGGCTGTTGTACTGTCCATTTGAAGGCAAAGTATGTTCATGAAATGCGGGTAGTAATAGTTTTAAATCAAAAGTCTGAATGCCTTGCTGTGAAGCCATGAAAATCCTTTAGGTGTTACATTAAATTAATAAGTTCGGTAGTAAATAAACCAGAGTTGGTTGAAAACAAAACAGAAGCTGAAGCGCCTGTTGAGACTATACGATGTTTCTTTACTTCTAATCCTGTGGTAGAACCATACTCATAAAAATCCCAAACAATAATTGTATTTGGCTCACCACCATCGTTGGTATTACCTGGATTGAATACCGTGGCAGTTACACCAAGCTTACCATATAGTAATGAGTTTGTTGGTGGAACTTTTAGGTATTGATAATACTTTTCAATTGTAAAGTTTTTAAATGATGATAGTGAAGCAGCATTTAAACTATAATCAGGAGTACTGATATTATTTCCAAGAACTATAGGAGAAAGTTCATAGTTCTCATAAATTGCATTATTGTTCCCAAGAGTTTGTTTATACGCAATATCAGACCAAGAACTATTAGCTACTTTATCAGGTGTAATAGTTGCATTCTGGAATCGAACATAACGTTCTTTTAAAACCTTTGTATTTAAAGCTGAATCATAAGTAGTAATAACAGTTGTATCTTTAATAATGTTACTTAAGTCAGCAGATAATTTTGCTGACATTGGATTGATAGAATTGCTTAAGTCTTGTATATAGAATGTAGATTTTGTATATTGAATAGGCGCTTGACCTTGATCTACAAATGCTAATAGATTTCGTAAACGACTAAATCCGTATAAATTATGAGAATTGGCTCTAGCAGTTTCTGAAACTACAACTGTTGAATTACTTAATGACGAGTAAGATGAGATAGTAACGTAAGGGTACTTTTTAACTTTTCCTATAACAACCTGACTATTAGAAGGAGACAAAACGGGCATAATAGTACCGGCTATTGTAACGTCATCTACACAGTTGGCCACCAGGAAATAGTCAGAATCCGTCTGGGGAATTATAGCACTCAGGCCCACAGAATCCAAATCAAGGTGCTCTGAGGCCCAAATAACCCTGTTTAAACCTGCTTCTGTACTTCCGATAACAATACCTAGAACTGGTCTACTACTAACTGCGGTATCAGCATTAGGATATCTAATGGCACCATTCGTTAATAATTCTACAGCTCTACCTGGAGATAATAAATTACCAGCTACAGAGACATGTTCACCATATCCAATTCCAACAAGTGAAGAATTTATATGTCGAATATTAGTATCTAAATTGAATAAAGGACGATTATCTACCTCATAACCATATGGGTCATCGGGAGTGTAAAAAAGCACATCACTGATTGCTGGAATAGATGAAGATGTTGACATTTAGTGTTTATTCCTTGGTAAAATTAATTCATTGATAGATATATAACTACAGCAGTATACAACTATAGCTGGTGGAAGTATACTTCCAGGTCTTGGAAGTATAAGTAAAGGATCTGTTTCACATAATAATGTATCGGTAGTTCTGTCATAAAACCTAAAAAAGAAAAATATAGTATCTGAACTAGGATCTACAGTAGTGTATACGTCACTCAATAACTCTTTTTCAATTACATTTTTACCATTACACAGCTATAGTTTTATATATCATAAATAGTGTTAAGTTTTAATTGCTGATAATCTATCATCAGAATATTCAAAATCAACATTATCCCAGCGGTGTGTAATAAATGAACTCATTCATTAAATATACTTCATGATCATTTGAGAAGCTGCATTTAAAGGAACATAGAGACGTTCCGATATTTCTACGTCATCATAAATGTTAGTAGCATTCCAGCTATTTACAAATGGGTCTGGTAGTGTTCCAAAAGGATACCGAGCCTCGTTTTTCCAAACAGTATCAACTGGAGCAAAATAATTATTAAATCTATTGATTGTTAACATTATAAGTATATCCTATATCCAGTTCTATTCCAAAGAGCATTAGGTGGATCTACTGTAATAGTATCCATTGGTATCTTAGTCTTCATATTCGTTCAATGAATATGCTACATTATATATAGGCACATAATAAGTTGAAACACCTGTTATAGTATATGTTATTTTATTAATTACAAGACTTCTTGTAGCTACATGATCAATATAAAAAAACACATATTTTCCAAAAGCCCTGGAGCTTATTAGATAACCAAATAGCAATTCATCACTAGTCTCAAATAAAGTTTTAAATTTATTGTAATAATTTAAAGTGTTAGTTGAGTATAAAGAACCGTTTACGTTTAAAATTAAACGTAAGTTATCATTCATATAAGACTTTGTATCAATAACTTGATCTACTTGCCCAAGACTAGCAGTATCTTTTGTTGATTTAGAAAAGAAATTTGGTTTTAATTCTAATTGATGTGTTAAAGTAGTGAAATTATTTCTTTTAAAATAAGTAAAATCAAAATTATTTTCACTAGGTACATAACTTAAGTATGGAACAATATTATTTGTGTAAGTTTTGTACTCCACAGGAACAACAGTTTTTATATTGCAGCCTATAATTGTTGAAGTCCCTGCTGGAATAACTAAATCAGTTAATCGAGAATTGTATATTTTAGTATTGATTTGTCTAGTAGCAAAAGAAGAAGATATTTTTAATTTTAGTTCATTATTTACATAAGTGAACCAATACTGTATTAAACCAATATTAGAAGCTACACAACCTAAAAATTCAGTGTCACTGATTTTAGCTAAAGAAAAGTTAACTAATCCAGTCAAAGGTATCTTACATTCGTTAGCAACGGTAGCGAACTGTAAAGAAGTATTCAAGTAAGTGTTTAAATATTTTGTATTTATATTAACGAGATCTGCATCTTTGTGCAGTAATAGACTCCAAGAGCTAGTATTGAAAGTATATTTCCAGACAGCATTATCTACAGTTAGGAAAATATACTTTGCTAAAGTAAATGGTTCTGTAAATGTAGAGAGTCCAGTAATTTTTTCTTGTGTTGGTGACAAAATATTGGCAACTGTTGCCGTCTTTTCTAAATATGCTATATGATTATTTCCAAGTTCATCAGAATATGCCACTACTAAAGTATTATCCACAAACGTAGTAGTTCTAATAATGTCTGCTAAGTTTTTAGGTAATACTGTATTAAACTCTTCCCAGACGGTAGTGAGGTCAAATAGTGACTTAAGATAGTATTGTTTATGTGCTCTACTAAATACTATTAAAGGACATGTATCTGTGTCATTTAAGATACCCACAACATATACTGGAGCAAAAGTTTCTGGAGACTTTTTAAAAATAAGTTCCCCAGAGATCTTGTCCAAATTTACTAAATCAGTATAAGTTGTATCTTTTCCAGGAATGAAACATTTGATACCCTCTCGTAAAGTGCCGACAAATAGCTTGGCATATACTTTAGTAGAATTTTTTGTTTCATATACCTGAACAGCTATTGATGTGATTTCATCTGGATACTTTAAATTATCATTAGAAATTAAAACCGAAGAGGCGCCTTTATTTAGAGAGTATGAAATACCTTCAATGTCTCTGTAGTAGATAACAGCTACATTTTTTTGTGAATCTAATACTGGTAAAATTTCCAAGTGATTGGTCTGTTGCCCGTATTCTTTATTCACAAATTTTATTGTTTTATTGTTATTAACTATAGCAGAAAAAGTTCCACCTTGAATAGAGACAACTTCTGGGATAGGTTCTGATAAATCAACAAAAGTGCTTGATAATATCTTATTATCAATGTATTCTTGAATAATAGATACATTATAATAAGGTGAAGAAAGGTCTTCATTTACTATTAAATCATAATATACAGATTCGTCTGGTTTTAAATGAAGGGTATAATCAGCATTAATCTCCAAAGCAATACAGCTACCAGTCAAATTCGTCAAGAGTTTGAGAGGTCTATCTGTGAAAATCTCAGAAAGAGGAGATGTAATTGTTACTGGCATTATGATACAAGTATGTTAACTGTTGCTGTTCCGGTAGAGAATAGATAGACATATCGTAGAGGATTCATTGCATTCCAGAATGCAAGAGTTTCATTTGGATTTAAGTCAGAAATGAATTTAGCGTCTGGAGCTGTTTCAGGAGCTTCAATTCCACTAAATGACCAAGAAACCTTATCTGTTGCGGATTCATTATGGATTTCAAACTGAGAACTAATACGTCCTAAATCTACTAATGTCCAAGTATTTGCAACAAGAGTAATAGTTTTTCTGAATGGATCCCAAAGATCATCCATACCACCAGCATCAACAAGTTGAATAAAGGTTGGATAGGATACTAAAAGTTCATTATATGACCGTTGTGAAATAGATCTAGTTTCTTGAGGACCAAGAATCATAGTGGCACTCATATTATCTGACCAGCAGTATAATTTCTTACCTTCACGTAAGCTTTCATCTGCATTGTTAATATCACCAGTTAAATTTTTGACTAAAAATCTCATGTTTTATATTCCTATTACTTATTTCTTTATTATATTCTGTAAACTATCTTGGTCTATGGATTTGAACCATGGCCCTCGACAAGTTGTCCAAAAGGTGGTGGAGCTGGAGTTTTTGTTTTACTATTCGAAGGATTTAAGCCTCCTTCTGGTTTATCTGCCATTCTTCGTAAAATATCTCTGGTATCTTCTGCAATTGCTTTCATACTATTTTTGTATTCTTCTTCTTTTTTGGCTTTCTCTTCCTCAGCTTTTTTCATATCTTCCTGAAGGTCAAATTGACGTTCAGCTACAGTCATGAAACCGATTGTTCCATCATGACGTCTGCCATAAGTCAGATCATCACCTCTAGCTCCAATACTATTTAGGTCATCTAGTTTTTTCTTATCTTCATTAATTCTACTATCATACAATTTAGTAATCGCAGCTAGTGCAGCTGGAATTGCGCTAGTACCACCTTCTTTATCAGTAGATTTGAATTCTTTTATTATGTTAGAAGATTGTGTATCTAAGCCATTCGTATCAAATAGTTCAAATTTCATACGAGGAGCAATAGCTTTCATCATACCAATGGCGATTAAACTCCCCATTGGACCTGCTGCTGCCATTAAGATCTCTATAATATGACCAAAGGCAAATTTAATAGCATCTTTTAATTTTTCTCCAAATGTTTTTGGACCAGACAACCAATTTATGAACTCCTCTACCTTGAGAACAAGACTAGAAGCCCAATCGGATACTTTATCGAGTAAGGTTGTAAGACCTGTAACTAATGAATTACCAGTTGGACTGTTAACAGCATTCTGGAATTTCTCTACCAGATTTGTCAGAATAGCTTGTAATCTGGTTAAACCACTACTGCCACCAACAGCACGTTCAAATGCATTCATGGCACCAGCTTTAACTTTTTCCCATGCATCAACTAAAGTTGCAGTTACTTTTTTATAAGAGTTACTAACGGCATTTTCATCCAAGCTAACCATCAATTTTTGCATTTCTCTGATATGAGCTTTTTGTTTCTCATCAAGTTGTAGTAATCGTAATGCAGTTTCTTTGCTAACTCCAAATTGTTGAGCTACTACTTGAGAAGTAATATTGATGTTACCGTTGAATTGAGTGTTTAATCGTTGCATAAACTCTGCTGTTTTTAACATTGCAGAAGTTTTATCAAAAGTATCATTCATGACATCCTTGATATTTGCACCTTTGGCAATAATCAACATGTCTCTAAAACCAGAGGATTGTGAACTTAAAATATTTCCAGCTTCTTCAAACTTACCATTGATTTCCCCAATATTTAAACCTAAAGTAGTAGTTAAACTAACTAAAGTAGAAATATCTTTAATCATATTATCGGTAAATTGTTTACCATTTTTAGCAGCAATCAGCAGGGAGTTACTTGAAGTTGTTAAGCCCTCACTAAAATCTTTAAAAGAACTAGCTGCAATATCACCAAAGTCTAATGCTAATTGATTGATACTTACAAAAGAATTACCAATAGTCTTTATAGAACTATCAGTCATTTGTGTTGTTTTAATCAATTGTCCAAATAAACTACTAATTTCATCTGTAGCTACACCAGTTGCTCCAGATAGTTCTAATGTCGTTCCTACTAAACTATCACTCATTGCTCTGGAATAACTAATTCCATTCTTTAAATAATTTAAAACAACCCCGTTTATCTTCTCTGTAGTCATTCCTAAATCTAACATAGAAGTATTTATATCAATAAGTTGTTTTCTCATTTTAAATAGATTATTTTCACCTACTCCACCAAAAACCTCATCAAATTTTTTCATTTCCATACGTGCTGATATAGATGCTGCAGCAATTTTCCACATAGCATATCCAAGTGCTTCTACAGCAGCAATTATTAAAATTATGCCACCAGTTGCAATAGCTTCCATAGCAGTAATGGCAGCTCCTGCGCCTTCAGCGCTCTCAGTAACTTCTCCTAAACCTTCTGCTAGTTTGCCTACTTCTCCAGAAGCAGCTGCATCCGTTACAGGAGTATCTGGATTTTGGATCCGTGCTATTCTATCAGAGCATTCAAGAAGATTTTTCTTTAAGTCTTCTACTGAATTATTTGCTTTATCCATAGCTTTTTCAATGGAGTTTGCTAATTTTTCAGCAGGGTGTTTCGTCTTTTCTGCGTCTGTTTGTAACTTTTTAATAGCTTGCGGACTCATAGCAGCAGATGCTAAATTAACGGCAAGCTTACCTAAAAGACCCATATTATTATATAGTTCTTTATTAGCGCCTGCAACGTTCTTAGAAATTACACCATACTTGATTACCTGATCTAAATGTTTACCCCAACTTCCAGTTAACCCAATAATAGACTTGTTAAAGCCATTTAAATCCATGGTTAATAAAGATTTACCAAGTTTAAATAGTCCTGTTGTTAATGTTTCAATTTTACCTGGAGCAAAAATATGATCTTTAGGTAAGTTAGCAGAAACATTTTTTAATGTTTTATCTAAAGCAGTAAAGACTGGACCAGCTTTGTTTTCAAGTTCTGAATAGTCAATAGATAGACCAAGTTTAACTAAATAATTAGCTAAAACCTTTTCAGCACCCTCACGTTCAGGTGTCTTTTTAACATTTTGTGGTGGTTGTTGTGGTATCATTATTTATTAATTCCATTCTGCTTTTCGTAATTATTTAATAATTGACGTAAAGATTGAGATAGATTACCATTAAGAAATTCTGTGCTTGTTAAATCAACATTAGTATATTGCTGAGTAATTTTATCTGATGCTTGCGCTGTAGTAGAGTGTGTTGAATCCTTTTGAACTTCTTCAACAACTTCATTAGAAACAGTGGCCATTAAACCAGAACTTGTAGCATGTTTAAGTCCATAAATCGTAGTAGTGTAATCATTTAATGATATACTATGCGTAATTTGTTGAACTAAAAATACGCCGCTTAATAGTGCGTTAAGGTTATGTGTTTTACCAGTAATATCTGGGTAATAACTGATTAATTCAAAGTTTCCAACACCCAGTCTTAATAAAGTGGGGTCTCCCAATACTACAATACTTAAAGATAACGGTCGTTTTAAAAAGTTATTTATTCGACTTCTAATTTTTAATTCTGTGAAAGAGGAAGAATTTTCTGTATTGTAATGAGTTCTATTCTTACCCATAATGTTTCTATTAGAAATATCATCACACAATACTAAACAGTTATTTGCACGAGATGCATTTTTAAATCTAAACGAGTTTTTTGTAAGATTATTAGAGGATGCAAGATTAGTTGGGGCCGAGGCTTTCTTCTGGGCCATTGCATTATCATAGACTTCATCAACATCTGCACCTGAATACTGCTGTTTAACAGTTACAGTAGAAATTTTACCATTAGTTCCTGTTGTCATATAGTTGCCTTCATTAGCATACATGGCAGTTTCAGAAACACTTTCTTTTAAAAGTTCTACTAAGTTACTATACTTAACACTAACTGATAAAACATCTCCAAAAGTTTGTGAATGTTGCTCTGAGGTAGCAATACTGGCATTGAATACATTCATAGCTGAACCATGAAGATATGGAAAACTTGATGCGCCTGGGCCGTAAACAAGATTGGCAAACTGGGGATCACCATGAATATCTGATAAATCTGGTAATAAAAAGAATGCTCCAGTTTCTTGCAAGGAATCTTTTGGTAAATTGCCAGTAGTCGATAAACTTTTTGGAACATTAGGAATCCAGTATAACTTACAAGAAGATGCTAACAATGTTTGTAGGTCAGCTATTTTTTGTTTTTGTTCTGCAATTTGTGGACTGTCATTAGTATATTTTGTTTTAAGTTGTTCAAGTTCTTGCCATGCTTTTACATAAGCAGTATTTTGCTGAGATACCTCAGATATGACATTAGCTAACTCAGAGTTTTTATGGGAATACCATCGACAACGACATCTTGAAGCAAGCTCATCTAAAATAACTGAAAAGTTATTGCTGCCAAATCTTATTGGAGCTGTTTTTTCTGTTACGAAGAAAGTCCTGTCATTTACTGAACCATCTTTAACATATAATAGATCATCTAATGTGAACAGTCTCATGCCCAACATACGTTCTAGCAAAGTTCTTATTTGTTCTTGAGGATAATCAGATTCAAGAGCAAGACCTGGAAAACTACTATATTGACAAACAGTGTTTCCTATCTCCTGCAATGAAATAGTAAACTCTGTTCCTGTAGTATCAAAATTAGTGAAATCAACATTTAAACTAATAAAGTCTAGTTTAGGTGTTTTAATTTCCTGTATACCAGTAGAAGTAGCAAATTTCCAACCCCATTGAAGAGTAATAATAGGTAAATTATCAGATGCATTTTGAGATGTTGTCACAGTTAAAGCATTAATAATTGGTCCAGGATCTTTAGCGAATAGCTTTAGTGTTCCTCTAATAGTAGTTTCTTGACCACCCATAGGATAATTAATATCTAATGATTGGAAGAATAATTTTTCTGGGCTGGAATTATCAGCAATAATACCACCACCAACAGAGCTAATATTATCATATGGATATATGTCAATACCGTTAATGGCTACATAAACAAATGGAGTTCGTACGTTAAACGTAGGTAATGGAGTATTAGCATTGCTATCTCTTACACCTGAAATTAATGATTGCATTCGTGCTACAGAATCTGGATCTAAAAATCGTTGTAAAATTGTACTTACAATCGCAATATCATTTTTATATTTTGCTGAATTGGTTGATCCAGATACATTTCCAGCGGTATCAAATGAAGATAAATCTCTTTTTAGAGCAGCTAATAATTCTATAGTAGTGCTATCATTAGTAACACTAACAAATCCTGAAGAGTCATCACCCTTTGTCGTTACCATTAAAAAGCTTTCTGTAAAATCTTACTTAACTGATTACTTACTGCGTTACTAATAACTGCTAAGTCTCCGCGCCGTCTATCATTATTACCTTCTTCAAAAATATTAAATGAAGTATCTCTAGTTAAAGTATAATCAGTAGAAGTTTTTAAGACCCCGTCTGAAAAAGTATATTTATCTGAGTTTGTTAATTGGAAAGCGCCTGTTTTAAATTGGCTTGAAATACCGGACTCATATAAAGAATCACCCATTTGTGAGGCTATATTAGATAAATCTTCATCAGACATTTCATTTCTATAACCGATAAATGTTTGACCAGCATTATCAATAACATCTTCAGCATAGTTGACTTCATTATCTGGAGACACTAAGGTAAGACTAATAGTAGCTGTGAAAAAATATGGTGCATAGGAAGGGACATTAAAAGTATGTTTAGCTGCATCTTTACTTTTAGCAACTGCTTGTCTAATATACCAAGGACCTTTAAAATCAATATCAACATTATTAACAATAGCTCTAAATTGTTTCCACTCACCAATCATTACTTGAACTGGTGAAGGCATATAATAATACTTTGACGGAGATGCCAAAGACATAATGTAATCAGATAACTTTAGTTTATATAAATGTTCCACATGTGAAGATACATAAAAATCCCCAGTAAGAGATATAGTTGTAGGGTTACTATGTGAATAGGTCCAAACTGGTTCTGGCCTACCTAAAATATCTTTAGGAACCCAATTTGCTGACTTAGTAAATTTGATTGATTCTGGAGTGCTATCAAAAACAATATATAAAGGGACTGATGAATTTACAGAAGAAACCATATTAAATTCAGTTTTTAATATAATAGGAATAAAATTTTGTGAGTAGCTAGTTTTTGTAAAAGCCTCTTTTAGTTCAGGGGCCGCTTGACTTTTATCACCTAAAAAGAAGTCAAGAGTTGCGTCTATAATGGACGCACCATCGCCGCCTACAATGTTTTTTCGTCTTAAAAATGATCCAAGTCTTCCTGCACCTATCAAATTCAAATCGACTACAGTCTCTTGATTCATTGCTTTAAAAAAAGGATTTGCAGTTTGTAAAGGCTGTTTAGAAGAGCCATAAAATTTCGTAATTGATGTAAGAATATCTGTCATTGTATACCGCTTCTTACTTAATTTAAACATATTAATATAAAATAAAAAACCCCAATTTCTTGGGGTTCTCTAGTATTAATTTGTTTGTTTAGCTATTAATGCTGATTCCCTGACCTTGTGGGAGAATATTAAAAACTTCAACAATCTTCTCGCCAGTTTTTACGGGGACAATACTAATGCTCATACGTAGTTCATTATTTTCTAATGAAAGAGCAGTATTAACCTTAGGACCAACATCTACGATATAACTACGAATAGCACCCTTATTCTTGTGATCTTCTAAGAGAGTTTCAGCAATGCCCTTTAATCTCATTGCAGTGATATTATCACCAGGTTCAAACTCAAAGTACTTAGAAGCAGTTGCAACAACTTTACGTAGTTTCAGTAATAGTCTACGAACGTTTACACGGTCGAGAGCTGTTGTAGCAATCTGGAGTGTCATTTGACCACGAATATAAGTACCGTAACCAGTTTCATTAACGATTGGGTTAATCTGGTTAAGAGTTAACTGATCTCTATCTCCCTGATTAAGAGCTCGTTCTGTTCCTACAGCAGCTGCAATATTACCACGATTACGGCCAGCAGGAGCAGAGAAAACATCTCCTACAGAGTCATTGTAAGCATACTGAGCAGCAACTAAACCGCTTGGTGGAACATAAATATCTTTTTTATTTACGTCATCAGTGATCTTAACCCAAGGATAATACATAGCTCCATAGTTATTATTAACACCTAAGATATTTTTACGATACTGAACAGCGTTTTGAACTGATAGACCAAAAGGAGTATCAAGAATACACATACAATCGCTTCTATTTTCGCATAAAGCAACCATAGCTTTTGCTACTGCTGGATCTGCTGACCAACCTGGAACAAGTAAGAGGTTTAAGTCTAGTTGTTCTGGATCTGAGTAAGTATAGATACCAGTCTTATGTTCTGCACTACCGATAATATCATTTCGTGTAATAGCTGAACCAGCGGAACCGCCAGTTAAGAATGTTCGGAGAGCTGGAGCATATGAGCGACCTGATAACTCATAATTGATACCAAATAAAACACCTTTATTAGTGATGTCTGTTACTAGAACAGGCTCAAAGAAAAGGTTATCTGATACTGCAAGCGCTTCTGTAGTAACTTCACCAGTTTTTAGGTCAACTAGGTTTGTGGTGCTGTAGTCAATCTGTAGTCTAATTAGATCAGAATTTAGATTGATGTTATTTTGAATAACTTCTGGAGTTCCAGAATACTGCTCAGAAACAATAAAGTTACTTACTAAAGTTGAATCAGGATCAATATTTGAAGAAGCCTGCTTTGTGAATACTCTTACTGTATAAACTTTATTTTTCTCAGCATCTAATGAGTCAATATTTACACTGACAGTCACAGCAACATTTGAGAAGTCACCTTCACCAATACTAGTAAACTTTAAGTATGTTGGAATCTGTAAAAGACCAGCAGTGGTCATATTCCAAGTAGGACGATATAGATTTGTTACGAATTCACCAGTAATAGCCATTGGAGTGATGGATACGCCAGTTGCAGGTATTACTGAAGTGTAAGTAGAAGTTGCACCTAATGTTAGAGCAGAGAAAACTAAAGCTGTTGTAACATTATTGGTGTTTTTAATAGCTGTACTGCTCTTAATACCTTTAGAAGTTCCATCAGCAGCGACTGTGCCTAAACCAATAATACCAGAAGCAGTAGTTGCGCGAGCATTATGCCAAAGAGCATTAAGATTTGGGAAAGTGCCAACTAGAGGTTCAGGTCCATTAAGGATACTGATTAAACCAGAAATGATAGTATTGATTAAGTTGAGACTTAAGGAATTATTTGAAGCACTTACTGCATAAAGAGGAACTGAGATTTTGATATCATTTGTATCAAGAGCTACCATAGCTTCGAGAGCTAGTTTCTTGGCTGCGGCATCTGCACCAGCAAAGATGTCAGCAACTGATGTAGCATCTGCATTAGCATCATAAGTTACTAAAACCTTTCCAGCAGGAGTATGAGAAGTTGCACCAAGACTAAAGAGAGTTGTACCATCAGCGGGAAGAACAAAAGCGTTACCTAATGTTAATACTGAAGTGGCTGTTTCTTTTAGTGGTGAATTGAAGGCATTAAAACTTGAAGCATTAACTTTGATCTTAAGGTCTGCACCATCTTCTACTAAATCAGTGATTGTTACAGCACTGTTTTTACCAGAACCGGAAGTAATAGTAAATGTTCCACCTTTAACATATTTCTCAACGTAACTAGGATCAGCTACGAAGCTGGCAAGGTCTGCACCTAGTTTACCAACAGCAGTTACTGTCTGAGGAACAGTTGTATCGTTGTATACAAAACCAGGAATTACAGTTCCGGCATCCAACTTTACAGTTTTTGCTGGAGATGAGGTTGCTAGAGAAGCAAAGTCAGTTATAGTAAATGTTGCTTCTGTAGCTGTTGCTGAGTCTAAAGTCCAAGCACCGGCATAAGGTGTGTATGTTTCTGGTAGTAGCATAGTAACTTTAGCTACTTTTGCGTCAGCAGCAGCTACTCGGGTAACATAGACACTATTACCCTGGCTTAAGTAGGCTTTTACAGCATAACCTAAGTAGTGTCGAGGATCTTGGTCACCGAAGATACTTGAAAACTGCGCTGGTGATGTAATTAAAATTGGTGTATTAGAAGGTCCCTTTTCAGAGGTTCCCACCATAGCTACTATAGTAGAAGAAAGATTTGAAATGTAATAAGATAAATCATTCTCTTTAGTGTAAACTCCAGGGGAGATAATTTGAGACATGTTTTATAATCCTTTTAAAAACTGAAATTTAACTTAACTTAAAACTATCTTAGCTTCGTCGATTGATAAAACAAGACTAACTTCGATAATTCCGCCGCCCTGTGACCAATCTAATCCTTGAGGACGGGTAATATCTTTAGGCCAGGCACCGCGAAGTAACCATGACTCAACTACTGAATCATCTGGGCCATACATAAGTAGTGTTAAATCTCTCTTATAATCTTTAGGATAACCCATTAAAGAAGTGCTAATATCATAAATCTGACGATGCCACTCTTGTAGAGCCGCTGCTGCCTGATTATCAACGTAGTCAAAGAATTTTAAGTTAACGTCACCGTAGGAAACCTTAGCACCAGCTACTTTGTATTTATTATGCATTCTGTGGATTTCGACAGGATCAATATTGATTGAAGGGAAAGAAACTTGGTTACAAGTTAATCTTAAAGTATCTTCTAAAAGAAGTTCAAATCGTGTTTGTCGTTTGGGTTCCTGCATATTTGAAACCCAACCCATTAATCGTTCACTCATAAGTCCACCCTTTTTAGCATTTACGTGATTTTGTGATTACTGCTCAACTTTTAATTACGGGATAGTCCCTATAATTATTCTATTATTTAATTACTTGTTATAAAATTAGTCCAATCAGATTCTACTGTCTTTAATCCATATAATGAGTGAAAGTTTTTATGTTCCTTAGCAAGTAAAACTATACCATTGGTAGGATCAAATAGTTTATCACAAGTTAAGTTGATGTGTAATGATTAACTCAGATACTGAATGACTGTGGTGAATGAACTTCCAGCTTATCCAACTCTCCGGGCAATTCTGACTTATTTTCTGCTCAAACATATTTTAACAAATTATCTATATTGTTTACATATCCGTTTCTGAAGTTCAAAATTCTCTCTCGGTATGCCCAGCCATTATTTATACTATTATAATAGTCTGATTTACATTCACAGGATTGCACTTTATTAAGTAAATCATAAAGTCTTACAGAGTTTTATATTTCCACAATCACAAAGACATGTATAACCAGTATAATTTCAGGTTCCGTTATTTCTAATGACACGTTTTATTATTAATAGACTATTATATTTTTACCTATATTTTTATCCAAGGTTCACCCATTAATGTATCGGGAGTTATAAATAAAAAAACAGGCTGCCGAAACAGCCTGTTTTTTAAGTTGTGTTTATTCTTATACGAATAGGTTTTGGACCTGTAGAACACCTAGGCCATACTTACCATCTAGGAGAGGCTTGTGGTCATAACGTTGCTGTAGACCAACAACTGTTGAGAACATATCACCGCTCATTACGTCAACGGTAGGAGGAGTAAGGTAAGTTACATATGGGAAATACGCATAAGGAGCCTTGGTAAGATCCTTAGAAGTATAACCAAGAAGCATTTTGTCAGACTGTGGGAAATAAGGATTCTTGGCAACTGTGAAGTTGTCAATAACACCAAGCTTCTCTTGACCAACACTGTATTCACCGCCGTGAGAATGATCGGCGCCAGCTAGCTTGAATCGGTTAGTATTCTGTAGCTTGGTGTAAACATGAGGATGGCAAATAGCGAAGAAATCTTCACCACGGAGATAATCAACTGACATATCGTTAGCAAGGAAATTCATCTTGTGAACGAGAGTCTCGTTGAAATCAGCCTGTGTTCCACGGAATAGACCTGAAGCATACTGGGCGTCCCAAGTTGCAAACTTACCAGATACACTCATCATAGCCTGTGTTAATTCAAGGTCGATTTCAAGAGCCATTGTTTCAGTCATGGCTGTTACTAGTTCTTTAAGAGCATCTAGTTTACCATCTGAATAAGCTTCTAAGTCCTGAATTGCTTCAGCTGAAATCTGTGCAAAGTTCTTACGAGCTTTTGCAGTTACTTGAATTAGATCCATTGCGAAGCTGACTTCTGATAGATCTTTATTGCGTTCTAGACCGATTGAATAATCTAGTTCATAGTGGTAACCAGCGCCTGGGGCTGGAAGACTAGCTGTGGTAGTCATATCAACTACAGGCTTGGCACCGTTTAAAGAACCGTAACCAGTAATAGTTGTTACTGTAACAGCAGACTTCTTAATTGTACCAGTTCCATCATCAGCACCTACGAAAGAACGGTCACGAGGAGTTAGATCGTTAACCTTGTAAATTGCTAATGAACCAGGAATTAGTGGACCGTGCTGTAGAGTAACGGGGCCAGGAGCTCCAGCTAACTCACCAGAGATTTCCTGTGAAGAATAATTAGGATCTAAACTACCCTTATTACCCTGCCAAGAAGTACTACCAGAAGCACCTTCAGTATAGAGCTTGTTGTACTGAGGATCGAACCACTCTGCGCCAGCAGCCTGACCATCTTTAGGAGTCTTACGATTTAGACGGAATGTTTGGATGATCTGAGTAGGAACATCTAACTGACGAGTAGCTACGAACTTAGTAGCTACAATCTGGGGCATTACCCGCTTAATAATAGTAGGTAACATAGCTTTATTATAACCAGCGACCTGACTAGAAACTGTGGCTTCCTGTAAAGGAGTTAATGCATACTTCATTGACTGAACAGTGTGCATAAAAACTGTATTACGTAGATTCTCATCCTTAACGTCTTGTAAAGATTCCATAATAGCTGCCCAGAATGGAGCTTTACCTTTTGCTTTAGCTAGGTTGGAGTCCTTGGCTAAAATCTGTTTTACTTTTTCCTCTAGTAGAGGTTCATTTCCGCGAAGAAGCATTTACTTTTTCTCCTTAATATTTAAAAAAGTTGTTTTCTGTTTTAGTAGTTCACTAATGTAATATTTAATTGTTATTTTTTATTTACTAGTTATTAAAAAACATCAGTTGGGTCAATCATTTCTTTAGATGTACTAGGAACGGCCTTTTTCTGCTCTGCTACTTTGACTTTTACTGACTCGGCAAGAGCGATTAACTTCGCTTTGGCGTCATCAACAGTACCAATATTTTCAAGCATAGGCTCGGTAACTGTTTTATTTTCAGTTACTGATTCTACTTTTGAGCGTAGTTCATGCTTAATTTTTTCAATTGCTTCTTTTGCTTCAGTTAAAGTTTTTGGTGAAAGTTCTTTTAAAGTATTAACGATTACGACTTGCTTTTCGAGAGAATAGCCAGCGCATTCTTTAACAACTAAAGTCTGAATATCATCAGAAAGAACTTTAGAACGAAGTTCTTGGTTCTCACGAAGAGCACGATTTAGCTTAGTCTTGTATCCTTCAACTACAGCCGCGTTAGAAGCTTCTAATTCAGGAACATTAATGAAGGGAGCCATAATCTTAACGGCTGTAGAAAATGCTTCAGTAATTTTTGCTGATTGAGTATTAGTTTTTGAATCTTCTGCAATAGCAGTTGTAACCTTAGTTACGGATTCATTAATAAAACCATAAACGTCATTAGACATTTTCTTGATAGCTTCGTTAAGCTTGGCTTCATTAAAAGCCTTTAACTTCTGCTCATATAAATTTGCTTTAGCTACAAGCATTTTCTTATGTACAAATAGTTCTTTTTTAACTTTAGCCTTTTCCTCTAGTAACTCAGTCTTGGCTTTATCAAGTTCAGCAGCCTTAGCTTCTGTAGCTTTGATAATCTCAGCTTCGACTAAATTTTTGATCTGAGGATTTTCTAGTAATTCTTTAATTTGTGAAAGTTCCATGTTAGTATCACCTACTTAAATTTAGTTGCGGTTTTTATTTCTTGTTTCTTAGGAGTTGTTGGATGTTTGACCTAAAACTGTTCAAATATTCCTGCTCTTCTAAAGCTTGCTGAATGGAATATTTTCTAGATTCATTTACTGCCTCAACATAAGCATTCTGAGTACTGGGGTCATGCACACAATCAAAAGTGATTAGTTTATATTGTTCTACAATTGTTTCTGGTGAAGACATTAGGCCAGCTGGTTTTACTGCACCTAGACCACGACTAGAAATACCAACAGTGCAATTGTTTCTAATTAAAGAACCAAGAATTCTACCCTGTGGAGTTCCTGCTGGGCCTGGATCATCAAATACAATAGCTTCTCCGATTAAATCTGAACCCATAAACTTTAGGTTTGTAATTACGTGACTTACATTTCTAAGAGATACGGTAGGACTTTGATCAGCTGGGTGATCTAACTCACCAAACATATTGCGACTGTTTAAACTCTCTTTAACTTCTTCTACTGCTTTATTAAGAACATTAAATGGATAAACTCTACCATTATGATTTTTAGCGTCTGCACGTTGAAAAGTACCACGAATTTTTAGAGCTTTCCAAGAAGAACTTAGAGAAATTTGTTCTTCTAAAACTTCAAAGCCTTTAGAAGAGGCAGTTATATCATATAAAAAAGACATTATACTCCTTTGCTTTCTTCATCAGGATTTAATCCAGGAGTCTCTTCAGAACCTTCAGAACCTTCAGAATTTTCTGTCTTTATGTCTTCTGTATCTTCTAACTCTTCAGATTTATTATCAGGTAACTGAGCATCAATTGAAGATTCATCACCAAAATCATCCGCAATAGCTTCAGGAGTATGATACTCTGAATCTAAGAAGTAACCAATCATAGGTTGCCAACGAGCTTCAATTTCAGATAGTCTGGCATCTGAAAGTTCTGGATTATCTAAACTATCAAGGTCAGCGATAATTGTTTCGTCAAGATCAGGAGGAATATTAGAATCTTCTAGATCACTTGCCTTATCTGTAACAAATTCTTTTAAGGAATTCAAGATACTCTTTAAAGTCATCTTGTGAAGTTCTCTTACATCTTCCTCAGATAATGAAGAAGGATCAAAAGGTTCAAATTCCTGTGGACCTTCACCATCGGTAACATCATCATCCATTAAAGCAGGTTCCTCTTGAGTATAATCCTCAGAGTCTACATCACTTTCGTCAGGATATGAGCCACCTTCTAAATCATAATCAGAAGTTGATAGTGCATTAAGGTCATCATTAGTATCTTTTAGCTCTTCTACGATAGTATAAAGATATGAGGTAACTGATTCAGCTAAAATATTGTTGCCAAGAAGAGCATCTGTAATAACAGGCTTAATCTTGTCTTTTCCTAAAGCTAATACGATACCGTGCTCTTCAATTACAGCAGCAAGGGCGCTTAGATTCTTATTAGTAATAGCTTCTTCCACAACAGCAGCTGTGAAAAGAGCTTTCTTGAAACCATCTAAGCATTCTGTGGCTTTCTTTCTAATAGAAAAACCCTTATTAAACTTAACAAGGTTTTCCATGAAAAGATCAGGACATTTCATTTTTAGAACATTAAACTGATAGAAAGTTTCACAAAATTCTGTCAATTTTTCTTCGGCAGTTACAAGATCATTGGCAACTAAACTCTCAACAACAGTTGAGAGAAGACCTTTTAGAGTCTTGTTTAATTCTCGTGAAGATACTGTAACTATCTCATTCTCTAAAATATGCTCTGAAGTCATAGACTCATTTAGAGGAGTTTTGAAAGTGGCATTAATAAGCTTGCCGCCCTTGATGAATAGTACTGACTTGTCAGTATACTCCAAAATAATGCAATCATCAGTTAGAAGATTGGCTAATTTTGAACCAAGAGCTATGTTTCCTGACTTTAAAACACTGACTAGATTTTTTAAGTTCATATTAAATATACCCTATACTCAAGTTTTCTTTTATATTAACAACATTAGTTATTATTTAATTTCGAAGTTTCTACAAACATTTACTATATTAATTCTTGGAATTCTGGTAACACCGTTTCGCATAACTGGGTCTTTAATACAAAGTTTTTCTGTAAGTATTTTAGCAAGAGCTGTATCCAAACGTTTGTATGCTCCGTCATGTGCTTTTAAATAACACTGTCTACATAATATTATTAAATTTTTAGGATTAAAAATATTAGAATCAGTACTGTTTTTATTACCTGGTATTGTATGGTGCATGGTTAGCTCGGTTAAAGTATTACACAATTGACAACAGTAAGAATCTCTCTTTAGAGGTTTAATTTTAAAAGTGCATCTTTTGAATGCTTGTAGCATTATTCACATATTTACGTTGATATATTTTATATTATTCTGACTTTTTTTACTAAAACTATTTAAAACTTCTTGGATTTTTCTGATATCTTATTTTATTTTTAATTTTTATGCACTCTTTACAATCTGAGCCAACACCAATCTGGACACAACTCAGCCTATAAAAATCTGAGGTTGGTTTATTTTTTTTTTTACAAGAATTACATGATTTTACAGACATACTAGTCTTTTAAAAATTTAAGTTTTTCTTTGTTGTGCTCGAACAGACTTGTATATTCATTGGTGTATTCCTTGGGGTATTTCACCTTATGAACTACAGATAGTAATTGACCCTCATGTAGTACTTTAGATGTTCCACTATAATATCTGCCTTGGGTAATTGGTTGAGAAGCTTCTAATGGAGCTGGTGTTCCAGCCGCGCCCATTGGTGAATTTCCCATTTGCATTGAAGCATCTGCTCCCATTGCATTTGGTTGACCCATATCAGGCATTGGTTGTTCTGCTCCCATATCTCCACCTAAATCTTCACCCATATCCATTCCACTACCCATTCCTGGTAATCCTCCTCCGCCAGTAGCATTTTCCTGTGGATTAAGTGGATCTGGTTTTAGCATCTCTACTACTTCAGCATCAGTTTTACGAAGAACATTCTTAATGATCCACTCAGTATTAACATGCATACTCTGATAACTAGTGGCTAAGTTTAGTAATTCTGATTCTACTTCAATACGAGATTTCTCTTCAATATAAGAAGGACGAGTCATTACTAAGTCGAAAGATGTAAGTTCTTCTTTAGAAGAAATACCCTTTACTGCTAAATGAATAATACAAAGATCCTTAATAGTTTCTAAGAAATCTTCTTGAATATTTTGAATAGCTTTACCAAAAGTTACGTTCTGCTGAGATAGTGTAGCCTTACCATTAATATCTCCCTCGAAACCAAGGAAGGCTTTTGGAACTTTTAACGCACTAAATAAACGATTATTTAAATAGTTTAAATCTTCAATGTCACCAATATTCTGAGCACCTGACATCATCTCAACTTTAGAACCAGCATTATTCTTTCCAATAGGAATAAAAATATTAGCATTCATATCTAATAGTTGATAACGTTCGTTAATACGTCCAGAAGGATCAAAGAATTCTTTCTTGTTAATAGCATTAATCTGCTTTTTAACAATATTTTCAATATCTGCACCTTGATTATTACCTACATCTACGTAGAAAACCATTCGTGAAGGTGCTCTATTAAGACGATAGATAATAACAGAATCTACCATCAAATCTAGTTTCTTCCAGATATCAATAGAAGATTCTAATACTGAAGTTCCATAAGGTTCAAATGTTCCACGTCCACGAAGTCTAAAATGGGCCAATTCGTATTTCATGAAAGGAACGATGTCCTCATTATCTTCATCGTCACCAGTAACACTATGTTTTTTGCCAGCTAGGTAAGGTCTTACTAACACATTTAGATCAATAAAAGGACTTGAGGTTCCCATGTTAGAAGCATACTGAGACATTTGATATCTAAATACTTCCATGTCTTGAATGTAACCCTGTAGCTCACCATCTTGTTCTACACGATAAATAGACCGTGGATCTAAATGAGTAAGTTTAACAATCCCACGATTTGAATCTATTTTAATGGAATCAAAACGGTCACCATACTTACACATGTCTCTCACAATTGACCACGAACGGTAATTATTAAGACCTGTTACTTCTAACATTTCTGTTAGCTCATCTTGAATATATCGTGATTGACTATAAACACCGATTACTACATTGTTTTGATTTTTCTGTGTAGCTTCATTTGCATATACATCTAAAGCAGAAGCAATCAAATCACTATCCATCTTTTCATACAATGCATATCGTGATTGTCTTACATTTTCACGTTCCAAGTATCTATGATAATTTTGACCTTCGCTCTTATCAACGAAAACACCAGTTCCAATACCTTTATTGGCAATGATATTTGGTTCCCAAGCAGGAACTGTTGCAGAGGGTCTGTTGGTTGTAGCTAACGCTTGTTCGACAGACTTACGAGTATCAAATTCGTTTGGTTTATTTTTGCTAAATATCTTACTAATCGCGGTAAAAATATTTTTAACTTTACCTGATTCAGCCATTCTTAAATCCTTCTATTTATTTAATTTTGATTAAAATTTCCACTGCGATCCAATTTGTCCATATAGATAGTTTTGATGGCCTCTAATTAACTGCTGGTAGGATTCATCAAAAATATCACCAATAATATAACCAGATTCTGTTGGAATAACAGATCGTGAAATAGTTATCAAATTAATGTTTTCATCGGATTCAATACTGATATTATTAGTTCCTAAGAAATCAGATACAGACAACTGTTTCTCATATTCTTCGACAGGATGTTTTAAGTCTACTTCTTCTAATCCAGAACCATCGTATTTACCTTGCTTAATATCGTGGTAAAGTTTTAGTCTATGTGCTAGAGATGACTTGGAAATACCAAGTTTTTCTGAATAAAATGCTAAGTATTCTTCAGGATATTCAGAGGAATCTGTAATACTCTTCGAATCTACGGCAATACCAATAGTCTCTACAGGTCTATGTAAAATATTTTTAGGCGTTAATGGTATTAGAGCTAAAGCCAAAGCTAGTGCAAGGTCATCGTTACCTTTATTAGCTTCATACTTTTTAGTTCCATCATCATATAAGGTTTTAGCAGAAAAATTTTCTAACTGAATTTTCAGCCTTGGACTTTTTAGTTTGGACATACCAAAACAATTATTATAAAATAACACTAGTTTTTCAATTAAGGTTACTCTAGAATACCTATTAGTATTAAAGCCTGGTTTACTTTTACCTTCAGCATACCAAAAATTGTTGTATCCTTTGTTCTCAAGAAGATAAACTAACATATCCGAGTATGAGTTTTCTTCAATAACCAATTGAGCTGAATTATAATGTCTTGCAGTCTTTAAAAGAATATCTGCAAATACTTCTGTAGGCAATTTACCTACATATTCTGCTACTTGTTCTTGTGTGTCTTCATCTAATACAACAAATGCCGAGAAGTCTCGTGAACTAGGTTTATTAGCAGAGCAGTCCACACCTATTACATACCGTTTTGTAGAGTCAGCTACTTCCCAAATCCAAAAAGTATCTTCGTAAGTCAAACCACCATAAACTCTGTTTAAGATTTTATCACTGGGGATGAAAGCTTGCAATGCTTTTGGACTGAATAACGATGCAAGGTTAACGTCGAATCTACATTCGTATTCCTGAGCAAACTTATCAGTATTTCCATTGTCAGTTCTAATCTGATCTTCTTTAAACTTCGGATTCTTAGTGAATATAGGTGAAACAGTCCAAGGAAATTCCTTCCATTCCCAACCGTTAATACCTAATTTTGCCATTGTAAAGGTTTTATAAAACCAATTACTATCACTATTACCATTTGGTGATGACAAGGCAATCAATTTAGCGTCTGCTGCTGCAATTGTAGGTAATAAACCTTTTACTACTTCATCAGCTTTATCAATGAATGCTGCTTCGTCTAATATAAACAGAGTTGCAGAGAAGGAACGTGCTGCGTGAGGGTTTGAAGTGATTGCTTTGATCTTACATTTTGTTTCACTAAACTCTACTGTGTTCTTTGAGTATAATGTGCAAGAAGGTTTCATCCATTCTGGTAAAAACTCATATGCAGTTTTTAACTTTGTGATAAACTCTTCAGCAGCTTCTCTATTGTGAGCCACGATTAGAGTTCGTTTACCATTTGAGAATATTGAATACCATAAAACATAAAATACCATGATTGTAGAGACACCTAACTGACGTGACTTTACGCAAATAGTATATTTATTATTTCTTACACTGTTTAAAATTTCATTCTGATAGGTTGCGGTATCCATTGGGATGAGTCCAGAGGAACCGTGACCAATAATAAATCCGTAATTATTAGCAAAATATACTGGATCAGCAATACATTTTTCTTTTTCTTCCTCAACATATTTAAAAAGAGCTGCCTGAACTTGATCTATTGGCATTCCTTGATCTAATAGTGCCTGTCCAAGCCGTTCAATCTCAAAAAATTTATGGTTTGGATAATCTTCTGGTCTACTATGATATTTTTTCGATAATTTTTTCTGTTTTGTTGCCATTAGTTTAAGTTTTTAAGAATATTGTTCACTGAAGAAGTTGTTTCACCAGGTTCTAGCTCTACTTCCGCATCAACAATATCTGTCCTTTCTACCTCTACTGGAACTGACTGAGTTCCATTAACATTTAGTTTCGTGCCTCCTGCCGCCATTACAGCACCAATACCAACACCAGCCATAATATCTTGAATACTACTTGTTGCATCTGCTGAACGTTTCTTCATTGTTTGTTCACCAGATTTATATTGAATCATTGTTTTTATTAATTCAATTTTCTGTCTACGTGCTGATAGTTTAATTTCAGCAAATCGTGCTAAGCTGATAGCAAAACCTACCTCAGAGGATTCTACCATCCTGTCTCTAATAACAGTCATGTCAGAATCTAGCTCCCGAATATCTGAATCTAAGTCATCCATAGAAGCTTCTACTTTGTCTAAAATTGTATTATCAATCTTTTGAACATTTATAGAAGCACTGGAAACTTCTCGTTTGTTTATTTGATTAGTCATATACGTGTTTTACAACTATAAGTGTATAATTAATTGACTTAATTAAAAACCTCGCCAAAAGACGAGGTTTACGCGTTAGGATAGCATGCTGTTATATATAAATATAGTAACACCCACTTCTAGGGTTTACTATAATATAATTAGTCATCATTGTTATCGGAATTACTAAGTGAATGCACTTTATAGGTATTTAACCGAAGAGGACCGAAATTGGTTCTCAAGAACACTAAAGCTTCTTCAATGTCCTTATGTTTAAGTTTTGTTCTACTACGAAGTTCATATACTAAGTTATTGGAAATCTTTGATAGTCCTTCTTGGGAGTATAGCATGTCAGATAGTTCTGTATAGATCATTCGCTGATTATCAGAAATTTCACTATCTTCTTGTAAAAGAGACTCCAGAACTAAAAGTAAATCCTGTAAAATAATACTGGCATCAGAGCATTCGTCAGGTTCTTGACCTAAAGAACGTGATAGATCTTCGTAAGAAGAAGTCTTTAGTTTTTCACCGCCGTGGGCCATGGTAATAGTAGTAATACCATAGTTCAAAATCATTGTGAAGTACGTGTAAACACGAGCATAAATAGGATTTCCACGTTCATCAATTCCAACTTGTCGTTTTGGATCAAACTTATCCATAGCTTGAATCAACTTAATAACTGCGCCTTGGAATACTTCACCATAAGAAAGGCCGTGCTTGTGACGGCCATATTTAAAAATTACACCATCTATAATAGTGAATAAATAGGTTACGAAGTTATTTTGATTTTCAGCAGACTTATCTGCATTCCAAGTTTCCCAGAGATACCTACCTACAGGCTCCAAGAAATACATATTAGATTTCTTACCTCGTCGTTTCTTAGTTGGCAATTCTGGGGTTAATTCGGGATAATAGACTAAGGCTTTTTGAACAAAAGATTCTGGATAAGCATTAAGATCTGAGTTAATAGCCAAAATCTTTTTAATAGCAACCTTTTCAACAAAGGCTACTTCTTCTTTATTGTATGTGATTTCTCTGTAATCATGTTTCTTACCTAAGGACTCATGTAATGCGTCTAAATCATCACGTTCGTCTTCTATCATCTGTAAGTAAGCTAACTCATTATAATCAGTATCTTCTGCATCATAGTCATTATAGTTCTTCATTTATATTCCTCTATGTTATTGTATCGGACTATAAATATAAAAATATAAATAAAAAGAGCCCCTATGTTAATATAGGGCATTTAATTTGGCGCGTAGTGAGAGATTTGAACTCCCGGTAGACTTTCATCGACGGATTACAAAACCGTTCCAATTGACCACTATGGGAACTACGCAAGTAAAAATCGCTCCCTGCCTTTGTCAGGGTTTGCGCTCATGTTTGCGCTCATGTTTGGTCATTATCTTGTTTATCAAGATTGATACCAAAACGAGCTGCTATCAATTTAATTACATCTTTCAACATTGTAATACTATAACCACCAAGTACTAAATAAAATAAATAATCATTTACTTGACTAATATAGGTTAAAGTGTCAAAAATCTTCCATGGATTTACTGCAATACACCAATTTAATGTAATAAATGCTATAAACGCGGCGGTACTTATTACTCTTCCATAAGATGCATCAGTATTAGTACTATATACTTTTTTCCACCAATGTAACATAAAATACCTAAACCTTACCAAAACTTATTTAGAACTCTTCGATATCGGTATATCTTCATGGAAAAGCTATAGGTGTTTCTTTAAAGATTTTTGGAATCTTTTAAAGAAGACCCCACACCCTAATGAGAACTGAATTGTCTAACCCAAACTTTAATAGATTTTTTCACATAAAAACGTAGTTTAATCAAATTTAATAACTGAATAATTCTAAAGTTACGTAAAAACCAAACCCTGTTCATTACTTTAACAATATCTTTTGTAGACGTTGGATCAGCTTTTGCAAAATTACTTACCCAAGAAACTTCTGGGGACACAACAATTGGTAATTCTGACATTACCATGTCCGCTGATACAATATTAAAAGTTTCAGTAAAAGATACTTGCATACCCATATCCATATCTTTTATAAATTCTAAAAAATCATCATGAGATAACCATTCATGTGTTACTAAATGATGACGATAGGAATTTTTAAATAATCCTCTAAGATTATTTAAAGCTGGTTCACTTTTATTTTCTATTCTGGTTCCATTAATATGGAAATAAAGAGTCAACTGGTTTTTATCTGCAAATTCTATAGCTGCTATAGCTTGTGTTAAGTGATTTTTCAAATGTCTAACAGCACCAAAACACATTATATGAATTTCATTCTCTCTATCTCTGAATCTTACATAAGGTTCATAAAATTCCATAGGATAACAATTAGGCAGATATAAAACTTTTTTGTCTATTTTTGATTCATCCCAATAAGGGTGGGCAGATTTAACAATAGTTTTGATATCATGGTAACTGCGCTTTGAATTACCAGAAACAGAAACATTATCGTAACCTACGTATCGTGAAATCCAATCCATAGCCATACCTTCAGTTGCTAAGAAAGGCATTTCACTATGATTTCTAATAATCCACTGTACTTTAGGATGAAGTTTATGAAGAATCTCAAATTTTTCTGGGACTACCCAAAAGGCTTCTATAACTACATGAGTAGGTTTATACTCTGTCACTAGTCTATCAATACAATTATTATCAATAGCATGAACAACTTTTACAGAAAAACCTTTTTTTCTCAAAGCATCTGCAACAAAGTTAGCACTATTTACTAACCCAGATGACAATCCAGTTCTACAACTATATGTAGAGTTACCATAAGAGTCTTCTCTAAATTTTAAAATAAATAAAATTTTTGCCATTTCCATTTCAGCCTCATATTAATGCTGTAGCGGGTTAAGAAATTTGAATTCTTATCGTAAGTTTGGTAGACTTTCATGCTAACTGTTGAACATCACACTCGCATAAACTTAAACTTCCTTTAAAAACTCTCTTACTTCATCAGCATAACTTCTAACAATTTTTTGAATGATTAATGTTTGACCTTCATGAGAACAGCTATTAAAGAAATGTTTAAACTCTTCTAATTCCTGATCCATACTTTTGGGAACTGCATAAATAGTTTTACCAAATTTATCAGTTGTTTTTACTGTGTCAATATAATCATTAGGATGGGTATAATCTTCAGTAGTCATAAAAGTCTCTAAAACTAATTCAGGCGGAAAACAAGAGGATCGAACTCTCATGCCCTTTCAGGTATCTTGTTTAGTAAACAAGTGCAACAAACCAGTATTTGCCTGTTTTCCATAAATGACGGGCCGTTTAATCCCGTCTCTCCTTGTCGGTCATGACTCCGACTCATCTTGTAATTTCAAGAATGCTTAATCTATGTAAGAACGTATAACACAAATCAATTATCTAGTTAGCTAGCATTTTCAATAATTGAAAACGAACTTGATTACAGCGGTTCAAACAGGAAGATCGAGGAAACCTATAATTTAATTATAGTAGTTTCAGCCCTTTTATACGAAAAATGTCACCAAAGTTGTTCATCAGAGCTAAAGCAGTTACTCGGTTATCTAAATCAGGTTCACTCCATTCTGTATAAAAATCAAACCTACAACTATCATAGCGTTGAAGAATCTGTTTAAGACTCTGAGAACCTTCCGGTGTTAATAATATAATCGTACCATTAGTCCAAGGCGCTAATGGATGCTCTTTCTGAAATTGAGCAACAGCATGAGCTGACTGAACTGCTTTCTGTGACTCAGATAAAGTCTCATCACAAATAATATAAAGCTTCTTTGCACCTGGATTGTTAAAATACTCTTTCCAAGTATCAATACGCTCACGTAATTTATCACTCAAATCACGTAATCTATGTTCATATGCCTTACTGGCATTTTTTGATATAACTTCAATTGGACCTTTGTGAGTCCTATACTTGCTACGTAATTCTGACATAGCTATATGAAGTGCTCTATACTGAACCGTATTAGTTCCAGCGTAGGTTTTAAGTAACAGTTTAGCCTTTTTCCAAGCTTCTTTTTGTTCAGCAGTGAAATTAGGACGAGTTTTAATAGTAGTTTCGATAGCCATTTGATGGTCTCCTTGAAAAATTGGCACTTTATAAAGGTGTAACTCTTCACAAGATCAAGGCGATCTACTTACAACCTAAAGATGATTAAAGCTCATAAACATGATGTTACTCCTAATATATAATTCTGGTGTTTCTGACAGGAATTGAACCCGTATAAACTATTTTAGAGATAGCTGCTCTACCGTTGAGCTACAGAAACATTTTATAGATGATAAAACCAGGGAGGTTAGCCTCGCCAATACCTGCGGTTTTATATTCCGCTATTCTATATAGAAAGAGCTATATTAATTGGCGGCAGGTGTCCGATTCGAACGGACGAAACGCTTTCACGTTTGGATGTTTTCAAGACATCTGGGTTGTAACCACTTCCCTAACCTGCCTATAGTTCTTCTTTACCGTAATGTTGTAACACATGACAATTAGAACAAATCAATTGTAAGTTATCCAAATCATTTGTGCCAATGTTACAGGTTTCTACTATATAATAAACAACTAAGTTTTTAGTTGATTATCATACTTCCTCAACTCTAAATTGATTTTTAGCTGGAACCCAACCACCGCGTTTATGCCTATATTCAATAAAATTATCAATCCAATCATGTGCCTCTAAAGAGGTTTCAAATTCCCAGTACTCCATAGTTGGAGGAATTGGATCAAATATTGGCATTCCCAACAAATCATATTGCCAACCTAAGACTTTAGGTAGATAACATTCGCCAAATGGTTGTCCTAAGTTAGTCCAAATTCTATACATATAATCCTCAAAATGGTTGGGAAGCTAGGAGTTGAACCTAGGCTAAGACTTTCAAAGAGTCCGGTGCTACCGTAACACTTCTTCCCAATAATATTAATCTACTTGCTCATAAGTAGCTGTAAAGATATCTGGTTTACAAGGATAAATCTCACCAAAAGCACCTTTAATAATCCAATCATTCCAAGAAACCAAAAGATTACCTTCCAGCGTTCCAATAGAAAGAGTTCCATCCCTAGTCCCAGCTTCTGTAGGAAATAAGGAACCTTCTGTTCCTCGTTCTAATTGCCAAGCTTGATTTAACCAAGAAGGCCAATCCGTATTACTTGCTCTACGTTCTTTAGTCATTTGAAATGCTTCAATGACCACTGGTTTCTTTCGAAATTTCATATCGTCCTCTACATTATATCGGACTGAATAAAAATTTCTAAACCTCTTTCAACATCTGTGGGCCTTTTACGATTCCACGATCTTGGAAGAATGAAATATACTTTTTAGTTTCTTCTGGGGCATTTTTAAGACCTTTTCTGATAACATTTCCACGACCCCAATTATATGCTGCCAAAGCTTCAGAATAGTTTCCAAATGTATCAAGTAAAGATTTTAATGTTTTAGCTGCCCACTCTGCTGCTTCTAGTGGATTAAATGGATCTCCATTAAATCCACTAATATGTGCTGGCATAATCTGAAATAAACCCTTCGCCCCTCGCTGGGATTTAGCATGAGGATTTCCCTTTGACTCAATTTCAATCATATGCTTGAGAATACCTGGAGCTAATCCATATGCCTTCTCTAATGAATTCAATCCTAATTTAGCATACCAAACATCAGGTGATTCCTGCTGTTTGTGCGTAATTGCAGGAGGCATTGTTGTAGTTTGGTGAATCTGTTCTTGAATAATATATTGTGATTTAATAAATTCTTCTAGTTTTAATGACATATAAATCTCTACTATTTAGTTCTGATGCGAGAATTGGGAGTGGAACCCACACATCACAAGGATATCACTTTCTAAGAATGAAACGTCGAGCTAGGTCTGCCATTCTCGCATGGGTGCTGATTACAGGAATCGAACCTGGTTACTTTCACGCCAGATTTACAGTCTGGTACCAAGTCCAGTAGAGAGCAGAATCAGCAAATAAAAAGGCCCTAAACTAATAGGGCCTAGTATAGGATATTTAGTTCGCTTAACTGATAGGAGTCTTGTCAATATAACCAGAAGTTTGTTGCCAAGAAATTTCCCGATTTAACTCTACTTGAGTAGGAGTCAGTGGAGTAAAAATATCAGCTGGAACTTCATATTGAAGTTTAAGGGGATCTTCTTTATCTAGTAGATAGGTTTGTGACATGGTTAGAATACCTCTATAATTTAGTTAAACTTAATTTACTTAATTATTCAAGTAAAATAAGATTTTATTTTTTGGTGGATCTTGTCGGTAACGATCCGACCTGTATTCTCCTTGCAAAAGAGACAACCACCCCGTGCAGTTCCAAGACCCAAAATTATTTGTGTTTTATGTATCTACTACTGTCAGTAAGAAAATGTATCTCTTCATGACAGGTAGGCACAAAATTTGAAGATTTTCAATACTATTGTTTGTTCTGTCTTTATCTATACGATAAACAATTAACAATTCCGGTAACTTATCATATCCGCAATTATTACAGTTATTTGTATTATTTCTTTTTCTATTTCTCTGTAACTATAATCTCCACTTTTAAAATCTATTCTAACTAATAAATTTCGTTCAGTTTGTTTAGCTAAATCACAACATTTATGAGAACAAAAATGTAGTCCAGATTTTTTAGAATCAAATAATTTACTAATATAATAAGATTTTCCACATAATGAACAAACACAATTATGTGGCTTGTCTTATTTTGTAAACAGCTTATTATATAACAATATGTGCAAGATTTACAACAAAACTTAGCTCTCACTCTATTAAGTTATTTATTTTCAGCTTCAATATATCTTGCAATATAAACATTTTACAATAGTTTTTGATATATTGGCAGATATCCTTTGTATTTATTTACAAAGAAGACAGACCATCCACTAAATAAAAGTTTACAGTCAAATACACAAACTTCTACAAAAGTCTACCAAGATTAACCTGGTTAATTGGTCGGAGTAGGAGAGATCGAATCTCCGGCTTCCTGTATCCAAAACAGGCTGTCTACCACTGACTTACACTCCGTATTTTAACATATTATCACATATGTTGGGGAAGAACCTAACGCTTCAAATGTGAAGGTTACAGGTTGCCCAAAGTAGGATTGAACTACTAACCTCACGATTATCGGTCGTGCGCTCTACCAGTTGAGCTATTAGGCAATATGGTGGGCTAGATTAGTATCGTCTAACCTCTCGGGATTTTCAGTCCACGCGCTAATACATCTCAGCTACTAACCCATAAAATAAACCATTATTTGATTTTCAAACAACAAAAAACCCGCTTTTTTTTGGCGGGTTCTTGTGAAAGGAGCAAAGATGAAGCTTTATGAACAAGAACCCGCTCTAGTATGAATGGAGAAAATTGCTGGGCTAAATTGGGCATAAAAACTACGACCAACGTTGTCGTTAGTTGCAAGTAGTGATGTCTGTCCAACTTGAAAGTTCATACAATTAATTCCTATTTGTATACTGGTGGATAGGAAGAAAACTTAAGATATTTATTTTTTGGTGCGCCCGGAGGATCTCGAAACCTCAACCCTTTCGTTAAAAGCGAAATGCTCTTCCTTTGAGCTACGGGCACAGAATAATGACAGAGATAACCTTGAAGTATTATGTCCAAACTGCCATTCATTAATAGATACTTGAAGAGGTAAAACCAAGGAAATTCAAAACAAGGAAAATACCATACCATACCAGATGATACTTTAATTGAGGCACTAAAAGCAACTGAAACAGTAGGACAAGTAGGTATTGTAGTAAGATTATCTCCCAAAGGTAATAACTATGTTAGAGCAAAGAGATACATGTAAACGTTACTAATTTGGCTGAGGATATTGGAATCGAACCAATCAGGTCAAAGACGAAAGCTTAACAGGCTTTTGTACCACCACTGTACTAATCCTCAAAACATTAACAATAAAAAGGGCATCTTTTTGAAGGATGCCCAGGGAGAAGAGGAAAATGAAAAGACTCTAGGGCAAAATGAATTTGCTGCGTTTATGGTGACTATTATTAATTGAAAGGAAAGGAAACATAATGTTATAACGCCCTAGATATATTTAATTCTATTAATCAGCAAGTGAACGAGGGTCAATTTCTCGGCGAGACTTATTATTTTTTGGAGTCATTCTCCTCCAAGCACCGTTTGGCATTACTAAATACTCAGTATCATTTAGAGTTTTCTTCTGTCGTGGCTGGTTAAGATGTTTATAGAAAAGCTTATTAGCCATCTGAGGATTAAATTTAGCAATTTGTTTAATAAGTTCCATTGGGTCCATATCAGATAAATTACGTTTTAGAAGCTCTTGCTCTTCAACAGGTAAGACAGGAATATTAGTTTCAGGATTCATTATTATTCAGTTCCTTCAAGTAAAAGCTCTTGCTCTGGAGTATCAGTATTAATGTCATCAACTACATTAGTGTCAGAGTTAAAATTCAACTTACTATTGAAAATGGTTTTCATCAAACCAAGGAAGTGTTGTCTGTTCTCTTCAGACTCTTCAAACAGTTTAAAGAATGTTGCTTCAGAGTTGAATTTCTTTTCCTCACCATTAGGTAGAATGACTGTTTTCCAAGTATCCCCGCCCCAATATTTAGAATCTTTAAAAATATCGTAAACAATTTTAGGATTATAAAACTCTCTATTATCATAATAGAAAGCCATTGGTAAGGTTCTATTTAGTGAAGCAGAAGTCTTACACTTAATAATCTTGGTTCGGATCATGTGACCAATAGGATTCTTAGTGTCAGGACCATCTAAGATAGTTGCACCACGTTCCATAAGTAGGCGAGTGATTGCCTGGAACTTAAGAGCATCTCCACCCGGAGTAGTAATTTCAGGGCCAGTGAACATATTAGTTGTTCCACCCATTTTAATACGAGTCTGGTTGATGAAAATTACAGTAAGGTTAGATTCTTTGCAAATAGTCTTAGTTCTCTTAATACCACCAGAAATCATTTTAGGTGTAACAGGATACTGAGCCTGATCAAGAGATGTTTCGAGTTCTTTTGCGGAAGTCAAGCCAGCAACAGAATCTACAACTACAAGAGAAGGAACTTTAATGTTACATTTTACAAGATAGTTAGCATACTTTTCAATAATACCAAATACTTTTTCAACCCTATCTTCGCTAGATACAATACAGCGTTCAGTATCAACACCAAAGGTATCAAATCTAAACTTATCTCCAGCACCACCAGCTTCTGTATCAATTAAACCAGCAAGACCACCTAACTTCTGAACTCTTCCAAGCATGTGAATACCAAAAGAGGACTTACCAGTTCCATAACCACCAGCTACTTCAGTTAGTCGACCAACTGGAATACCACCACCAAGATAGTAATCTAAAGGATCAATACCTGTAGCAATAAATTCAGTAACAAAATCATCATCAGTTACAGCTGCATCAGCACCAAACTCTTTACGTAGAACTGTCTTAAATGAGTTCAAGTCATCAATACTAAGTAAACCTGGAACTTTTGATGCAACTAATTCACTCTTAGTAATACCTGTCAAATTGTCTGTCTTCTTTGGACGTGCCATTTTACTTTCCTCTAATACATATCGGCACCAGTCATCCTAACCTAAAGGAGTAACTGGTGCCGAATGTGAGTTTTTATTGATTACTCTTGTAGTGCTTTACGAAGTGCTTCGATGTCAATGTCTTCGTTTGTTTCAACTGCTTCAGCCTTTGGAACCTTTGCAGAAGTGTCAGACATAATTGATTTTCGAGTAGAAGCAGGCTCAGAAACTGTAGGAGCTTGCATAAAACGAGTCATATACTCAGCAAGTTTTTCATCAGTAGGAGAAGCTACTAGAGTAGTAAGGTCAGGAGATAATTCAATTAGCCGTTCCCAGATTTTCTTACCATCCTTACCAGGGAATGCTACGGAAGCATCGTCGATATCCCAATTTACAGCAATTACATCGCCCTTGCCATCAGGTTTCTTGAGTTCCCAGTTTCGGCCTTCTGTGAAATCAACGAAGTCCTTACCCTTGGATAGAATACCTTCAATTTTTTCCATGGTAGCTTTGGAACTTGCACGAACAACCTTTAGATCAGCTTCGGTGATATTATCCTTGTCGATCTTTGAAGGCTCATAACCCACTAGAAGGTAGTGAGTCTTTGCCACAAGCTGCTTGAAAGCAGTCTTGTAGTCTTCATTATCAGTAGCCAAGAACTTCTTGTAAGTATCGTTAGCGAGCTTGCAGAAAGGACAGTCTCCTTCGCCCTTACGTTGGCGGCAAGCAAAAGACTCGAAACGACCATCAGGAAAGTTAATAGCGTGATGATGGTAAAACTCGATTGGAAGTTCCATATTCTGGGACTTCAGAGGTAGGAATCTGAAATTATAAGAGACTCCTTTTTCCGCTTTAAACCAGTTAGGCCCGGTTTTCTTTGGAGCTTTTGCGGCAGCTTTCTGCTCCATTAGCTGCTTAAACTTATCAAAGTTAGTAGTTGTGGCCATTTAAGGCTCCTTAAAGACTGGAACTTAATCCAGTGAGATGACCTGGGATCGCCCAGGCAATAGTAATGATATTAAGAATGGTAGCGGGAGCCAGATTTGAACTGGCAGCGTATGAGATTATGAGACTCAACTAGCACCGTGCTGTCCCGCTATAGTATTAAATTAATTCTGTCACCCGGTTGCTTTTTCGTGCCAACCGTCTGCCATACTACTTAATCGTCCCATCATGGTCCTGGCTGAAGAAGAATTTTTGACCTTTCTCAAAACCGTTATAGGTCGATAGTATTTTATTGGACGTAACAGCCAACGCTATAGCTAGGATGTAAAGTGTTGCAAAAGCTAGACAAAAAATTATTAAAAAATTTTACTTTAGTTTTTACGATTTAGATACGATATAACCCTGTAGGGTTTGAAAATCCTAATAAGAATAAACTGCTGAAAGCAAGATAAGCCTTGAGCCAAGCAAGAAATAAAAACCTGAGAACAGAAGATAAAGAAAAAAAGAAATAAAAACCTGAGAACAGAAGATAAAGAAAAAAAGAAATAAAAACCTGAGAACAGAAGATAAAGAAAAAAAGAAATAAAAACCTGAGAACAGAAGATAAAGAAAAAAAGAAATAAAAACCTGAGAACAGAAGATAAAGAAAAGAGTTTCTGGCTTCGCACTCCGGGGGGTCGCGCAAATTTTTAGATGGTAAGATGCTTTTCAGACATTTGCTTACTCAAAACTACTCAGTAGGTAAAAGAGGTCAACATATAAGTAAACGGTCACTCTCCAAAACTGACCGGAATCTTCATTCTCTGATACTTATAGATATATCTTACCTGTGTTACATTCTGGAATCAAAACATAACTCAAAACAATCTAAACTATACAATGCTTTTACTGAAAGTACACTCCAGACTCTACACAAAAATTCACGGTTTCTGACCCTAAAACAAAAACGCATCCTCTATTATATGCGTGAAACAATTTTAGGCATGATTTCTGACATAACTTCTTTGGTTAGACCGAAATACATACTTCTGGTATATGGATCTTCTGAGACTTTAGTTGAGAATAAGTATATAGAAGAAATAGTAAGGACTATATTATGCCCTCTCCAGTTTGATTCATATAATTTAACTGGAAATACTTTCTCTGACTTTCTATTCTCCTATTGCCAGTCTTTAAAGAATCTATCTACTTATAATATAATCTCTGTAACAAATTCTATTACAGCTTGGGCTTGTAATTCTCATACCACTCAGATGGGTTACATAGCATTCTCAAAAAACTTAAGACCTTTATATTATAATAACAAAACAGGTATTGATATTGTTTGTAAGTTTATTAATACCAGTAAAATTGTTAATAAACTTAATATAGATGAGTTGAAATATATTAACTTACAATACCTGTATCTTCTGTTATTATATACCAGATTTATGCATCATGTAGATACAAGTAAAGAATTTTATTTCGATGCTAAATACTTTAAAACTGTTAAACAAATAGATTATTCTGTATTTCTGAACTCTAAAGGTTTAGGACTTCAAATGATAGCTGAAGCTCACAAATCTTTATCTTATATATTTCTTACTAAGCCAGATTTAATGGATCAGTTTTTATTTTACAATACAAATACTTTTCTACTAAATATACAACGATTACATAAAATAATAAAGTTTGATACTGATTTTATGTCTTATTTTTCTAACTATTATTGTATGAATGATATGTTACGTAAGATCCCATTATCTGAAATCAAGCTATCACCTATATATAATATGTCACTATCACGACCTAGCTTGTATCCAAAGCAATATGATGACTTACTTAAAGTGTTGCACACCAGAAAGATATGTGAACCCTCTGATGAAAAACAGTCAGGGCTTCAGGATACAACGTCCGATATATCTTCAGGCGTTTCTGACGCTATTTGTAACATTTTAAGGCGCTTGCTATGGTAGTTTCTCAACGATTTATTGACAGTCATCCCTATCTTTTAGTGGATGGTTCTAATCTATTAATGCGATTATTATATGTAAAACAGAAAGAGTCTACACTTTACACAGAACCAGAGCTTATTGCATACACCGCAGATTGGTTTATTCAGCAAGTGTCGAAGATTGTAAAGGATAATTGTTGTTCAGGTGCTTTAGTTGCCATGGACTTAGGTGGTTCAATTAGAAAGCATGCACTATATAGTGAATACAAAGCTAATCGTAAGATGGCTGCAATGTCATCAGGATTAGGTGATGATCGAGGTAATTTTCTAAAAGAGCTTTATCCTAAACTTCGTCAGAAGGTAGTTGAGCTATGTAGACTCTATAACATTCCAACATTCTTTGAGTCCGGTATTGAGGCTGATGATATTTTAGGTTTGCTTGCAGAAGCACTAAACAATGCTGGTAAGGATTGCATTATTCTGAGCAATGATACAGACTTTTTACAACTTTGTGCGTTTCCTAAAATCTCCTGTATAATCCCTTATAAGAAGGCTGTAGTTGACATGCACACCTTCCCAGCATACTTTGAAAGTAGCAATAAAAACTATGCAGGTGTTAAGATTCACGCTTGTGAGTATATCTTCTATAAGTCTGTTTGTGGGGATAAAGGAGACAATATCTTTGGTATTAATGGTATCGGATACAAGACTCTTCATAAAAAGAAAGAGGCTTATTTCACAGCTTACCCTGAAATGGCTAAACTTTTTACTGCTGACCAAATTCAGTTTCTAGAAGTTTGCAACACTATGCCAAACAACCATGAATTTGAAAAATTGATCCATGATCATTACGATACTATTATTCTAAACTACAAACTTATCGACCTGTCCAGTAAATATGCTTCTGCCACTTTGATAAATGAATCTTACAAGATCCTTAAACAGAAGCGCGAGCCTAAACCAGACAAAATGACTATTATTAAAGAGTTCAACAACATATTTAACGTAGCTCCTAATGTAATGGCTGTTGTATCGTCTTTAACAGGCTTGAAAGCGATATACCTTCAGGACTAGCCTTCATCGTCCGATATGCCTTTCGAGGTTACCATGTTTGAACTAACTGGCGAAGAGATAATTCTTAAATGCCCAAGATGCCCACAGCATAGTGAGCCTAAATTATATGTAAATCCTGAAAAGGGTGTATTTAACTGTTTCAGATGCAGTGATTTTAGAGGTCCACTTTGGATACTATCTCGACAGTATCCAAAGCTTTACGCAGAGATTGAAGATTCCGTTTCTTTATCTGTTTATACAAGGTTGAAGAATAACTCTGCTAAATATGAACGTCCTACTTTAGATGATTCAGTTTTTTCAGATTTAAAATCTGTTCAACAAATAACAGAAGAAGATCCACAATATCTATATCTTTTAGGTCGTGGTTGGTCAGATGATATTATTGCACTTTATAGACCTTTAAAATCTACTACCCCAAAGTTCAAAGATCGTGTAATAATTCCAGTAGTTTCAGGTAATAAAATTGTGTATTTTACAGCAAGAGATATTACCGGAAAGGCAGATCAGAAATATATTAATCCTGTTAAAGAAAAAGATTTTATTTTTACAGCAAAAACTCCAGTAGATTCTATTTATAACAAAGATGCATTTATTTGTGAAGGAGTTTTTGATAGTTTTAAAATTCCTGGTTGCTGTTCTCTTCTTGGTAAGACCTTAAATAAGACTCAACACAAGCCTTTGTATGAGTTCTTGAAGACAAGAGATAACATTTATATATGCTTGGACCCAGGAACTAAGAAAGATGCATTAAAACTCGCATCAGAGATTGATTCTTGGTTCATGGATAAAAATATTTACATTATGAATTGGGTGAAAGACGCTTCAATTACAATAGACCTTGGTGATATATCTAAAAAATATAACTACAGACAGATCCTAAAGTTTATTAAACGTGAATCATCTCCTTACGAATCTTACAAGTAACTAAAGATGTTGCCATGGTAATTAAGTTTACTATGGCAATTTTTTTAATTCCTGAGACATTAGATTTAGTTCAGTATAGTGAAGATCCTACTGAACCTGCTATCCTTATGGAAAACTTTACATGGCTTATAAAAGAGCTAAATGACTTCGATCCCTCTCATGTATTAGCAGGAGAGCGTGGTAAGAAGTTTCCTACAGCCGGTAGAGGTAAACGTAGGATAGAAAGAGCTAATGCAGCTCCTGGATTAGGATACTCCTATATCTCTTATGCCCAGAATCCAACTACTAAAATAACCAACAAAGGAACTATTTCAATCAATTCTTCTTTTGGTTATACTATTCATGTAGAAAAATGGAAAGTTGAATCAGCTGTTAAACCAGTAAAAGATGCAAGTAAAGGTGAAACATATGATGGTGGTCCTTACGAATGTCTAATCACAAGTAGAGCAGACTTAGCTCGTAAAAAGCGGACTAGATGTTATGTTTCTTGCAATTGCTCTGACTTCAAATATACTTTTAAAGCTAGACTACAGGAAAAAGGATATACTAATCCAGATGAGAAAATCCCTGCGCCTGGCTCAGGTAAAACAGGAAAAATAAATCCTACACAGCCAGCTATTTGCAAGCATATTTATGCTATTCTACAGAATATAAAAGAGTATAAAGATTATATTGAAACAGAGATGGGCCCAGTAGAAAGTGCTGAACTTTTCGGTAAAAATAAAGAAGCTCCTGTTACTATCGGTAAGAAAAAGCCTGTAATAAAAAAGCCACCTGTCGCAAAAGTGCCAAAACTACCTACAACTCCTGTTGCTCCACCTCCTGTAGTTCCTACAAAAGTAGAGTTAAAAAAGCAAGCAAAAGAAGCTATGCAACAACTTATTATCAATACACTTCAGGCAGAAGATATGTCTATCCCCTCAAACAGACCTGAATCGTATCAAGATACTAGAAAATTTAGTAAGTCTAAAAATCCTCCACAACATTATTATAGATACAAGTTTGTAGTTCGCGTTGAAGACCCTGAAGGTCATGGAGCAATTTACTACGCAAACCCTTCAAAAGCTGGTTCTACCTCAGGACAGAAAATGGTAGTTATTCCTAAGGCTACCAAACAACAGTCTTATTATTTGTTTACTACAAAAGAATTACATGAATTGATTAAGAAATTTACTACTGAAATGCCAGCTTCTGTTGAAACTGAAATTGAGCGGATGAGAGACTCTGGCAAAATCGTAATGTTTTATGAATCTATTTTAGAACTGTCAGATGAAATGAAAATACTAACTGAAAGTTCTTTAATTAAACAACTTCTAATGAGACTGACGAGCTAAAATATGGCACTTAAAGAATACAAACTATTTAAACAGCTTATTAAATCTTCTGCTGATTCTAATGATCAAAGTGATTTAACTTCTTTGCTACGATTTGATATAGATTCCACCTTTGTTAATGCTGATGATGAAGACTCTATTGAAGTATCTTTAAATGGACAGCAGATTGTAAAACATAATGGAGAACCAACTGAAACCTTTGCAAAATACTACTATTCTTATAGCATACTTGTCCCTAAATGTAAGGGTATTTCTCTCGCTGTTTCTGGGCCTTCAAAGACTATAACTCGAAGTTCTGGCTCATTTTTACTTGATGGCTTTGCCGTTGGTCAGACAATAGTTACTACTGGATTTACTGAAAGTGCAAATAATGGAACTTTCATTATTTCTAATATCAGTGATAACGGTTTAGTAATAACTTGTAGTACAGCTACTGGTTTAACTACTGAAACAACTTCAGCTGGTATCGTAACATTAGATACAACATCGGCGAATTCAGATTTGTATTGCACGCTAAGTATTACCATAAATGCTAACCAAAGTTTTACTGCCCCGGGTTACGCAGTTGGTCAACATGGCTTAGTAAACTTCATTGCTGATGATACATTCTACATATCATTCTATAAAACAGTAACTAGAGATATATAATGGCAAATATTCCCCAAGATGTGTTCTTAGCAGACACTAAAACTAAAATACGACAATACCTGTATAGAAGCCTTGAGGGTACCTTTGACCCTATGATACTTTTTATGCAAGATATTTCTGGAGTCGGTCCTTTGAATTGGTTTAATCCAACAAACAAAGTTCGATTGCAACGTGTATTTGCTGCTTTAAACGTGGCTATCGGAGCATATGAGCTTACCAATGGAGATTTTAGGACTTACATACTACTAAAATATGTGGACATCCTATACGATGAGTTTAAAGACGAGTTGTTTAAAATATATGTTCAATCGAGTTATAACGTCTTACCGGAATCTGTAGTAGGTAATATAGATAATATCACTCCATTAGCGCCTCCACAGACTACTAATTTCCCAGGGTTACCAAACACTTCGTTAGATATAAATCCCATAAATAGAACATTAATACCAAAGTCTCTATATGATTCTGATATGTAATGGTAAACCTTAGTTTAGATTTACATGAATACATGGCAAAGTCAGCTAAAACGTCTTTGTCTATATTAGAATTTTTAAATTTATCAGAGGATTTATTTTCTTTTTTACACGAACTTGATGAACATTTTAGTTTCTTTTATATTAATGAAACAGCATATGATTCTGTTGTATATACTGGAGGAAATAATATTTATTTTTGCAGTGATTTCAATGTCACAACTGGACGAGTAACTAGCGAAATCTTACTTATTCTTTCCGTTTTAAAAATAGACAGAACATCCGATATTAACTGAAGGTATGTCAAAAATAGTATTTACAGTATCATTAAAGGATTAGCGTGGGTAAAAATTCGAAACGTATTGTTGATGATTTATACGATTGTTCCACTTTAGATGAATTAGAACCTTTAGAAGATGCTATTAGTTCTAATAGACTCGCTAAAAGATTACAACAGAATATTAAAAAAATAGATTCACAGAATAAAAAAGAAAATAAAATGAAGAAATCTTCGGATTCTGCAAATAAAGCCAGTATTTATATGTCCACGGTAGAAGTTCCTGCTAAATGCAACGGATGTGGAAAACAAATGACAGGTAAATTATTAGATTATTTTTATCAACCTGATGCAAGAATTGTTATCCCTTTTATAGAATACACTTGCTGCCATTGTGGAAAACATGGAAAGCGTGCTGTAACTGCAGCTGCTTTGTCCCCACACGATTTTGATATGAAATACTTTAACTAATAAATTAAGTTTTATGGTTAAAATTCAAACAGGAAATGTATACCAATTAATAGGGACTACTAGACTGTGCATTGTTGAAAGTCTAATGATATTAGACAACAATAAATTCGCTGTTGTCTATCCACTATCCAATGCTGTATACATGGCTTCTGATATGGATTTTATAATGTTAGATGAACCCTGCTTTAATAATATTTCAACTATGGCAGAAAGCTGGAACAGTTTAGCATTGCCAGTAGAATGTTTAGATAACTTAGTAGGAAAATTAAGTTCTAAGTATAAACAATACTTTTCTTCTTTTATTTATTTTAAATATCAGAATGCAAAAAATAAAACTTTACGAGTTTTAACTGGTCCTCCACTTAAGAGTAATACTGATATCAGATACTTATTTAGAGCACAGGAACTAGAAGACATTTCTGCAATTAGGGACCAATTAATATCGACCGTTTCGCTATCCGAGTAGTATAATGGGCATTTCTTTTGTCACACGAAAATATATTTGTAATGATTGTAACCACCATGGATTTGTTTCCTCAGCAATAAAAAATCATAGTGATATTTCACTATATTTTACTGAAGAGAACAGACCAAAGAACATATCGACAGATCGGCTGTATGTAGAAGTTTTAGAGCGTGATGAGATTGGTATAGTTTCAAAACGTGAAATTGTTGAAGCAGTCTGTGAAAATTGTGGTTCTTCAGATTATACACCAGAAGTAGTTCAGAGGTTTGAGAATGTTTTGAACTTCTATCCTCTTTGTGAAGCAGCTAAATGGTATAATGGCTTTAACAAGTAATCCAATTACTCAATTAAGTCAGTATAAGCTAAATTCTTGGAAAGTTGTAAATGTCAAAATCATTGATCTCTGCGTTATTCGCTAATAGAATATATAAAGATAATTTCTTAAAGACTTTTCTAAAAGAAGACGTTAAAAAGCCTTCTATCGGTCAAGATACTTGGGAACGCCTAAAAGCAAGTAAGTTAGTATATATCAATATACCAGCTACTGATTTTATTGCAAATATTTCAGCAACTATTGACGCTATCCAAGCATATGCAGCAAAATCTGTTGAACTCAAGAAGTTTAAAGATTATCTAGACACTCTCCGTGCTGATATTAAAGATAGACTTACACCCAATAGTAATTTAGTAGCTTTTCCAAGTAAGGACGTAAATGAGGATACTCCAGAACATGAAGTTCTAGCATCCGCCAATTTTCCAGTCTCTTTACGAACTGTATATAGAGATATTATAACAAATTCAAAAGGTATTGATTTTGCTAACTACGGTGTTTCAAAGTTAGCTGTAGAAAGACTTAAGAGTTTCATAGAAACTCAACTAGAGTATATGAAATCAGAATATGAGAAGCCTGATCGTCAAAGTTTACAGGCCGTTATTAAGAATCCAGAACAGTTCTATAAAGTAATAGTTCCTGTGAGACCTGATGAATCTACCGTATTAAAACCTCTAAATCTAAATCATTATGCTGAAGAGAAATCTAAAGAAGGTAGAACTTTAAAGAACGCTATTTTTAATATCACTCAAGATTTAGATTCTTTACTTGCATCACCCGCAGTAAAAAATGTTGTTAATAGAGAAACTGGTAAGCATGTCTGGCCAGAAATTGAGAAATATTTTAGCAAAGGTAAAGTATTATTTACTGACTATCTTAAAATTGCATTATTTTTAGCCTCTCCAGAAGATTTTAAAGCCTTTATAGAGAATAACAACTTAATCAATATTATTGGTCAGACTGAAAAAGAGTTCCGAGCACGAGCTGGACAGAGATATACAAATTCTATCTATTCAATCCGAACCGGAGGACAGGATAATATCTTTAAGGATGCTAATGTTGCTTATCTTTTCACAAGAATCAAACATAGTGAACCAAAAGAACGTAATGGTGTTGTAGTAAATCAATCATTAATTGACCAGAGAAATGATATTGCAACTTCTGTAAAAGAAATAGCTTCACTTCCAACTGAATTTTATAGGGGTAGATTTTCTTCTTCAACTAATACAAATATTGCTGATAACATCTACTATTCTATTATTAGTTCCTTCGGAACCTCTAAAGACTTACAGAAACTTGAAAAGCTACCAGGAATTCCTGATAAGACAGAGGGTTTCTTAACTCCTGATGCGCGTAGGCATTTACAAAAAGATCTTGGTTATGTAAGTTCTAAACGTAAGTTAGGTGAAAAAGTAACTGATATTATTGACACTTCATTCTCTTCTGACTATCAAGTAATCCGAGACGTTGCTCAAACTCTTCGGATGAGTTTAGAAACATTACACTCTGAGACAAATAAAGGATATGAATATATTTTCAAGGCATTAAGCCGAGCATTAGAACAACATAAGATTTTAAGCCTTGTTGAAAATATTAAGACTCTGAAAGACCAAGCTCTAGTAGATGCTTTCAGAGAAGGTATGTTCCATAACATTGAAACTGAATTAGGACTAGTAGGCGCGAATTCATTAAAACTAATGTTTGCTTCTAGCTCACGTAAAGAGCTCCTATCACCAGGTTCAAAAAACATATTTGATGTTTCCAGAGCTGTTAAAAATAAGCTAATTGAAACAAAGAAAGCTATTGAAGCACTAACTGCTAAAGATTTAACTACAATAGTTTCTGTCTTATCAAAGTCAAATGAGATTTTAGACTATTCAAAAAAGATGCAGAAACCTCTTGAGTTCTCTACTGAATTTTTGGATGAGGCTTTAGCTACCTGCAATAAATTACACATGCTTGTAATGGATGTTAATGATAATGAAGCAGTTCAAAAAGTTATCATGGATTCAGCGGAAGCTCTACGCAAAGGAGAATATTCCTTACGAACATTAAATATTATTAAAAATGCTATTAACAAAGATCCAGAGTTAACCTCAAATGAAGGTATCGCTACTTGTTTAGTAAAATTAGACAACATTTTTGGTTCTTCTACTGAAATTGAACAATATAATGAACTTGTTAAGCAATACTTAGAAATTAAAACAAGTATTAAAAATCTTATTTCTTATAAAACTAACGAAAAAATTAGTTCTGACTCAGATCGTAGTTTAGGATTTGATTTAGTTATCCATCCTTTTGATAAACTACTTCAAAATATCAACAACTGGATTGAACTTTTAGATGAAGATGAAATAGAATCCTGGAGAGAACAGCGTAAAGAAGGCGTCATTAAGTCTGAAGAAGATATTAAAGATGCTATAATTTCAGCTCAGATCCGAATGAATACTGAACGAGCACAGAAAGAAGCTGCGAAAAGACGGCTTGTTCCTGGAAGTTCTCTATCAGGAAATGCTTATACTACTACTGAGCAAGAATTACGTAAAGTTTTTGAAGCTAACCTACGTCAAGCAGGTGATAGAGCCAAAGAATTTTATAATGACATTCTCAAGATAGTTGAATCAGACAAGAAGTTCCAAGAATACTTAAAGTATGCTGGAAAAGAAGAGTTCGACGAAGAGACTGGCGAAAAGAAAGATGCCTTCAATGATGAAGAATTAAAAAATTATCTTTTCGATACTTTTAGTAAGGTTATTCAAAAGTTCCAAAGTGGTCTAGCTACAGAAAATCCTGAACTTGAAGCTGAAATGGCTCCAATACAAGCACAAGCTCTTCAGAAAACTGATAGACCTGGAGGAGTATTACGTGATGGTATTTCTGGTAAATCTCGCACTATTACAGAGTTTCCCGATGGTTCTGCTCTAACAATTTTTAAAACTACTCCAAGTAAGGAACTTCTAGATAATTTTTCTGATCTATTCCCAGATGCAACAGTTGACACATTCACTGATTACCGAAATGGTAAAGCTTTTGGTCATGATGGACTACGTTTAGCTGATTTCGTTACAATTTTACCTGAAGCCGAGTTCAAAATTTTTAAAGAACGTTTACGTGCTATTGAGAGCAAGAAACGTATTATCAAAACAAAAGCATTCACAACATTTAGCACAATTATTAAAAATGCTATTGATACTGGAAATATTGTATATCCAGTTAGAGTAGAAATAGCTTCAACTATCACTAATCTTGATCTAAAGAGTTCCGCATTTTTAAATATTGCAACTGCTATTTCTCATTATGAGGATATTAATAATTTTACATTAGGTAACCATGGTCGTTCAGCTGATGTAATCAATGCATTATTTAATATGTCAGAATATCCTGTTATTCTTAACCAGGATCGTTGTGTTGCATTAGCTGTTAAGTGTTATATTCTTGAACTTCTTTTAGATGCAATCAAAAAATCATCTGTAGATAGTTTAATATCTGCAGCCTCTATAAACTTCTTAGATACTTCAACCACAGAAAACGTCAAACTCAATAAAGAAGCTACTGACATTTTTCGTTCAAGTGTTGCTAAAGCAATTGAAAAAGACTTTAATCCTACTTCAGGCACTTTTGCCAAAGAGTATGAAGTTACCAAAAAGATGCTACTGTCAGCTATTGATGGTTCAGCAAATGCTGTATCTATTCTAGTAGCTTCTGGTTCTATTGTAGGTAAGACTACTATAAATCCAAAAAATGAAAGTCAAGTAGAAGGTATCATTAAGTCTCGCGGTATTGCTGGTCTATCAATCATTAAGAATAGTGACAAGACTTCAGATTCTGTTAAACTGTTTATTACTAAGCTAATGGCAAATACCTCCACAATAGCAGACAATTTAAAGGCTACTGTTAATATCATCACAAGCGGTATTTCATATACTTTAGCCAGACAAGCTCTCATCACCTCAGCACAGAAAAATAATGAGAGAGTTAGTGATAAATTAGAAGAATTTGATCGAAACGAAAAGTGGGTTCAGTTTACTAGTAAGTTCAAACTTACTAAAGATAAGATAGCAAACAAGAGTGTTATCGTTCAAGACGATGATTCAGGTGCTTCTAACCTACGAAATATTTATCTGAATTCTTTCTTAACAGATTTTGAAAGACTATTCAAAAATATTCAAAAACTGAAGATTGACAGAGAAACACAAGAAGTTGAAGAGACAGAAGATCAGTCCGCCTTTGATGAAAAGCAAGAAATTGAAGCTACTGGAGTTGCTATTTTAGGTTTATACCAGTCTGGTGAAACCGAGAAACTACAAAGTGGCTCTATTCTCCCTGGAAGTGAGGCAGAGAAGCTAGTAAATAAACAACGTTCTAAGCAAGGTGATAGTTCAGTTAAACGGGCTATTAAACAGGGTGGTACGGTAACTCTTCCAAAGTCAATGGTTAAACCTTCTAAATCTGGTGGTTTAGAAGCAGTAGTAAATCTAAGCGTTGGTAGAACTTACAAGAATGTTACAAAGGAATTACTATCTGGCCAATCTCGTTCTATGGATATGACTGGGATTAAGGGAGTTGCAAAAGCTTCCTTCAATGAACATAAAAACATTAAGCAGATTTATGATAGTATTGAAGCTGAGTTAGTAACAATTAACAAAATATTATCACTATCTTGTGGCGCATTTGAAAATCCAGAAAAGGCCAAAGCTGATCTGTTTGAATATAGTAACAATATTTCTAGATCAGTAACTATTGTAGAAAGCGCTTTGCGAGACTTTTATATAGATGGTAAGGTAGTTTTCAATAAGAAAGAAGTTCAAGCAGCAGCAAGACAAAAATTAACCGCCATCCCGCATCCTCTAATATCTCCAGAAAGTTCTTTCGCTTTCTTACTACACCCAGATTTAGGTAAACAAGCTCTTGCTACACATGAATCTTCTTATAAAAAGATTGATGAGGGTATTAAAGAACATTGGAAGATTTTAATCAATTCCTTACTTGTAGATGGTAAAGCTTCAATAGACGAAATTTTTACTGCAATCCGAACTAAATTTGAAGTTGTTGAAGCACCTCTCGGAAAAACCGAATTACCAGAAAAACCAGCTCAAGAAAAAGTTAAGTTTAGCGTGGAAGATTTAACCAACTTTGAAGACTCTTTCTTTAGTAATGCAGTATCTACAAAAGTTTTAAATACTTTTGTTGTTGCTTTACTTGACAAATATAAAGATGTTGAAAAAACTAGTCCTGATAAATTAGCGAAAACTAAGGAAGCTGTTAATGCAAGTTTAGTAAAAATACTAGAATTCTGTGGACAAAAGATTAAATTCTTTAAAAACTTACTAACTTCTGATATGGACGCAGTTAGTCTACAAACCAAGTATAATGATTCTATTCAACCCATAGTAAACCACTTGTTTACTCTTGAAAACATTATAAATGCTGTAGGGTTAGATGGTAGTTTGTCTTCTAGTGTTGATGCAGTTGAAAAAGAATTAGATACACTTCAAAAAGAAATGGATTCACGTAAGACAGTAGAATCTATTTTATATAATTTCTTCAAAGTTATTAATGAAGTAAATGATGCTGGAAATGATGAAGCTGCAATAATGCAGAAAGATTCAGAGCTACTCCCAACTGCTGGAAAATCAGAAGAAGCTAAGTCAAAGAAATATGACTTCAGTAAAAACTCTACAATAGATGATATAGCAAAAGATTATAAGTTCATCTATAAAAATTCTGCATGGGATATAATTTTCCCAAATATTAAGAATGAATTTATTGCAGTATTTGTAACAGAGTTTGTCCGTGGTCCTCTCTACAGACACTATATGCAAAGCTTATTCAAGAGTGCATATTACATTAAAGTATTAGCAAAAGCTGGTACTATAAATGAAGAATCTGTTACTGGTAAATTCTTAATTAGTATAGGTGATTTCGAGTTGCTTCATGATTTCGCTAATGGCGAAGATTTGACAGATAGAGCAATAGCAACCAAGTAACAATATAAAGGTAACTTTAAAGCCTCCGACAAAAAGGAGGCTTTAATTTTTAATTAAATGATATGAATACAGTAACTTTCCACGTCGATAATATATTAAAACGATTAGATGAAACTCTGATGAATCTAAATATCCCTAATAAGTTAGACACAGGGATGGATACTTCTACCACAGCACAAAATATGAAAACTGGTTCAACATTCAAGAACTGGATTGGCCCAGATTATAATCCTGGTGAGGTTCATTTGAATAAACCTCGATCATATTCTGGCGGAGCCTTAACAAGTATGTCAAAAAATGTAGCTTCTATATTATTTGATAATAATGTTAGAAAACAAAAAGTAACTTTGTTACGTATTTTAAAAACTGTTCCCATGCGAGAATTTCATACTCCAGTATTAAATTACAAGTTTATTAATTTAATGGAAGCTTCTAATATGTATCCATTAAGTAATAAATTTTTTCAATCTTTTGGTGATGCACATAATGTGTATGTAGAATACAAAGGAGCTTTAGCTACAGTAGTTTCTGGTGGTACCTATCGGAATTATCTAACTACTAGTCAGGGAAATAATAGTAGCACTCATGAATATCTTCAAAAGATTAGTGATCCAATTCTACAACAAATTAAACAAAAAGCATTGCAGTTGTTTAAACATCCTGAAGATATTGAATTTATTAACACTGCTATAGGAACGGAAGTCATACCTTCTGTGGTGTATGATGGTATATCTCTTGGTGTTATTGATACGGCAAATCTAAATATTTCTAATAATGCCCTATCAACGTCTCCGATTAAAAATATCTTACCAGCACATTTACGAAATAAAGCATCGGTCATTATGCATGCAAATTATACTTCATCTAGTGAATTTGCGAGTTTGTCACAGGAAATTATTAATGACTTACATGCACACTTACACGCTGTAGATACAATGTCACCAACAGTTTATAGTAACAACATAATGGATGATATGAATCAGGTGTTCCAGTTAAGTAAACGAGATCCTTCAAATACATACAGAACTATTTACAAATCTACAGTTACTGTTTGTAACTGGATAGTAAATGACTTGAACAATGCTATTGATTCAAGCACTAATAAGCCTGACTTATATTTTAGTAATCCACCGATGGAAAAAATCATTCCTTTACTTAAAAAGGGTAAGAATGATAACATGCCGTTTATTGTTGTTAGAGCATTGACTGAACGAGATGGTAAAAATGATCCTCTTCAGATTCGATGTTTTGGAACAGAATGTCAGAAACGAGCAGAAACTGGATACAAAGCATATAAAAAAGTAAACAAAGTAGCTATCATTCCACCTGGATTTAATAACTATATTACTTCAAAAGCTAATGGTGCAGCTTCTGTAGAAGACTATATTAATCAATTAAGACAGCTCCTTCCCTCAGAAGCTAACTCATATAAAGGTAGTTCAGAAGGAACTGAAATTTTTTATACTGCATTACGTAGTTGCTATGCTGGAAACGGTAAGTTCAAGTCAATGCCTTTGTTTAAATATCTACCTCCTATTCTCTATCAAGATACTGAAAACAAATTTGAGTTATACACTTCGTTTAAAGATTTATCTATGTCAGCTTTACCTTATATGGAAAAACTCAAAGACAAATCTTTACTTAATGCTGAACAATTTCAAGCACTTCCAAGAAATATGAACCAAGCTGCGTTCATGTTATTTGTGCCTTTAGATAAACAGGATAATCTTTCGACTACCATACGTCCTATTCAACCAGATTCTGTTGATTCTATTGAAGCGCAACGTGCAATAACTATGTCTGATGAAGAAACACCTTCTGGAAATAGAATTCCTACAATGATTCCTATGAAAGTAATCAGAGAACAGTTATCAAAAGATCTAGATCGAGTAAGAGATTTAAATGACTTAATGACTGTAAGTACAAAATTTTCAATAGTTCTTAAGAATCTATCTAGAGGTTTTTGGACCGCTAAGGGTGGAACATTAGAAGGTATTAAAAACCTAGAAGAAGGAACTCTTCTGGGTATGTATAATATTTTACTTCCAGATAACGTAGCAACTTCAGATAAACCAGTAGACATTGATGTTCTTGGTGGAAGATTAAATATTTTAAGCTTACAAGATGCTGCATATTTCAAAAAATTAAGAGATGCAGCTATAGAGTCCGCCAGCGCTTCTTTTAGCAAGGGTCAATAATGGATAACAGTATTGCTAATTTACCAACCCATCCCGCGCTAATACTCTACGCTCTAACAGTATATGGCTATTGCCTGGCTGCTGAGAAAACCAAGACAGATATTCAGTCCAATGATCCGACTGCAAATGGCCTTTTTTATTCGACAGAAGCCAATTACAAGACTTTGCAGACATACGACACCACTGAAACACGAGATGCAGATGAAGACTTGGATGACATAATAAACGGCTTGGACCCTGAAATAGCTGAAACATATAGGAAAGCCATGGAGGAAAATGAAACTCCTCAAGCTGGCGAGGAATCGTCCGATATAGAACAACGGGACTATGACCCGGCCATGGGCACGTAATCCGCTTCTATATAGGTTCAGATGATAACCCGAGAGACACTTGAATACCTTTCAGTTGGTACATTTTATTCTATTAAAGAATACCTACCAGTTGAACAGAAAAGTCTATTACTGGATATTTTATATTTTCTATCAATTAAAACAAAAACTCCACAACTTTGTATTGAAAATGATATTAAGTCAATAGAGATTCTGTTTGAATATTGTAATCAAATGAATATTGAACCAGAAAATTATGTTTCTTGTGCATATGACTATATTGGTAAATTTGTAAATAAAGGTCATAAGATTCATGTATCATATTTACTAAATGAAAAAGTTATTGAGTTTTGTGCAAAGCATATTAAATCATGTTCTAGTGATGCTTTGATTTTTAACCAAATAAGAACAGATATTCTTGTAACTGAAAAACAAATCAGAAACTATAGTAAAGAGCAAGGTATTTCATATACGGATTCTTTACTATTTTTCTATAGAACTGGAAAAGTATCTGAAATATTTCTACTGTATAAAGTCTATATGGGAGTTGAACCATTTGTAGATATTAAATTATCTGAAACTTTAGATAAGATGTTCATTCTTGTGAAACCTATTTTTATTCAAATGACTTCACGATATGGATTATATCCAAGTAATAAAATTCAGGAATGGAACAATTCTAAAATTGAATCTTTTAGTTTTTGCCCTATTTACTTTAGAGATGTTTATCTGAATGAAGAAATTCCACATAGCTATCTTGGAAATGAATCTACCAGAATTGGAACTAATGTTCACAAGATTTTTGAAGATGTTATTTACAAATATACTAAAGCAAAAGTAAAAGACTTTGAAGCTATTTATAAAAGACATTTAACCTGTAAAGCATTTTTAGAAGTTGAACACAGTATTATGGAACATAAGAAAGGTTTAGATGATTTCTTTCTTGGACCTAACAGTATAGTTAAGAAGTATTTTAAACCTGACACACAAATTTTTATTGAAGAAACAATGCATTACACAGATCCTATTACTGGTTTAAAGTTTTATGGAACTGCTGACTTGATTCTGATAAATGGCGATGAAGCAATTCTTCTTGACTATAAAACTTCTAAAATCGACGACCAGAAGTGGATTGATAAAAATAATGAAAAGTATCACAAGCAGTTAAGTTTATATGCAAAATTTATAAAAGAACGTTTTAATGTTTCTTCTGTTAAAGCAGTTATTATTTACACGCGTGGTTTAATTCATGAGTTTCCGAGTATAAACGAGTTCATTATAGAAGAACGAGCAGTAGATATTCAAAAGATTAAAAACGCCATGAAAATGAATAGCTTCAGAAGCAACACAAGCTCATGCACACTTTGTCGCCATCCAAATTGTAAAGATAGAGCAAGAATTTCTATGTGGGATACTAATGGTAATCGTAAACCAAAAAAGTAGCCAGAAGATTTATTGTGGTTGTAAACAATTAAAAGACATAATAGAATTTTATGTGGCAAATAACAGAAAGTATAAAGATAAAGTGCAAGGTCAATGTAAAATGTCAATCCACTAAAGCAAAAGCAGCTAGGAAAGCTAAAAGAAACCTAAAGTAGTTAATAACATAACTTGTATTTGTAGTAAATGTAAAATAGAAAAACCTATCTCAAACTTTATTAAAGCTAAATCTATGTTGAATGGTCATAGGCCAAAATATAAATCTTGTTATAAAGTAATCAATACTCCTATTAGAAGAAATAGATTACTACAGCAAAACTTTGGTATAGACCTAGAGATATATAATCAAATGTTAGAAAGTCAAAATAGTGTTTGTGCTATTTGTGGTGGTGAAGAAAAACCTTGTTCTGGTTTAGCAGTAGATCACGATCATGCTACTGGAAAAATTAGAGCATTGTTATGTAGCCATTGTAATCTGCAATGGATTCTATTGATATACTCAACGCTGCTATATAGTATTTGATAAAGCATGCAGAAAAGTGAAGTAATTAAGTTTTGTTAGCATATATGTAGGAATAATACATGTCCTTATTTAGTCCAAAATCAACCATTCGGCAATTAATACAAGAAACTGAAGAGTTCACTGTTACACCTGAAATGGAAATGCCTTCAGATACTGGCGTTGACGTTGGTGATATTACAACTGATTTAGCTTCCCGACCATCAGCACCTCAACCTGGAAATGGTGCTCCTCAGATTCAAATTAGTTCTATCCCACAACCACAGTCTAATGTTCCTACTACTATGACAAAGACTGTTTCTAATGCCGAAGCCATTAGAACCCAACTTACACAGTTAAAGAGTGTAATTGTAACTTATGAAAAAGAATTCCAAGATAACGATCTTTCTCCAGAAAGTGCTAAAGTTGCAATAGGTGGATTGCTTAACGTAATAATTTATCATGCAAAAGAATTAGAAAAATATCTTAGTATTGGAGAAGCTTCAGCAGAAGAACCAGTAGCTCCTGATACTGAAGCCTCTCCAATGCCTCCTATGAATGCAGCTCCAGCAAAAGAATCAACTAGCGGAGATGTTGTTTAATGGCTACTTTAACTACAAAATTTGGTATTGGCGATACTCTTTATCTGTTCGATTCTGAGACTGGTATAATTTCCAGAGATGTAGTTTATGGTATTGCTGTTTTCTCTAAGACTTTAGATTGTCAACCAGAGATTCAATATATTCTTAGGACTCATGGAAAGATTTCTGAACAAGATACATTTACAGATGTAGAAGTAAAAGATTTAGGTAATGCTTGGCTGGCTGAACGTTCAGTAGCTATGTTCTCTTCTGTAGGAATTTAATGTCTGCTCCAGTTCCTAAGTTTCTCGAGGGCCAGCGTGCTTATTATGTATTATTTTCTACAGTAGAAATAGTGCCAGTAGAGATTATTACTACTCACTTTTATTCACATAATAGTGCAGAGCCTGTGTCCTATAAAGTTCAATTTGTTAATAGACTAAAACCAACGTTTGTTGATTTTGTTGAAGAATCTAAACTTCTAACCTTTTCGCAAGCTAAACTATATTTACTTTCTTGGTTAGAAACTCAAAGAGTAAGAATTACCAACCTAACAGAACCTACAATATAATGGCTACTTTTAAAAAGAAACATCGCATTGGCTCGGACTCAAGTATCTTTGAGTCCTTTTCCGCGTTATCTAAAAAAGATGTATCAAATGGAAATATCGCTGGAGTAGAAAGTCCCTATTCAGCTAGTCATAAACAGAGTGTGAGTTTAGCTCTTTTAAATGCTGATGAACAAGCAACAGAATTATCAAGTGACATAGTAAAATTACATAATAAACTTGAGGAATACATTAAGTTAGGCTCTGTAAAATATTTTGAAGGGTTTAACAGATTTTCAATGTTATTACTTCAGGCGTTAAAGATAAATGATGTTCTTTCTGGTGATGATTTAGTTTTAAAGAAATTAGCAGATATTGTTACTTATTCATATCTAAGAAAAAATAAAGGTAAGTTTAAAATTTACACCGACTTTGATGAAGCTAAATCAGTTACCATGCTGGTATTTGAAGCTGCACAAAAATTAGGATTGACTTTTTTGACTTCTGATATTGAAGACCTCCTTCAAAAAATTGTCTTTTCTGTTCTCTATAAACCAAAGGATGAGGATAAAAAAGATAAGAAATCAGAGACTCAGAAAGGTGACAAAAAAGAACCTTTACCAAATCCCACATCAGACGATAAACTTGAAGAGAAACCTGGAGAGGTAATTCCTAATGACCCCAACAAGCTTGATACTAAGTAAACCAATACAGATTGTTATTTCAGTAGTTATAGCTGCAGCTCTTGCGGCTTTTACGGTTTCTTATGTTAAAGACCAGAGTTGGAAGAGGACTGTTGAAAGTAAAACACAACAAATTCAACTTTTAGAAGAGTCTGTTGCTAAGAAAAATATGGAAATTGCTGCATTAAATATAAAGATTGGTGAAGCGACTATTGCTACAGCTGAAGCTACCAAAATTGCTAAGAATGCTCAGGCTAATACAAATGAGCTACTTAAAAAATGGAAAGAACTACAAGCGCAATTACACCCAAATATTCCACCTGATTCACTGCCATCTATTCCACCAGTAGAAAGTGATTATACACCTATCGCTAATATAACTACTTTAACTGACTGCACAAAGACTTTAGAAGCAGAGAGAAAACAATGCACTGAAGAAAAGACTGTATTAGTTGAAGAGATTGTTGCGGATAGAAATCTTATCACAACAGTTACAACAGAGAAAGACTTGATCTCTCAAAAAGCTGATATTCTTACTACTGAAGTAACTGGCTTAAAAGAAATTAAAACAGAGCAGGAAGTTATTATTGATACCCAAGGTAAACAAATAAAATCTGAAGTTCGAAGAAAGAAGATTTATAGAGGCGCGTCTGGCATCTTGGCCCTGATAGTCACTGTTTTATTACTTTAGTAAAATTAAAAACGTTCGATATATAAGGTGAGGATACAAAAAATATGGAAGAAAATCACGTAAACACTCTACTACTTAGCGATGAAGAACTCAAGGCTCTAAGCGATGCAATTCGAGCTAGTAAAGTTACCGCCACTACAGAAGAGATCATTCTTGTGAAGATGGGTAAATCAGCTGCTCCACTTCTTGATGTTACCTTTAAGGTAGTTTCTGCTTGGGAAGCTCGATATCAGGAACTCCAGGCTTCCGTAGCAGCTTCTAAAGCAGAAGCTTAATTTGTAAGTGAATTAAGTTAATATCATTTATAGGAATTCATATGGATAAGATTAAGCCAGTAACCACTGCACCCGCCACAGGAAAAGGAAAGATTTTTTCCACTCCCAAGACTCAAGCAGGTATCACTAATGCTAAGAGTCATAAGAACGGTAGAGTAACCACCAGCGGTATGAGCGGAAGCAAGTAAACCAGTTAAATAGCGACAGAAGTGGCACCTGAGTGGTGCCACTTTTTTTGTCTATTTTCCTATATGTAGTGCGGGTTTCGGACGATATACCTTTACGACGTTTTTTATGAGGCATCAAGGAATGACATTTCAAACACTACAGCAGCAATACTTAGAAGCTAAAGGCAAAACATTAGAGACTGCATCGGAGGCTATGATAAGCGATGCAACTGCGTATGCTTCTTGTTATGATTGGTATATTACTAAGCAGTTAGTATCAGATAGTACCGCAGATTTGGCCTCTAAAGTATGGGTTAATAAGTATGCTCTGCATGATAAGAATGGTATTTGCAGAGAGCGAACACTAGAAGATACTTGGAAGCGTATTGCTAAAACTCTGGCCGAAGTAGAAGTAGCCAACAGTGGTGATTCCGCTAATGAGTTTTCTAAATGGAATGATATTTTCTTAGACGCTCTTCAGGATTTTAAGTATGCTCCGGGTGGTAGTGGACTATACAGTATTGGAAACCCGTATACCTGTTCCAGCGTTTCTAACTGCTTCGTAATGAATCCTCCACAGGATAATCTTGAGTCTATCTTTGATGTTGCTAAAAGTATGGCAAGAGTTTACGCTAACCGTGGGGGCTGTGGTGTAGATATTTCTAATCTACGCCCCTGTAATGCTCCTACAAATAACGCTGCAAAGTCTTCTACTGGCGCTGCTAGTTTTATGGACTTCTATAGTTATGTTACAGGAAAGATTGGTCAAGAAGGCAGACGTGGTGCCCTTCTGATGTCAATGCGTATTGACCATCCTGATATTTTTAAGTTCATTAAAATGAAACGTGACGAAGACAAGCAATGGTTTATTACTGAACTTGAAGAGGCTGGAATTGATCTTAAAGATTATAAATATTCAGCTATTGCTGATAGACTCAAGTCTTGCTCACAGTCAAACGTATCTGTAAAAATTACAGATAAGTTCATTTCTGCATTAGAAAAAGATGAGATGTTTGAACTTTGGTTTGAATATGATAATGGCTACCCAAGATACTCTGAATTTGTGAGAGCAAAAGATATTTGGGATGCTCTTATTGAAGGTGCTTGGGCTTCTGCTGAACCAGGAATGTTTAACTGGGATCATATCCTACGAGAGTCTACTTCTGGAAAATACGATGGAGTAATATATAAAGGTAAGAAAGTTCAGGGTAAAGAAATTACAAGTAATCCTTGTCAACCGGGGTTTGCTACTGTTCTTACTCCAAATGGGATCAGAACCTTCGATGACATCACTGTTGGCTCTACAATTTGGTCTGGTAACCAATGGACAAGAGTTGTAAATAAAGTAGCAACTGGGATTAAAAAAGTTTTTCGTTATACCACTAATGCTGGTGAGTTCATCGGCACAGAAAACCATCGTGTTGTAAGTAATGGTACTAAAGTTGAAGTTGGAAAAACTGATAGTATTGATATTTGTATTGGTAACCCTTCTTTTCTACGGTTGGATATTGAAGGGTGTAGAATGGCTGAAAATAGTCAAACTATTATGGATGGTTGGGTAATTGGAGATGGTTCTGTTCATACTGCAAGTAACAATTTAGTTTTTATCTGTGTTGGAGAAAATGATTACGACATTCATACAGCATTACCAGAGTATCTGATAAAAGCTCGCCCTGACATTAAAGAGACCGCTTGGGAAGTTAACACTACTATTACAGCAGATGAGCTTTCTCTTACTTATAGTAGAAGAGTTCCAAGTAGATTTAAATTTGGTAGTTTTGATACTGTTGCAGATTTTCTTTGCGGATTATACTCGGCTAACGGATCTATTACTGAAAATAGAGTAACGTTAAAGTCAGCTTCTGTTGGATTAATTAAAGATGTTCAAGAGATGCTTTCTTCGTTAGGTATTTCTTCTTACGTTACTATAAATAAGGAAAAAGAAGTAGAATTTTCTGAAGGTTCTTATACCTACAAAGAACCTTATGTTTTAAACATCGGTGACATAGTTAATAAAACTAAATTTTGTAAGCTTATAGGATTTAAGCAAGACTATAAACTTGATAACTTAATCAACGTTATTAAGGATGAGTCTCATGGTGGAAAAACTACATATGATATCACCACTATTACTGAAGTAGGAGACTTAGAAGTATTTGATATTACCGTAGATGCAGATGAGCATACCTATTGGACTGGCGGACTTTTAGTGTCAAACTGTGGCGAAATTGTAATGCCTCCAGATAGTTGCAACCTTGGTCAGATGTATCTTCCTGCTTTCGTAGAATATCCTTATACCCCAGAGGCATATTTTAACCGGGAGAAATACGAGAAGTACGCTGCTATTGCAGTTAGAATGCAAGACAATATTAAACAACTTGATATTGATTCTGGTCTACTGCTTCCTGAACATCAGTTATCTGCTGAAGCTTTTAGACGTTTAGGACTGGGTAATACTGGTTATGGTGATATGTTTGCAATGCTAGGAATCAAATATGGTTCTGATGAATCTATTGCTTGTGCTGAAAACATTGCAGAAATTTATAAAGAGGTTGTCTATAATGCTTCTGTAGATCTAGCAATTGATAAAGGTTCTTTCCCTGTTTTTGATTGGGATCGTCATAAGCAAAGTCCGTTCATTCAGAGACTGAAACCAGAAACTCAGCAGCGTATTGCATCTTTTGGTATTAGAAATATTGCACTACTAACACAAGCTCCTAATGGAACTGGTTCTATTCTTTGCAGAAACACTACTTCTGGTCTTGAACCAATGTTCTTTGCTGAATCAAATAGAAATGTTAAGAATCCTGACGGTTCAATTACTCGTTATACTGTTTACCATCAGGGAATTGAAGATTGCAAACGTGCTGGTGGCGATCCTTCTGTTTATGTTGCTGCTCATGATGTTTCTTATGAGAAGAAGATTGAACTTCAGGCAGCAATGCAGAAGCACATTGATCACTCAATCAGCGTTACAGCTAATCTTCCAGCAGAAATCAGTAAAGAAGAAATTGGAAGTCTTTATCTAAAAGCTTTTAAACTTGGTTGTAAAGGTTTCACAGTGTATCGTGAAGGTTCAAGAGGAAGTGTTTTATCTGCTTTAGATGAAAAGAAAGTTGTAAAGCGGTTACTCGATAAACCACTTGAACGTCCTAAGACAACTGAAGTTGATATTCATAAGGTAAAATATAAGGATAAGCCTTGGTCAGTTCTTGTTGGAAGTCTTGATGGGATTCCAATTGAAGTATTTGCTGGTATTGAAGAAGACACTCCGCTCCCAAATAAATACCATAAGGCCGAACTGACTAAGAAGTCTAAAGGTCATTATTCCCTAACTGTTTATCTTTCTGCTGATTCACAAGAAGATGTTATTAAGATAAACAATATTGGCGCAAGATTCCCATCACCGGAAGGTTTAGTTCTTACACGGTTCATTTCATTATTACTTCGTAATCGTGTTCCAATTTCTGATATTGTTGAGCAGCTTCAGAAATCAGCAAGTTCTATGTTTGATTACCCAGCTGTTCTAGCAAGAGTTCTTAAGCAGTATGCTTCGGATGAAGAGTTAGCTGCTAAAATTAAAGGAACACCATGTCCTGACTGTGGTAAAGAACTTAAAATAAAACGAGAGAGTGGTTGCTCTGTAGTATATTGTGAAAATTGTAATTACGTAGATAGTAAGTGTGGTTAAGGAGAACCAAATGAATTTTAGTGATGCTCTTATTAGTGTAAAAGCAGGTAATCGTATTGCTCGTAAAACTTGGAATGGTAAAAATATGTTTATTGTTTACCAGCCGGGATATCCAAAAGGAATTAGTATTAATGAAAATACTCAAAAAGCTTTTAATCTTCCAGCTGGATCTATTTTAGCATTCAAACCTTACTTAACAATGTATACCGCTCAAGGTGATTGTGTCCCTTGGGTTGCGTCACAAAGTGATTTGTTAGAAGATGATTGGTATATTTTAGAATAAATAATTAAGCCCTCGAAAGAGGGCTTTTTGCAGCTACCAATAGATTATAACTATTTTGATTTCTAGTTGTTTAAGATAGTAATCTGACCTGGAGATAACCTGCTAAAAACCTCGTACGCCGTAGGATCCCAGTTATCTGTACCTTGATTTATTCTTCAGTCTCATCAATTACAACTTCCTCTTCTGGTTCTTGAAGGGCCGTTGTAGTAGATGCTTGAATGTCTAGTTTAATACCATGTTTCTCGGCTTCAGCAACTAAATCTTTAATAGCAGCTTTAAGAGCTTTATATTTAGCATTTGCTGGTTTTTTAGCGGATTTGATATTATGAAGTTTACTGATATGATGACCTAACACACCAAAAACTCTTCCTACTTCTCGTTGAACATCGTCGTAATCAGACTTAGTAGATGGTGAGAAAGTATCTTCTGGAGTAATGGATGCTTCTGGTGCTGGACCTGAAGAAGGAATTGGAAACAAAGTAAATTCTTCTTCTACAGCATCATATTGCTGCTCTAGAAACCTATCGAGTTTATTGTTGTGTAGTTGCGCCATAGTTATTTATGTTTCTCTATAAAAGCTTCAATCTCTGATTTGGAGATAATTGCTTTTGAGGACTGCACTTTTTCTACTAACTCATTTATGATGAGTGTAGCCTTTGCATTGTTCTTTCTGAACACTAATGCGATACCGATTCCACCAATGACCAGACCTAAGATAAGTCCAAATAAAAACATTTCTTCTCCTTATTAATTTATTGCTTTATTAATTTATTTCTTTAGTTCAGCGGCTTCTTCATTCTTTAGTTTAGCTGAGTCAATTTCAAGAGCTCGGATTTCTTCCTCTAATTTTTCTAGAGATTCTAAAACAAGTCTTGCTAATTTTAAATTGCCAGTTTCTAAATGGCTTTTAACTGCATTAAGTCCAGCAGTCAATTCACCTTTTACTCGTTCAAGTTGCTGTGAAATATGACCTAGCTTAACTTCATGCTCATGATTTGGAGCTACTTTTACTTCTTTGGTCATAGGAATAGAAGCTCCAGTTTCAGAACCTAATGGATTTGAAAATCCATCCAATTCCTCAATAATTGTATCAATAAATCGTTTCATTAGTGCCACCAAAAAAAAAAGTATCTTCAAAAACTTAATTACCAAGTTTAAATTAAGTTTATGGCTACTATTAACTACAATAAAACTATCTATTCAGGAATTAGTTTCCCTCCTCGTAAAGATGGCAACGCAGGATTTTTTGCTATTTCTACTGACTTAGAACTAATCAAAGAGAGTGTCTATATTATTTTAAACACTCGTAAAGGGGAAATGGTGATGTATCCTGAGTTTGGATCGGCAGCTATGGACTCTCTGTTCGAGAACATGGACACAAATTCTCAGGCTATTTTATGCCAACAGATTAAGAAAGACATCGAAACTTTCGAAAAACGCATAACCGTTAAATCAGTGGCGGCTTATTCAAAAGACAATACTCGAATTATTATAGTAACCGCCTTAGTAAACGTAACCGGGCAGGAAACGACCCTAGAATACAACCTGGCCGCATAAATCCCTTGAGTCCTGGCCACGAAGGCCCGATATACTTGTAGATGATTGGCAGGAATCGCATCCTGCCTGCATTCTATGAGACTGGATATGACAAAGGTTCTAATTTGCTCAGATTTACATTTTAACTTCAATTCTCCTTTTAGTAAGACCAATAATGATGGAATCTCAAGCAGACTGCAAGAGATTCTTGATTCGTTATTATGGGCTGCTGAAGTTGGTAAAAGTAAAGATGCAAAACTATTTGTAATCACTGGTGATCTATTTGAACGCGCTGAGAAGTTGCCTACCAAAGAAGGTCTTGCTATTATAGATGCTTTTAAGAAGATAAAATCACTATACGCTGGCAAATTCTATGCTTTGGTTGGTAATCACGATCAGATTAGTTCTGATAATAACATTCTTGATTTGTTTAGTAATATAATGACTGTAATTAGTAAGCCTACTTTCTTAGATATAGACGGAGGCAGACTTTTCTTTATTCCGTATATTCGAGAACCTGATGAGCTTTACAAGACTGTTCAATCCTTTGAACAGCATGACTGTATAGGCAGAAAGTATCTATTTGGTCACTTTTGGGACTCCACTGTAATGGGAGTAGATGCAGAAGCTATTGATATCACAAAGATAAATACTGCTTTCTTCGATAGAATTTTTCTTGGTCACTATCATGTTCCAACTATAGATTTGAATAACCTTATTATCTATTCTGGAACTCTTCTTAATCACAAGTTCAGTGAGACTGGTCCTAAAGGTTGTTGGGTATTAGAGACTGATACCAATGCTATTGAGTTTATTAAGAATCCACACTCGCCTGAGTTTTATTCTACCCAAGATGACATTTTACTTAGTGACCCTTCTGTAGTGGAGTCAAGAGCATATTACAGAGTATATTGTGACGCTAATAATGTTGTAGATATCTCTAAGATTCTTACTCTTGCTAAAGGTTACGAGATTCTTTCCAAGAAAGCTGCAAGCGCCGATTCTTCTGCCGTATCTATTGATTCAGTAGAGAAACGTAACTCTCTTACACTAAAAGAGTTTATCTTTAAAAACTGCACTCTATTTACTCCAGAAGGTGTTTCTGAAGATGATTTTAAAAAGCGTGGTTTAGAATTACTATCTGACTTATAAGGTAATGTTGTGAGCTATAAAATAAAATCATTAACCGTAAAGAACTTTGTAGTTTTCGTGGATGAGGTCACTGTTGACTTCTCTGCCATAACTTTAAATCAGATAGAAGCTATTTTCAAGACTGACACCAAACAATCAAATGGCGCTGGTAAATCTGTTTTGTTATGTGCTATTTCCTTGGCTTTGTTTGGTAAGGGAATACGAAGTAACTATATTTCTGATTACATTGCACCTACTAATCCTACTGGCGGTATCTATATTGGTTTGGAATTAGTCGATGACTCTGGTAATATCTTAAAAATAGAACGTTGGCGTAGACCAGGATCTGATATTAATAAGGCTAAAGTTTGGTTTAACTCTGCTCATATCTCTAAGGATATGACTATTTCAAAGATTGATGATCTAGTAGCTTCTTATGCTGGAGTTACACATTCCAACTTTCTTTCTTGTATTTTCTCTGTAATGCTTCCAGGTTTTCTAGCTCTGCGTCCAGCACAACGATTTGAAGTGTTGGAAAATGCTTTAGCGGTAAAGAAAATGGAAACTATTATTAAAAAGCTAAACACTGCTCAGAAGGTTGCAGAAGAAAAGCTTACTAACACCAATCTTGCATTAACTGAGAAACACCAGTTACTAGGACAGGAACTTGCCAAACGAGATATTTACTCTCAAAATAGGGATGCTCTTGTTCGATCTATTGCTTCTCAAGAAGAAGAATTACGTGGTTTATATAAGGAAGAGGAGAAGCTAATTAAGAAACGAAATGATTATGCTGTTTTGATTGATCTAGCTACTAACAAACTCAAAACTCAAAGAGAAAAGTTATCTTCTGCGTCTTCTGAGAAGTTTTCTCTTGATTCTTCAAAGTCAAAATTAGTTTCTACCATAAATTCTCTCGCAAAGAATTTCAAGTCGGTTAGTGACGCTGAGATAGAGTGTTTAGTGTGCCACTCCACCCTCGATAAGACCTCAGAAGTGTCTATCAAGCGTCATTACCAGTCTGAACTTTCGGACTTATTAGGTAAGCTCGCTATAGTGGAGACAACTATCACTACTATAATGGAGGCTATAGAACGTGACGAGAAGTCCTTAGCATTAGCACAGAAAAGTTTATCAAAAGTTGTTAGTGATATGAACATTAATAGTGCTTCCGCTATGGCTTGCGAACGAACTATTAAGTCAGCTAAAGAATCTTTATCTATTGCCGAGTCATCTTTTGATACAACTTTACTAGATTTTCTAAACGTTGACATCAATAATCTGAATACTCAAAAAGATGCTTTGTTGAAAGAAACAAAAATTGTAGCTTCTTGGAAACAAGCAATGTCAAAAAACGGTTTGCGTCTTGCTTATCTGAGAGAAGAAGTAGGGACTCTTAGCGCAATTGCTTCTAAGTTTGCATCTTCTGTTTATTCTAAACCTACTCAAGTTGAGTTCTTTATTAATGAAGAACGTGATACACCACAGCTTGATTTCACTGTAAATGGTAATGGTTCTGGAACATTCTCTACTGGAGAGCGAAGACTATTAGAAGTAGCTATTACGTTATCTTTGATGACTCTGTTGAAATCAGCTGGAATGAACTTAGAGTTCTTGATTTTAGATGAGGCATTAGATGGGCTTTCTGAGACAAGTAAGCACAATGTATTATCTATAATTGGAGAGTTATCTAAAGAATATCAGGTCATAATGATTTCTCACGATGACATGATTAAGAAGACTTCTGGTAATATTATTAGAGTTATTAAGGATGATGCAACTAAGACTTCAACTATTGAACAGTATGTTCGCTAATATCTACGGTAACTAATACAGGCTCACCAAACTCTTTAATGAACGAAAGTTTCCAGATGTAGCAATCGTCTAGATCTGGAAATTTTTCTTTGAACTCAGTAAAAACAGAGTCTATTAATGCTTTACCTTGGTTTTCAATGTCTTTCTTTCTAACGCTTTTTTTATCTTTGAGTAGCCATGTTGGTGATCTTACTGTGATACAAACTTCTAAAGGTTTGTCCACAAGGTTCGATAAGATAGTAAGGTTTGGCTTTGTCAGTTGTTCCAGAACAGCATCTTTGACTTGCGCTTTAAATCGTTTACCATCTGTTGATATGAATCGTCTTGATTGTCCAGGAATATTACAATACAGTTTGTTCATACTAATAGGTTCAAAATCAAAATTTATAGTAAGTTTATTAGTCATATAAAATTAATTTGAGGAATAACAAATGTTTTGGAACAAGCCAATTAAGATTAAAGTAACAAGGACTCATGAATTTGCTACTTTGCCACGCAAAACTCATACTAATATGTTTGCTGATGCTGCTTATGATTTATTTCCTTTTGAAGCCGCCCCAACATACCCATTAGAAGCTATAGATGCGTTAACTGGTTCTTCTTTGTGGAGAACCCCCTCAGTTGATATAGAGTTTCCAGAAGAGAAGACTTTTGTTTTAGAAGCTAACTCAAGGAAACTAGTTGGAACTGGGATACGGTTAGCAATACCAGATGGCTATTGGGTTAAGTTTCATGAACGTTCTGGTCTTGCTAATAAAGGTATTCATATTCTTGGTGGAGTTATTGATTCAGGTTATACTGGTGAATTAAAAGTTATTATGTATAATTCCAGTAATAGTGCTTATGAGCATGATTGCTCTAAAGCGATTTGTCAGTTTACTGTAGAGAAGGTGACTGATTCTGTATTAGAACTTGTTTCTATTGAAGACATGGACTACCAGGCAGAACTAAGAGAACGTAAAGATAAGGGTTTTGGTTCTTCAGATGGGAAATAAGTTACTTCCACTCGATAAGTGCATTGAGATAGTTAATGCAGCTATCGAGAATAAAGAAATTAATTTTGTATTTTTAGAGGATGCTCCGAAATTAGTAAAACTATTAAGTTCAGGAGAGTATTGTGCTTACAAGAATACAGTATACGTTCCATCAATTCACCTTAAACTATCTACTTCCGCCAATGAATCAGACCGTGCTGTTGCTACTGCTAAGTTATTACCTTGGATAATGGCAATAAAAGATGGTAAAACTAGCTCTCTATATCAAATGAGGAAGTTATTAACAGATTATAAGCTGCGTTCATTTTATTTTATGTATGAGTATGTCTTTCTAGTAGCGTCAGAAAATCCTTATGCAGATACTATATTCGGAGGCTTTGTTTGTTCTAGAAAAGGTTGGTTAGGTAAAAGATACCCGACAGAGCAAATAATAGATTATCTTCAAACACTCTTATAATAACAAAGCCCTCTTTCGAGGGCTTTTGTTTTAGATATCATCGTCGAAAAGTTCTAATTTTTGTAGATCTTTTCGGCGTTTTGCTTTTAATCCTCTAGCTTCTCTAGTCTTTAAAGTAGCATCAATTCTACCTTGATAGTCTGGATGAATATCGCCATCTTTATTAATAATATAGGCAATATTTTTGGAAACCAATTCAATAATTTCTGTTGTCTCAGGATCTTTAGCAGTAGCTTCAGCCTGGACTAAGTAAGCTTTATCTTCTTTAGGTAGCTGTTCGATAGAGTCAGTGAAAAGGTTTACAATTTCTTCTACATAATCACTAAACTCTTTGATGGCTACTAAGAAAGTTAATCGAGTGTGAAGGATACCTAAGAAAAGTAGTTTTCTATTTCTGGTTTCTGTGTTAGTCACCTTCTGTGGTTGCTCTACTACTTCAGCTTCAGCTTCAGTAGCAGGTTTCTTAGTGCATAAACCTAGTAATAATGGTGTAGATTCATTGCGAATGTAGTTAAAGTAAGATTTTGAATCACTTACTTTATTATTGATTAAGTCTATTACTACAGGGTTTGGCAATAACAGATTTGCAATAGTTGCCTTAGAATTTGTTGTAATACATCTAGATAAGGCTTTTAGAGCTGGCCCAAAAGCAGTTTCAAAAATATTTCTAATAATTTCTGAAACTTTATTAGGATCTGTCGCTGCTAAAAGTTCCCCGTGATTTGATTCTATACTAGAAACAACAGTATTTACCTTAGAATCAAAATCTTCCTTACTAGGAAATATGAATCTATATTTTTCTGGATTAGGTTGACCAGCAGGATATAAGAAATAATAAGTTGATGGAGCACTAGCATTTGTGCCAATCTTCTGCTTCACAGCAACTGGAATAGCTTCTAAATTTGCTTTTACTCTATTCTTGTAGGTTTCAATTACAGTATCTTTATTTACAGCAGTAGATTTTGATGCTGACTTAAATTCTTTAGATACAATATTAAAGGTAGAATTTAAGTCATCAGCTAAAGCTGAGTTAAAAGGTCTTTCTGCAATATTTAGAGAAAAGATGTCAGTAAAATCATCTTTTATTCTAGATACTTTATCACCAGTATTGTTCAATACTTTATTAAAAGTATAATAAGCTACTTTAATACCTTCATTACTATTTATGAAGTTTGCAAAACTTGTGTTATCTCTTGAGATATCTACATCATCAACATTTTTTGGTAGGTCATATAAGAATCGTTTTAATTCATTGACTGAATATGGTAAGTTATTATCAATACCGTTATATAACTGGTTTACAAAAATAGCACCTTCGGGTGAATACGCGAAGGAAGCAAACTTACTATCAAAGAAGTCATAAAAAAGGTTTCGTTTTTCTAAGTTACCGATGTTATTTATAACGATAAAATCGAAACTAGTTCTAACTGGAGAACCAGTTGTTTTACATAGAAGTTCTAAGGTATTTCTAACAGCACTTGTAACATATTCTCTATGAATATCACCAAGAATACGATTAGAATCTATGTTGATATAATCTTCGTAAGTGGCATAATCTTCATAAGTATCAGTATCTCCCTTACCATCTACTTCGGAAGGATCTAACTCACCACTTTCAGGTTTTCTTTTCTCTTCTGCTTCTTTCTTACTTAACCCATTATCGGCTTGTTTTAATACAGATTTTAATTCTGTAATAGGAGTATTAGATAATAATGCTTTTAAAAAGAAAATCAAAGAAAGAACTGGGTATTCAGTAATAGACAGTAGCATTTTGTTGCCAATATCTGTTGCAGTTTCAGTTCCTTTAGCTTCATATAAATGTTGTTTATCTGCATTCATTGGATAAACAGTATTAACATAATCCTCATCTATCTGATAAATATCTTTGATATACTTAACAAAACTTGTGTTGCGATGTAAGAAAATAGATAAAGTTTCATTGCTTAAATTAGTAGCAGGAAGTTTCTTTTCCATACCACCCATTGCTGCTTTGGCATACTTTGTAGTATCTAATGGAGAGTTAATGGATTTTAAATTGAACATATTACGCAGAGATTGTTTCTGCGTATTTTGTGACAACTCACCAATAGCGTCATAAGACATAATAATAAAGATATGGTGTCCTCTAATTACAGAAGCTATCATTAAATCTCTGACGAGTCTATCAAAGTCATCCTTACTTAAAACATTCTCTACTTTGTAACCACCTAAAGCATTGGTGACTGTTTTAATTACAGTAGAAAATGATTTTTTAGCTAACTGGTCTTCTTCATCAATCTCCTCAATATCAGTTTCCACTTCAGATTCATCTTCGCCAGTGTTCTCTGGAAATGTTAGTTCTCCTGAAATTGGATTCCCAGGATTATTAATAAACGCTACACAATCAGTGTAAATTTTATATAATTTATCAATTATCTGTGTAATTGCAATAGTTTCTTTTGTATTCTGAGATTTGTAAAAAGTTGAGTAAGAAGATAGTTTCTCTAACTCTTTTACAAAGCCTCTGTTTTTATTACAGAAGAAAACTTTGTTTAGGACGGCAGTAATTTTTCCGTGGTGCTTTGTTTCTAATTGTATGCTCATGAAATTTAATTTCCTAATCTTTCTTACAAGCGAGAATAGATCCAGTTTAGTGTTGGAACATATTCTAAATGGACTTGCGCATTATTGCTGAAAGGATGCGCTGCTTTGTAACTAGCCTCAACTGCTGGGTATGTTACAGTCTGTTCGATATTGTTAGAAATTCTTCTTCTCACCTCTCCAGAACCAACGTTATAAACGAAGAAACAAATATTTCGTATATCTTCTTTGTTTATTTCAGAGAAAGGTGTAGCATTGTTGATTCGACTGTTTCTATCTTCAATTGCTTTCTTAGCATGATAGTAACATCTAGTCATAAATTGAATACCAAGATCAATATTAGCTTTTGGATCAAAATAATAGTTAAAGGAAGCTGTTCCAATATTTACCATACCTTTAACTTCTTCAACTGCTGATGGGCCTATCTGGAATAATCCAATAGTTCCACCTGATTTAGCTTTAGGATCTCCGTTACTTTCAAGTAACATTTGAGCCTTAAAATATTTCCAATTTGGGAATACTTGTTGTAACTCTCCAGTAATATATGTATTATAAGCTTTTTGAATTTCATCATCATAAGTAGTTAAATTAAAATTACGTGGAGTTGTTTTAGCTGCTGTAGCAATACCTTTGCAAGTTTCTGAATATGAGTTAAGAATTCGCATTGGTGAAGAATCTTTATTTACATAAAACGCATTACCAAGAGTTGACCTGACAGCATTAGCCATATCAATTTTTCTAAACTCTTCAGCTCGTTTAAAGAAGTCTGGGTATGAATTATCAGCAACAGGTTTGTTTTTAAGCTGTGAAAATATTTTAGCCCAAGTTCTTGTTACAGTCTTGATTCTGCTGAATTTTGCATAGCAACTTTCTAATATTCCGCCTAAAACATCCCAATTAACAGAACGATTTACTCTGTGATTTTCGTCACCTGGAGTATATGATTGTAAATTACCATCAACATCAAACCCAATAAAGGCTCCTGATGGATGTCTTAAATATACTGTTTCTTGTCCTGGAACAGTTGAGATTTCAAGTCCAATAGGTTTAGAAAAATTAACGTCGCTAGAATTTGCATACAAGGTTGTATGATCAATATAGCTTCTAATCTGTTCTGGAGTCCCTTGGATGATTGTTGTCGGTGTAGCTATACTTCCTATCCATTCCAAAGGATTATAGAAAGCTGAGGTTCCTATTACTTGAGCTTTATTACGAATTGCTAATAGACTGTTGGCATCTATAGTCTCACCAGCCCCTTTAAAGATTTCCCAATGTAAGTGGTATCCACCATTGTTACCAAATACGTGTCCTGTATTACCACAGAATCCTAATGGTGTTCCAGCCTTTACTAAGGTTCCAGCATGATTTTGTATAATCTTAACAATACTGTCATTTATAGCAGCTAGGTGGAAGAAACCGTGTCCAGTCCCATCAACTGCTCTACAGAATAAAGCATTTCCCATAGAATTATTATTATATATAAAAGTAACAGGATACATGTCAATAGGAGCAAGGCAAATAGTGCTGTTATCTGTAGCTGCCGATATATCAATACCCATATGACGTTTTTCAGCGTTTCTATAATAAGGCCGAGGTGCGCCGAAGTTACCTTTGATTGGATCTCCCGATAATGGTGGTGTTGGGCGCCCAGGTCCAGGTTTAATAGGCCACATTTTTATTACATGAGTATCAACTGGTGTAGTTTTTTCTGGCGTTGGTTCTGCAACAGGAGCTGGTAAAGCTTGTCGTAATGCTTCAGGAATAACTAAAGTATCTGTAGGAGCAACATATGTTGTTGTTTCAGGAACTGTTAAAGTGACAGCATCTTTACTTAAAATAACACGTTTGGCAAAAGGCGCAGAAGCAGTTGTTGGGAATCCAGGATATGCAGCAGTAATTTTACTGTATTTAGCAGTAGTTAAAGTATCAATATCTGTTAGATTAATTTGGCCGGATAGAAATATTGCTGACTCGCCAATAGTATCAGAAATGTAAAGCATAGACTTATTTTCTGCTCTAATACTAAAAGCATTTGCTACTTTCGTAACATAATCATCTTCGTCATTTGTAAGAATCTGTGTATTACTTTCAGTTTCAGTTCTAATAGATTGTTCAGCTACTTCAAGTCCAGGAATGATTTCTAATGGTCTATCCTTATCATATTTAAACTCATTGGCATGAATTATTGCACCAACAAGAATAGGTAAGTTTGGATCATCATTTTCAAATATTACATAAACTTCAGTTCCTTGTTTGGGTGTGCTAAATACTCCGCTAATAGTAGCAACTTCATTTTCATTCTTTTTTGGACCCCAATTTTGAGATAGTGGTTTTGCCCAAGGTAATAAATCTTCTGCATCAGAAGCTTTCCAAGTATTGATATATTTGGCTCCATCAGGTATAGAAATACTATTAGGACTATCTTGAGCCGTATCAATAAACTCATCTGGAAATGTTCCATGAATAGCAGGGATCCAAACTTTAACTCTACCACTAAATAAAGGATCTTTATTAGATACAACAATAGCTCTCGTTAAAGAGCCTTTAATTATATTTTTTAGACTATAATTATATTCATTTATTTCGTGATTAAGCATTTTGTAGACTATTTAAAAGTTTTAAAAGATATGTAATGTCAATAATCTTAATAATTTCGCCACCACCAGGTCTTCCAAAAGGATCGACAATACCATTACTCCAGTAAATAACCCACCACAAATCAGACGATTGATAAAGTTCGTTAGCAATAAGATCAGGTCTATCTGCAAAATTATTGGGAACTTTATAATAACCAACCACGGGAACTAGTTTACTATAAATAGGAGCAATTGGAAAATAAGTTACAGTATTATGAACTCCCTTAAAAGTCCCACCTTTAGTAGTTCTCTCGTATGAAGATTTGGCTGGTTGAATTATTGATCCATCCCAAGAAAAAATCGCTGGCATATAATAAATTCCCTATAAAAGTTAATTGATTTTTTTCTTCAGAATCCGATATGTAGTAAGAGGCTATTATGGATAAACAAACCGGATTGGAAATTAGAGCGTTAAACGAAGCATTAAACACAGCCATGCACCGCATTATGTTACTAGAAACCAGAGTTTCCCAACTAGAAACTATTACCAACCAAAATACATTTAAATGGCAACCTCATACTACGCTAGATACAATCCAGTATGGAGCACCAGGAGAATTTTCTGGAATGAATTATCCTGTTTATCCTGTTTGGCAACCAGCTACTCCAGAGTATTTCGTTACTAAACCAGATCCTAATAAATATTATACTGGAACACCTCCGCAAACGTTTTCATCTGTTTCTTCAGGAACAATATTGGTAGCTGATTCAGAAGGTGGTGTTCATTGGGAACATTGTGAACCTTTAGTAAGTGGCTCAATAACAACTTCTGAGCCTGTATGGAACCCCGAATAATCGAAAAAGTCCTTTGTAGTCATGGCCTTCCGTCCGATATGTATGTACGGAAGGTCATTCTCATGTCAACAATACGAAAGCCTATGTTAGCAGGAACCATTAAAGACGTTACCAAGCTTATATTTCCCTTGGGTGCAACGTACAAATTAGATGGGATTCGTTGTTTACGCCCTGAACCTAAAGACGTAGTTAGTAGATCGTTTAAACCAATTGCAAACGTTTACATTAGAAACATTCTCAGTAAAGACTTAAAAGTAGGAATGGATGGAGAGATTATATCAGGATTGACATTTCAAGATGTGACTCACGCCGTAATGTCTTATGAAGGTGAACCAGACTTTAAGTATTATGTCTTTGATTACGTTGTAGATGACCTTACTAAAGGTTACATGGACAGAATGAAGGATCTTAAAGCATGGTATGACGCTGAAGGTCATAAGTATCCTTACATTGTTCCTCTCTTTCCAACAATTATTAACAATCTTGAAGAACTTCAAGAGTTTGAAGCAAAAGCTCTTGGTGAGGGTTATGAAGGAGTTATTCTCAGGTCACTTAATGGCCCTTACAAAAATGGTAGAAGTTCTTTTAAAGAACATTATCTGTTAAAGCTAAAGCAGTTCCTTGATAGTGAAGCAATAATTATTGGGTTTGAAGAACTTCTGATAAATAATAATGTTGCAACTACTAACGAACTAGGTCATACAGAACGATCTTCTTGCAAAGATAATCTAGCTCCTGGCTATAAACTAGGTTCTATTTATGTTCAGGATTTGAAATCTCGTTGTTGTTTTAGTATTGGAACTGGATTCGATGATGCACTTCGTTGTGAGATTTGGAACAATAAAGCTAAGTATCTTGGAAAAATTGCAAAATATTCTTACTTCCCAATTGGTGTAAAAGAAAGTACTGGAGTGCCAAGACACCCAGTATTTAAAGGTATTAGAGATAAAGACGATATGTAATATGACTAATACTTTAAGTGATATTTAACAGAAAATAAATACGCTTTCTACAAACGGTTGTTGGGTTTGGACTGGTTACAAAACTAATGGTGGGCTATGGTAGAATACAATGGTGAGTCTATATTATCTACAGAGTGATATATTCTATGGAGAATAGACCAATATTTCCACTTTTAGATTTAGACTACTTGTGCAAAAACAGAGCTTGTTGTAATCTAGTTCATCTAGAACCAGTTACTTACTTGAAAATGTATTGCGAGGTAATCCAGGGAAGCATAACTTAACTAAACCTGTTATCGGCAAGGACATGAATATTCAGATAGTAATATTGCTATAATTACGAGCAAGAACGGTGAGCCTGAACGTGTTTGTAAACAATGTAGATTGGAAAGTTATAAACGATACGAGCTATTACATCCAAACCGTAAAAGGAATATTAAATAATGGAATATACTAAATTTAGAATAGAAGTTGAGACAGTAAATAAAGGCTTCTTTACGAAACCTATTACCAGTGATGTAGAGGATATTAGAGTTTTCGTAGCAAGGACTTTTGCTAATACTGCTAGTATACCTCTCGACCAATGCTGGAAAATATTAGAACAACATTTATATCAATTGGCTTTGTTTACTCATGAAAAACCGTTAGTTATAAAATTAAACGGAAATAATCGTTACTTCAATCCAGCAAATGTTGTTAGTCTGGCTATTATTAAGGAATAAAAAGCCCTACTCTGTAGGGCTATTCAAAGAATGATGATCGTTCTAGGTTATATTTAGGAGGATTATCCAAGTTAGATATATCGTAAATGGTTTCAGTAATTCTATACATTCTTCCATTTATTAATACGTGATCTTTTTCATTATATGTGTAAACACTATCTCGCATTTACTTAGCAGCAAGTGATATGAGTTTTGAGATTTCACTAGAGAAGTCTAGTTTAGCTTCGTCTCCACGCTTCTGCATATTAGGGACGGTGGATATAATCTTTGTAAACTCATCAAATAAGCCAGCAAGAGTTGGAGAAGCTTTTCTAATAAATATATCAACTTCTTCCTTGCTTAGATCATACTTACTCATAATAGTTTTCATAGCTCTCATAGCCTGAATAAAATTATCACCAGTATAGTTAGTAAGAACTTCGTCTCTAATATTCTTGGCAAGTTCTTGTTCCTGAGCAAATGGAATTAAGAGTCTTCCAGTTTCGATATTAAATACATTGTTAGGAACCTGATTAGATTTAGCTAAGTCCAGTTTAATACCTGTAGAAGCGTCACCATTTTTTAATGAGATTTGCTTACTATCAACTCTATCATTCCAGATATCATTGAGTAGAGGATTTCGCATCCCAGCTTCATCAAGCACAAATTCTGCTTGTTCCATATAACAAAGTTCAAGAAATGTTTCGTTGTCCATTTTAAGCCTATTAGTAGTTTGAATGTCTATATAAAGTAATTCACGAAAGGGAAAGACTATGTTTAAAATTACCCATGAAAATCCAGATGTAAAACGGATTCATCGAGTATCTACAAAAGAAGATAAGATTAGTGGAACCTTTGATTTTGGAGATCTTACCTTTGATACTGTTGAAGAAGCAAAGGATCTGATAGAATATCATACTAACGAAAGAACAATACTAATGTCAGATCAGCTATCGGTAGTTAAAACTTAAATAACTAGGGACTCGAAAGAGTCCCTTTTGTTATTCTTTTATTGCTAAAAGTTTATCAACTACGCTCTTGAAATATTCCCATCCATTTGTGCCACCATTTACTTTCTCTCGTACAGCAACCCAATCTTGACAGATAGCTGCCTGATCGACATGATGGGATTCAAAATAGTTAATAGCTTCTTTAGCTGCGGCAGTAGGTTCTAAAATAAGGTCTGGGTTATTAACTAAATCCAGACCTAATCTTTTGCCTGCAAGCGTATAATTAGCTTTTCCAGTGGTTTGAATAAAACCTCTTCCGTGATACTTGGCACCGTCATTGATAGCTGTATTTCCTAGTCTCTTCCCAATAGCGGTCATGTAACCATAATGGGTTTCAAAGTAAGAATCACTACCAAGTTCATTGATAGGTAAAAATCCTTTCTTTACATTACCAACAGTTATATTAGTCTCTGTTGCTACTGTAGCAATCATGGCAATATGAATATTTTTGTTAGTCCAACCTTTATCATTCATTAGTTTTTCTAATATCGGCCAAGATTGTTGTATGTTCTCTACTGGAATACCAGTAGCTTTTGATATTTGTTCACATGTAAACATTATTCAAACCTCTTTAATTGTGCATTATAAATTAAACCAAATTCCTTAGCATATCTTTGTGCCCATTCAGGAGCTGTGGCAATAGTAGATTCAGCTTTCCAGAATCTTTTATGTGTTAACTTAGTAGCATAAAATGTAGCATACTTAGGACTTTGCATTATGTAATATTCACCATCTGGCCACTCAGTCCCAATATCATATTTTGCATGCTCCCATGCTCCTTGTGGAGTTTGATATTTTTCTGGGATCTTAATTATAGTATCTTTAGAACCTTTACGTTGAAATGCTTGTTTAGCTGGAATAGGAATAAGTTTATCAGATTCTTTTGGTCGATATCTTTCTTGCTGATATATATCTGAATCCCATGTAAATAGCTGTGGAGTTCCACTAGGTCTTAATATCTTTCCACGTAAAACTTTAAAAGTCCAACCTAATGAAGTCTGTTCTACAGCTTGCAACTCTCTACCGGCATAATAGATAATAGTTCCTGGAACTATATCTCCCAAATACTTAGCTAAGTTGGCTTCTGTAATATACTTGAAATTTACGAAGGACAGGATAGATAAGGACATAAAATTAATTGTCAACCGTACTCTAATTAAGTTCAGAGGACACCTTGAGGTATGTATACAAGCAAGAAATCACTTAAGAGAGTTTCTATACGGTCTATTGTGCCTTATAGCACAAGTTTGTATATAAACAGAGATGAATTACTTGTTTTAACTCCAGGCGAAATTGTCCCGTATGATGATTTTGTTGATTCCGATATTGAGAGTTCTGGATATAACTTAGATTTGATTGAAGGTTATATTAGAGAAAAGATTATTACTGTATTAAATGAAGAAACCTCTGATTTAGTCTTAGTTGAAGATGACGATATTGTTCTAAACCCAAATACAAATATTCCGCAAAGTCCTCCAATTAAAATAAGCACTGATGTATTCAAATGTTTATACTTGAATTCAGTTGCTACCGCTTCTGTAACTACATATGATAATGCAACATATACTTGGAAGATTTCCAATGGAATAATTATATCTGGTCAAGGAACTTTTACCATTAAGTTTACAGCTACAGTAGCTGGACTTCCTGTAGTTTTATCTTGTGCTGTTGTTACTGATAACATAACTAGAAATGCATCTGCTACAATTTTAGGTAGTAATGTATTACCAGCACCCATCCCAGTTACAATTTCAATTACTCCTGATAACGTAGAAGTAACACAAAATACATCTATAACCTTAGCTGCACATGTTACTGGAAATGCTAACACTAATGTAACTTGGTATGCTTCAGCAGGAACTTTCGTTGAAGGCCCAAATAATACAATTGTATATACTGCACCAGATAACGATGGTATTTATAGTGTAACTGCGACTAGCGTAGCAGATCCAACTAAAATGGCTAGTGCTAAGATCAATTGCACTAAAGTAGAAATCTCATTATTACCATCCTCATCTAAATCTGTTCAGGTATTGGATACATTACAATACACAGCTATTGTAAAAGGAACAATAGATCCAACAGTAACTTGGACTGTTGATGAAATTCCTAATGGTAATTTAACGGTAGGAACTATTATTGGTTCTGGAAATACTATTAATTACATGGCTCCATACTTTACTGGAACTCATACAATAAAAGCTACCAGTGCTGTTAATCCTACTAAATATGCCGCTGCAACGATTACATGTGTCCATGCTCCTGTATTAGATGTATCCATATTCCCTTCAAACACTTCTATACAAGTTTCTACATCTTTACAAATGACTGCCAACGTCACTGTAGGAGGTCCAGGAAGCACAGATGTTATCTGGAAAGTAAATGGAGTTCTTTATGGAACTGCTGAAACCGGAACTATAAGTGTGAGTAGTAATAGTAATTTTGTAGTATATCATGCTCCATCTATTCCAGGAACATATGAAATTACTGCAGTTAGCGTTATAGATCCAACTAAATATTTCACTTCCACAGTTGTTTGCACAGCCGTACCTGTTGTAGCAGTCACATTAACTCCTGCCACACCAGTAAATACCTTTGTAGATGGCTCATTAGCATTTGATGCTGTTGTTACTAATGCTGTTGATACCTCAGTTGTTTGGAAAGTAAATAACGTTGTCCATGGTAATGAAACTGTAGGAACAATAACGACTGGAGTTGCAAACACTTGCACATATAATGCTCCTTCTACTCCAGGTATCTATACAATTTCTGCAACAAGTGTAGCAGATCCGACTAAATATGCATCTACTACTATTGTTTGTTCTACTATTCCAATTACAGTTACTGTATTACCAGCAACAGCAAATGTTCTCTTGTCTGATACACTTCGATTAACAGTTGATGTAACAGGAACTGGTAGCCATAATGTAATTTGGACCGTAGATGGTATAGTAGATGGTAATACTACTGTAGGTTCAATTAGTTACAGCGAAGGAACTATATGGTATATAGCACCAGAAACTAAAGGTGTTCATGTTATTAAAGCAACTAGTGTGGAAGACGATTCTAAATTTGATTCTACCATAGTCACTTGTTCAGAAGTAGTAGATATTCAGGTTACTCTAACTCCTAATGGAATACAACATATTCCAGTTATGACTAGTTTAGAATTTACAGCTGAAGTAACTGGAACTTCTAATACAGTAGTAACTTGGACTGTTAATGGTGTTGCAAATGGTAATGCTACATTAGGAACAATTACTTCATTTGCTGGTAACACACAGACATATACAGCACCTTCAACAGGCGGCACAAGAACAATTACTGTAACAAGTGTTGCAGATCCTACTAAGAGTGCATCAACTACTGTTGACTGCATATTACAATCTTAGTAACTCCCGCTACACCTCCAGCTACCTTTGTTGAAAAGACCACTGAATTTACTTCTCTTGTACTAGGTTGCTCAGGTTCTCATGAAGTAACTTGGGACGTTAATGGTATAACTAATGGTAATAGTACTGTAGGAACAATCACAGGCTCTGGAAATACAGTAACTTGTACAACACCTAATACTTCAGGAACTTATGTAGTTATGGCTACAAGTGTTGAAGATGCTACTAAGAATGCTACAACATCAGTTACTTGTTAGCTACTTGTGGAACAACTAAAGTCCATGCAGCAACTCTCAATGATACAGGAACTGGATCATTACGTGATGTATTTCTACAAGTGGTAATCATGTCGTTTCGATGTCTCTGGAGAAATAGCTTTATCTTCTGCACTTTACATACCTTCTAACACAACTATAGATGGAGCATCAGCCCAAGTTCTGGTATTACTTTAACAGGACATTCTTTAAATTTGATTACGATTAGTAATATTACTATTAATAATCTTAGACATAGCGGTGGATGGAATTGGTGGAGGCCATACAGATCGTATTAGTATCTATAATATTGTATTAGACCATTTATCTCTATCTGGTTCTTATGATGGACGCTTAGGTATATTCCGAGATAACTATGATATAACTGTTCAAAATTGTATAATTAGTAGTAATGAAGAAACTCCTTATTCTGTAGATGAATATGTTCAAATTACAGCATCTTCTGCTGCTGATGCATTAACTTATGTTAAAGCGAATGCCGGTTGCAGAGTTGGTGGATTAGATACTTTCGACCAGGCTATTATTGATGCAATGGTGTAACCTATATGACATTACCAGAATTACAAGTAGAGATTAAAAGATATATTCTTGACCGTCCAGGAGTCTTTACAGGTAAAAGGTTGAATGCCTATAATATAGGTGTTTATACCTAGTATATTAGAATCTTAGAAAATATCAGTTCTAGTCACGTTCAACATAGTATTAAGTATATAAACTTGACAATAAATCAATTAATGGAATACAAAACAAATAGATGGAGAGAACTTATCAGCGCAAGGTTACTCTCCATTTCTATTCGGAAAGATATAGTAGTAGATTAAACGTGGAACATTACCAAAGAATGTAGACTGTCGCACCTTTTCGCAACAAAGTTCTTATATTCTAGCCATCATCGCTCGATAAGTAAATATCTAGGTGTTTCAATGACGGTCTATAAGCTCTTTACAAGTGAGAATAAGTATGTAGGCGAAATAGAATGCACTTCACCCGAAGAGGCTATAACTATGTTCCGTATGCTAACGGGTGACCTATTTGATTCAGCTACTTTAGCGGCTAAAGTAAAGACTGACAGACGTAAGACCCCTAGAAAGGGTTGGAACTTGCTGCGGTAGTGATGATATAAGATAATACATTTAGGAACAAGTGCAGAGTATTTAGGTTGTGCTGCTATTCAAGATAAGGCTTATGCAGTATTTCTTTAGAACCTATGCCATATACCTTAGTCTACCGGCATCTAATGTTAATAAGGGGTGGTAATGTTGATCACTTTACTCATATCCGTGCGTTTGAAGCCTATTATGCAGCATTACAAGAAATAGCATTACTTTATCATTATAATAGGATGGCGTTTAAAGAAAACTTAAAAGTAATAGAACCAATTTATATAAGTGAATTTGATGTAGTGAAGATATGTTAGAAGAGATTGGGTTGATACTTTCTAGTTATTTAATGGTGTGTATCTTAGATGAGTTTTTACCCTAACTAAATAACTAGATTTTTTTTAATAAGTGGTGGTAATTATTAATACTAACACGGAGAATAAAATGACTAAAGTAGAAGTAGGATCAGTAGTAAGACTAAAATCAGGCTCACCTAAGATGGTAGCTTTAAGAGAATCAGGCAATGGTTGGGACTTTATGTTCTTTTATGACGAGAGTCATGGCCCAGTAGAACCAAAGATTCTAACAGGTGTTCCAGCAGATTGTGTAGTATTAGCTGGAGATTAGCCAACATTAAGTTGAAATAGGCCAATCTAGTTAATGAACTCCGGTAAAGTCACATCACACTGATAAAAATCCCAGCCATAATAAGCTGGGATTTTTATTCTCTAATTATAGTTCAACTATAACATACTAAGTTACAGCCGCAAACTTGTGTAGGCATCTATCCAGTTCTTTTAGACAACCTATTCATTCCAGATTCAGGTCTTAATTCAATGATACCTGTTCTACCTACCGACCAAAATCCCTCTATTACTTGATCTTTAGTAAAACTCCATAACCAAGTTCTTGGTTTAGTTTAATAATAGATCAGCTATAATATTCAGTATTAAAGTTAGTACCATGTCAACTTTTATATGTGTATCAATAAGTTCTAGTATACTATTCTTTAATGCAGAATAATGTTCAATACGGTATTGTGATTTAATAAACAATTACGCAGGTAACGTAGACATAACCTTAATTTGAACTACCTTTCATTCTTCGTATTGCTTCTTGTCGTTTAGTAGGGTCTTCCAATAGATTAGCAACAGCCTTGAAACACTGATCATCTGTTAATTGTCTATTACATCCTTCTTTATATATATATAGGGAAATACTGGTTTCGATGTAAATATAGGTTATGAAGCACCAGACTATAATCTATACACTCAGTAATAGGTTTATCATACATATTCATGTCTTTAAATGCCTGTATAATCTTAGGATTCACTGGCTCACCATTGCCACGGAATGATACAACAAGGTTTCTATTATTCCCATCGTTAGGATCAATATAATACTGTGCAATAAGACTAGGGTATTGACATCCTAAAGCTGTGAAAAAGCAGTCAGTTAAACAATTCCAGTCTATATCATCTCTAATCATGTCAGAACCTTTAAAGTCCATGGCATACCCAACTAGATTATTACAAGCTTTTACTATAGTCTCTTCTATCTCAGATGATGAATATTCGACGGTACTGAAGTAACCAACAGACTCATCTGCTGCATTCATAAATTGATTAGATTCGGTATCATATTGATAGGCTGGTTTATCATTAATAAGTATAATACATGCATCTGGATAATCTGCACAAGAATTTATTAATTCTATCTTACTAGATTCAAAATTTAGTAATTTAACCTCTCTAGTTTCAAGAACACCAGACTGTAGACTAGGAATCGATGTACACCATCGTGTTCCAAAACCATATTTAATATAGGTTATTTTATCTAGTGGATGTATAATATCAATACCATCCTTAGAATAAACTAAATCAAATTTACAATCAGATTTATCAACTATCCATTGCATTAATTGTTGTATAATAACAGATCTATCACCAGCTTCAGGATTATCAATAAATCGTTGTAGGTACTTATCGACAGGCACTAAACCTTCATTTGGAACAGAATATTGAATACCTTTTAGTTTTTGTCCTAGTTTATCTATAGTATCTGGCAACCGGTCATTAATCATGTTTAGTTTAACGCCTAAATCCCATATCTGTAACCAACGTAAATATTTATCACAATCCTGTATACCAAATTCAAAACTGTAATGAATACTATTAAGTATATTTGACTTATCATTATAGGTTTCAATTTTACTATTTAGTAGTTTCAACGTGGTATGAAAAATAATAGATATTCTGTGTATTTATTAGGATTAAATGATTCCTTACCCTTACCTTAATAGATGGATATTTTCTATTAGTTAAATAAACTAATTTTTCACAATACAAATCTAAATCTTGTATAGTTTTCATCAATATTTGAGGAAATTCTGTACCAGCAAATTTTGTACCAGCAAATTTTGTGAGCTTGTTTTGAATTTGAGCTTTAAAAAAATTGCATTTTTGTTCAGAAATACCCTCTTCCAATATAAAGAAGTTAGATTTAATGAACGAATTGATAGGTAGATTCGTAGGCATGAATTTAATTCCTGGCAATAGATGTTCATAATATTTCTAAAGGTTATATAACTATAATCAGGGAATTATCTACATAAAACAGACCATAGGTGATTTTATATACTTCGGTAGTAGTTCTACAGATAATTTGTTTTGTATATGTTTACTATTGCATCTACTAATAGACCAGTAATGTTTAGTACTCAATTAGACGCTGACTACTATCTTGATATTGATAAAATACTGATTCGTAATAGACTGTACAATGATGATACAGATACTATACAGATACTATAATAACACCAATATGTAGAGGAGAGTTTGTAATAGTATTGTGTTAATCCAAAGAAGAAGTTAAGAAAAAGCTGGAGTAGTAAATCAATTAATAAGTTTAACGAGTAATAAGATAAATCCAACCAAAAAGGAATAATACAGGATTACATTAATAAGTCTACCGGCATATACCTACATAATCTATTTATAGTATAGTACATCAGTAACACCACCTGGTAATATATAATATAACTATTATAGACCTATCAAAAGTACGATATCTTGAGATTAAATATTAGTACTACACATGTCTCATAAGTAGAGAAATGAATTCAAATAACACTAAATTTATTAGTATAATTTCTTTAAAATAGGATTTGATTTTATGTGACATTCTAGTACAATACGATTTAACATCTACAGGATTAGATATCTAATCCTATTAGAACTGTTGATGATTTATATAGATACGAAACTCTTGTAGAAATTTTTAAACCTTTGGTAGAGATAACCTATAGCGCGCCAAGTTTTGAAGGGTTTATTAAAATAAGAATGTAAGGTTAAAAAAATTATCTACTGTTATTTCAGTACTTCCAATAAATTGAATTTTTTTTGAATTTTTTTTTTGAATTTTTTTTTGAATTTTTTTTTTATTGATTTTTTTTTAATTTTTTTATTACCATCTGGAAACCTTTTAGTTTCCTTTGGAAAATTTTTAGTTTTCTCTGGAAAATTTTTTAAAATTTTTTATTTACCCTCTGGAAACCTTTTAGTTTTCTCTGGAAAATTTTTTAAAATTTTTTATTTACCCTCTGGAAAATTTTAAAAAATTTTTTGTTGAAAAACGAGTTCATGTGGTGCGAGGACAATTTGCCCAGTCATGAATCTTGCATGGTATCCCCATTGCATAACTACGGCAGTTTTTACCTGGAATTTTCTGCCGATTTCATCAAAATTCGTGCCAATTTGAGCGAATGCAACCTTTATGCCAAAATCCGCTGGAACGTTTTGATTACTTCAATAATCCTTGCAATGGCTCCAGGGTATCAAGTGAAGCAAGCAAGCGCGGCACGGCGAGCCTAGAGCATGGCGTGCTGCAAAGATCATGCCAAGGTGGCGTGATTACTTCAGTAATCCTTGTAATGGTTCCAAGGTATCAAGTGAAGCAAGCAAACGGAACACAAAGGAAAGCTGATTACTTCAGTAATCCTTGTAATGGTTCCAAGGTATCAAGTGAAGCAAGCAAACGGAACAAATATCACGTTCCAAAGTAACCAAGCTAACATGGGATAAGCTGGTTACTTAAACCATCCCAAACGAAAGGGGTCTATCATGGCTCTTATCAAGACTGTCTCTCTCTGCGGGCTGACCTGCAACGTCGAAACCAACGACGACAAAGAGAAGGAAAGTGTTTCCTTCGTTTTCCCCGAACTGACTTTCGAGAAGGGGGTCAGGGGCTCGAAGGAAAAGGAAATCAAGACTGTTTCCATCGGCAAGCGCAGTTTCAATGCGGTGCTTGATCTTTTCGAGCTGGTGAAGGACCCCGCCAGCAGGGCCGCTATCTCCGATGGCAAGCTGAAGGAATTGAGCCCGGTTCTTTACAAGGCCGTGATCAATTCGGGGAATGATCCCGAAGAGTTTTACCTCTCTGCTGGCAGTATCATTGCAGAGATGGAATCTGAGGAAGAGAATCTTTCTGCAAGCAATCCCAACAACATTGCAGCCCGTGCCATTGCTTCCGTGTTTACCATGGAAGATACGGCGGAATCCTGCAATCCGCAGGATCTTCTCCAGAAGTTTATGGAGAAGCTGGACATGGCAGAAGTGAAGAAACTTCTGTCCAAGTTTGAGGAACTGGGACGGTTCGATGATGGGAGTCTCAGGACCCGCAAGCAGAAGGCAACCTCGAAGGCCGCGTAACACCTGGAGTAATAGCCGGGACTCAGTAATGGGTTCCGGCTATTGCTTTGTCTATTTTTAGGATGTTTGTTATGTAACATACATCCTGGTTTTAATTCATTAGATACATTCGCATTCTTAAAATACATCCAGGTATCTATACAGTATTAGATACACCGAGGTATTTTAACAATGTGGTTTTATTAACCCCGGAGAAAATGTCATTAATTAATCCGGATTTTATTAAATATAGTAATATATACACTTACGATTTTTCATCGTAAACCAATTTAAAATAATTTTCATTAACCCCGGAGAAAATGTCATTAATTAATCCGGATTTTATTAAATATAGTAATATATACACTTACGATTTTTCATCGTAAAACAATCCGGAATAATTTTAATACATCCCGGAAAAATGTCATTAATTAATCCGAATATCTATTAATAGCCCGATGATATATGCAGCTGAAGTTATGGCTGATATGTTATCGGGCTATTTTTGTATTGGATTTAATACTTACAATCAGAAATACAATTAAGATTTTGGTATGGAAATTGGATGTAATAAATAAATAAATACAATTAAGATTTTGGTATGGAAATTGCTCGTGTTCATCCGATAATAAACACTCTACAATTTACTAAACTTGCTCATGAGTTTAGTAACTGTGATTATCGCCCATAAGCCAGAAATTGCTATTAGTGATTCAGTTAGGGCACTGAATAAATCACTAACAATATACATACCTATGGAGGTATCATATGTCACTTGAACAACCCATCGTAGAAAGAGTAAAGAAACTCTTGGCATTATCTAAATCTTCCAATCCTGCTGAAGCTGAATTGGCAATGATGAAAGCCAATGAACTGATTCAGAAGTGGAATATTAACATTATCGAACACCTGGATGAAAAAACTAACAAATGGACATTCCAGGTTCATGATAACGATGGGAAGGATAGTATATTTTATGGTAATAGATTGCAGGAATGGGAACTATTTCTTATGATGAAATTAGCTACCTACTGTGATGGTAAAATTGTGCAGTACGGTTATTCAGATACAACGCGGTATTGTTTCGTTGGTCTGGAAACTGATGCTCAATTGTGCAAGATGCTATTCTGGGATATTAATAATCGTATTCGTAGTATCTTTAACAAAATGAAGAAGGCAATGCAGCTAAAAGATCGAAATGCTTTTAGTCTTGGTGTTGTTCTTTCTCTTTGTAATCGAATGATTGAAGCAAAAAAAGTAATGCTTCAAACCCAGATTACTGAACGTGGTCTTATTACTATTGACCATAAGAATAATGAATTTGCTGAATACTATTCTAATCTATCTAAGGGTTTTGTTAATTCCAATCATCGATTCAATCAAGAACGAGATTGGGATTCGTTTAAGGTTGGTACGAAGGTTGGTAATGATATGGAAATGTCCGTTGTTAATCCTACTGTTTAGTATTCTAGTCAGCACATTGTATTAGAATGTGCTGAATAGTTTACTAATCCCGGTAAACTATATATCCTATGGAGGTATATCGTGAGTATTGAGATTTTGTTGGACGGTGAATGGGTTCTGTTGGTTTCGGAATCTGAACAAGAGTCACACCAGGGTTAAATCTGAAGCTAGTATTCTGGCTAACACATTCAGTTTAAATACTTGATGTGTTAGATAGTTTACTAATCACGGTAAACTACACGTCCTATGGAGGACACGATGTCAGCAAACCAGCAGGATATGTTCTACAGTATTCTCAGCGGTAGTGGATTTCTTACCACTACCCAAGCTGAAGAATTGGCTGAAAAATGTGCCAATTCTGTTCAGCATTTCACGGATGACCAGGACCCGTTTCCTGTTCTTTACGAGGATAGGAATGTGGTTATCTATACCAATGGGTCCAACGAAATCTTCATTAAGGAGAAGAACACACTCTCCGAAATGAGGATGAATTTCGACAACGGGATTCAGTTCACGGCCCAGGGTCACTACGTGGAACCATACTCCACCAATGGTTTAATTGGTTGGAGGGTGAAGAAGCGGAAGTAGTAGTTCAGTCAACACATCATCTCAACTATTAAGATGATGTGTTGAATCAACTACTATCCTATGGAGGATACCATAATGTTTCTCTTAATTACCACTGTCTTTACCAAGAAACGAGTTATTAAACTTGTTGATAAAGTTGGTGAAAGCGGTAAAGAAACAAGTAATACATTGAAAGCATTTGGCTTTAAAGGGCCGGATGTGCATTCACTATTTGAAGGATATCCAGTAGAAGTAAGTAATAAGACATTTTCATTACAGAAACAGTAGTAGCTCAGTCAACACATCCTCTTAATATAGATGATGTGTTGAATCAACTACTATCCTATGGAGGATATAACAATGAGAATACAATTCATATGTGGTTGTGGAGTTCGCAACTACAATCTTGGAGATTGGCTCTGCCATTTTAAACAAAGTGGATTTTTGCGTGGAATGAGACACCTGTTAAAAACAAAGATTCAATTCAAGTAATATCCTATGGAGGATATATGTTAACTCTTTATCTAATCAGAGATATATACGGAACGGTGTTAGCTGCATGGAAAATGGCTCTAACTACAGAGTCTATTTCTCCGAGTAAAAGAATCAAGGCCGCCGACGATCAGCTGATTGAATATGCAAAACAAGAGTCATATCAGTAAGTTAGTCAATAATTGTAACTCAAAGTTCTATATGAAAGGATAAGTCATGAGTTTAGCTGACATTTGTTCTCAATGCTCAGATAGTCTTACTTGTTTAACAGCATATATAAAACCATGTGCTGTTTTATCACAAAACAACGCATCTCTGGAGACGTGTGATGACAATACAACGAATGTTCAGGATTTGGAACGTTAATACTATTAAGGTTCCAGTTCATAGATTTCATAGATAGTCTTTCATCCTGGATATTCTAAATATATCCAGGCTAAAGGACTATTAATCCTATGGAGGGTTAAATGTAGAAAGTAAAACTTCTTTGTTACAATAGATGTATCTGATTTTTGGTAGTATTATTAATGGCCCTATGGTGAAATTGGTAGACACAAAGCACTCAAAATGCTTCGCTCACAAAGCGTTTCGGTTCGAATCCGAATAGGGCCACCAATTCTATTTAAACAACCACTGTTAATGCTGGTATAAGAATAGTCTTATACTGGTGTGTTTGTTGATCCTTGTAGTGAGAGAGTGTGGGAACACAACAAGACAGTGGTTATTTAAATAGAATTGCAGCATCTTCTATAAGATGTATGAATGCAAAACAATGTTAAACACTTTCTATAACTACGCCAGGAAAGTGTTAGGAAGTATATTTGGCGTAGATAAACAATCATTCTATAGGTGTTCTATGAATTGCAGTAATTGTGGTTCTGAACTGATTTATAACGCTGGTTACGCATGGAATAGTAAGAAACTCTGTGAGGCTTGTTTTCACAATGAGTATTCGAGTGTGATTTCCCTTAAATTTAAAAGTAACCAGTGCCAGGATACATCCGACACGCTTGTACTGCAATCTGAGACTAGGAGATAACCTAGTGTGATTGGAAGTTTTGAAACGGAGAATTATGCGAGCGACAATCACACATGCAGAGACTAACTGTAATCTGCGCTTGGTTGAAGTAAGAGTAAATGGGTTTCTACAGGAGAATAACTAATGCCAAGAGGAAACGAAAAGTTTAAACCCGTCTTAAAGTTTGCACTGGTTGTTGATCCTGACGGGAAAGAACCAGATATTGAAGTTTTTGATACCCTTAAAGAACGCTGTGCGTATGTTAATGTATTGAGGTCAATTGATACTCCATATATATTGTTTCCATCTCCTGCTGTTAGTTTTGAGATGGCTAATTATGAAGAGTTAGCTTAGTTCTTTAGCATCCAGATTCTTAATATCTGGATGATAAATAACTAACACAAAGAAGGTAAGCTAGTTAAATTAGCAAAAAGCAAAGAATAGAACCATCAACAGAAGTATTAGTTCTGAGATGGATTGGTTAGAGGATAATTACTACCCACCCACCATACGGAGGATAGAATGCTCTATCTAGTAACAATTCCTATTCCTAATTCCTACGGGGATGGAGTTTTCGAGCAACCTTATTATTTCAGTGCTGACAAGTTTCCTTCTTGGGAGACAATCAAAACTGAAATTAAGAAGCTACATGAACGGGATCTTAATTATCCTGAATATCGTGGTTGTCACGATCATGCACTATACACACTGAAAATGGCAGAAATGAAAAAGATTGAATTGCCGAGATTATGGGGCAATCTCTGTCAATCTGCGGTTCCTTACGAACATGCGTGTGGTCATAGTTTTATTTCTGCAAGATCTATTCGACCTATTGTGGTCGAAGAACCTGTTGCAGAGATGCAAATGTATTCTGTGTAAACAGGATATTCCACATAGTAGTTGTGATAACAACTGATACAGATTATTCAGCACATTCTCTTAGGATGATGTGCTGTATTAATTTGTAGGAGGATGTATGGACGTTCTCGTTATCTACCGTATATTGACTGACTTTAGGCAACTACAATTAGACATTCTGGAGGTAGAAGTAACAGATGTTAAAGCTGAATTTAATGAAAGAAAAGAACAGTTAAAGAAACGGCATCCACAACAAGAAGAATAGGAGGCAGTTATGAAACTGCATATCTATCAAATCGACAAGAAAGAATACACCAGAGATTTAGTTGCACTTCTTACAGTATCCTTGAGGATCATGTTTAATGATTCTCTTGAACTGGAAGAAGTAACTAAGACTTGCATTACCGCTACAATCAAACACCTTGGTTTTCAAGAAGAGGATGAGTATTATCTTACTGAGATGTTAAGCAATGTAACTGGAACTGATAACCTGACATTGATCTTAACAGAACAGACTGAGGAACAACATGTGGCATAGAAACCCAAATGTTTATAGAAAGGAACCTTATTGGTATTGTAATCCTACCTTTAGAGTATCCTTTCTACTCTCTACACTAAGCATATTAACGTTCTTTGGAATGTATTTATTACTGCGGTAACCAATGGACCCTTAGCTCAGTTGGTTAGAGCATTTCCCTTTTAAGGAAGTGGTCATCGGTTCAAATCCGATAGGGTCCACCAACTCTTTCTTTCAGGAGGATGTTATGAAACGTCTACTTGGACACGAAACACGAGAAACTGCATACGTGGTAGATGATTACCCGTATGGTTTCAGGCTTCGTTGTAAGATTCGTTACTGGATCGAGCATCGAAAGGGATTTGGTTTCAGATTTTGTAGTCAGACTACAAATCCTAAGAAGTCGGGAGAAGTGTGGAACAAAGAAAAATGTGGAACATATAGTGATGGTATTCATCTGATGTATTTGGATGATGAAAATCATGTTGTGTACGATTGTTGTTCCTGGTATTTTAAGAACTATTGTCAGAGTTTCTTGGATAAATACAAAGAGATCCTCACACCAGCAGAAATCATTCTGTTAGAAGCATTCATTTCACGTTGTGAGTAGGATACACTTCTAATCTGTTGAAGGATGGACTACAAGTAAGTTTTGTAGTCCATCATTGAATAGATTTAAAGGAGAGAAATCATGACTTGTGCTGGATGCAAGAAACCTATTACCGATACTAGGTACTCTGGTGAATACAAGGGTAAATCATACTGTAAAGCTTGCAATAAGAAGTTAGCAAGTAATCTGGTTAATAAATTAGCAACACTTAAGAAAAAATAATTCCTATGGAGGAAGTATGTTTCTGTCGCAAGATGAAATCAAACAGAAGATTGTTGATATGATTCAACAATTCAACGAAGAAACCTCCGAGGAGGGTTTACTACGATTCTACAACGAGCATGTAATAGAAGGGACAGAAGAACCTTTGAGTAGTGAGGAGTTTCAAGACTACCTTATTGCTCTTTACATTGACAACAGAATAACCTGGAACAAATATGGATTATTGACAGTTGTAACAAGTATTTAGTATCTAATCCAGGTAATAATGGTATTACCTGTCTCTGGAGAAACAAAATGAAAAATGTTACTATTGATTTTTCAATCAGGAATTGCATTATTGAAATACTTCGTGGTCTTCAGATGCCAACGAATTACAGAGTGCTTTTGGAGTCTTCAGCAAAACATAATGAAGTAGCCATTGTGTTTGAACGCAAGACAGGATTCTATTTCAAGTTCAATGGAAAGAAATACTATATTCCCTTTGCATCTTGGTGGGTTCCTGAAAGAACCATTACAGAATACTGTTATGAAGATTTGCTTGAAAAGATTTGTAAATATCCAATGCTATTGGAAACAACGGTAGTAATTGAAAACAACAAAGTTTTACCATTCCGGTATTCTACTGTTGTTGTTAAGCAAGAAGATAAAGCTGTTGAAGCTTGATCTCTTTATCGACTGGCTCTAAAACAGCCAGTCTATTAAGGAGATTCCTTATATAAGCAGTATAAAATAGAAACAAAAGAAAAAGAAATTGAAGTATTAGATACTATTACTTGTGATAACTGTAAGAAAATCTTTCATAAAGAAGAAGATGTCTGGGAATATCAAGAAATGCTACATTGGGAAATGAGAGCAGGATATGGTGCTAAAGTATACAATGATGGAGATGAATTATCTCTTGATCTATGCCAGCACTGTGTTAAGACATTACTTGGTAATATAGTAGTAAATCATGGTAATGCTTACTTCCCAGATAGTGATGAAGAAGCTAAACATTTTCAAGAGTATTGAAATAGATTAACAAGAACACGTAATAGGAATCACGAAATTGGTTAGAACTCGACCCTTCGATATTAATAAACTTAAAGTTCATCATACAGCTAAGTTTCATCGGCTGAAACAAAAGCAAAGAAACATTAGGTTTAATGTGTGGAAACGAAAGTTGTTTCGTGATTGGCAGAAAGAACATCAAGGTAAATTACCTGATCTATCAGTAATTCCAGACAACTGTGATTACTGTTACACTTGCACTGATGAAGTTGATAGAGTAATTGATTTTGAAGGAATACCATATACCTTGTATAAATACAAGATGTGTGATTATTACTATAAGATTGAAATACCAGAAGCTGAACGTGAAAGTCATGATGGAATAGTTGCTTGTGGACAAACTTACATCGGTGGTTGTCATCTACTAAAGAAAACAGATGATGATTTCAAAGGATGGGGTTTGTTGTGGGATGGATGTAAAGAATGCTCTCTTAAAATGCACAAAGATGTCTCTGGAGAATACGATGAGAGATGAAAACACTTTGATTGATTCTGGATATGGTTATGGTTATTGTCCAGAATGTCATGCTCCTGGAATTAAAAGAGAACGAAAACCTGATGGAAATGATATGTGTGTAAATTGGCATGTGTATCCTTCAACAACGGCTCTAAAGGAGTCCAAATGACAGACCCAATAAATCTTCACCTTGCATTAACTGCTTGTTTCTGTTCTATCAAGCAGATTTTGAGTTATAACACTGATGACATTGTGAGTAATGCTACCAGTGAGAAGTTTGATTCAGACACAAGAAAGGCTATCTCTTATATAAGAGATAAAACTTCTTCGATTGAATATATTTCTAGAGAAACTGTAGTTTTCTTACTCAGAAAATATTACAGAGAAGAACATAACAGTGAAGGTGAAAACTTCGCAAAAGTCTTTGATTGCATGTTTACAAAGCTTAGTGTGGATACTTTTTACTGGGGATGTGTAGAATTAAGTAGTGAAGCTCAATAGCTCAGTTGGTAGAGCAAGGCACTTATAACGCCTAGGTCGATGGTTCAATCCCATCTTGAGCTACCAGAGTAATCTCCTAATAGTAGTAGAAAAGTTACACTTCCTGGAGGAGTCATGTCTAAGGTAGTTAATATCTCAGTTGACTATATTAAGCTCAACATTAAAGTTGGCTTTGAGATTACCTCGGACGATCAAATCAAGTTGGCAGTTGTTTCCCCAGTTAAACATTGTTGTAGTAGAAAGTTAACATCTTTAATGGATGTGGCTAAACATCTCCATTTAGAAGAGAAAGATCACCCAACGTTTATCAGTTTGTTTGATTCTGATAGATCAGAAGGAACACATTTCGTAGTTAAAGCACCTCGAATTGAATGTGACTATAATCATATGGGGAGTTAAGATGATGGAACCAGAAGAATATAAAGATAGTAGATGCACAACAATTGAAATTACTTCTGTCCAATACAGTGATTTCATGGTTGATTATTACAAAAAGAAAAAAGAGTATCCAACTTATAGAGTTGGACAACATTTCTGTAACATGTTCCATATGCATAATCCTGAACTGTTTTATAAACGTGACTTTCAGGATTGTTTAAAATATATCCTAGAGAACTATGTTGTTGATTAGTTTCTTTATGGCAACGATTACACACTTAGTCTAACCGTTGCAATAAGCAAACTGAATTAACTTTATACTTTAGAAAGGTTATTCTAATGGCTACGGCCCAAAAATTCATTGATCGTAATTTCTCTTTGTCTGAACATGATGATTTTCAGGTAAACATCCTACCCTTAGTTAATGATGGTAATGAACCTGTAGAATTGTTAGATGAAGATCAAAATTTAATCGGATGGGTATTGAAAAGGCTATAACCTGGAGGGTTATATGAATTTCTATGTGGTATCGTTAGTCAATGGAGAGTCTGGTTCGGAAATATTAGGGACCACAACAGATTCTTTAGATGATGCAGAAAGTGTTGCTATTGACTTTTTGTCTGAATACTTGATTGAAGGTGATACAATCAAGAAAATAAAAAGAGATTCAGACTTTTCTTCAGACTCAGATATAGAACAGATTTATACAATTCAACATTATGATTTCACATACCATTTTATGGAAGTAAGAGTATTAAAAAGAAATCATAATAAAAATCTTTACAGTTGAAAGTCTTTTCAATACAGATAATAACTGTAGTTGTTAGAACAAAAACATAATAGTTTCGATGTAGAACATAATCAACTTTAATGATAACATCATTTAAATGACGGTGCTTTCAGTAGTCCTGAAAGGAGGGCATATGAATACCTTAGCAAGAGAGTTAGCTATGGCATTTCTAGAAAATAGGCCCTTGAAATTGAAGGATACAATTGTAACCATGACTGAATATGTTCTTGGTGGAACAACAATTGCTAAATGGGATAGTTCATCTCTATTGGTTATTTTTCCACAAACAAATATTAAATTAGTTAAAGACCGAGTAAATCCTATCTTAGAAGGATACGGTTGTGGTATTTCAATCGAATCTTTCCAACAAAGACTATACTTCGTAGACAACTCTGACAAACAAAGAAGTTTAAGAGAAGTCGAATTTGAAGTGTGGTATTTGATAAAAAAAGATGGATTTATCTTAAGAAACTATTAAATAGTCCGATATAAGTATATGAAGGTGTTTCAAACTACCCAGCATGGCGTAATTGGTAGCCGCAGAAGTCTTAAAAACTTCTTCCTGTAAAGGAGTCCCGATTCGACTTCGGGTGCTGGGACCAGTAGAATTAGGAGTGTCTTTTGATATGCTGTCTTATAGCATTATCAGACACTCCTAATTCTTTTCCTAGTTTAGTATAGCCAACAAGCTCTAAACGAGTTAATAATTCTGGTAGTGATGGCCAGGTAATTTTGGTTGCTATTAATTTACCAGCACATCGTTTACATCTAGTGGAGTTTCTAGCAATTTTAGTATTACAGTCCAAGCAATAGTTAATAATTGGCTCTTTTATTAGAGATGTTTTAACTTTAGCAAGATTTTTATTCTTCTTATTCTTACCACGATATGTATCTGTGAGAGCATGGCAATTAGGACACAGTAAAGTAAGATTGCTTAGAGCATTATTTAGATGGTTTCCATCTATATGTTCTAACTCAAGAGGAATAGGATTATTTAACCACGTTGTTTGATTACAGTTATAACATTTGTAATCAAGCAAGTTTTCTTTTATTAATCGTAATTTTAGTTTGTGTGATTGTATATAATGGTCATTAGATAAATATTCGTGAATATCGCGTTTCGGTTTAAATGTTTTTCCTTTATTAGAACCTTTTCCTAATAAATGTGTTGTATCTAATTGTAGTCGTGTAATAGCAGCGGCAAGGCAGTCGTAATTTCCTCCTGCTTGTGCCAATCCCAACTTACCTAATATCTCACGTTTAGATACAGATGTTTTGACAGCTTCGATAAGTTCTTGATCCGTATATCTTCGAGTCATATGCTCTCCATATAATTTAATTACGGTAAAGACTTTATCCAAACTGTCAGTATATTTACCGTAGGAGATTATCATGACAACCTCAGAGTTAATCAAAATAATGAGGGAGTTAGATAGCTCTCATAACAAACTAAACAATCTGTTGGCTAATCTTACTGTAGCAGCTATAACTAGAAGCTACGTAAATATTAAACTAAAAGCGCAAATGATTTGATTTTGGAGTAGATCATGCATGAATTATCCAGCTAATTCTTTTAATAGATAATGAACTGTATTAATTTATGTCACATTTGGAGGTTACATGCTAAAGAATAGTAAAGACCATCCATTTAATACTACAAGAGAACTAGTTAACTTTCTTGGTTGGTTTCAGACAGGGTTCTTTCAAGATCAGATGAGGTATGGTAATAAAAGAGGCGATCCAGAACTAGTAGAAGGATTTTTAGTGTTGGGTTTAGATGCCTTTAATGTTCTAGTTTGCTACGATTTAGTAGAGATTGGAACATATAATAGAGTTGCTCCTAGACGTAAAGATGTATTTAGAACGTTAGTTGGTGTAAAAGAAGTTGTAGTTGTTGTGGTAGTTCACAATCATCCTGATGGCGATCCTACTCCATCTAATGAGGATATGGAACTAACACGTAACTACAGAGAAATAGCTGGTATCCTTGGATATATCTTTAAAGACCATATCATTATTGGTCGAACTTCAAGTGTATCTATTACAGAGAATAACAAATACATGATGGGTGGTGAAGTTATTTCCTTGTCACCAAACAAACCCAAATCAGTAGTAACAACAGAAGTATTAGAAAATTCAGAAACACCAAATATTATCACATTCGATAGGCGGCAAAAACCTAGAGATATGATAACAACCAAAGAACAGGGAATTAGCAAACCACAATTTCCTCCTGATTGGATAGATGGAAAACCACCAGGATGGGAACCTGATATGGAAATTCCCGTTATATATAACGGAACTATTTGCTGTTCTGCTACAAAGATAGGTTTCTGGGGACATATGCTAACAATGCAAGTCCCTGCTCCAGATTGGAAACCTTGGGATAACTCAATGGTGAAGAAACTAAAACGTAACGGAGGTAAACCATATGAGCTGTAGAAGCTCAAGTTATCCAAACAATATCTTCGATCCAATGAGAATACAGTATCATATTGTAGCTCTTGCTGGTATTGCCAGAGTTCAGATTCTGGGTTACAAGGAGTACAACAATGTTCTTTGTAATATGATTGTTTCCAGTTTGGAAACCGCAGAACGAACTCTTCAAACAGACCCAATGCGCCATCAAGATGTTCTTGATGCATTGGATGCACTTCAACTCTTAATTGAACCTATGGTTCAATTAAGACGTAGTTTCGTATTAGCCAAAGATGCTGATAATCTCTTAAAAGTTATGGGCATCTGCCAGTTATTAAATTCTTTAATTGTTCTGACTGAAGTTTTACATACTCTTTCTCATCACAATGACCATAAAGATGTGAATAATTCCAGTATGGAGTTATTTAGAGTTCAAATGGACCTCATCTTTAAGGAGTTAGGTATTGGTATTGACGCCGAATAAGTTCAGTTAATATAACCCGAGTGATAATACTATCACTCTTCCTAAGAGGTTACATCATGAGCGAGGATAATGGCAATGCTGCCAAGTTCCTAAAAGCAGAGTATCGTCGAGATGATATTTGGACGTTGATTCCAGGTAATCGTCTTCCTGACAACAAGAACAATAGAAAGAAACTAAAGGATCTTTTGGATGAATTTACCAAAGATTCTAAGTTTCAAGTCCGAATCGTTCTTTATGAGGTTACAGAAAAACCTCTTGAAATCTTGTTCGGAGAAGGCGCTGGAACTATCTTTCAATAACCCCAAGACATTAAAAATAGTGTCGATTTCCAAAGAAAGGAAATAAAAAATGAATGAAACGAAAATCCTTGCAGAGGCCAAGACTGAACCACAGATTTTCTGGATGCTTCTGGTGGAAGGAACTGGAAGTTGTTCCGCAAAACATTTTACCCAGGAAGCAGCGGAAAAAGAGTGCGAGCGTCTTGCCAGAGTATCTGGTAAGAAGGTTCACATTCTAAAGACTGTGGGAAGTATGGAACTGGAACGGATTCTTCCTCCTGTACTATTCACGAAATACTAGTAAATCTTCTGAAGGTAGTAGCTGCTAATCCCAGCTACTACATTGAGTAGATTGAGATTGTAATGAAAATAAATTGGAAGTTTCATAATTAAGCCTTATGAAACTTCTAATGATTTATAGAATACACGGAATAGTTAATAAGGGATATCGACTCCCTGGGAGGTAGTTATTAAGATAATTTCGAAGTTTCATGACTACTACGATAGCCTGGTAAATTTTGGTGGAAGTGATAACACTAAAGTATACAATAGAACTACGTATACTTTGGAATCCTATCAATTTCCTCCGAATCATAATAAAAGACTACCTGACTTGTATTTAATGTTTGATGGTCATAGATTTGTTTCTTCTTACTATTACAGCAAGAATAATAACGTTAAAATTGAAAGTTTTGTTGTTATCTTTACTGGTATCTCTTATACTGGAATCAGAGTAGAATTCATTAAGCCTGAACAAAGTGAAATAACTTACCATTACACTTTCGAAAGTCTTTTTAAGTATCTCAACAATATTGATCCTACTATTATTGAGAAACAAAAGAAACCTTTCATAGAGTTTTATGAGGGCAACAAATCTGAGTGTGCAAGAGATTGGGCAATCAACAACAAGATTATCATCGCTACTGATTGCACTGGACTTGGTAGTAGAAATACTTGGATTGCTAATCCTCAACTAGATAAGATTAGCTTTCAGAAAGTTCTTGATCCTTTCACAGCATTTCAAGAGTTGGAAATGTGGATTGGTGGAGTTCTGACTGATAACAAAGAGATCAGTCAAGTTTCCAATGATATTAGAATTCAGCAAGCTGGATTTGATCTTAAAACATCTTTCAGAAAACCAAAACAGTTTTAATCTATTGAAAGATGGACTAATTAATTTTTAGTCCATCATTGAGTAGATATGTGCCGTTAGCCGATTTCGCCTTCTAAGCGATTATTCGTAGTTGGAGCTGCAAACGGGGGTTCGAGTCCCTCACGGCACACCAGTTCTTCTAAATGTCATGGAGTATTATTTTTGAACTATACGCAAGGATGCTGTATTTAGTTTTTTATAGGCGAAAACCAATTAAGTCTTTAAGGAGTCATATGAAGAAATTTCTGATGCTGATGTTGTTAATGTGTAGTGGTTATTCGTTAACAGCACCAACAACAGTGAACCAGCAAGAACCTGCTGGAGTAGTCACTGAAACTCTCCAAGAAGTTAGAACTGGAACTATCTCTTGGTATGGTCGTTCTTCCCATGGAAGAAAGATGGCTAATGGTGCTCTGTTTGATATGTATAAATTCACCTGTGCTCATCCTTACTTTCCATTTGGAACGATGCTATTAATTAAAGAAGCTACTACTGGTAACTCAGTAGTAGTGGAAGTCACTGATAGAGGGCCTTTCGTAAAATCAAGAATTTTAGACCTCTCTTATAGTGCAGCCAAGGCCCTTGGTATAATAACAGCAGGAACAGCCAAAGTTACCGTATTTTTAATTACGAAACCATAACAATTACATATTCTGGAGGGGTTATGAAATCCCACGCTAAAGCGCATGTAACTACCAGAAAACATTACAAATACAAAGTAGCGCAAGCATTTGGAATGCTTTTTCTACAACTAACAGATATGATGAATCCAGAGAGGTCAGTATCTCTCCGAATACTTCATAAACATGTGCGTAGGAAGGATTTAATATATACTCTGCACAGGCTGTTAACAATGCCGTGATCTTTTTATATACAGTAGCTCTTCTAGTGCGAGCTACTGCAATAAGAAGATTTTGGAAATCTAATGGTAGTTTTCCATTGTGGAGGTTAAAATGGTTATGGACGTTGAAACCGTTGAAACGTCTGATAGGTTCAAGATTTTGTCAAACGAAACTGAAGTGATTCAGTCTATCATCAAACATTGCAGCATTATTCTGGTTAAACCAGTTCAATCTGGTAAGACCAGTGATGTGTTCAAGATTGTTGAAACAACTTATAAGAACTCTGCTACTATCTTTGTATCAGATAAGAACTCTGCATTGGCAGGACAAACTAATGTTCGAGCTAAAATTCAAGGTTTCACCGTTTTGAATTTCAATGAAGCCACAAGAAAAGAACGTGGCGGAATCATTAATGATTTGCCTAAAAGTGTGGGAAAAAAGAAGATTTTTCACTTTTTGATGGAAGTTAATAACTTGGATTTGTTGTATGCTATCGTTCTTAGTGCAACTTATCCAATAACTCTTATTATTGATGAAGGTGACAAAAACAGGAACGTTGCAGACTTTGAAGAGTCTGATAATGAAGGTAATAATCTTCCTATTATCACAAGAAAACTTCTTACCATCAAGAATAGGCTCAAAAAGCGTGAAGATGGAAGTAAAGTTATCTTTGTTACAGCAACTCCTCAAAGTCTTCTGGTATCTGAAAAAGATCCAGACAGATTGGTTGTTTACAAAGAGCCTTACAAAAATTATATTGGAGCAGGATTGGATCATGAACCTGATGTTGAAGTAATTCATGCAATCAGAACTAATCCAGTTCCTGCAAGTGAGCGATGGTCTAACAGTTCCTGGGATGTTTCAAGTAATAGTTTCAGGCATGGTGTGGACATTGCAATTGACAAATTCAAAAATCTTGGAACAAAAGATCCTACCGTAAAACAAATTCTACTCATCTCTCTTGAAAGCAGAAATGCTTCTCAATCAAAGATGGGTGAATTTGTTAAAGAATGCCTGCAAGATAACGAAGATATTGACATCATCATCTTTAATGGGGAGACTAAAAAGAAACAGAATTTTCTACTTTCAGACCTCATCGGTTTTTCCAAGAAACGAAAGATTGTAATTATCGCTGGTTTTATGGCAGCGCGGGGAGTGTCTTTCACGGATTTTAGTGACCCAGAAAACAAATACGAACTTGTTATACAGGTTCACAATACGAAAGAACAAGATCCATTGAACTCTTCGTTGCAGGCAATGCGTATTTTTGGACCTGCAAGAAGAACTGTTACAAGACCATTTATGATTTGTAACAGTATTTGCGCACAAGATTTACGATACAATTTTGTAGAATGTTATCGAGTTATCCATGACTTAGCATTGGGACTTCCCAGTATTGATCGTGGAGCCTATGACATTTCAAGGCCTTTAACACAAAAATACAACTTCAGGTATATGTTGCAATCCAGTTATGGGAGAACTCTCTTGTTTGAATCTCCCAAAGAAGAGGATCACATGCCAGTAAACACTTGGGGTTCTGATCTATAACAACTTTTTGCGAGGATGCTTTAAGTGAGTAATCTTCTGGGAAGTTTCAAGTTAAGCCAAATAATTGTGAACTTCGGTCTTAGAACCTCTGAGGCTGACGCGAAGTGTAGTATCAGAAATGGAGTAGTTGCAGTAAACGGAAAGACCGAAATCAATCCTGAAAAAGAAATTTCATTAGTAACACTCAACGAACTGAAGTGCGGAAAGCACCTCATTGTTCTCAACCGTTCCAACTAACTGGAGGCTATATGGAAATGGTAAAAGTCTTTGTTGAAACCATCGGAAACATTGGTGAGTTTCCACGAGGAGCAGACGTTCATGGGTCTATTTATCGTATTATTGCTGGGATGCAAGTTACACATCCTGGGGATCGTCTGAACTATGTTGTTATTGATAGCAGAGGAAACAGAGTTGGTGCTGGTAGTTTAGCTTTTTAAATACATATTTGTAAAGCCTAGTATCCATTTCGGATACTAGGCTTTTTTTATGTCTACTCTTCTGAGGTGAAAATGAATTTGAAACCTAATTTTACTTATCCTAGAATTGGTGCAAAAATTAGAATCATTGGAGATGGTTTTAATGCTGACCGATATGGATATTACCTTGAAAAAACAGAAACTGGTCAATTGGTATTGGATATGGACCCAAACAATATTTTTCCTCCAGATCGTAAGAAAGAAATTATTAATGTTTGGGACAACTTTGAAGTAATCTAATTGGAGATATAATGTATAATAATTCTTCGTAGTATTAATACTACTATTTTCTTTCTGATTGCTCAGTATAAGAAGGTTCTAAATGGCATTTCTAATAAGTGGTTTGAGAGTAAAGTAACTAGTTCCCAAAAATACTAAAGATACTTGGAAAACAAAGCAGATAGATGTCATTAATCCAATTCCTGCAAACCTATAGGTACTCCTGAAATTCCCATAATCAAGTGACAAAATGTAACTTCTGCTTGTTATGCCATTTAGTTATAAAAGATCCCATGTGAATGAAATAAGATATAACAGTAGAAGAATAACTCAATAACACTGAATCGGAGTCTTTCATTAGGCTTCGATTCAATTTTAGGAGCTAACATGGCATCTGTTCAAGAAGATATCATTGTTGCTGGTAAATATATCCAGCTAAAAGATTCAGCCAAATCGAGAGGAATTGATTTTGAGTTAAGTCTTAAACGAGTTAGACAGTTAATGACTCAGAAAGTTTGTTATTACACACGAATTCGCTTTGTCAAAGACGACCAAAATTCTCCATATTATCCAACTGTGGATCGAATCGACGCTAGTAAGGGATACACAAATGACAATGTTGTTATGTGTGTAAAATATATCAATAATGCCAAGACTAATCTTACTGTAACTGATATGCGTAAGATTTTCAGAAAGCTGCAATCTGTTGGTAAATTGTAATGCTGAACAAAACCCAACAAAGTCGATTAAATAAAATAGTAGAAGATTGTATTAGAGACTATATTAGTGATGAAATAAACAGTATTATCACCACTCCCAATTATTAAATAATAAATAATCAAATCACATGGAGAAATACTATGAAATGTGTTAAATCCACTATTGACAACGTAATTCGTCGAGTTCGTGACGATATTGCTACCGAATTGGTAGAGAACAAGAAGTTTACTTTCTGTAGCAAGGAAGAGTGGAAGAAGCAGACTCGACCTGAAAACTGGAAGAATACGGAAGTAATCAATCCAGAGAAGCCTAAGTTCAGTAAGAGGCATCGTTACTAATTCGATTAACAATTAGGCCACCAACTCAGTTTAACTTGGGTTGGTGGCCACTTTTTTGTTAGGAAAAGTTATGTGTGAAAACGTTCTAAGGTTTAATAAAACCAAAGAAGAACTACTTAAAGAGGGTGAAACTCTTTATGTAGTTATCACCACAAAGAATGGTCTTTGGTATGCAGTTTCCAGTCTTTGTAATGTCAATGAACAGACTGATGATGTTCGAGAAGCTATTCTTGAACATAAAGAAGGAATCCCACTGTTTCCAACTAAGGAATTGTGTTTGGCTCAGGTGAGAGCTGAAGCTGTTCCTTTTGAAAATATTGGAATCAAAGTCAAAGTCTTCACTGTCATGAATCAGGAGCTATAATGACTAAGTCGTTTAAGTTTAATCTCAACTATGTAGTTTTTGGTGTTTTTTCTCTTGTGCTGATAGTGCTATCATATACAAAAACAGTTCCAATGTCTATGACAGAAGTTCTTGGGTTTATCACTGGAGCTTTGTGTGTCTGGCTCTGTGTGATAGAAAATATCTGGAACTGGCCTATTGGCATCGCTAATAGTGTATTCTTTCTGATTATGTTTTGGCAAGCTAATCTGTTTGCCGATTCACTACTTCAGATTGTATACATTACTACCGGTTTCTACGGCTGGTGGGAATGGTTGTATGGTGGAGAAAATAGAAGTAATCGTAAGATCGACAATAGCAGTCTAATTGAATTAGCGTTAGTTATAGTGGCTGTAGGTGGGATTACGTGGCTCATGTATCTGCGTCTAACTGCAATCAAAGACGCTTCGCCATTCCTAGATGCTTTCACCACGGCTCTAAGCCTTGGTGGTCAGTATCTTCTGTGCAGGAAATTTATTCAAAATTGGCATTTCTGGATTGTTGCAGATATCCTTTACATCTATCTGTATTTCAATCAGTCTTTGTATCTAACTGGTATTCTTTACATCGGTTTCTTCATCATGGCTTGTATGGGTCTATTTGAATGGAAGAGGAGAAAGAAGAATGGTTAATACTTAATGTGTAATACTTGTTCTTGAATTATTACACATTAACTGGACTTTCAGTATACCCATCCTGAGCTTTTGAATGACAATCTCTACATAATGTTGTTATATTCGATATTTATCCTGCTAAGTAAATATCAACTTTAACTGGTATAATAGAACAGTAAGGCTACCAAAAGACATATATTTTTTTAATCTATTACTCTATTACTAATTCCTATAGTGAGCTTATGTGTTCTTTTAGCTAGGTTTCTAATTGACTCCCGAGTTCGTGTAGGAAATATTGATTACTATTGGAATAGTGTTGTAGTAATATATCGTCTTCTTATTTAATCCATTTAACTTTTGTCATAGATGATTTCTCAAGGAATAACATGGTAAACGGATTAATTTGCGGAAAATTCTATCCTTTCCACAAAGGACATGAATTTCTGATTAAAACTGCATCAGAACAATGTGATATATTAAACGTTCTGGTTGTAATAGGAGACAATGAAGAACCACATGCTTATACAAGAGCAGAATGGATTAAAGCTACATTTCCTCGTAGCAATGTTCACGTTGGTAGCATTATGGATATTCATGATGATACTAATTCAGAAGCCTGGGCGATAGCAACTAAGAAAGTAATAGACTACTGTGATATTCACAAAGTTTTCACAAGTGAAGATTACGGTAATGAATACGCAAAATATCTTGGAGCAGAACATATCTGTGTGGATAAGAATCGAGTTACTTATCCTTGTTCTGGTTCTCTTATCAGGTCTAATCCTCTTGAACAGTGGGGATTTCTTCCTGATGCAGTTAAAGCCTATTATGCACTTCGTATCTGTATTATTGGTGCAGAGTCTACTGGAACCACAACTTTGGCAAAAGATCTTGCTAAATATTATGGAACTACGTGGGTTGGAGAATATGGAAGACATTACACAGAATCTAGGGGTTTGAAAATTCCTTGGAAATCTTCTGAATTTGAACATATTGCAACAATGCAGTCTTTAAATGAAGATGCAATCGCAAGAATCTGCAATAGAGTTCTTATCTGTGATACCGATGCTTTTGCTACTAAGTTATGGCATCGCAGGTATATGGAAGGAACAGATAATCCGATACTTAATGAGTTAATTGCCAGTAGAAATATTATGGGGCTTAAAAAATCTTTATACATTCTTACTGGTGATGAGATTCCCTTTGTTCCTGATTCTACCAGAGATGGTGAAAGTATTAGAAAACAAATGACAATAGACTTCATGAATGAGCTTAATAAAGAAAATCTCCCATGGATGATTGTTACTGGCTCTCCTGTGCAAAGAATGCTAGATGCAACAAGAGTAATTTCTTCTCTCCTGGGATAACTTTACTACAAACAACGAAGATGAAGCAATTGCAGAATTAACTAGACTAACCAGAGAGAATAACCAAGAATACATTTTGATTGTATCTACTTGGAAGTCCTCTCCACTTCAACTACTAATCAAATACGAAAGGTATTAACTTGAAACTAGTAATTTTTTTTGGCAAACAACGAAATTATTTTCCAGACTTTTTGTTAAATAATAAATATATAGTAGAAATAAAACCAAGTAGGTTAAAAATACTCCTACAGTATTAGCCAAACAACAGGCGGCTATAACTTATTACAATAGTATTAGGTTATTATATAAGACTATAACACCTAAAACTCACCACAGAACAAATAATAGAACTATGTAATAATAAAACAGTAATTTTTCTACCAAGATATGAAAAACTATTACAAGAAAAATATCTATAGGATGGTGTATTATTAAACTGGTTATATTGATGTGTGGAATACCAGGTTCTGGTAAAAGCACTACGTGCAAACGATTAGCTACCGATTACTTAAGCAAGGGATTTTCAGTTGAGATTTGTTCTGCTGACGATTTCTTTATGAAGAGCGGAACATATCAGTTCGATTTCAAGCTGTTGGGTTCAGCCCATAAAATGTGCCAAGGTTTATTTAAGGGTGCATTAGAAAGAAATACTGATATTGTTATTGTTGACAACACTAACATAAGACCTCAAGATAGAAAGTATTACTATAAGGTCGCTGAAGAGCATGGTTATACTATTGTTCTTGAAGTTATACAAGGTGATGTTGATATCTGTGAGCAGAGAAATGTTCATGGAGTTCCGCGAGAAACAATACAACGAATGAAAACAATGTTAACCTTATCATCAGGTAAATACATTGTAACATTCAATTCAAACAATAACACTTTTGACGAAGTCAAGATTCTTTGAGGTTTATAAATGATTACTCTTTATTCCAAATGGCCTTATAAGAGAACTAAGGCCACCCGAGTTCTTTTCTGGCAAGTAGTGAATAATGAAACTGGTCTTACGATGAAGATCATGAATCTAGCTGAGTTTCTTCGTGATACTGGTATTGTGGTTGATTATAAGAAGTTGGTAAAATCGATATATAGAAATAATAACTTCACAAATCTTGAAGAGTTCTCAATTTATCGGATTCTCAAAAACAGAGAGTTTGATACTACTTTTGAAGTAGTAACAAAACGTAAAATTCGTAGGGATAAAGTAACTGGTAAGAAAACCTATAGACATCTTACTCTTCGTAATGGTGTAATTTCGTAATGCTGTCAACAATTATAACAAAAGAATCTCTAAGTAAAGCTAACGACTTAATTACACAAGCACTGGTTCATCAGTCATATGCTTTTGAGCATAAAGTGGAATCTAATGAGCGGTTAGAACTACTTGGAGATTCTGTTATTTCTCTTCTATGTATTAACTATCTGTATGAAAAATATCCTCAATATGATGAAGGAGAACTCACTCAGATTAAAACATACATGGTAAATGGTAAACAACTATCACTTATAGGAGAGAAATTAGGATTAGACAAACGAATCAAACTCGGAACAGGAGAAGTTCTTAGTTCTAAAACAGTGGGCCGTGCTTTTGAAGCTCTTATTGGTGCGTATTATTTGAGTATGGGCTTTGAAAGCACTAAAAAATGTCTTAACTTGATATTTGATCAGTTAGATTCTGGTCAAATTGAACAAATTCTTTATAACTACAAAGGGGATTTACAAAAATACTCTCAATTGAAGTTTAAAGAAGATCCGCACTACGAAGTAACAAAACAAAGTGGACAACCACATAATAGAGAGTATACCGTAAAGGTTACAATTAAAAGCAATAAAACGCTTACTGGAATCGGTTCAGGAAAAAGTAAGAAAGAAGCTGAACAACAGGCTGCAAAAACCCTTCTAGCCATATTGGAGAAGAAGCAATGATTAGCATCCATCAGCGCGTAGTTAGTTTTCTCATCGAAAATCTGAAATGTGTTGAAACTACCAGCAAGAAAACTGTTCAGCCTTATCGGAAGTTTAGGTATCAGGGAACTGAAAACTTCTTCTTGACTGACTCACGATTGTTTATTGGAGAATCTTTCTTGAATGCTCGACCAGCTGATTCTGTGTTCACAAAAGCAATCTCTTCTGGAAAATAGAGGTAGTAAATGATTAACGCAACTGCACTATTTTCTTTCATCTAAACAGGATATAATATAATGACTGATTCTATAGCTCGTAAGATTGCCAAACATCTTCATAAGAAGACTGTTGCTTTCACAGCAGACTTCTTCAAGAAACACGCAGATTATGTAAAGTTACAAACTGCCGAACTATCTCCAAAAGCTAAAGAACTTAAAAGGCTTATTGAAGAAGGTGATGTAGACTTTGGTTGTCAGCAGGATTCAGTAATTCAGGTTTTAGAAGTTTTACTCGGTGAAAAGCTGGGTATTTACTATAATAACAGTAATTCTGATGAAGGCCCTTGGATGAATACTGATAGTTCCAAGGCTGGCCTTATCTACAAGAATCTAAATCCAGATAATGATGTTCGAGTAGGTGCTCTTCTTATGACTATTTCCAATGATGCTAATGACTTCATTGATAAAACTGGGACTGAAGAATATGCCGGAATCACATATGCTCTAAATAAGTTTTCAGTTCCTACAGTAGATGAAATTGAAGCATTTGTGGAGAGCGTCACAGTTAAGAAACTTGGTGAGTTCATCGTAATTGTTTAACTAAATTATCATATATCGCGTCTACTAAACCTCTCCAGAGACTAAACGCTTACAAAAGCTGACTGTGTATGTTATAGTAGCAATCTTGTAGTATAGCAGTGAGAATTAAATTTGATGAATTTAAAGACGCCTACGAAACCTCTCCAGAAGTCAACGACACAATTATAGAAATTAAGAAATACCAGTCGGACTGTGCATGTTTTCGTAGTTAATCCAGTAGAGTCACTATCATTACCACATTCTGTAATATTATAAAATTATAGGTAATGATAGTGACTCTTTTTCTTTTATGGAGATAAAATGAAACAACTAAAAGCAGCTCTTGAGAAAGCTGGATTCAAAAAACAAGCTATGAAACAAGGTGAGAAACGGTATAAAGTGTTTCATTTACCTTCTGCTCAGTTTCTTTCATACCTTGGATACCCAGATTCCAAGAAGAAAAAGAAAGCCCCTGTAGTGGCAATATTTAAAAGTAAAGCAGCTGCTGGACATGCAAGAGATTCAGTAACAGGCTGGAATACAAAAGAAAAGTATTCCTGTTTTGGCTTTGTTGACAAGATCCCTAAAACTCAACTACATATTGATCTGTTTGACATCATTGAGGTAGACGAGTATGAAAATACCCAAGATCACAATTTCTAACAAAGCTAAATACACTATAGTTAGTATATTAGAAGGATCTCTCTTGCTAGGAATGGTAGTTGGATTGTTTGTGTTAACAAACACAAGAGAACCAGAAATCATCAAAACAACAGGAAGTATCTCTAAGCTCGAACTTGTTTTAGACGAACCTCCATCAGCATATTATGTTCGTGTTAGTCTTAGAAGCTCTAACTTGTCACCTCTTGTGACTAATTTAAAGGTTGGAGAAACATTACACTTGAATCATCAGTATGTATTTTTTACTAAAAACAATGTAATCCTATATCACACGGACAGCAAGTAACTCTCAACCAACCACTCTAAAGAGTATCGGACTAAACATGACCTGACTAAAACGAGTAATTTCTTTTTCTTTAAATATTAGTATGATTGACGTTATGGAGCATTAGTAGAATATTTTGATGCCCCGGAGGCTGTTATAATGAAAACTATTTCTATCTTCATTGATGAAGCTATTAAAGATGGCATCGAATTTTGTAAGAAAGGTATTCCTCTTCAGAACAATCCTTATAAGTCCTTTAACGAAGATCCAGAGGTCATATGGACTGCTGCTGATTGTTTTGAAGAAGCATACAAATTTTTCGAAGCGAGAAAAAATGAACAAAACTGATTATATTAATTTCCTAGAGATAATTTTTGACTTAGTTGGATCACAAAACTCAACTGAAGCCTTAAGTCTTATTGACGGTTCAAAAGAAGAATTACTAAAAGCTTACAATGATGGGTATGACGCACAAAAGACTGCAATTCCTTTTGATACTAACCCCTTTCCAGAAGTTAAAGATACCACCTACAACTCTTACATTGCATGGGCAGAAGGTTGGATGAATGCTTATCTGGAAACTGTCAACACAGATACAGGAGACTAAATGAAGCGAGATGTTCGGGATATCTGCACACAACGTTCTTATCTTGATGAAGGTTGTATGTCTAATGATAAGAACGTAAATCCTTTTGACGAAGATACTCGATTGGAACAGAAAAGAATTCTGTCTCATGCTAAACAGACAAGTTCTTGGTCGCGTGGTGGTGGATACGTTTGTAACTATCGTTATATCCGTCGGTTTATTGAAAAGAATGTCGGAAGAGCCTGGAATGATGTTTTCAGTGAACTTTGTAAAGTAGCTGATTCTCGACAACTCACTTCTTTACGAGTTAGGGAAGAAGCAACAAGAACTTTGATTTCTTTAGTTCCTTGTCATGTAAGCAAAACTACTGGCAATTTAGTAGACGCTTACGGTAAAATCGTCACTAACAAAGCCTCTATTTACCAATGCAAAAAATTCTATGTTGATGACAATGGAATTCTTTGTGAGTTTGTGCCTCAAAAAGTAGACCCTAAAGATAGTCCTAAATATTACCAGTATACTCCACCACCTAAAATTGATCCTTTCAATCCCAGTGGTAGGAACATGCGTATCAAAGCCAATCAATACCTTGTTGGTGTTGGTTCTAATCATTACATAATTGATACGATTGATATTTCTAAGGTGTCTCCTAACAAGTTGTTTACTACTCTTATAGAACATGGTGATGTTATTCTGAATATGAGACATCCCAAAGGATATCCAGAATATTACAAACTCAATCCTGAACTTCTTGAAAAGGATTTAAGAGCTATCTATTCTGGTGATCTGGTTCTTGGATATCGTAAATCTGCTGCAACTCAAAGCATCCTCAATGAAAACTGGAAACAACCAGTCGAATAAATAACCTAAACAGGGTTCACTATTAATAGTGAACCCTGTTTTATTTTGGGAGAACTTAGTGGATAAGAATACTGCTCCCAGCTATCATTGGGAACAAACACTTAAAGAACAAACTGGTAAAGAGATTAAAACCAAATGTTCTGCATATAAATGGGAAAATGGCTTGTATCGGTATTTCTTTAGAAATGTTCGAAACGATTATTATTTTGAATGTTTAGTTTACCGAGGACAATATCCACCCTCTGTAGGTAATGCCTTTTTTCTAAATGCGTATAATAAAATTTATATGCATGTAGGAAAATGTATTCGATGTGAAAAATGGCGAGAAAACATTGAGGAACAGTTCTGTCCAAGATGTATGGATGCTGTTAAATCTCTTGAAGATTGTAAGTCAATCGCACTAACAGAAATTGATTATGAGCTTAGACTCATCAAATTCTAAGAGTTTTAGTGTATAATAAACTAGATGAATGAGCATTACTTTGGTTTCTTTATCCTATTGGTGCCATGAATTGTGTTTTATAGCTAACAGCAAAAATGAAAGTTGCTAAAGATACTATACATATTGTTTTTGGTAATTCTTCGTTCAACACTGTTTATATTATTTGTTGGACTATTAACAAAATGTGTTCTTATTATCATAAAGGCTAGTCATGACAAATAATTTTGATTCTATTGAAGATGAACTGAAGTTCATTTTTGAAACCCGTAAAACTTCGTATCCAAACAATCCAAAAGAATTTCTAAAACGTCTAGGTCAGATTTATCTTCTTGGCACTATTAGTGAAGAAGCTTTCAATATTGCCAAAGATATTTATAACGGCACAGGATCAGCAAAGAAGTCTTCCTCAAGTAGAGCTTCTACTCACGATCCTTATGAAAGTGGTGGTCGAGTTACGAATAGTAGGTGTTAAATGCGAAACATTCGATTGTTCGGTAAAATAATTCCATTGAAAGACAGGGATTGTGGACTGAATGGAAAGCCTGGTGAATTAAGGGAACCTTCAGTCAATATCTTTGTAAAGATCACTGATAATTGTAATGCAGCTTGTCCGTTCTGTGTCTTTACAAATGCTGCATATACTCGTTTTAATAACATCAAGTTCATTAACACTCTTGATACAATCAGGAGTCAAATAAAAATATCTAAAATCTCTTTTACTGGTGGAGAACCTACTCTCCAGCGAGATACTTTAGATTTGGTTCTTTGGGGAATCCATAATCTTGATCCTAAAATCAATGTCACAGTAAATACAAATGGCTTTGATTTAGAAGCATTTCCTTACGATTACATCAATAATATGTCTCTCAGTAAGCATCATTACGATCCAGGTATTGATGATGTAATCTTTGGACATAAAACATATAAGAGCGAAGAAATCAATAAAATGATTGCTTCTATTCCAAAAGAAAAATTACAGCTTTCTTGCAGTGTAGCTAAGAGTGGACTTTATAAGACAATTGATTCAACAGATGAAATCTATAAGTATCTTACTTTCTATGCTGGATTGGGAGTTTATGCTTTTGGTTTCAATTCTTTAATGGCTGTAAATGATTACTGTAAGAGTCATTATTTGAATACCCTTGAAATGTTGGACAAACTTCCTAATACAAGAAAGTCAATGTCTTGGTTACGTCCTGACAAGGGTTGTATGTGTAATAATTATGTTACAGCAACTCCTTCTGGATTAGTTACCAGTTATGCTAAGTGTAATAAAGACATTGCAGCTTGTGATAGCATTCTTGTGTTTGATGTAGACAAACTCATGCTTGGCTTCGGTGGAGAAGTCATTTATTAGAAGATATAATGTATACAAGAGAAAACTTTTTAAAAGAGACTGGGCTTCAAGAATTATTTGATGTTACAATTCAATCAAGAGATTCTTTTATTGATGCTCTATTTGAAAAAAAAATGTAGCTAGTTACGCTGAATATACAATCAAACAAGAACGTATTGGACATATTTATGATAAATTACTATTAAACCCATTCAATTTAGCTGGAATATGATCAAAGCTCCATTTGTTTGATATTGGCATTGGATTGAAGATACTTTAGTCATCTTTTCTTTATCTTACATGCTGCCACACGTAGCTGTTATGTTGACAAAGAAAATTTCTAACTTTGTTGTCTGTGCTTCTTTTGAATTTCTGATGGTAGTGATTGGTCAAGTAACTAAAGCTTATCAAGAAAAGGATAAGTAATGTGCTGAGTATTAAGTAGTCATAGATGGTCTGATTGGAGTCCAAAGAAAGAAATTCTAATTCAGACCGTAAGAGAAGAGTTTCCTCTTGTGTTTAATATTATCGTAGTAAGAGTAACACAAGAAAGAACTTGTCTAGTTTATAATGAAATACAAAGTAGATTAGTTGAAACTTATGAAAAACCAAAAAATATATTGGTTTTTATAAACAACAGAGATAATAATGGATTTGAAAGATATCGGATTTTATACTCTTTCAGACGAACGGGCACGAAGTGCCTCTAAAACCTCACCTTTGATGCGCTGTGAATTGATTTTAACTGATCAGTGCAATTTCAAATGTCCTTATTGCCGTGGTCCTAAAGCTGGATTTGATGGTATTATGCCATTAGATCGAGCCAAATCTTATGTAGATTGGTGGGCAGGACAAGGACTTAAAAATATCAGATTCTCTGGTGGTGAGCCTACAGCTTATTACCAGTTACTTGATTTAGTGAAATTCACTAAGGAATCTGGTATTGAACGGATCGCTATTTCAACCAATGGCTCTGCTAAGTCAAGCTACTATATTGATCTTATTGAGGCCGGTGTAAACGATATATCCATATCCTTCGACGCCTGCTGTGCAGCTTTTGGTGACAAGATGGCTGGAGGTATCCCTGGAGCTTGGGAAAGAGTGGTTCAGAACGTCAAGATACTTTCCCAGCTTACTTATGTGACTCTTGGCATCGTTGTCACAGAAGAAACAGTAGATCAGTTGGAAGATGTGGTTAAGTTAGGTGCCGAGTTAGGTGCCCAGGATCTTCGTATTATTTCAGCAGCTCAATATAACGAGCTTCTAACTTCAGTAGAATTGCTACCTTCCACTTTAGTAGATAAATACCCTATTCTCAAGTATAGGGTGAATAATATTAAATCAGGGAGGAATGTAAGAGGTATCCAAAAAACAGATTCACATAAATGTCCTCTTGTATTAGATGATATGCTTATTATTGGAGATAGTCATTTTCCATGCGTTATTTATGCACGGGAGCATGGAGAACCTATTGGTAAAGTTACTTCCAATACACGCGAAGATAGATATCAGTGGTATCTAAAACATGATACACATCTTGATAGTATCTGCAAGATTAACTGTTTAGATGTCTGCGTTGATTACTCCAACAAATACATGGAGTTTCACGACACGGAATGATATTTCTTAAACTTTCTATCTAAATATATTGTGGAATCTTTATAAATCCAGGTCAAAAATGTTTTACATACTGTACTTCCATGTAGAGCAAATTGACTAATTTCTGAACCTTTTTAGCATGACAAACAATAGAGTTTTTACTATAATGTTTTAAAAAATGTTTTTTAAGTGTTTCACAAAACTGTGTGGTTCCAAGAATAGAGATAGATAGTTGCCCAGCTTTAGTCATATTTACAGAACCGTTACCATCAAAATAACCACGAACAAAGTGTGGTATTAGAGAATCTGGTAGAAACGTTGGAAAAGTTACTTTAAGACTTTTGGCTTTTACTAATCCCAACGTTTCTACCTGCTTACTAATATGTTTATTGGTTATAGATAGACAATATGTTGCTTTAGATTGATACTGTTTATCTTTAACTGTATTCAATCTTGAGGGTCTAAAGGTTAATGGTTTTGGTGTGTAATATGGATAAGATTGCTTAACTGTTCTAAAAGAGTTTTATCTGATTCTGTTAATATAAGTCTTACAGAATTGGTTTCTGGACTATTACAACCATCAGCATATAGAATACCAAGAAAATATGCTTTTTCAGGTGTATTAATACTATCAAAATAATCTTTTTTGAGTTGATATTTTCTACTTCGCTCATTCATAGATATAATAGTTACATTTTGGTTTTCAAAAAATTAAGTAACCCTGTGCAAGAAACACCATAATCTGGAGCCATTGATAGTGCTAACTCACCATTTACATATCTACTAATCAACCCATCTTTTACAGCTAATAACTTTGATACTGCTGGCATACTATTAATTGTGTTTGGAAGGTTACCATGGAGTAAAATAATGAAACTACCTCAGTTGTCTCCCTTGAATTTTACTTATTGCTCTTGGGAAGCTGGTGCATTTCATAAAGAACTTGGCATTGAACTACGGTATGAAAAACTAAATCAAGAGCATGTTCGACGTGTATTTAAAGAACATGCTCTTGGTTGGTGTCCTGCTGAGAAATTAACAGTAAGACCTAAAGTTGATCATGTTGCAATAATGCTTGAAGTTCAAGGTCAACTTGGATGGTTTCATTTGACCAATAATGAATTTAATCTAATATTTGGAGATTAAATGTTTACTCCTTGGGATATAAATCAACCACCAGATTTTGTAAATGAGTTGGGTATTAAATGGTGGTTTGACGCTGAAACTACTAAGTGGGCACACAGAAAGGATTCTAAAGGAATTTCTCTACCTGATATTCATTGTTTTTTCATTGAAAAACCTGATGGCTATAAATCTCGTGTTTTAATTCAAAATAATAAAGACATTTATGAATCTCAGTCTCTTGAAGCAGTTGCTTGTCGTATTGACATTTTAAAATGCATTAAACAAGAAGAAGTATAAATGAAAATATGACTCCTAGTTAAACTTTAAATATATCTTATACTGAAAGTCTTAAAAATCTGTTTGGTGAGATAAAACTTATTATGCTGTTTAAATGGAGTATTTTAAGTTATAATCCTGTAATAAATTCAATCAACCTTTTAAAATACACTGAAGGTATAAAAGAAATTACAGTATTTAAACTAGGTGGATTTTAATAAAGGATGTAAAAATAGTAATTATTGGTAAACTCGTGCTGTTGAATCAGCAGTCAAACTATTATTTCGTTCATTTCGTAGGAGATCAATATGAATATCCACCAAAAATACTATAGTAAGACTATGGAAGAAATGCTTACTTTAACAGAATGTGCTGTTCGTGCAGATTCTTATTCATCTCGCATGCTTTGGGTTGAAAATAGAACTCATTTTGATCCTAAACATATCAGAACTTGGGAACAAATCAATTTTGGATTTAGTCCAACTATTGATTATGTTAAACTGACAAATTCAGAATATACTGATGAAGAGTATCCAATTTGTGTGGAATTGTTTTGGGCTGAAGTTTCTAGCAAACTGATCCTTTTTTATCATTGTTGTTCCATGGTGTCACACTATGCAATTGTAGAAGAGTGGATTGACAAGATGTGCCCAAATAAGAAACATAAAACTGATGCAATGAATTTTTATACTTGTTTTAGAGACTAAATGCATTATATACTGGATTTTAATTTCATCTATTTTCTATGCTTGAGAATACTTTTCTAACCGGTATACTCTTGAACCTAGAATACCTTGGGTGCTATTAGTAGTAACATCATATTCTATTGGAGTTCTTTTATGGCTACCTGCTGCAATACATCAGAAAAATCATTTGAGTATAGCAAGCACTATTTGGCCTGTAGTTGCATTAACAATGACAGTTTTAATAGGCTTGTTTTTATTTAATGGACATTTGAGTTTAGTAAATTAGATAGGACTCTTTCTGGGAGTAGTAGCAATACTATATTACTAAGTGTATAATGGACAAAACACTATTTAAATCAACTGGTAAATTACATTACTCAATAACAGATGTAGGATACAAATTAATAGTTGCTGTAGATCCTGGAATAGCGATGTATTATCGTAGTATGATTCCCAAATACATCGCTATTCCCAGACCACAGAAATATCCTACTCATATATCCGTTGTGAGAAAGGAAATCCCGCCAAATCTACAGTTCTGGGGAAAATATAACGAGGAACTTGTCGAATTTTTCTATAGCCCTGTTATCCATAATGACGATAGGTATTTCTGGCTTAATGCTTTTTGCACTCGTTTAGAGGATATTAGAGCAGAGTTAGGATTACCTATATCCTCTAAATACACAAGACCTCCTACTGGGTTTGAAAAGTGTTTCCATATCACGATAGGTAATATAAAGGAAGTAAAATGATTACCTTAGACAAGGTTTTATTTAGTGTACTATTCATTATCTACATAGTACTAATAGAGCTTGTGTAGCGGTAGAAACATTAAATTTGGTTTCTCTACTTCAGGAATAGCTGATATAATTGAGAAAAGAAACTATTATTTGAAACAGTAACCATTAGCGATGAACAACAGGTCTTAAATATCCCTGCCTGCCATTTCAAGCGATATTGCGGTGGTGCAGGTAATTGGAAGATTCATACTAACTTTTAATCACAAATCTCTTTGAGGTAAGAAAATGGCAGAGGGCCAGACAATACCAAAACTCTATATGGTAATTGGTATGTTCAACGATAATATTTATGGTAAACATACCTCTTATACAGACGCTTCAAAACAGGCTTCTGACCTCTGTAAAACTGCTCCAGACAAAGATTTTATTGTATTTGAAGCAGTTACTCGGCATAAAGCTGTTCTTATGGTTGAATCTATACCTATGAGATAGTTATGAATCAAATTATTGTAACTTACTTTTTTTACAATGGTAATTCAATCTTTAGTTAAACTTGCGGGCACGGCAGGCGGCAGTGGTGGGTTCTATCCCTGTAAATGGAGATAAAATGAAGATAAAGTGAAGATTACTTGTAGTATTGCACTATAAGTAACTGATAGAATTTGGCTAATTAATCAAAATGGAACAATAGAACTTTATGCTACTTTGGAGCAATAATGACAAAGGAAGAGATTGATAAACTTGCCATTATTTATAAAGGCAATAACATTGGATATTTAAATCCAACTCTTATCAAGAAAAACAGTATTACAGACAACGAAATAGAAGAGTTAAAACGTCTTCATTGTATCAAAGCTCATATTTTTGAGCAAATGGAGAAAACAGACGATCCAAAGTTACTCAAATCATTTGCTAAAGATGTAACAGAAACAGAGTTTGCACTTCAAAAAACCTGGCGTTTCATTCCTGATGAAACAATGCATGAATGGTATAAAGTTCCTAAATGCCAATGCAGTAAGATGGATAACGCAGAACGACGTGGGACAAAATACCAAGTTATTAATGGTAATTGCCCTGTTCATGGTAGTGCAGAATGATTACATTACCGTTCTATACAGTAGTGGAGAAGTTCTGTTTCTAAGTGAGATAGTAGAAGAAGTATATGGCTGGCTTCCAATTCCTGAATGTCCTTTTGCACCGGATAAATCATGACCCCGCGAAGAAAAGAACTTATTAACGGAGTTAAAATAGAAGAATACTATTGGGCAGGTGATTATCCATGTTATGTTGATAATCTTTTGTCTAAAGATTCTTATAATATAACAAAAGAATTGTTATTATCTGGTAAAAAACCAAACTTAGTCACTGCACCTAGGAGAAATAATGAAGATTGCTGCTGATAAGATTGTATTTAGTGGCCTTGCTGGTTCCAGACTTTATGGAGTAGCTAATGCTAACTCGGATACAGACATTAAATGCGTGTTTGCACATAGTTTAGATGGTCTTATTTTGAATGAAAAAGACACGGATAGAATAAAAGATCCTTCTGTAAATAGTGAGACTGAGTGGTTTTCAATTAGAAAGTTCTCCAGCCTTCTTGCACAGAACCAGACTGTAGCAATTGAACTTCTATTTATTCCACAGTCTCATATTATTACTACATCAGCAGCTTGGGAAGAACTTCTTGAGAATAGAGATAAGATTATCTCCAAAAACATTATGCCTTTTGTAGGATATGCACGAAATCAGGCTCGTCTATATTCTGTAAAGGGTGATAGACTTGAATTTCTGCATGAAATTAAAAAACTTGTAGAACAATTCAAGAAAACTTGTGTTGCTTTAGAACCAACTTGTATTGGAATTACAGAATATCTAAATACATTTGATATTCTTGATACATGGATTGATAAGGATTTTATTTCCTTTGAAACAAGAAAAACACCTAATGGTAAAGATAACAAAATGGTGATGATTCTTGGGCGAGGGTTTGAAGAATTTTGCACTCCAGACCTCTGGTTAGAACGAATCGAAACTCAAATCAATAAATACGGTGAACGTGCTGAAATGGCTGAAGAAAACAAAGGCCATGATTTAAAGGCAACTTACCATGCTGTTAGAATCATTCAAGAAGCAATGGATCTTCTTGATACTGGAATATTAGAGTTTCCGCGACCAGAAGCTCAGTTACTTCGTGAGATTCGTAATGGTAAGTATGATTATCGTTACACTTGTGATCTAATTCAGGCTATGACTAAAGAATTAGAAATCAAAATGACAGCATCTACTTTACGAGAAACTCCAGACAAGAATTGGTTAACTTCTTGGGCACTTCGTTATCAACGTGCTTATGTTGTAGATGATTTTGAAGTTATCGCTAAAATCAATTAGGATTATATAATGAGCCGACGAGATGTGCAAGTAATTGATGATCGTTATGATATTCTTACTAAAGAGAATGCAGAACTAAAACGTTAATTAATTGCCATTTCGTCGGTAGCTAAATAGCTTGACAGCATGAGAGATAATGAAAGTGCTAAATTGAAAGCTGAGATAGTTGACATAACTCTTTATGTTGACGAGGCTACACTAACTCGCACTAAAATGTTAGCTGAACGCAGATATGGTCTTGTTTATTATTATTATAAAGCTGTTGTTTTAGTAGGACAGCAAGCCAGTCTTAATTTTTAAGGGTTTACTGGAACATAGCCCAAACGAACCTTGGTATACGGTTAACTGGGCTTTGGTAATGCTGTAAAATACCTTATTAGTTGTAGTAAATATATACCTTTTACTTCTACAACTAAAAGATATTCACATATTACGAGAAATCCAGTATGCAGATTACAACTAACAAAAACAATTATTAATTTGTTTAAAAACAATTTTGTGTAAATAACAATTTACCTGTTACGAACAGAAAATGGAATAATATATGATATTCATAACAAGTGACTTACATATAGGACATAAGAGGATATTGGAATTATGTCCTAATCGACCGTTTAAAACTGTCGATGAAATGAATGAAAAATTAGTAGAAAACTTTAATGACGTTGTATTAAAAACAGATATTGTCTATTGTCTTGGTGATTTCTGTATGGGAGATAGAATACAAAATCTAAAATATCTTTCAAAGTTCAACGGACAGTGGCATTTAATCGCAGGCAACCACGATTATCCTTATGATCATCGAGATAGGGAAAAGTGGTTAAAGATTTATTCTGATGCTGGCTTTGAATCAATTCAAAGAGTAGCTGTGCTAACAGATGTTAAACTTAAACACTGGACAAAACCCATCCGACTACAACACTTTCCTTTGCTTGAAGCCGGAATCCAGGATCATATTGATTCCAAAGTCAGGTTTGCACATGACAGGCTTCCAGATAATGGTAGCCTTCATCTTTCTGGCCATACTCATAGTACTAATAAAATAGCGTGTAAAAATAATATTCATGTTGGTTGCGATGCCTGGGATTTTCGTCCTGTAAGCATCATTGATATTATACACCTTCACAATGAGCAAGGTTGGTAATGACCCATTGGAGATTGTTTTTACTACCAGAAGGTCCATTTTTTGAACGGCAATTTATAACAAAAGAAGCTGTCGTTCTCTTTATAAGAGATAATTTATTTTTTTGTTCCAATATTAAGAAGCCTTATAATAAAGATTTCTTAATCGCGGCGCCCGATATGGTTTCATTTATTCCAGAAGAATATACTGAGATAGAAAAATGTTTATTAGAAATAGTGGAGGTAGAATAAATGTATGCAATAATTCATTTGGGGACATCTGAACGAGTTGTTGAATCCACCAATAAAAATTGGTTACACAATATTGTTGATGGGTTCAAGATTTGTAAACATAATAAAACATACAATTGGAGAATAGTCCGTCCTGAATATAATGTAACCAAGATAGATTATACTGTTTATTCTAAGTGTGAGTTTGAGATAATGTCAATTGAACATTCTACGGGAGATAAACTCTGTTATGGCATATAAACTTTTTCATATCCCAGAATCTACTTTCGTTGAATTTCTATTTGACGGAATTAGATCAAAAACCAACTGGAAAAAGTGGTTAAAAAATAACAAAATTTGTTATTATCCAAAAGCTAAAGCATATGGTTGGAGGAGTAATTCTTGTGCAAAAAAGGTTACTAGTTATCCAGGTAAAGATATAATTCTACTTAACAGTAAAGAATTTGATATTATTGAGGTAAAAGATGCAAAATGATATTAAATGGGCACTGTTTCATGTGCCTAAGTCAGATGTTATATTTGTATCAGAAACAAGACACTTCATTGAAGAAACTCTGAATAACTATTGTATATACCTTCAAAATGGTGTATACTTTTACACAGCACAAGAAGATTTTCCTCATAAAGAAAAGGAAGCAATCAAGCTTGATAAAGCTGAGTTTGATCTTCTCAAAATTCAAGTATTACAATCAACGGACACGGTATTTTCTTACAAGGTTTTAGAGCACGCTAAAATGGACAAAAAGTGAGCTTAAGCAGCTATTTGCATCACGATTAAATAAAGAACAATTTGCCTCTAAGATGGCAGAACGTGGAACTCATATTATAACTCCTGATATGGCTTCTACATTAGACTATCGGACAGATCGATCAAGATTCTTTGTTAAGCTTGATCCAACTGGTATTGTTATTGGAGGAGATTTTGGATGACTGGAACTGCTTGCTCATTACTGATATTCAAATGAATGGACCTGAAAGACTGTTAATAGGACTCTATCAAAAAAAGTATTGTGAACAGATAAAACTGGAAGAGTGAAAATAGCAGTTAACAAAAGTAATGAAATAGCATGGTCATACTGTTTCATTACTGCAAGCGACTTTAATAATAGATTCCTTGCCTCATGAATATGACTATATTAAACATTGTAATAGGAGGGTTTGATGAATGTTACGCAGAACTTGATCAACAACATCCTTAAAGCTAAGACAGTTTACTATCATTCTGGTTGTCCAGACGGTATTATTGCAAGGGAGTTTATTTTTCGAACATTAACTGAAGGTATGAATAAACCTTGCACGGCTGTGTTTGAACCATATTTTCCTGGTAATAAGTTGACTGTAACTGACAACTGTGTTTTCATTGATGTTGCTCCAATTCAAGAGCAATATGAAGACTTTTTAAAAGCTGGTAGTGTTATTATGGACCACCATATTACCAATAAGCCAAGCAATTATGATGAGCTGGATATTGCTTATCCAGATCAACTTAGATTTGGTCTGAATGCAAACAATGAGAGTGGAGCCCAACTTGCTTTTGAATGTTTGGAGTTTCACCTAAAAGCAAAGGGCTATATTGGCTTTACAGGTAGTATTGAACGACATATTGCCAATCTTATTGCGATTGGTGATTGTTGGGATACTAAAAGTCCTTTTTTTGAAAAAGCCAGATTCCTTGGTCAATACATTGCAATGTATGGGAATGATTATGACAAAGGTATCCCTGGACAAAACTTCATTGAACAAGCCTACGAATATGGTAGACTAAGAAAGAGAAGTTTTGAGCGGACGGTCAAGAAAGTTATTATCCAACAGTTTTCAATGAGTGTTCCTGAAAGAGTAATGAAAATTGCTTTTATGAACACTCATGATGGAATATCTGATGTGTCTGAAATACTTAGAATAGAACAGAATATTGATCTAATTGTTGGTTGGATTATCCAAAAGATACTGATTGACGGTGTTCCAACTGACGTAATTTCTTACTCACTTCGATCTAATGACAAGTTTGACTGTTCTAAGTTTGCTAAATACTGCAATATTCGTGGTGGAGGTCATCCAAAAGCAGCTGGATTTATTATCAACCTATCTGAAACAAACAGACTTAATGGTATGGATTATTTTATGCAACTTCTAGCTACTTACTCACCTAAAAGTTATGTTTAATATAGAACCACATGCATTTAGCAAACGAATTAAGATGATGCCTTATGTGGTTTGTTCGAAATGTGGTATGGTGAAACTAAATAACCCATTTTCTTTATGGTGTATTAGAATGGGTTGTGACCACGAAGAACATCCAGACTATAACAATCAACGAAGTAAGGCATTACATGTATCTTGAACTTGAATTACACAACAAGACTTATACATCTATAAAAATAATAGATGTTAAGGATTCATAGGGACTTATTAATAGGTTTTCAATCAATTCATGAGTGGTCATGGATCTCTTAGTTTAAATCTTATTAATGGTAATATATTAGTGTTAAGTAAGTAGCACCTAAATGCAGGAACACTCACAATCGTGGAATGATTTGTTTGTTGCTGCTATTACTAAACCTCACGGTTTCATCACATTTTCAATCCTTCTAAGGAGACTACAATGGTAGAAGAGACACAGCCTAGAGATTACAGAGAGATTCGTAAGTGGATTAAGGGATTCCATCGGGGTTCTTATAATCTTATTGGGTTTCTGATGGCTTCTTATAATAAGGAAACTGAGTCAGTTAGAGTTGGTTGGAGTTTTTGTGCTCCAACAGATGTTTTCAGTAAGAAAGTAGCTGAAAACATTGCTCGTGGACGTATCGACAAGATGACTACAGCTCGTATCCCCAAGCGTTATCTGGATGAAGTTGAAATATTCGTTCAGACTTGCAAAGCATATTACAACACGAATGAAATCTATGTTTGTTGCGGTAATACTTGCGATACTGATCCAGGCTATTTTGATGAAGAAGATTGCAATTGTTCTATTTGTGATACGTGTGAGGATTTAGATTGCAAAGAATGTACAGAGTGTGATGGTTGTTCAGAGTATGATTAAACAAGCGGTAGGAGACTGTTAGTCAATGCTGAGGTCTAAATAACCAACTGTCAGAAGTGCCCAACTGCAAGACTGAAAGAACTCCTAAAGCAGGTTTTGCACACGAGTATTACGGTTCAAGTTCACCCTTTCAAACAACAGTAAGGAAAATGTCGTAATAATAGTAACGGGGTGGTATGTATAGTAAATAAACTTATTACAACAAATAGAACAATCTAAAATGGCCATCTGAAGCACCACACGGTAATCAGATATCAGATTGGTGTCCACTTTCACAGGAGAAATATGAAGACCCAGCCTATTAAGACATTTGAGTTTGTAGTTGCAATAACTTCAGAAGAACCAAAGAAGGTTGAAATACCTTCTATTACAGCACTAAGTAACCATCTTCAGTATCTGATTGATCATCAGGCTGGAAGTTGGATTGGTCAGGATTGGGTTCCTGAACAGTATTATAATCCACAGCTTGATTATTCAATTAAAGAACTTGAAAATTTCTTTAAGACTCAGGCTAATGTTATTGCAAAGTGTAAGGAAACTCAAGTTAAACTTGAGAAACTTTACAGTGACCTTTGTAGGGAAATTGAAGAAGAAAAAGAAGAAAAAGAATTCAAAATTGGTGATAGGGTTATTCGAAATTGTCCTCCTGTTGACATTGGACCATATAGCATCATGAACGGTGAAATTGGAACAATCGTAGCAATTTCACCTAATGTAAATAATTGTTATCGTGTTATTTGGGATAGATTTCCAAAATTCAAATGTTCATATAGTAAAAATCATTTACTGAAATATGGAGGAGGTCGTTAATGAGAATAATGTTTGTTGGAAAAAAAAGAGCCGGAAAAGATATCGCCACTTCTTTCTTTAGAAGTCATTATGGTGGTTATACCGATAGTTTTGCGGCACCAATTTATGAGATTATGTATAGTATCCAAGATAAACTTGGTATTGCTCGTCACAAAGACAGAGACATTCTCAAGTTTGTTGGTGCTTTAGGCCGTGCAATTGATCCTAATTTCTGGATTAATAAGCTGAAAGAACGAGTTTTTGAATCTGCTCACCGTAATGAGAATGTGTTTATTTCAGACGGTAGATTTGAAAATGAGTTGAATGAAATGCGTAAGATGGGATTCATTCTTGTTAAAATTCATTGTTCGGATTCAATCAGAAAGAATCGGCTACTTCCAGAAGATGTAGTTAATGATGCTGATATCTCTGAAAACGGTTATCCTGCCGATTATCCTTTCGATATGGTAATTACTAATGAAGGGACTCTTGAAGAGTTTCACAACGCTCTTTGGGAACTCGGAAACAAAGTAACCAAGAATGAAATTAAGCCTAGAACAGTATTTGATTCCTGAGCATAGATTTCCAATTCCATTTCATCCTTTCAAGGAATTGGAATGCTATCACTACTACGATGGTCCTGTTTGTGCTCTCGTAGAAGATGGAAGACAAAAATATATTTCAATTTATTGGAATGAGAACAGAGAGGCTCAAACTCAAACATTTGTTTATTTTCCTACGGATGAAGTTACAACAGATGCCTTAGTCAATAATAAAATAACATTGCTAGAGTTTGAACTATCTGTTCCTTATATAATAGTAATACGAGAATACTTTAAAGATATTTATCCTTCAGCATGTTGGAAAGTATCTCCACTATTAGTAGATCCAAAAGAATTTGCGAGTCCAGGAGTATATATGTTTCTGGAGCCGCCAGCAGAGGAGAAACAATGAATCTAGTAGTAGAAAACATCGGTAAGGAACGGGCTTCTTATGTAATCGGTTTTGAAGGTCATATCAATGCTGAAACTAAGGAACCTATTCATATTAGTAAGCGTAGTGTAGAAGTTCTAAAGCAGATGATTGATCTTGGTAACCAGTTTAATGCTGCAAAGCCAATGCTAGAAAAGGGTGTCTTTGATCGTCTAAAGGGTTTTCCCAATGGCGAAGATATTCTTCTCTATCTTGAAAACAATGGTATTGATGTGTTCGAGTATATCGAAACTGCATCAAAGACCTTTGAAGATACCGTCAAGGCAAGTGGAAACACAGGTGAACGTGCAAAGAGGGGTCAGGGATATATTTCCAAATCTCAGAAGTTCGCTAATAACAGTGTTGCTAAGTTAGCTTGTCTTCTAGCGCCTGCATCTAAGACTGGCACAGTATCAGACGAACAGCTAATTGCTGGTTTTGACGCTGCTGTTAAGATGATGAGTGAAGTAACACAGGAAAACGCTGTAGCTATCGCTCGTAAGATTGCAGAAAAGACTGGCTTGGATAGTGATGGTAGAATAAGGCTTCGCGCAGAAAGTGTTAAAGAAGAAAATACTGAAGAGTAAGTTGTATTTTTAGTTTTGTGCTTCTTGCATTTTAACTTGATTTTCGGGAGAAATTTTTCTATTTTGTTCTTTAGCGATTTTAGATAATTTCTCCCGAGTTTACTTAGTGTGTAGTTTACCAGGAATCTGTTTGTGAGTATCTGACATTTTTCTGGTTTCTTCTAATATAGGTTCTCTTATTTTATTGGACTGACGAATTTTCTCTTTAGATTCGTCAGTCCAAACTCTATTTTATTCCATTCAATTAACCGTTGGCGAGCCTCTTCTGAAATTGGATGAGGTTTGCCAGTAGCTAATATGGATTTAGCTTTTCGTTGTTCTTCAGTTAGTGGTGATTTCTTTATTACCAACCAGCCTGCTATTATACCCATTGTTATAGGAATCAGAAATATCCATAGCACACTGTTCATAAAATAATAGATTTTTAAGTTCACAATATAGTAAAATTTCAAAAATAAAGTTAGCTTCGTCATGCTTATTCCAAGAGTTTTGTAATCTTGGTGAATAGTGGTTATCAGTTTAACTGGCCATACTAACAAGTTCGAAAGGTTACTATAGAACCTATATATATAATTTTCCAGTTACTAAATTACGAAGTTGATACATATCTGATATCTGTGGTAGTGCTTTGCTTGTCATATATTTACTTGTGTGGATGAATACGACTACGATACAGTGGACGCTACTATGACAAAAGTGTTCAAGGTCATTAAACGTTACAGTTGGTAAAGTTGCTGGACAGGGTGGAATTTCTGACCTAGTCCTGTAAATAAGACTTTAGAAAAGTGCCTTTCGACCCGATTACATAGTAAGCCGGCTGATTTAAAACAAAACAATCCCACCCAGTCACGCAAAAATTGACCCTTGCCTCTCTTTTGAGGCATTTTTTATGTTTGGAGTTTTTGAAATGAAAATTGCGGGCATGTATCAGTTTGATAATATTCATAATGTTTATGTTAATGTTACACAGCCAATTGTAATGCTAAGTAATTTACCAGCTTCTATCAAACGTGGATTTGAAGCAGCTCTTGTGGCATCTAATCATTCTGATGGATTGCAAAGAAGATTGAGAATGGGAGCTGCTATTTATGCTGGCTCCAGACTTTTGAGTATAGGCTTCAATCAGTATCAGAAAACAAAGCCAGGAAATAAGTTCTTCAAAGTTGGAGAAAATGGTGTGGTCAAAGAGTTTCTAAAGACCATTCATGCTGAACAAAATGCATTGATTAAAATCAGGCATAGAGATTATAGTAACAACAAACTCAGTATGTATATTTATAGATCTGATTCAAATGGAAATCCTGCTACATCAGCACCATGTCCATTATGTCAAGCTGATATTAAAAAAGCTGGTATAGCTAAAGTTTATTTTATAGCTCCTGGTGGATATCTTGGTTATTGGAATACTGGTATTTAGTATCTCTTTTTATATACCTACTAAATAATCGTATTTACCACATACTAGCTAACGTAATTTGTATTTCTTTATCTAAAGTATTTTATAAAATACACTAAATTGTGTTTATTTCTACCATTTATTTTATTTGTTTCATTCCAGTATACATAGTTTTTGCATAGTTATACTTATTATCAGAGATAATAATAAATTTATTAATAGCTTCTATTTGCATAAGTCGTTTAGGCTAATATACGCTATGTATCAGACTATACAGGATACCAGATGAGAATCTCCGCTAAGGAATATATTAAGCAGTATAGAAGTGGTTGCGAAGATTACATTATGCAGTTTTTCGGAAATAGAGAAGAACTAGTAATTGAGGGTGGTTTCCTTAAATGGGAACAGGATGCTTCTCAATGGGCTGGGCCTTGGATGGGAAATTTTGTTCTGTATGTAGTTTCTGATTTCAGACAAACCAGACTGCCGAAAGAAGAAGAACTTAAAACTAAATATTCCGAATACGTAATGGCTAATATAGATTCGTATCCACAGGATGTTGTTAGTAAGTGTTTTACTGAAGATCAATTTACCTGTTTCGTAGATGGTAAGAAATGGATAAGAACACAATTAACACTGGATGAACGAAGAGAGATTGTGGCAAATCTCTCCAGACAGGAAGTTATGGATCTGAGTTTATCTATTAGAACTCAGATAAATCATTTCAATACAGTTGAAATATTGGGAGATGTTTGTAAAGAGCGTCCTTTTAAGTTGTATCTTTGCGGAAACAATGATACAGCATATTCTAAAACTTTTGCTACAAAGGAAGAAGCACTCTCAATGTTAGCCAAACTAGAACAAACTTCTAGTTGGGATATCATCTTTAACTATTTTGTATTCACTAAGTAGAAGCATTTATGACCAGTGCTGATGCACGATTCAAACACGATTCAAACACGATGAACTAATGTTTCGATTATTTATCAAACGAGACAATAATACAATAATACAATAACTCAAGAAGAAAATAAAAATCTTCTAGAATAAATGGATAATCTATGGTATGATCTATCTGAAGATGAACTGGATAAAGTTAATGCCTTAGTAAGGTAGACCGTAAACAACTATGAATTAAAGGAACCTATGATGGGACGGAAAGCGTATAGAGCAGTAGATTTAGACGGAACTCTAGCATATTATACTAAATATGCTGGAGCTACTGTTATAGGAAAACCTATTGAACCAATGTTAGCTCAGGTAAAGAAGTGGCTTGAAAACGGTGATAGAGTGGCTATTTTCACGTCAAGAGTAGATCCTTCAGCAAAAGACCATAGAGAAGCTACTCTTGCTGTTGAACATTGGTGTAAAATTCATATTGGGCGCATTCTTCTTGTTACTGCTGTAAAGTCAAAAGATTTTACACATTTCTATGATGATCGAGCACAACAGGTTATCAAGAACAAAGGTATTATAGTAGAATCACCCAACTTTGACGAAATAATTACTGACATTAATGATAATGGAAACCGTGCCGAAAGTATTCGTGTAGCTGGAGGATTAAATGGCAACTTCTAAGTATTATGGATATTGAGAATGTAAGGCATGAAGAAAGATTTCTGTCTTACTCCTAAATTTGAATTGACAGATAATCAGGTTCTTTATGTGGATTATTCAGGGCATGCTGTTGTTATGGACTTGAAGGCTAGTGGTCACCAGATACAATTGATTGGCATCAAATAGCAATGAAACCTGTATGCTATTTTACTCCACAAGAACTTGTAGATTTGGCCAGACAGCGTATTAATTAAGGAGTGACATGAAAATCATACACTATCAAAACATAAATCCCATTATTTCTTACTTTACTGCATGGGTCTTAGCTCTTATATTTATGATGAGTTTTGGCTCTGCTAGTTTTTATCATGCTTTTGCTACTATTGTTGCGGCCCAGTTTATTATTTGGGCTAATGACATCTTAAAGGGTGTTTAATGAAATTTACAACTGAAAATTCTGCTTATGAGGTGAATTTAGTAAATAAGGAAATTAGACGTTTAAAAGGATCTAGTGATCCTACTCCACGACAAGGTGAAGATGGTGTATGGAAGAAATACGAAGATATTTCTAAAGTAAGACCTGGGGAACCTGTTATAATTATCTGGCCTCCAGATAAAGGTTTAGCAAAAACTACTGTAACTTCAGCAGTTGTTAAAATAGGAGTGTAAATGGCTATATTAAAAGGGATTAGAAGCATCTCTGATGTTTACAGGGATATGGATCTTTTAGTAAATATCACTGATGGTAGTGAAGCTTATCATAAAGAGGCAGATGAATTGGTGTGTGAGTTGTTGAGAATCGTTTCTCATTCTAGTTCCAATAAAACAGCGATGCTAACAATTGCAGACAACTATAGAAAAATCATCACTTATCATGAGAGGTTTAAGTGAAACCTTTAAAGTTTCCATACTAAGCTAAACTTGTATTTCCATTCAACTTAGAGCCACATTATAGACATGGATATCCCTTTTCTGAAGGTGATATTGTCTGTGTACTAGGAGAACTTACTGGAATGGATGGACATTATGTTATTGCTTTAAATACAGATAGAGTAGTATTTGGTTTTTCATAGTGATTTCTAGAACCTAGTGATGATAAAACACCAAAGGATATGCTGTGAAATTACCATTTTGAGCCATATCTACCTAATTCCCATCCTTGCTGAATATAAACATCAATATCTTCTAGTTTAACCATTTTAGCACATTGAAGTTGCTTATTATGAACATATTTTTACCATAACTTCCATTTCCAGCTCCAGTTCGTAAAATAGCTAATTTAGCTTTAGTTTCTTTTGATTTAGGTCCAAATTTTCTATCTTTTATTCAAATAAACTGATAATTCTGTATTTCTAATTCTAATTGAGTTACCATTTTTAGTTACCCAGCAAGTTCCTTTAGATCTTAGATTATCTTCATTTTAAGATTTACTCCCTAGTTCTTTAGTTTGTTGTGAACATTTTCTACATAAGTGAACTTGTCATAATAGAGCAACTCGTAAAGAACATGCTTTATTATAATCTTCTGTTAGAATAATAGTATCAGGAGTTCTTCCAAGATTAAAACACGACCATGCAAAGGTAGTTTAGGATTCGTTTTGTCACATCGCCATAGTAACCAATGGGCTATAAAATGATTTTTAGTAGATAATAATTTGTTATTCCAAGGATTAGCTTTTAATGATTTTATATTCTGGAAATAACCATTTTGGTAAAACGTGGTGTTTCTCATATTTTATTTTGGTGATTCACAAATAAGTATAAAATTAGTATACTCATCTATAGTAGATTGATCTGGATGTTTTAATTTTGCTGTTAAGGTTTGTTTCATATATTTATTAATTGGAGTCTAATGATGGTAAATATTCCTAAAGTTCTTAATGAAAATTATTGTGCGAGAGTAGTAGAAATTGAAAAAATTGTAGCTCTTCCCAATCGGGATAAGATTGTTGGAGCTTTGATTTTTGGCAACCAAGTTATTGTCAGTAAAGATACCAAGGTAGGTGATGTTGGTATCTTCTTTCCAGTAGAAACTGCACTCTCTGCCGAGTTTATGGCTTTCAACAATTTACATCAAGACAATACCCTTAACAACGATCCTTCTAAGAAAGGATTTTTTGGTTCTAAGGGACGTGTAAAGTGTCAGAAGTTCGGTGGTCATAAATCTGAAGGTTTCTTTATCCCTCTTGATTCTCTTGAGTATGTGTTTCATGCTCAAATTACAAAAGATGATCTTCCAGTTGGAACCAAGTTTGAAATACTGGATGGTAAAGAAATCTGTAAGAAGTATGTGATTAAAGACTCTCGAACTCCAAGAGAACCTGGATCTAAGCAGAAGAAATCTGTTAAACTGAGTCGTCTTGTAGATAATCAGTTCAGACTACATTTTGATACCTTAAATCTTCGGATGAATGCTCATAAGCTAAATCCGAATGACTATATCAGTATTTCCAGTAAGTATCATGGAACTTCTTGGGTCGTAGGTAAGGTGTTAGTAAAAGACCCAATCTGGCAACATACTCTTGCTATGAAGATTACTGGTATTGATCTTTACAAGAACAAGAAGATAGCAAAATATCTTAAGTATTTGATTAAGCCAGCTGAAAAGTTTCAGAACTATCTGATTGGAACTCTACTAAATGTAGACAACAATTCAAAGCCTTTTTATGATGTGATTTGGTCTTCTCGTAAGGTAGTTAAAAATGCCTTTGCCAATCCTAATCCAGTTCATTACTACGGTATGGATATCTGGGGTGAAATTGCAGAACATGTGAAAGATCATATTCCTGCCGGTATCACTCTTTACGGTGAGTGTGTTGGTTATCTCCCTAATGGATCAGCAATTCAGTCAAGTGAAGGTAAGTGTTTTGACTATGGTTGTGAACCAGGAACTTATAAACTCATCGTATATCGTATTACTTCTACGAATGCAGAAGGTAAAGTATTTGAGTTCTCTTGGCCACAAATTCTTGAGTTCTGCAATAGGATAAGCCCCTATATTGGTTCTGGAACTTGTGTAGGTCTTGAAACTCCTAATACTTACTATTACGGTAAGGCTAAGGATTATGCACCACAGATTCCAATTGAAACTCATTGGAATGAAAACTTCCTTGCCAAACTTGAGAAAGATTTTATGAAAGATGCCGATTGTCCTTTCTGTAAAAATGTAGTTCCTGAAGAGGGAATTATCATTTCTAAAGAAACTCTCTACGAGAGGGAATCTTTCAAACTTAAGAACTTTAGATTCCTTAATAAAGAATCTGAAGAACTTGATAAGGAAGTAGTTGATATTGAAACTTCTCAATCTGAAGAAGACCCTGTGTAGGAATAATGCAGCTAATATTATTAATAATACTAAGTATACTAGTATTAGTACAAGTATTTTGTATTATTAATAATATTTAAAATTTATTGGATATATAAAAAGAGTAGCTCTGATTTGGTCAAAGTATACCAAACTCTGGAAATATAACAAAATGTTATTTCATTTTTGGATCTGGGATGTAGAGAAATGAAAGATGAGTAATAATTGCACCGGCCGTATAAACTTCCTCAAGTTCAAATTAGATCGTGGGGAAGTTTATGCAATTTGTAAGTTTTATGATTGCAGGCCGAAAGTGATCGTGGGTCATAACTGTGAACATTTTCTTCCAGTACATTAACTAAAACGTATTAAATGAAAGTTGAAAGGTGCATTGAAAGAGTCACTATAGGTTACAAAAAAAATCGTGGTTCTTAGAATTGCCTAATTTTACTGCTATTATGACTCCATGGAAATCTGAATTAGTTTAGGCAGGAAAATTTGATCAAGTATATCTTGATCAAGTAAGAGATGATAGTCTTCCAGGTATGCCTCGAAGGAGTTATAGGAAACTCATTTAATGGTGAATATATGTTCAAATATAAGTGTCAGAGATGGTATGATGCTTTGAAAGAACATTGTAGTGAAAATCAAGGTATTTACAATGTCCTAAAAATAGGAGGATTAAATGAAGACAAGAACAGGCTTTGTAAGTAATAGTTCTTCAAGTTCTTTCATTCTTGACTTTGGAAAGTTTATAACAAAAGCTGAGGATCTGTATCCTTTTATTACAATTCCAAATGAAGATCAAGAACTATGGAGAGGTTCTGATTATGTAGAACCAACTATAGAACGAGTAGCAGAATACATGTTTGCTGAAATGAAGCTGGTTAATAAACCTAGGCTTTTAAAACTCTTGGAACAAGAGTTTGATCCAGAACAGTTTATTGAGACTGAAGAAGAAAAAGACAGGTATGCATGGGCTTGTGATGCTAGATGGAATGCTAGAGATGAACTCCTCGCCCCATTACTTGATAAATTTGGTCTTAACGGTGAATATGAAATTACTAGAGGACCAATTATAAATCTTCAGATGTTCAACCTCGCGTATGGTCCAATTCAACTTCAACTAAATAATATTTTAAAAGAAGCTAATGAAGTTAAAGCTATGATATTAGATAAATACATTCCAATAGCATTAGCTAAAATTGGCGATTCTGAACATATTTACGAAGCAAAATTTGAAGACCATGACGTGATAGGTAGCATGCTTGAACATGATGGACTATTAGATAAGTTCACTATCATGAGATTTAGTCACCACTAGTGAAAACAAGAACTGGTTTTGTGAGCAATTCAAGCTCAAGTAGTTTTGTTATTACTACAAAAGAACCATTAAGTAAACAACACCTTTTGGAGTTATTTAAAGTTCCTGTAGAGTCTCCTTTATACTATTTTGTTGAAGAAATGGCAGAATGGTTTGAGCGATATTCTGAACAGGTTACAGTAAAACATGAGCATTGTTAACAAGAAGTTGATTTACGTTGGTTCTGCTTCAGATGATGCTTATGAAGAAATTGAATTATCTATTTGTTCAATGACTATTAATCATATTAGTGCCGATTTTTCTATTAAGAAAGATGGTAACTACTAATGAAGATTCGAAAAGGTTTCGTAAGTAACAGTTCAAGTTCAAGTTTCTGTATTTACGGAACTAGCGTTGATTCACTAAGTGAAATTACTGGAGTATCAGTACAAGAGATTAATGAGAAACGAAAACAAAAGTTTCTAGAGGGTTACGGGAAGCAGCATCCAGAGCTAGTTCCACAATCTGATGAAGAATGGCAAGAATACTTTGATGAAGATTGTGACTATGCTGATTATGTCAGCGGAACTGGCTTAGAAATCTACAGTAAGGATGGTTACGAGTATTACATTGGTAAGTCTTGGCATCTTATTGGAGATGATGAGACTGGTAAAGAGTTTAAAGCTGCTGTTGAGGCTAAGGTTAAAACTCTTATTCCTAAAGCTAAATGTGAAACTTACTTTGAGGAGTATTACTGCTAATGAAAACCCGTCTTGGTTTTGTCTCGAACTCCAGTAGCTCTTCATTTTGTATCTATGGTATTCAGTTTGATTCTTATGACGAAGTTCTTCGTAGTTTACAGAAAAGTGATAAAGAGTTTCTACATGGTTTCTTTGTACAGTTCAACAATAAATATAAACGTGAATTAGAAGATAATGAAATTGCAGAAGTTACTACAATTGATGAATTAATCAATGCTATAAATGAGCTTGGTTACGATATGTGGGAGTTTTGCGATGATTTGTTTAAAGATGACAAAATAATACGTGTTCACACAGGTAGTGAATATAATGCTGGTATGGTTTCCATTGGAAGAGAATGGCGCTTTATTGGAGATAAAGAGACTGGAGAAGAGTTTAAGGAAAGCATTCGTAAACGATTAGAGTATTATTTTGGTAAGAAGCTCAAACTTCAAACTATTGAAGAATCTTTTCGGTGCTAAATGAAAACTCGTTCAGGTTTCGTAAGTAATAGTTCAAGTTCAAGTTTCGTAATTCTTGGTGTGAAAGTAGTTGAAGGTTCCAAAGAGTATAACCACATTAAGGAACTTTTCTATGATGTTCCAGCAGATGAGGATAATGGAGTGAGTCCTTGGGAATGGGAACTACCTAACAATGTAAGTTATATTACCACTGGTGATAACAATGATCAGACTTACTTCGGTGAGTATCTTGCCCAAGGTGAGTATACGGAATTTGAAGAGTTCAGCTTTAATGATCTAAAGAGAAAATCTAAGGAATTAGCTGATCTTCTTGAAGTTCCTGAGTCTGACGTAAGACTTGTAGTAGGAACTGAGTATATCTAGAGCAATTAGCATTAGTAATTATTAGTAACTTTATTTTGAGGTTGCTAATGAAAGTGAGAACAGGATTTGTAAGCAACAGTTCAAGTTCTAGCTTTTGTATACTAGGCAGATCTGGAGATCTTTACAAATTTAAGGACTATATGACTTTTACATTCCCAAATTCTTTTAACGTTAACGACTTAGAAGATGAGGGTGATATTTTAAATGAGATTGTATCGTTAGTAGAAGATATGACTGGTCTTGATTGTCTGTATGGTTTTGAAAATGAACAATGCTATATTGGTTACTCTTTTTCAAATAGTAATCTTTATGATCGATCTGTAAATGAACTGATCAAAGAAGTTGATAACAAGTTTAAGTTACTAAACATTCCACAAGAAGTCTTTGACATTGCTACAACACTTCATTATGGCGAGCTTTACCACTAAACAAAACTAGGAAACCTAGGAGATAGAATGCTTCATTTTACATCAAAAGAATGGCGGTCAGTTCGTTCAGAAAATTACAATTATGATTTCAATACTGTCACAGGTTTCTTTGCTCGTTGGGGAGCTACAAAAGAAGAAGATCCCATCGTAGCTCCAGCACCTGAAATCTTGGACCTGGAAGTTAGTTATGGTGGTAAATGTTTTGGTAACTGTGCCTTTTGTTATAAAGGGAACGGTGGTGATCAGCCTGTAGTTAATATGACTTTAGATCAGTTCAAAGTTATATTTTCTAAAATGCCAAAAACTTTGACACAAATTGCTTTCGGTATTATGAATATCTCTACAAATCCTGATTTATTTTCTATGATGGAATACGCAAGAGAGAATGGTGTGGTTCCAAATTACACCTGTCATGGCCTCGACGTTACTCCTGAAATTGCCAAACGAACTTCAGAGCTTTGTGGGGCGGTCGCAGTATCAGTTTATTCCTCAGAAGCCTCTTATAACGCGATTAAGATGTTTACTGATGCGGGCATGAAGCAAGTTAATATTCACTTTATGTTAAGTGAAGAAACTTATGAAAGAGCGTTCACTATTTTACATGATCGTCTAACTGACCCAAGACTTGCTGAAATGAACGCGATTGTATTCCTTGGTTACAAACCAAAGGGTAGAAATGCTGGTGGTTTTCATCCAGTATCTACTGAGAAATACAAGAAGTTAATTGAATATTGTAATCGTAACAATATCAGTTATGGTTTTGATTCTTGTTCAGCTCCTGTAGTTCTAAAATGCATTGAGAACTCTGAAGATTATAAGAGGATTTCACAGTTAGTAGAACCTTGTGAATCTTCTTGTTTCAGTTCTTATATTAATGCAGATGGTATTTTCTACGCCTGTTCATTTTGCGAGGGCGAAGGTATGTGGAAAGAAGGCATTGATGTTTTAAATTGCAATGATTTTGTTAAGGATGTTTGGCAACATCCTAAAACAGTAGCATTTCGAGAAATTTTACATCAGAGTACAAAATCTTGCGGTGCGTGCAAAAGTCAATCTATTTGTAGACATTGTCCAATGTTTCCTGTAACAAATTGCCACAATGAGCTATAGTAGTTGAGTGTTCCATGAAAGAGCATATACGGTTAATTATGCTCTTTCATGGAGACTTGAATGCTTTGCAAACAATGTAATACAGAGTTTATACAAAATAAACCACATCAAGTATATTGTTCAGAAACGTGCAGAAATTCTTACTGGGGTCATACATAAACAGTATGAAAAAAAATAAAAATAAAATAGCTAAAAAGAATAATAATGATGAATATAGAAAGTATCAAAAAGAATTAACAAAACAACCATATAGAAAACAAGCAAGAAATGACTATTTAAAAGTAAACGAAAATCTGACATAGTATTTAAATTAAAACACTCTATAAACGATAGATTACGTCACGAATTTTCTAATTTTAGTGTAGTTGAGTTAGAAAGTTATTTAGGATATTCTATTTTAGATTTATCTAATTATTTATTCCAAACAGATGAAGAAAAAGAAGAATATCTTGCTGGTAATTTAGAACTTGACCATATTATACCTTATAATTGGTATATAGTTTTAGCGTTAGGTGATGGCGAGTTTAAAAAATGTTGGTCCTTTGAAAATTTACGATTATTATCAAGTATAGACAATAAACAAAGAAGTAAAAAAATTGATTGTGTTTTTAGTTAAACAACAAAAGATAAGTCATCTTTTACCTATAGGAGCTAATGAAATACGGAAATTGTTCTAAATACTTCGGAATTAGTGTTATGTAAACCAAAAAAGAAAAATAGAATTTGATTCTTTTGAGTATAGTGTTATAGAAGCTACTGAAAATATAGCTTATCATAGAATGAAATTTATGTTTCAACCAAGCGGTAAAACTACTATAGTCTTATCCTGTTTTGGACAAAGTATTTTAGAACATAAATTTGAAACACCAATTTCTGTTATAATATATTGGCCTTATAATGGAGTAGGTATATCATCAGAAACTTTTGCCCAAAAAGATATACCAGGAAGAAGAACAGTATATTTTACATCTTGTCATAAGGAGTTATAAATAATGAAAATTCGAAAAGGTTTCGTAAGTAATAGTTCTTCTTGTAGTTTTACTCTTTACGGAGTATATTTAGATCCAGTAGAAGAAGCAGTTTATGCTAATCTACAAGATGATATTAAAGCAAGATGTTTAATTGAAGCAGAGAAACGTGGAGGTGATCTAGATTTAGAAGTATTTATAAAAGTTATGTGGGAAGAATTTAAAATAGAAGCTACTTGGGGTCAAGATCACTATACTCTCTATTTTGGTTTCAGTATTAACGACATGAAAGATGATGAAACTAAAATACAATTTTATGATCGGATTGAAAAGTTTTTTCAAAAGATTTTTAAAGAAGTAAGCTGTGATTGGCATTCAGAAGCATGGTATGACTCTTGAGTAATTAAGTAGTATGACAACTAAAATATGTAGTAGTAAATGTAAAGATTTAAAGATTTAACAGATTTTTATTCAAACTCTTATAGATAGTAAAGATTATCATACTAATGTTCATAATAATGGAGCATATAAACAATAAATAATGAATTTACTATAGTTTTAAATAATTATATAACTACTTTGGATAATTGATGAAAACAAGAGCAGGTTTTGTAAGTAACAGTTCTAGTTCCAGCTTTGTGTTGGATAAAGATCATCTTTCACCAGAACAAATTGATCAGATTAAGAGACATACCAAACTTGCACAAGATTTTGGTATAGAACATTGGATGATAGAAGAACGAGAGCATATAATCCTGCTAGAAACTTGGATGGATAACTTTAACATGTCTGAGTTCCTGGAACATATTAAGGTTCCAACAGAAGCCATATTACGTCACAACAGAGACTAGCATGACAAAGGAAGAGTTTATCAGCAAAGCCGTTGAGCGTTCTAAAACTTTTATTAAGGATGCTCAACTTGACATTAGAAAAATTAGTGAGATGCAATCTCATATTGTTAATTGTCTTTTTAATAATCAGCCGCTATCATATTCTGTAGTGGACAGTGAAGCAAAAGAATGTAAGAATATCTACATTATGTTAGATACTCCTTATATCGACCATACAGAAGAAGAAGCGTTCTGTGTATTGGATGTTATTAACTATTACACATTTCCAGTTACAGCTATTCTTGATTCAATTTCTCTGTCTAAAAAAGGTAAGTTGACAGAAGCTCTTGATATTAGACCATTCATGTTCAGCGGTCCAGCTCCAACTCAAATTATTTGGTCTGGATCTGATATTTCCACAGTTAAAACTGTAGGTTATCCTTCGCTAACTAATGAAGATGCAGTTGCTGCATTTAAACACTGGATTCATTATGTATTCGGTTTACATTTAAATATAGAAACAGGCTACCTGGAGGATTCTTTCTGATGCTTAGAACTTTGGATTCAACCCAATGTTTGGGTGTAGTGAACGGAATTATAGAATACCTGAAAGAAATTGAACGAGCTTCTAATAAACCGTGCTATATGGAACTTATAGATTTTGAAGTAACTACAGAATTTGTAGATTTACTCGAATTTGTAGGTTTAGCTTATTTTCAAACAAAAGATTCTTGCGTAATAGCATGGAAGGGTAACATTGACAAAGCAATCTCCTGCATCGACGCCGAACGAGAACACAAGCAACTCCGAAACAACCGAAATCTTTTCGGAGAATGATAAGCTTGTAGTTTGGGAAATTCCTATTGTTCAGATTTTTAATCTGGTTCATTGGCCGGACGGTTGTAAAACTGTCCCTACATTTGAACAGCTTGAAGATACTCTTAACATCGTTGAAGGATATAAACAAAGCCCAGAAGAATACGATGAGCCTGATAAAAAGGCTATTGAGGAATGGCTTAAAAAGAACTCTTTAACTAAATTCAAAAAAGCATACATAGAAGCTGTTCAAGAACATGAACGGCTTGAAAATATTAAACATGACTGGTTTAGAGATAACAAGTTGTTTCCACAACAGTATATGAGAACTGACAACTAAGGATTTATGACAAACAAAAAGAAACTGGGATTATGTCTTATCCTTGTCTTAATTTCTACTGGTGGAAAGTATGTAACTGCTGGATATATTATTTACCAGTTAGTTTTACATGGGTTTGCTGAATCTTTTATTAGTTACTACTTGTTACTAATACTTCTGTTGTTCGCATGTTTTAAACTTCAGAAATCATTAGAGGAATTGGCACTAAGTTATATTACTATCGAACCGGATAGCAATGAAGAAAAACAGTGATAACTTTACAAGATCTAACAAAAGAGTTTAAAAAAGATTCTTGGATTTGGGAAACCAACGACAAAGACAAAGTTGAAGTAATATTACCATCAGTAGAAATTATTGATTCTATGGATGGTGTTAGTATTCTTAAGAAATTAGAAAAGATTATTAGAGTAGCATACAAGAGTGAAGATAAAATCACTGATACTTCTTATGAGAAGATGCTGAATGTTATTCTAGCAAATAATCATCTATCTACTTTAGAACATGAACATATCACTTTCAAGATAGTGACAAATCGTGGTGTAACTCATGAATTGGTTAGGCATAGACTAGCTAATTATACACAAGAATCTACACGATATGTTAACTACAGTAAGAAAGGTGGCCAGGTAATTTATCCTGCTTGGATGGTTGGTAAGTCTGACAAGGATAAGATGTTCTGGTATGCAAGAATGTGTAGTGCTCTTATGGGATACAATCAAGCTATTACTGAATTTGGTTGGAAGCCACAGGAGGCACGAGGAATTCTCCCGCATGACGTTAAGACTGAAATCTATTCTACTATGAATTTGCGAGAACTACGGCATGTTGATAGTCTTCGTGGAGAAGGTGCTAACGCGGCCCATCCAGATATTAGAATAGTTATTTCTGAACTGATGTCACAACTACAATCAAAAATTCCTATTATTTTTGATGAGAAAGTATGAACGTCGATGTAGGTGTATTAAACAGATTTGATCCCGCATTTGCTAGTCATTTACGTGATATTTTGTCTAATTCATTAAGTATTGAAGAAGTAAGTAACATTATGGCTAAAGGTAGATATTGCTTAGCTGGAGGTGCTATTAGAAGTTATTATGATGACACAAAGTTAAATGATTTAGACATTTATGTGTTAGATGATAACACTTGGGATGAAATGAGTAGTCTTGCCCAGGCGTATTCTGCTGAAGAAGACGTAAAAAAATTACGAGCTTCACAACCTGGTATGTATAGTTTTGGCGCAAGATTCGGAACTTACAAGTATCCATATAAGCACATTGACCATATTTCTTTTGATGGTCTGAAACCAAGAGTAGAATTTTTACGGATCCGTTATGTTCCAGACTACAAGAACAGGTTTAATAATAGAGATCTTCCTAAAGTTGCTGACTTGACTGAAGCTGAATTCATCACAGCTACCTCAACGTCAGAAATCTTAGAAGGTTTTGATTTTATTTGTTGCACCGCAGCAGTTGAATTTGAAGTTTCTAGTGAAACAAATGATTTGTTTAGTTCTTTAAGAAAAACTCAACAAGCTATTACAGCAACTAAGAAACTAAGACAACTGGGTATAAAGTTAACAAACTATAAACAACACCCATTGTTTCTGACTTGTATCATCAAGAAAGATTTACGACTGACTCCAAGTAAAAATATGCAAAAGTGCGGTATAGCATATAAGAGACTTTACAAATATTTTTCTTATGGATACAGAATTCTTCGTGATTATGATTTTAAACAGTTAGAAATGCAGAGAGCAGAGGCAGTTCTTTCTGGTTTAGACATAACAATTGCTCAATACGATGTGTAGAAAATACATCTTAAATGTAGCATTCATTAATAGCTTCTTTTCTTCTTATGGCAACTATAATAGTCAATTTAAACAAATTGTTGCTAAACATGTAATAGAAGTGCATAGAGAACAGTTTGAACTTCTAGAAAAAGATGTTCCAATGCTTCTACGGCAAGGAAGCAAAATTATTCCAAAACTTTGTAATGCCACAAGTTTCACCACAGAGTTATACACTCAAAACTACTTAAAACTGGTTTTGGGTGTTTTATATTATTATGTGGAAGCTTCACATTGGTATAAAGATATAGTTTATAAGAGAGAACAAGGTGATGTGGATTCATTAATCTTTTTTGAACTATTTGATGCGGAAGAGAACTTACTTTACTCTCCCATGGATTTGTTAAATCCCATTACAATAGATTATGAATCTAGAAGTCATTGGTTTTGTCGTCGCAATAATTATACGGGTGTTACTAGATGTGAGTTTACTGATGATAAAAATCAAAAGTTTGTTCTAGCAAAATCACAAACAGACTTTAGAACAGCAATAGATATGATTGCAACATCTGTTGATATTTATCGTCTTAGAGTAAATCCAAACGCTAACTATCACTATGATGACTTTGACTATCTTAGTTTGCAGTCTATCTATAGTGAATATACTGAAGATTCCACCTATGTTTTAGGTGAAACAATACCATGTGAGACTGAAAAATCGTTTTTATTCTTGTCACACATTAATAATGAACTACTTCTTTAAATCTTGGTTTTACGTAAGTTATAGTTAGCATTTCTAGTGATATTCAGTTTTCGTGTTTCTAATGAAATTATATGTTTACCTTTGTTTGAATGGAAATTTTAATTTTAGTTTCATTAGAATGCGGTTGAGGTTTATCTGTTTTATAAGTAGATAATTTAGCTTTAGTTTTAGCAGGCATTGGAACATCCTTACGACCCTTTGAGACAGCTTTTCGCTATTCAACAGTAAATTTCTACCTACTTGGGATTGTCGAAGTTTTTCTTTATGCTCTTTTGTTAAAGGTTTCTTTTTCTTGCCTTTACCAACAAGTGACATTTTGAGTTTTGTTTCCTCTGAATGTTTGCGAGGACTTGGTTTAGTTGTTTCTGACATATCTGCTGGGTTATTACCAACAGCTTGTATGTTATAACCATTTACAACAGAGTCAAATTTATTTATTATTACTTGTGCTATATCAGCAAGAAATGATTTTAAAATAGAGAGTACAAAATAAGATTCACCATGCAAAATTCCAAGATGATGCTTGTAATTTTGGATTGTGATGATTATCAGCTTTAATGCGCTTTACATACATCGTCTATTAAGATTAACAATAGAACCAATATAACCTTTATTAGTACTAGTATTAGTAATACAGTAGACACCTGAGGTTTTGTTTATTTAGGAACCTCACTACGTTTAATTCATCCCATTGTATGGAGATATTAATGGAAACCTACAACAACTCTAAGAGCAATCGTTCTTGTATTGTAGTCCTGAACCAGGCCAATATCACAGGGTTTCTCAACAATCATGAAAACTCAAATGGCAAAATGCGTATCGACTACAGTAAGCTCTTAGAACAGGCTGCAAATGGTCGAAATCTAATTGGTGCTCTTTGTGTTTCTCAATGCGATTCACAGATTATGGGGCTTAAGCCCCAGGATTACAAAAAGAAGAACCGGAAGTTCCTGTATTCACTACAGGCATTCGGTTGGACACCACTTGAAGTAGAATACAACAGCCTAACTCAAGATGTTACTCAGGTAACTCAGTCAGTTTATAATGCTGTTTGCGAGATGTTATTGGACTCTGAAGGTAATCCTAAATATGATCTCGCAAACCTAGACCTTATATTTATTACAGGTTCTAGTCTTTGGTCTACTGTAATCGCACCTTTTAGTGAAAACGGACTTGCAATTGAAGTTCTGTATCCCAGAAAGTCTACGTCTTCTGCACTATACAGTCAGTTTGTATTCCGTGATCTGTATCCTTTCATCGTAGCTTCTAATACAGAAGTTATGTCTCGTCGGCTTGAAGCACTAGCTAACAAGACAACACGGATTTAAGAATAGAGGAATTAAAACCAAGTATGGACTTGGTTTATTAGTGCCGGAATACCAAAAATAGAGAAACTTACTTGACAACAGATATTTCGATTTCACCTGAAAAACTATTACAACTTATTTCTGAAACATTTGTAGGTGATTGTCTTACTGAGCTAACCACTGGAGAATATTCCTTTTCCAGTGGTTTTTCTATTGACAAGAATATCACTGATGAATCTATTTACCGGGATATTATTGATTTTAACTATAATATCAAATACACTTTTTTCTACCAGCTAGTAGATAGACTCAGTAAAGCTAGTAATAGTTTTAATACAATTAGGGTTAGAGATAACCTAATAAACACCTTTTTTGATAAACTATCCAGTATTTATACAGATGCTGCTTCGAATTGTAAGCTGTTCGTAAAAGATAATCAGGTTATTTCTATTATTCTCGGTAGAACATTACCAATGAATGCTGGATATGACTATGAACGTGCCGGCATTCCTGAATGTAGTGAAAACTTTGAAATGTCTGAAGGTCAGATATGTTTTGGTCAAGGACAGTGGAAAGGTTCTAGTGATCCTAAAGATGTAATAGTTATATCTAGAGATTACTTTAGAATCAATGCTTTAGAATATTGTAGTGGCAATCTTAATCTCCTTGTGCATCCTGAATATGAGCCTTTTTTCTTTGATGATCTCAATTCACAGTATGGCCAAAAGCTTGAATCGTATATTTCAGCTTGCCATTATCCAGAAGATAATTATAACTATAACTACTTACTTTCAAGGATTGATTCACCACGAAGAGCAGATAAAAACTCTTGGTATACGAAACGGTCAAAAGATATACGTGTCTTTACGGATTCCACAAAATTAAAAGCAGTAAAAGGTTACATCAAACTTCCTATAAAGCATAGTGAAGATTCTATGCAAGCTAAATTTGAAGCAGCTAAAGCTTCAGGAGCAGAGATTCTGTATAAAGAAATTTCTTTGCTAGACAAAGAAAAACTTATTAAATATGATAAATATGAGATTATTTGCGAAATTGGTCCAATTTTTATCTCCTGTAAAACTAGTAAATGTCTTGATATCATTAAGAAAACTGAAAATACAAAAACCTTTCGGTTTGATATTTTAAAAAACTTGGTAGGCCCAGTAGCAGATTGGATTCTTGGAGATGAACTAAACTATAAGAATCTTAATAATCAGCCATTTCTGTATGTTATACGAAATCTTAATTCAACATTTGTAAATGATATTACATCAGAAGCTACAGGTTTACTTGGAGTATCTTGGAGAACTAATCCGACTGATGCTCTTACAGCAGTTCGTAATAAGCTAGTAGAAAGAATTCTGTTAGATGAGAAACAGTTCAAAGATACTCTAAGACAGCATGTAAAGACTGTGTTCTCTAATAATTCACGGGCACAGTTCCTTGGTCTTGTTCCTGATTTGGCATACAAAGGATATAGTAGTCACCCAGGATGGTATATTAAAGAATGTGTTAATGATTCTTTTGGTAGACGCAATCGACGGTTTTCACCGTATTCGTTCAAAGATACTGTTTTAACTATTGATTTTATTGAATTACTTTCTTCACTATATACTTCAACAGATTACAGATATAGAAGTGTTTTAGGTATTACTAAACAAAGTCAGCTCATGGATTACTATCATGATAACTTCATTCCTCAGCCAGATATTGAGAATTCAATAAGCAGCATATCTGATGATCGTTGTTCTAGTGGTTTATTTAAACACTATTTCCCTAAAGGAACTATTCTTCCTGCAGAATGTATTACTTTATCTACAGAAGCAGTAGAGATTCTAAAAGCAACTGGTTCAATTAGAACTTATAGTGAACTTAATACTTGGTTCACATTTGCTAAGAGTTATCTCTCTAACAATACATTCCCATCCTTGCTAGCAAAGATAGATTCAGATCATACTGATATTATCTCTGTTATGCATACACTCTGTAAGTTTACTTGTTTCTTACAATATACGGAATGGGCACTTACAGTTCTTGAAGAAGAAGAACTTGTATTGCTCCAACAGCAACAATAGGAGAATTTGTGATAGACAAAACATTATTCCATCTAAGATATAAGTTGGCACAGTTTCTTGTGGCTGACATTGTCTTTTCTGGAATAATCAAACAACCTAATTTTTCTGATCTCTCTTCATTAGAGTTGATCCAGGAGGATAAGGGGTTTTATCTTACCGCACTACGATTAGTAACAAATCTTACTCAGTTTGATACAAAGTCTGAACAGGATTCTGAAATGTTCAAACAGAAAATCATTGATGGTAAGACATTGTATTTTAACAAAGGAGTGTTAGAATTAGCAGCTAATAAAAATCTAACCGAAGCATTAGCAGAAGCAAAGGATGTAGATGAATTGATTAAGGTAGATCTGTTTGATACCTTAGTTTATCAGAAAATCTATAATGCTTACTTCATGGCTTTTGAACAGCCAGATTACAACTATCAATTTCTTGATGATGAAACTGCACAGTTAGCAAATTCAAGTATTCCAATCAATGCTTTCAGTTTGTTTGATAATAAAACTCTACAAACTATCGAAGGCTTGTTTGATTTTGAAGATAACAAAGCAGTAAGAAAAGTCATTAAGTTCATGAAAGCTCATGAACATATTAAGACTTATACGCAGTTTATTGCTTTAGTTGAACGATTTGCAATTGTTAAGAAATAATGAATAATATTAGTATTATTAGTAATAACTTTTAACGTAATACAATTTCGGAGTATACGAATGGCTGACGAAAAGATTGCTAAGGTTGATTATTTCACTTCTGCTTGCCGAATGACCTTAGCACAAGTTCATAAGTTCTTCACAGATGTTCTTCTAAAAATGGATCCCGCAGATGCTCCTGCTGTTGTCCTTTGGGGCGCACCTGGAATTGCTAAGACTGCCATCATTGAACAGGTTTTTGGAGGTCATGAATTTGGTCTGGCTACTGTAATTGCTAGTCAGATTGGTCCTCTAGATTCTAACGGACTACCTCACATCGAAAAGCAGAAGATTACCGATGCTTCCGGTAACATTGGTGAGACCGATATTACCACTTTTACTCCTACTAACATTTGGGGTCGTGGTAAGAAGAATCTTTTCCTTGACGAACTAAATAACGCACAGCCTTCTACTATGGCTGCACTACAGAACCTTCTTTCTTCAAGAATGATGGGTGGTGATAATTTCAACGGAGTTTACATTGTAGCTGCTTGTAATCCTCCTAGCACAAATAGTCTTGCTAACGATCTGAACCATCCTTCTGTTTCTCGATGCCTTCACATCATTGTAGACTACACTCTTAATGATTTCATAAACTATGCTATGGAATCTGGTAAGATTCATCCTGCTATCGTAGCATTCCATAAGAAGACTTCTGGACAGTATCTACAGGCAAAGTGGGAAGTTGTTAAGAATCATGGTTATCAGGTTCCTGAACCTAGCGCAAATGAGCCTTTCCCCTGTCCTCGAACTTGGACTCTTGCTTCTAATTTCCTTAATGCAATGGCTAAGACTGGAAAGATGGAATATGCTTTCATACAGCCTATTGTTGAAGGTTGCGTAGGTGTTGCAGCAGCTTCTCAGTTCTCTACTACTTATGCTTATATGAATCGCCTTCCTGATATTGAAGCTGTATTCGATGGTAAGCTAACTTCCAAGGGAATTGATATGAAGGGTGAAGTAGCAGTAGAATATCTAACTGCATTCTCAGCGATTAATCTTGCTGCAATGAAGATCGATGAAGCAAAGAGTTCCGGTATAAAGTGCATTATGCCAAAAGCTGATGACGATAAGAAGACTCCTGCTTGGCATCTCCTTGCTGGTCTACATCGTCTAATTCAGTTCGTTTCCACTGTTTGCTCTCCTGAACTAGGAACTATGGTTATGTCTAACGTAACTGATCGTATTCGCATTCTTCCTTCTTCTTTCCTAACTGCGATTTATAGCGATATCGACGTTAAGAACGGTCTAACTCGGGCAAAGACTTTCTCTAAGACCGCTCTGACTAATTCTGAGAATCGTAACGCTATTGCAGGTTCTTTCTAATACAACTTTTGGAGGTTTAATATGTTGTATCTAATTATTGCTCTTAGTGCTATTTATATCACAGATACCTAATCTGCACGTAGAAAAAGAATTGACAACCCAAAAAGTATCAACAAAAATTACAAAACTACCGCATCAATTTTTTTTAACGGTATTCTTGAAATACTCAATAAGTTCTAGTTTGTTTCTCTAAAGTAGCTTTACGTGCAGCAACTCTTTTAGCACTTTGTTCTGGTGATTGTTTAGGTCTTGGAACTTTAGACATATTCTTCTTACGTTTTTCAGATAGAGAAACTCCAGTTAGTTTATCAAATATCTGTTTACGTAATTCAGCAGAACCAGTTCTACCAGAGTTAGCTGCACTAATTTTAGCTTTAGCTTCTTCAGAGTGACTTCTACCTAACATAGTTAGATAGTTAGACCTTCTGGTTTACTACCTTTACAACGTTCAGAACGTGTTTTGGCTTCTTCTAATTGTTTAACTTTAGGTCTAATACTGGCAGCAACGTCAGCAGTAATTTTAGCTCTTGCTTCACGCATTTTAGCTTTAGTTTCTGCTGATTTTGGTTTGCTGCTGGCAATACGAAGGTTTTCTTTAGTAGTTTCAGAGCATTGTTTACCATATTGGCCATTTAGTTCACCAACATGGTGAACTACAGCAGTTTTATCTATGTTATATCCTGGAGAATATAAAGAAAAAGATAATTGTTCTTTTCAATCAATTGCTCTTTTTCACAAAGTAAAATAATTTCAAGTTTAAATGAAGTTTCTCCATGTTTCTTCCAACTACGTTGTAATTTTTCGTTAGGTGTTTATTAAAACCGTAACATACTTATATGTTTAGCCCAGTGATTTTCAATATTAATGAAAGAGACAATATAAAGTTTGTTATTATTTGTATTAATGATTTTATAAATTCCGCACGATTTTGTTTTCATGTGAACCTCATATGTAACTGTGTATGAATGAGAATGTTTAAACAAAATATTTCTATTTTATGTAAGTCCTTCAATTGGAGTTAAAATGGATTTCACAGAGTATATAAAATTACATTGGGACGACGTAACTATCCCAGTTGTAAATATTTCGAGCCTGAGGCAATTCCTGATTCGGAAGTGTCCATTTTATACTCAGGTTCTACAGTTAGTTAATGTAGAGTTTATTGATAATGCAAAGATTCCTGCTTGTGGTTATACTAATGGCCACAAGATTTATCTCAATCCTAGGATTTATGCAATTTCTGAAATGTATTCCAAGGAGAATAATATGCCTTGGTTTAAAACCCCTGAAATGGGTTTTGCATTTATTCTAATGCATGAAGCTGGACACCTTGTTTTTGATAGTTTTGGAAGACAGGGTGGAAGAGATGCAAGAATGTGGAACTCTGCAACTGATTATCAGATTAATCAGTTCGTAGTTAAACTTCTTAAAGAATCTCAAGTGTTCTCTACTCCACAGTCTTATCAGGAATTTCTTACTGTTATCATGAAGAACTTCCTATTAGATCCTGCAAAATATGAGAAGATGAATGCTGAAATGACTTATGATGATATATATAAGATCAAAATAGGTTCTGGTAACGGTGATGTTCCTAGTAATGGCACATTAGCTGGTGACCTGGTTGAGCCAGAAGATGATATGACTGATCAGGAACGTATGGATAGAGAGATTGTTAAATCTGAACTTAAGGACTACGCTACTAAGAACGCTTCTAAGTTAGCAGGTGTTGGTAGCTGTTTCCGAGAGTTTGAATTCTTACAAGAGCCTCCCAAGGTTAATTTGAAAATGGTTCTGCGTCAGATTACTGATAAAGAGGTAGCGGACGATTGGGGATGGCATAATCGTGGTTCTCGTATGGATCATTTGCTCGCAGAAGGTTCAAGACTTCCTTCTGTAGTTCCTTGTAATCCTGACATAGTGAGAAAGGTGTTCTTTGTTCTTGATTCATCTGGTAGTATGTCAGATGAACAGCTAAATGATGCTCTCAACATCGTTAAAGACTGCTTAGGGAAGTACACTAGACAGCCTATTTATCTTATTATCCACACAAGTGAAATTGTGTTTAGTAAGGATATTAAGAGCCACAACGATGTAATTAAGAAGTTTTCTGGTGGAACTGCTTTTAGACCTGTGCTTGAAGAAATCGCACGAGTTCGTAAGAAAGAACATATTGAGCCTAGCGTAGTAATTTGGCTAACAGATTACTATGGCGAAATGCGGCCACAAGCAGAAGACCTTCGTAAGGCTGTAAAGAATCCATTTAAGCAGTTTAAATGGATTATCTCTGGCAGTCGAGAAGTTCCTGATTGCGGAGCCTATTATTACATTGATGATGTTAATTAAAGATTATATCGACGAAGTATACAAAAGTATCAATCTGACCAGTCACATATCCCTTTAGAAACTATAAAATCTGATTTTTCATTATTTGAAAAGCAAATCAGTATTTTAATAGGAAAATTAAATGCTGATGTAAGATTGGTATCTAATACTACTGTAGTAACATTTGAAAATTCTTCAGTTAAAATTACTGATGACGCGAGTTTAAAAATTGTAATGAGGGAAGGCCCATATAAAGGCACGTTATATATTGGGAATAGACAAAAATGGATTGATTTATATACTTTTTACAGTAGTTCAAACAAATTCAATTGGACTATTTTCTGGACAGTTTTAACAGCTTTACTTGGAGCTATTGTAGGTGGAGTAATTTCAGAATATTTTAAGTCATGTAAACCTGGACTAATTCAAAGGAAACATTCATGCCAACTATGACATGGGTAGAACTCCAAAGCTACTGCTTTCCAAAACCGACTAAAATAAGCCCTATCAACCTAGGTAGGGCTTATTTACTTATTGCTAATTATTATTATGAGGGTTAATCTTGACTCGTACTGTTATAGTAGGATACGAAACCTTTAGTAAATTAAACATAAAAGATTACCCAGATCATTTGATTGAAGTTAGAGTCGATGAAAAGGATCCAAATACTGTAATAACTATTTTAAGTGTGGATGAAACTGGTTCAAAACTATGCCACGTAGAGCACTATTTATCTTCAGTAGAATTTGCTACGGTCTCAATGAAGCAGGTTTTAACAATATATGTAAAACGTAAGATTGTTAGCATGTTTCCAGAAACATTTACTCCAGATGACCCAAAACTTCATTCTTATATCAGTCGATTAAGTTATGAAGGTATCAAATATGTTTCTGAACATATTGAACAGTTCGCAAAGGAATTCAAAAGCGGTAAAATCGTAATGAAGATTCCTCAGAAACAATATCAGAAAGACAAACCTAGGAGGTAACATGACGAAAAAGAAACTAAGACTTCCAAAAGATTCTGAGATTTTGGATGTTATCAAAGAGAAAGTTTTAGTAAGTCATGCAGTAACTCTAGCAGCAGAAGATTATATCAAACAGGCTGTTACAGATTATCTCACAAGTTATCTACTGCAAGAACTCGGTTTTGTAGTAGTAAATAAAGATCCAAAAAACTTAGAATCTTCTATGTTAACGTCTTCATTTCAGCATATAGACGATATTAAATACATTCTTCATGGATGTGTTTCTTCAAAGAACGGCGCTAAGTTTGTTTCTACTTCAGATGAAAAGCTAACTGAAGAAGAAAAGAAAAGATTGAAGACACGAGAACAACTGTCTATTTGTTCTTTAGAACAGATTATTGAAAACACTCAAAACTCTGATGGACAGCCTAGAGTAAAATATATTAAGTTCCGAGAAGATTTACCAGCAAATGCTTCTAGTGCCCAACAGGTTATAAATATGTTGGCAAAAGAGATCGGTGACTTTGTTTCTGTTCAGAAACCAGCAGAGATTGATTACAAAAAACTTGATTTCTCTAAAATAGCTAATGATAAAGCATTGGACAAGTTTCTTACTGATATCATTGCTTACGAAGCTGGACTTAAAGATACTCTTGAAGTGGCTTTGGATTTATTTGATCCACTTATTAGAACTCTTGTATTTGACAAAATGCCAGTTTGGCATGAATTAGCTATTAAAGAAGCTCAAATCTCCAACTTTAACGATATTAGTTTTCAAGTCGTTGAAGATCCTTGGATGAACTTATTTAATAACTTAACATGAATTTTACCATAGAAGATTTATTTTTCGATCATAAAGACTTCGTTTTTACTAAACTTATGATAGCCTCCGCTACAATAGATGATAAACATTGGGCATCTGTGATAGGTTGTTTGGCGTCTAAATATAAGTTCGCAGTTTCTACCGACACCTTTGCTGGTATGTTAGGGACTGACATAGTGATAATACCGGACCAAAAAGTTTTATTTTCTGCTAAAGTTTTTGAACTCTTTGTCCGATATAACTTTATGAACGATCAGGACGCAGCGGTTCACGAAATGCTTCGGTCTGAACAGTTTTCAAAGAGGGAGTTGTTTCCTTCAAATAAGTATCCAAATGTTTACCATAGATTTGCTGCTCCAGCAGAAAAACATAGAAGTCCCACTAAGGGTGTTATCATAATTGATACAGAACTGGACAGTAAGTTTATTACACAGTGGAACTTCTTGAAAAATTACTCCAAATTAAACGGTAATATTAATATGTATCTTAACAAATTAAAGGAACTTTCAAATGAATAAGAGCGATCTAATCCTATCAGTAGCCAGTGCCCAGGAAATTTCCCAGCGTAAAGCTGGTGAGGTTGTTGATACTGTAATCTCCAGCATCCTAGAAGGTCTGGATAATGATGGTGAAGTAACTCTGCGTGGTTTTGGTAGTCTACAGGTTGTAAAAGCTGCTCCTAGGACTGGTCGGAATATTAAGACTGGCGAAGCTATTAGCATTCCTGCTCGTAGTCGGGTTAAGTTCAAGAGCTATATCGAACTCGTATAATTTAATAACAAACTAATTAAAAGATTTATATCAAATAGGACTAACATCGTGTTAGTCCTATTTTACTTTCTAACAATTTAAAATAATAAGGCTATACAAATGTCAAACCTAAACAAACTTTCCGTAAATTCTTCCAACTACAAGGGAACTATCGGAAAGGAAACTCTTTACATTTGCCAGACTTGCCAGCTACATGAAAAGGAACTGGCTCTACCTTCACGAAATTACAAGTATTGCAGTGATTGTGGCAATATATCAATAAAGAGTCATCTGGTTGAAAGTTTTAACTGGGTTAACAATAAGGTTACCCCTAACTTTGATAACAATGAAGAGTAACTCATAGTGCCTTTAGTTACAAAAGAACTACTTGAACAAAAATTAACAAAGTGGACATTATCAAGTCAGGTTCATAAAGTTCTTGGTTTTACAGATGAGCAGGAGCTTGAAGTAAAGACAGAACTTAATACTCTTGCTTCCCTTGGTGTAGTAGATAAAGATGGTGCCAAGAGAGGTCTTAAATACAGATTAGCTGGTATCGTAGATTCAGAAGGTTCAGAAGAAGAACTTGATGAAGAAGATTCAGAAAAGCTCGTTGAAGAAGATAGAAGTGTAAGAAATTATAAAGTAGTTAGACAATCTAACGTTATTGCTACAGAAAAAGCAAACTTTTACGAACTATTGGAATGGATCACTAACGTAGACGTTAATAGAGATCCATATCTCAATTCCATGGCATTAGTAGTAAAAAAACTTAGTGATGGCTCTATTGATGTAATCACATATGCTGGAATTATGAAGTTACGAGATACTAACTACTCTCCAGACGAATTTAGCAAGTTCATTCACAAGTCAATTACTCCTAAAAACACAAAGGAAACAAAATGATTCTAAAATCTTTCAAAGACGCTCGTAAGGCTTTTTCTTCTAATCTGACTGCAATTATGGCAGCATTAAATTATACACCAGCTTCTCTATCTATGAAGCTAAATGCTGAAGCTACTTCAAATGGTAGTGTTAAGTCCATTGTAACTGCAACAGAAATTTCTGAGTGGATGACTAACAAGAAGATTCCAAGCCTTTATGCTGTTTTTAAACTTGCTTCTTTCCTGCGTGTTTCTATTGATCTTCTAATGGATCCAGAACTAGATGTTATGGAGGTAGCAGCACACAGTTTTGCTTTACAGAGTAGGACTACCCCTAAGATTGCAAATAGTCAGGAAGCTAGATTTAAGCCAAATAAGCCAAAGGGTATTCCTATGACTGATATAGTAGAGGTTCTACAACCTATTTCTGAAGCTGAAATCCAGCTTGCTCAGAACCACTCTAATAATGCCCTTGGTAAGGATGTTAAGAACACTTTCATCGATTCTCTAACAGATGATGATTTCCTAAATGCAGCTTCAGCTACTGCTACTGCTATCGTTCCTAAGAAGACTGGTATACAGGCTATTACTTCTCAGCGTGTAGTGGCTCCAGTTAAATCTACTAAGGATCTTGCTAAGATTTCTGTAGAGAAGCACACCACAAGCACTAAGTATAATGTTAAGCTCGCTTATGCAATTCTAACTTCTAAGTATTCTGTGAAGGAAGTTGCTAAGGCTTGTAACATTGGTGCTTCTACTCTTCGTGGTTATATGTATTACAATGTTCCTGTTCCTAAGAATATCGCTTACAAGATTCTAAAGACCATTAAGGCTTGTAATTATGCTTCTCTTGGACTGAAATATGATGAAGTAAAACTTAAGTATACTCATCAGACAGTCTAGTATTAATTAATCTAAGAAAACAACATCCGGGTTTAACCGCTCGGATGTTGTTGTATTTAGAGTTGGGATGGTATGTTTAAGCGTAAAAAAGATAAGGAAAAACCATTAAAGTTTTCTTATACTGTTACCATTACAGAAGATACTAAAGAAGTTAAAATAACTCATAATTTGGCTTGCAGAGCGGGATCTCTTCCAGTGGCTTATCTAATCAAAGAGCCTGATAACGATAACGAGATTAAAATCCCAAACAGCTTTTATAGTTGTGACGCTGTAAAGAATGATCCATATTCTGTAATAGTAAAGGCACACAGAGGGTTTCTACAAGCAGGTTGGAAAGTAAAGCTGGTTATTTAATACTGAGAGTTGGAATTACTTTGCTTTAGTATAGGCATGTAACGGTCGATAATTACTAAGGACGGTAATTATCGTGAAAGCAACCAAGTATTCTAATTATTGGATTCAGATGGAATTTGAATCCGAAGCTGAAAGAGAAGCCTTAGAACGAGCGACCTCCTTTTCTATTCCAGGTTCTCAATTCTCTGCTTCTTATACAGCAGGCTGTTGGGATGGTAAGAAACGATTTCTTACTGCTGCCAACAAACTTCCAATGGGGCTTTTTAAGAGTCTCTTTCCTACTCATAGTTTGGTTTATAATACAAACCCGGATTATAGCTTCAATGACCTATCATTTTTTAGAATGAATCCACAATTTGCTGGGCGAAAGTATCAACTTGAAGCTATAAATACTATTTTTACCGAAAAACGACTTATTATTGCAGCAGTTGTAGGAGCAGGTAAAACTCTTATAGCTGCTGCAACCATCCTGAAGCATTTGGAAACTTTCCCGAAAGGGAAAGTTTTATTTGTAGTCTATGACAAAAACATTCTAAAACAAACTGCCGATAAGTTCACGGAATACGGTATTCCATATACCGTGTTTGGTGGTGGCACTAAAGATCTAACTGGTGATGTAGTAATTGCAACTATTCAGACTTTGAATAATCTCAAAAATCCAACAAAGTCATTAGCTGCTTTTACTATGTGTTTTTCTGATGAAGCTCATCACTCTAAAGCAAAAACCTCCAAAGATATTTTCTCACGACTTAAGGGTTGTGAATACTATATTGGGTTAACTGGAACTCCTCCAAAACAAGGAACTTTAGACTATGCTGAGTTAGTTTGCACATTAGGACCAGTTCGATATGAATACGGATTTCAGACAGCTACTACTGCGGGTAATATTGCTCCTGTTAAGTGTTTCTTCCTTAGAACACCTTTCAGTTTCGATACAGCTGGTAAGACTGTGAACAGAAAGAATTATCAAACTATCTGGGAGAACGGTATACGGGATAGTGAAATAAGAAACAAGACAATAGCATCTGTTGTTGCTACTATTAATACGTTGTTAAAAACTCCTACATTAATTATGGTAGACAGAACGGAACATGGTTGTAATATCGGTGAACAGATAAAACAATTCCAAAACATACGTCACCTAGAAATGTATGGTGAAGATTCAATAGTAGTTAGAGAGGCTAAACGAGAATTTCTAATGAATAATGATATTGACATCTTAATCAGCACCTTAAACAAAGAGGGGGTCGACTTCGCTATATCGCCTGTGGTAGCATTTAATGCTGCTGGTAGAAAAAGTTTCGTGAGTCAGATTCAATTCTTGGGAAGAATAGTTAGAAAGAATGAGGATTTTAAATCATTTCGAGTTTACTATGATTTCCTTGATATTGCACATCCTAAGCTCAAAGAACATTCAGAAGAAAGACTCCAGGCTTGCAGAGATACTGGATCGTCAGTAGTTATTTGTGAAAGTATTAATGAGCTATTAGCCAAAACTATTGAATACTATAAAGAGTGTGGTTTAAAGGCACCAACGTTTTAATTGGCTGTAGTGGGAGAATGGAAAAACAAACAATACAATTACCCTTTAACAAGAAATTTCAGGCTGGATTAATTGTAGCAATGATTAAGGATTACGATTTCTATCGTAATATCGCTGATGACTTGCTACCAAGTTATTTAGATGCAGGACAAGCTCATATCAAGCTATTAAAGATTGTAAAGAGCAAAGCATCTTTATACAAGAAGCCTTTAACTATTGACATTATCAGAAATTCGCTGATTGCCTTAGAAAAAGAGGGAGTATTTACTGAACCTGAAATCGCTGGCATTAATGCAGTGATTGATACTGGTTTAGGTTTAACTTTATCTGAATCAGCATATGTTAAACGTGAAGCATTTGAGTTTCTAAAGAAACAGGTAGTAGCTAAAGCAGTAAGCGAATCTATTGTTTATTTAGAAGAAAACAAATTAGATGAAGTCTATACGGCTATTACCGAAGCCTATAAAAAGACTTATGGTATTGGCGAGAACATAGGATATGATTACAAGAATTCTTCTATTTCTGATAGGTATTCTGAACCACCAAGAAAAGGTATTTGGTCTTCTGGCTTTGCTAAGTTAGATCAATATATTGATGGTGGTTTTGCTTCTAGTGAGGCTTATACAGTAATTAGTCCTACTGGTCGTGGTAAGACAGCCTTACTATGTAATTTTGGTGTAACAGCACTAACACAGAAAAAGAAATGTCTGTTCATTACACTTGAAATGCGAGAAGGTCAGATTGCACAAAGACAAGACTCAATTCTTTGTGGCTTTAGCGCAACTGAAATTGCAAACAATAGAGAATACCAAATGATTTTGGATCAGCAAATTCAGAACAAAATCACAGGTGAGAACTTTATTAAGGGTTTCAACCGGGGTTCTTTAAGTATGGGAGCATTTAGAACATACTTAGATAGGTTCTGTAATGATATGTGGAAACCAGATGTTCTCATTTTTGATTGGTTAGGTTGCGTAAAATTGACTGGTGGAAAAGATGCCAAGAAACACGAACAGTTAGCAGAAATTGCTGACGATTTTATTAACCTAACAAGAGATTATGATTTAACTGGTATTTCTGCACATCAGAGTAATAGAAGTGCAGTATCTCAAGATGTGTTTGCTTATGATGTAGTTTCTGAATCATTCGCATCCTTGTTTGGTATGGATTTAGTGTTAGGTCTTGGTGCTACAAATGAAGCCAAAGATGCTGGTAAAAGAACACTCAGTATTCTTAAATCTCGTATGGGTCCAGATTCAGTTTACACTAAGTTGATGGGTGATTTACCTGGTAAACCTTTAACTTTTAGGTTCAAAGAAAGTCTAATTGATGACGATGAAGAGAAAGAACTTCTTGAGGAGCAGCAATAATGAAACGTGGTGATATTGTTGTATATACCAGTAAAGACAATGAATTTGGTGATTGGCAAGAACTTCAAATTGCTTTTAGCGATACAGAAGTTATAAATATTTTTGGTGAGGTAGGTAGCACTCAGATGTTACCTGGAGAATACGAACAGTCTATAGTCACTATTTATACTAAGCTTGATGCAGAATGGCAGAAGTTTTATAACCAGTTTTGTGAAGAAGCAGCTGATTGGAAGCAACAGGTATTAACTGATATTAATGTAACTGAACAGTTTATCAAAGAACTGGGGCAGTAGTGGAAGACGTTAAGCATGACCTCCTTAGTATTGAATACACAGAACTCGACAGCGGACTTCCTGCTATTTTAGTGAATGGAGAGATTCCATTTGTAGTAACAAGTCTAATGTTTGTAAATAGTTTTGTGACATTTGCTAATAGTGATGTATTAATGTTCCGATTAAATAATCTTTCTGGAAATAAATTATCCTTCACTATATTGGCGGATTTAGGAGAAGCATCAATTTTAGAACTAAAATATGATAATGTTTTAGTAGGGAATGTGATGCTATTGGAACTCTTGGATATTATGTATACAATCCAAGCTACATTAAAAACTTTAAAAGAACAGTCTCTATAGATGTCAAAAATACCGGTAATTTCAGTTTTAATTGTATGTAAGATTACTGAAGACCAAGCAACAAATAAGATAAAAACTCTTCATGAGTATTTACCAACTGGAACTTGCTTATGTAATACCTTCACACTGTATACAACAGAAATACAAGATGTTGTAGCATTCATTGAAGCAAATCCAGAAAAGTTAGATTTAATAATTCAATATGGCTTAGGAAATGACCTCTTATGGGAATCCGATAAGTTTAAGGGTATTCCAACAGTATCAAATAATAATTCTTATGAAGAGCTATTTGGTGCTGACCACATAATGAGTGGTGAGTTATTTCCAAAAATCAAGAAGGTATACACTGGAATAGATGATTATAAGTCACTACCAGAAGGTCTTCATATTGCAAAAACCAAAGAAGATTTGAAATATATCACAGATAAATGTCTAGCTGAAGCATTTGGTGCTGACACTGAAACAAACTTCTTAAATCCATTTCTGGAAGATCCAAAACCAGAAATGGTCTGTTTCTCTGTGGCTTGGTTGAGTAATGAAGATGAAGGTTGGTGTATTCCAACAAACCAAAAACTAATTGATTCTGGTGAATGTGAATACACAGTAGAAGAAGCAATAAGAGCAGCAGAGATAGTTTTCTTTGAAACAGAACAAGATCAGTATTGGCAGAACTTTCACTATGACGCTCTAGTTCTTTGGGAACTTTTCGGTGGTAGAAAGCCGAAAAATTTTGCCGCTTGTACAATGTTGCTTTTGAACTTGTATCATAAAGCTATGAAACCATCTTCGTTAGATAAAAACGTTCAGATGGTTGGATTACCAGCATATAAAAATGCAGCTAAAGATTGGATTGCTGAACAACCTAAACGAAAGAAAGGACAAGATCCTTATACTTTTGCAGATGTTCCTTTAGAAATCATTGGACCGTATGCTGCATTAGATGCTTTGGCAGTAGTAAGAATTGTTAACTTCTTAAAAAAGAACTTACCCAACAAACAATGGGCATTCTACTATACTGTTATGCATCCAGTTCTTTTAAGTTCTCTTGATCTATGTATCCAAGGATATGAAATTTCTAGAGACCGATATATGTATTCTAAATTGTCTGTTGAAGAACAGATTTTAGAAGTATTCAAACAGACTATTGATGTTGTCAAACCAGAGATTCCAGAGCGGTTTAACATCAATAGTTCAAAGCAGTTAGCAACTTTAATGTATGATAAACTAAACCTCCCTGTGTTAGCAAAAACAGACGGTGGAGATCCTGCTACTGGTAGTAAAGTATTGGATGATTTGATTTTATTTCATCCTTTCATCTTCTATCTTAGTAAGTTTAAGAAGTTGATGAAGCTTTATACATCATATGTTTTAGGTTACGAAAACGTATTAGGCCCAGGTTCTAGACACGTTAAGACTAATAGCAGATTCATCTTTAATGCTCAGTTGAAACAAATCAATAGAACAGCTAGACTTTCATCTACTAATATGTTTGGGTACAAGAAGACCACCAAAAAAGGTGGCAGCATTCTTACACTTCCTGGCACTGGGTCAATGGTAAAACATTATTTTGCACCAAGAGAGGTAGTTGCTGTCGAAAATGAATTGTATTCTGAGATTTTAGAAGCTCTTAAACAATCCAACGAGGAAGAATATACAAAAGTTATAGCAGCTTTTGAGCTGGATATTACAAAGACAGTTAAGCCGCCTAAAGAAGTAAAAGAAAAGAAACCACGGGTCACGAAGAAGAAGCAGTTGTTAGCTGCACAACTACAGGCCGCGCAATTGTCAAATCCAACGTTGCTTAGTGAACTTGAGGAAGAAGATGAAAGTAATGATTCTGTAGACTCTGATTTACCGTGGAATGAATGATAACCGATAATCCTTTTTTCAGTGACAACCATTGCAATGCTTATATAAGTCAGTTAATAACTAAACAAACACATGAATCAGCACTAGAACTTGTAAACATAGATAGTTTCAGGTATTCTGCTTTATATAAAGACCTTGGAATGAATCAGTCAGCAATGACAACTGGTAATAAATTAAACCAAGCTACTTATGTAACAAGTAATTATTCAACAATAGTTGATGGACATATCTTTAGAGGTAAACACTCTAGTCCTTCAGGGCCACCTGTTCAGAGCGGAATGTGTAAGGTTTCTTTATATTTGATTCCTGAAGATTCTGCATATGTTGGTGGTTACAGCGCAATTAGTATTGATTGTTTCATAGAAGTATACAAACTTCTTGGGGCAAGAAGTGTCTGCACAAATGATTCTTTATATTGGTTAAAGGGAAATACTTCTAAATTAGGATTACAGTTAATACTTTCAGCTGTAAAATGTGAACATGGTGACTATCACGTTGAAACCTATGATTTCATGACAGCTGATTCTAACAAGTATTTTTTAATTAAACTCTTACATATGTTTTTAGCTTCTTACTCATATATTAACAATCTGTATGACACAAGTGATCTAATATGTAAAGAGTTTTCTGATTTGATTTATAATAATATTGTATTACCTTGGTCACCCAATGTTAGTAAGACAATCAGTGACGAAATCAAATATTCCTGGCTTAAGCATCACCTTATATTGTAATTTTATATATAACATGCGGAATATATAAAGTTACAAATACTATTAATAATCATTTTTACATTGGTTCATCAAGTAATATTCAGTATAGATGATCAAAGTATAAACATGATTTAAAAAACAAAATAAATATTTTAATAATCATCTTCAAAATGCTTGGAATAACTATACAGAACCTGTATTTGAGTTTTTATTTTAGAAACCTGTAAAAATCTAAATTAGTTGAGCGGGAACAATATTTTTGGACTTATGCTATGATAATCATAATATACATTATAACACTAATAAAGTTTCTACTTTAAAGTAATGTTGATTATAAGCATACAACAAATAACAAATTCTAAACAAAAAATATCTACTGCCAAGAAAGGGAAGCCTGGTAAAAATACCGTCAGCAGAAACTAAACAAAAAATAGCAGCCTTACTCATTGGTCATTTTGTATCGGAAGCAACTAGACAAAAATTGACTGCTAATAGACTTAATATAAAACATACAGAAGAAACTAAAATATTAAAATGTCTATTAGTCATAAAACACGTCAGACGTAAAATATCTGCTTCTAGACAAAATATATCAAAAGGAATTAAACAAAAATGAGTGATAGTCATAAAACATTTCTGATAATACAATGCTAAAAGTTATGACATATCTCCAAAATAATGAAATACCTATAGTACAAGCAGCAAACCAGTTTAATATACCAAAAAAAAGTATTTTGTATCGCAGAACAAGAGAATATACAAAGTTAATCCTTGACAACAATAACGCTATCTAAGAGTAATACTAAAATTGGGAATATTGCTAGTTTTTCTATACCCTCCAAAGTTAGATGCTTGGGCAAAACACTCTGGTGTGAAAAACATTGTTATGCGTATAAATTAGAAGTTAGATTTCCAAATGTACTATCAAGTTATAAACGTAACTTTGAAGCTACAAAAGATATGTTCTTTGTAGATAATATGGAAATAGCAATTAAAAAATTACCAAAGAAAATAAAGATTATCCGTATTCATGTATCGGGTGATTTTTATTCTCAAGATTATATTTATGACTGGACTAATATAATTGCTAATCATCCTGATTATCAGTTTTATACTTACACCAAAGCTTGGAGGATTACAGAACTTCTTCCAGCTCTAGAACTTATGAAATCTTTACCAAATCTTACTATGTTTGCATCTACTGATATAGATACGGTAGCAAATGGTGAGAAAGTTCCACAAGGTTGGAGAGAAGCTTATTCTGGAGATATTCAACCAAAAGGTTCTGTATTTTGTCCAAATCAAGCTGGTAAGATAGACACATGCGAACATTGTAAACTTTGTGTCAAACCAAAACTAACATCGACAATTTATTTCAAAACACACTAGGAATCATGAAAATCGTAAAATTTAAGGATATGCATAGTGGTGGTAGAAATAAAGAATCTTATGCGTATATCTATATTGAAGCAATGGGAGAAGACACTGCAAGTTTAATATTTTATAATCGGTTTGGTCATAATCCAAATAGAGTCACTTGCACCTGTTGTGGAGAAGATTATAGTATTGATGAACACAATGATTTATTATTAGCAACTGCATATGAACGTGGATGTAAATATGATGAAACCTTATGTGCTTATGTAGAATGTCCAGATGTAGATAAGTCTTGGAGACCTTACGAATCTTTATCAAAATATCTAAACCGAGAAGATGTTCTTTTTATTTGTGATGAGGATGTAAAATCAGAAGAACGTTGTGGAGAACTTCCTAAACAGGGTTATGTCTGAGTGGACTAAAGATGAATAAAAAATACCAAGTAGTTCTGATGCAGGGACATTTACTCTGTAGCACGCTAGAAAATAGGCTATCCCTTCCTCTTGATAATAGTTCATTTAATATTATTAAACTCAATAAAAATGAACTTAAAGAGTATATGAAATCTGCAGTCATTTTTTCTGGAACACGACCCCTACATAATAAGTCTTGGACTATTGTGTATAGGTATGATTTGCCACACTACCATCTTGATGGTGTTCTACCAAAACTTCCAGAAGATTACGTCTGGATTCCTGTAGAGAGATTTAGAGATGGCTCTTATGACTCAAAGGAAACTCAAAATCAATTTCTTCCATCTCATTTAACCAAACTTAAGCGAATGCTTAATGATATTGAGGCATTAAAATAATGCTTAACATAGATATCCCAATGGATTTGGTAGAGATACTCAAATCCTTTGAAGCTCAAATTCCTGGAACAGAGTTTAGGTATGTTGGTGGTTGTATTAGAGATACCATTCTTGGGATTAAGCCTAAAGATTGGGATATCGTTACTGATGCTTCTCCTGAACAGCTTGAGTCTCTTGGATTGTCCAAGGTAGGGAAAGACTTTCCAGTTTTTCTCTACCAACATCCTACTTATGGGCAAATAGAAATAGCTTGTTGTAGGACAGAGAGAAAAGTAGGAACAGGCCATAACGGTTTTGAAGTTAAAGTCTGTAAATCTTTTGAAGAGGATTTGAAACGACGAGACTTGACAATCAATGCTGTTGCTTGGCACCATAAGAATGGTGGAACTATTTACTCTCCTGTTCCTCTTGAACTCTTGGAGTATGATTTTGAGAATCATGTTCTCTGCCATGTGTCTCCAGCTTTTGCTGAAGATCCTTTGAGAGTTTTGAGAGTAGCAAGGTTCCAAGCTAAACTGTCTTGTCAAAATTCTACTATTCAATACTTTTTCAGTGTTGATACGACTACTTTGGCATTGATGGCAAGTTTGAAAGATGAGTTAAACAAGGAACCAGTAGACAGAGTAAAGAAAGAGTTTGAGTCTGTAATGCTCGGTTCTAATCCAAAGAATATCTATCTTTTCTTCGCAACTCTTTATAATAGTAGATGTGGAGACTGGTATAGAGAGATTTGTACTACAATGTCCACACCTACTTCTAAGTTCTATATCTTTCCAGAGACTTGTAAACAAAGAGTAGATGCTTTGTATCTTCATTTTGCTGAGGCAGCATATAATTTGGCTGGACCAATAGATACAAAACATATGATTGCAGAAGCTAGTTGCAAGAGACTCAAACTTGGTTTGGTTTCTGAAATGAAAACTTATCTAGACTTGAGAACACGAATCTCAGAATTTTCACTTGGTATAGCAAACAACAGTTTCTTTTGTTCTCCTCAATTAGCTAAAATGGTAATGCTTTGTAAACAGTTGAATCGCGGTAAGTTTCCGGCTCATATTTACTTTGATATGATCCGAGAAATGGCCGCTCCTAGATGGTTTATGAAGAGTAATCATATAAACTATCAAGAGCAGGCTCTTGACATGTTTGAGTATATGTATTTGGCTTTTACTAATCTCAAGTTTAACAATACACAAACTCCACAAGAGATATTTGCTATCCAAACAGATTGTGTTACTGAGTTTGTTGAGATTTACTGTAAGAAAACTATAAAGGATATATGAGAGATGAACAAATATATATATAAGACTTTACATGCAGGAACTGAACAACGTCTGAATGTGTAAAATAGTATACATCACGATCAACGTTTTGTAGGTTTGTTATACGTTGTTATACTTGTGATAGAAAGTTTACAAGCAGCTGGAGATATTATAGCTTGCTCTTATAAAATGGACTCGCAAACCCTATGTGTTCAGAACTAAAGGTATCAGATGAGTAAATATAAAATCTTACTTATACCTGAAGGTAGATGTTTATCAGAAGGTGAAACTACTGTATATGTTATTTTAGAGCAAATTAATAATTTAACTAAACTTGCAATGATGTATTATAAAGAATATTTATTTGAGCAACAGCAGGATCCCTTTAGTAACCATGCCAAGAATATCATCAAAGACTTAGATGTTGTGTTACAAAAAAGTAGCCTATTACGAGCCTCCTTATGTAAGGAAGCTGTATTTATATCTTACAAAAAAGCTCAACAGGGATTACTATTTTATTTAGACTTCAATTCTCCAGAAGATAAAAAATATCACTTAACAGAGTTCGAGTTTATTAAGGAATAATATGGCTAAGAAACCATTAAAAGTTCCCTTTGATCCAATCTCAGGAGAACTTCTTCCTGATGGATATATCCCACACCAAATTTTTGATGACTCTATTAAGGCTTATATAGCAAATCCATCCAGTGGAATGGAGATAGATTATAGAGATAATTTTGTTTTTCATACTAAAATGAAAATCGAAAAGATGACGTCTACTTATAGCGGAAGTCCTAAAATAATCCTGTCTGAAGTAGATTCAGGTTTCAGATTTAAAATGTATAGCAACGAGTTTAACGACGTAGTTGATAGAATTCAAGAAGGTGGTATTCTTGATTTAGATTGGACTTTTTGTAGTAAGGGTGGTAATATTGCTGTCAAAGCTGTTTTATGAGCGAAAGAAAATCTATCTCAAAGAAGCAAAAAGTTAAGATTTATAAAGCTAACAATAGACTTCAGACTATGTGGATGAAGTTGTCAACTAGAGTAAGAAAAAACAAAAAGAAAGATATAACACCATTGAGGGATGAATAAGTATACTAGGAATTATTGCACTTAGTTTTTGCAACTTATCTGTATAGTTATTCAGCTATACAATATGAGTATAATAGAACTTTAAATATATGGTTAGTATTGTTAAATCTAACTTTATTTATAATTAGTCTTTATCAATTTCTCAAATGATTTTACAACCACATAAAACGGCTATTAAGAGAAATAAGCCATCACGAATTGCTAAATATATTGTTGAAACTATTATTCCTGAAACAGGTTTTAAATCAATACTAGATTATGGATGTGGAAAAGGTGATGATTGCAATTATTATTTTTCAAATGATTTACTTACTAGTGGTTATGACCCCTATTACATTCCGCATCTGAATAATGAATTTAGATATGACATAGTTGCATTAACCTATGTGTTAAATGTAATAGATAATGAACAAGATAGAATATTAACATTTAAAAAAGCATTAGACAAAGTGAAACCTGGTGGTATTTTTGTTGTTACTGTAAGATCAGACAAATCTATCTTTTATCAGGCTTCTACAAAATCTTGGAAGTTTCATAATGATGGTTTTATTACATCAGAATCTAAAGGAACCTTTCAAAAAGGATTCTCAATACAAGATTTAATGTCATATGCTAATTACTTTAACTTTACAAATGTAGAATCCATATTTGACGACGATTGTGTAAGTATCTTACTTAGGTGTTAATTATGAAGGTTTTAGTTGCATGTGAATTTCAGGTAGAGTAAGGAAGCAAAAGGTCACGATATTCTAAGTTATAATTTACTTCTAATTAAAATTCCTTGACCACATTATCAAGGTGATATTAAAGATATCATTACTGGTGGTTGAGATATAATGATTGCGCATCCACCTTGCACTTATCTGACTGTTTCTGGTGCAGCATGGTTTTAAAAAGAGCAAGCAGAAGCATTAGAATTTGTTAAACTTCTTATGAATGCACCAATTGAAAAAACTTGTGTTGAAAAATCCAGTCAGTATTATAAATACTAAACTAAAAACCCAACACAAATTATTCAACCTTAGTAAATTGGTCATCCTGAATTAAAACGAACTTATCTCTGGTTAACAAACTTAGAACCATTAGTTCCAACTAATACTGTTGTTTGTAGAATATGTAACATTCTTAAAATGTCTCCACTAGATAGTTAGAAAGATAGTAGCAAAATTTACCACGGCATTGCAGATGCTATGACAAGTCAACGTGGTTAAAGTAAACCGACTTAACTGAAGATGAGCTTGAAGTTCATATTGGTAAAGTTGAGTTTATAGAACAACAAATAGAAAACACATACAACAACAGTGAGAAAGGGTTTGGAGAGAACAGGCCAGAAATCTTGGTAACTATGACTCTATTCTGAACAAGTTAAAAGAGATAAGAATAGATTGGTAGAAGAAAGACAAAACAATTGGTTTAATAAACCCTAAGGAAAAGGCTAAGAAAACCATTCAATACTATCTTTCAAATAATTCTCAATATCAAAACTGTGAGTTGAAATCATAAAGGCTAACATAACAATAGGATTTTATCTAGGTAGTTTCAATCCACTTCATTTTAGTCATTAAGGTGTTATTGAAAAGGTATTAAAACTATTTGATATTACAGTTGTTGCACACGGTGTAAATCTAGAAAAGCATCAAGCTTTAAATGCTGAACAACCTATCAGAATTGCCATAAGTTTAAACTTAATGTTTGATTATAGAGTTCATCTGATTAGGTTTTCTGGTCTTTGATTTATGGTTGATGCAATAAAAGATTACGAAACTGATGGAAGGTGGAAAATTATTACAGTAATTCAGTAATTATAATGATTTACAATATGAAATGAACCAACAGTATTAGAATAAAGATTTAGGTCTTGGAATCCCTGTTGTATATTTTATTACAGATCAAAACCTGGCTCATATTAGCAGTTCAGTAATTAGAACAATAGAGCAACTCAAAAAGAAGGTATAGTGATAACGGCGGAATTAGAAAAACTACATCAATCGAATTTCAAGTCTCTAACAAAGGCTGGAGTTGACTGGTATAATATTGTAAAAAACAATCCTAAGTTATTAGAAAAATATTTATGCTATTTAAAACTAAAGTCTGAATATATCATGGTAAACATTGACTTTAGTCAGTTAGAATTATATGTTCTGGCATCTTTAAGTGGCGATCCAGATATGATTGCAACTGTGAACTCTGGACGAGACTTACATGATGTGAATACTGAAAAGGTGTATGGCATTAGCAAGTCTGAACGTGAAGCTGCTCATAAGCTGGCAGAAGCCAGGTTTAAAGAAAATCCCACAGAAGAGAACAATAAGTTAGTTAAATCAGCAGAGATGCTATTAGAAGATTTCAAGACTAAACGTAAGTTTATTAAGGCTCTTAGTTTCTCCCTAACTTACGGAGCAGGAGCTAATAAGATTGCGAGAGACTTGAAGATTACAATGGCAGAAGCTTTAAAACTAATCAATGACTTCTACAACACATATCCAAAGGTAAAAGAATGGCAGGAAAAGACCTTCTTATTCGCCATTCGTAATGGATATGTAGAAACTCCTTTTGGTAGACAACGAGGAACTCCACGTATTCATAATAGAATGGATGCTTATGAAGCTCTGGTTTTAGAGAAGCCAGCAGTAATCAGTAAGTTAAAGAAAGCTGGAGAGTATTGGTCTTTACGAGAAGAACAAAAAGTTTGTAAAAATACTCCAGTTCAGTCTACTGCAACTGATATGTGTTCTTTATCTTTCTGTATTATTAGAAAAGAGTTCAGAAAGAATCTACTTCGTAGAGCTAATCCATTTTTCTGGGTTCATGATGCTAACGTATTTTCCTCTCATATTGATACAGCAGTAGATAATATCAAATATGTTGTAGAAATCATGGAGAACAATGTTAAGTATAAAGGCGATCCAGTCAACTATCGTGCTGAAGCAGAAGTTGGTTATAATTACGAATACGTAGCTGGTATCAAACGTTCTGAGATTTACAGTGATGCTTTTACTAAAGAACTAATTCTGAAGAAATTAGAAGAATCTTTAGTAGCTGATCTTAAAAAGAAGTTCAAGTTGGTTATCAAATCTACTGGCACTTCTATGGATAAAATTAAAGACTATGTAGATGCACAACGAGAAGCTAAGGGCCAGTATTTCAACGATCTTGTGGAATCTCTTGGATTAGGTGTTTCTACTCCAGATAATTACATGGCATTAATGAACCAAATGACTTTATCAGAATATATAGAAGCTGAAGAGACACGATTAGGTGAAGATGAGGAAGAAGATGAATAAAAGTTCTTATTAAAAGTATGGATTATGCAGATGAATTTGGTATACATGGTTTATTGTATTAGACAAGGAAAATTTAATTATTATGACTCTAGGACTAAAGAATATTTCGACTTTAATAATGGAGCCGAAATTGATTATAGTTTTAGGACTAATGAATCTGTTGTTTTAGATTCTTAGTATAAGTGGGAATCTGCATTAATTGTAACAGATATTTCTGGTACTTAGGACGAGGTTCTTTAAAATTATTTGGTAAATGGGGCTTTGGACTAACATTTATTTTAGAACTTTCAGAACAGTTAGATTTTTTGGAAGATACTTAAGAAATGAGTGGATGATAGTGGGCTATAGTTATTATTTTATTTTGTATTCGATAATTGTAAGTTAAAGGACTAATATGAATAATGAACCAAAACAAGTTATTGTTGTAAGAAAAGACTTACATATGAGGTCTGGAAAAATTGGAAGCCAGTGTGCCCACGCCTCTATGAAAGTTATTTTAGATGCTGGTATATATGAAACTAGAAATAGATATAATAATGAACATCCAGAAAAAATAACATCATTTTCCATTGATTTAAGCGAGGTTCTTAAGCAATGGTTAGAAGGAAAATTTACTAAAATTGTAGTTAGTGTTGATTCAGAAGCAGAATTGCTTGAACTTCAAAAACAAGCAAAAGAAGCTGGTATTTTGAATGCTCTTATTACTGATTGTGGACTTACAGAGTTCCATAATGTTCCAACTAATACATGCCTAGCAATTGGCCCTGATTGGCCAGATAAAATTAACAACCTAACTGGACACTTAAAACTACTATAATGGGATACTTCTCACCAATAAATAGATGTTCATAACCATGCTGGTAATTGGAGTGTAGATCATAATACAACAATGAAATATAGTTTGACAAACTGTAGTATGTGTGAACACTTGTTTGAATTACCAACTTATAAAAACGTATAATTTGTAGTATATATGGCGAGTGGCTTGGAAATCAAAATGAAAAATCTATATATAGACACAGAGTTCAACGGTTTCAATGGCCGTCTAATTTCAATGGCTATTGTCGCTGATCTTAATAACTATTTCTATGAAGTTATTGATATTGATGATGGCGAACCAATTGATCCTTGGGTAGCACAAAATGTAATGCCCAAACTTAATCAGGAGCCACTAAAGAAATTATTTTTTCAGTCTAAACTGATTCTATTTCTAAATCAGTGGCCTGAAGTAAATATCATTGCAGATTGGCCGGATGATATTTCTCACTTCTGTAAGATTCTTATGACTCAGCCAGGAGTTAAGATCAGAACTCCTAGACTTCATTTTGAAGTTAATCCAGACCTTAAAGATGTAATTTCTGAATTGCCACATAACGCTTTAGAAGATGCTAAAGCTATCTATAAATCCAGTTGGGACTACGACGAATGAGATACGCAATACTCTGTCTGGCAAATGGAGAATATATTAGAACAAAATCTCCAGCTATTTTTAGATTTTGTGAAACTTTTGTAAGAACTGAATCTAATTATGATACAATAATGCACAATTGGTATCGTAATGTCAATGAGACAAGAATAGAATTTACTACAAAAGAAGCTGCTGATTGGTTTATTAGACGTAGGTTATCTTTTAATCCAAATAGAAAAGAAAGTAGTAAGTTGATGGCAATGAATGAGTTGTTTGAATTCAATGGAATAAATCCTCTATCACGCAAAACTGAATATGAAATTCATGAGATTCAAAATTGATTGATTTTTTAATATCTTTGGAAAAGTTTAAATAAACCAACAGACCATGTTTTTGGAGTTTCTACAACTTCAAAATGTCCTCATTGTGGTAAATCTATTCGTAAATACTCTGGAACTGGACCTCGATAATGAATACACTCGAAACAATTGAAACCCTTGAAAGAACTTTGCTACCATTAATGAAGTTTTTAGCTCCTCAGCTTCAAGAGACTATCAATAAAGATATTGCAAATATTAAAGCTGAAGCAAAGTTGGAAAGGACACGAAATGAAGTTCTTCTTGAAACCATTGAACGACAAGATAACACAATAGAAGAACTTGAATCTCATATTTCTTTATTGGAAGCAAAAACAGAAGAAGAAGAATCTGACTATAATGATCTGTTGACAGTAATAGATGATTGTTATAAGTTTGGATATAATGCGGATCGACTTGAAAAAATCAATGATGAGTACCGAATTCTCTGTCTTAATGTAAAGGAAGTGGTTCTATGAATAATGAATTAGCAAAAGGTTTTGATATTGTATTCACACCAAATGAATGCAAGGCACAGATTCTAACTGTGTATCGTGATTATTACTATCTTCTTTGGTCTGGTAATAATCCCACTTATTATCGTGAAGCAGAGAAGATTAAGAAACTCCATAATGACCTACTTCAGAGCTGTATTCTAGGTGGAGTTCTAGACGAAGACGAATGGGAGATGCTAGAGTAGTGGTGTAGTTAGTTCATAAATAGTTTTACATAAAATAATAAAATATTCCATGGTAAATATTATATTTATGGACTCATTGAACGTTATCTATAGTGTATCCTTTTGAGGAGTCAATTCTGTACAAACTAGCGGTGTTGTTATAAATTTGTTTGTCTGCTCTCCGTCTACTAGTGCCAGAAACTACAGGTAACTTAGTAAAAGCACACAAAGAGTGCTGATTTTATAATAATAAAGTAACTTCTTCTATTGTTATTAAAAATGAAATGACTCTTCATTCATCCCTCTTTTAACACTCGTAAAATATCTTTTACTTACAAAATCAGTTCCTTTGTATTGCGGATGTTCTTTTTCTTTGTATTATTTCTACACTTGATATAACAATTTGCTTTATAAAAGAACTTTTAGTAGCAATATACGTATTTCCACAAAAACATTCCACCTTTAATTTAGAAGATCTACTGGAATCTTTTTCTTCATTTACTATGCCAATGACTGTTAAATTACTGTGTGTATTTCATACATTAAAGCAGCACATTGTTTACATACTCTACCACTGAAGATAGCTCTTTAACTGGACTATATTAAAAAAGGGTTTAATTATATTTCCGCACTTACATTTTTTGCTATTAATGATATACGGTGAATTTTCAATGATTAAATTACCATATATCACCTATGTGAACTTGTTTATAAAAAATCATCTTTTTATGTATATTAATTCATCATATATGGAGAAATATGTCCAAACCAATCATTGGTGTAGATTTGGATGATGTAATCTACCCATTTACTACAGAGTTTATGAAGTTTGTCAACAAACAATTAGGTGTAGACAAGACTATTAAAAACTGTCTTGTTTATAGCCTAGCTGTAACATATGGGATTCCAGAACAGCAGATTTATGATTTTATTGCCTTATTTATGAATACCAGAGCAGCAAAGAATGCTCTACCAATTCCTGGAGCAAGAACTTCACTAAAAACACTAAAAGAACATTACGATGTTCATATTGTTACAGCCAGACCAGAAACATTAAATAAGGATACACGAAACTGGCTTGATAAAGATTTTAAAGATCTTTATTCAGATATTCATTATTGTAGTTTTTACAGTTTGGGTGATAAAAAGGAAGTAAAACTATCAAAAACAGATGTTTGTAAACAACTAAACGCTTTTTGTCTTGTTGATGATAATGTTTGGAATGCCACCGATTTCCATAGAGCTGGATTTTTAGGCGTTTTATTTGGAAACTATCCTTGGCAAAGTTCTGCTGAACGTGATATAGTAAAAGCATCTAACTGGGCTGAAGTTAAGCAAATATTGGTTGGTAAGGAACATTTAGTATAGTAAGAGTATTAATTTCTGAGACTAGTAATGGTAATTTTAAAGAACTTGATTTAACGGATTATTTACAAGATAATCTAAGCTTAGATATTAGTGTAATTCGAGGAAATCATGGTTCTAGACTATCTATAAAATTATTGTTAGACGAAGAATATAAACACGGAGTTTATAAACCAGTTGAACTGTGTGAAAACTCGATAGACATAAAAGGTATTGTGGAGGATTAATGAAGGTTCTTGTAACATCTGGTGGAACTAAGATTAAAATTGATATGGTTCGTTCTATTACTAATATGAGTAAAGGAACATTTGGAGCAAAAATCGCAGAAGCTTTTCTACTCCAAGATTCTGAATTAGACGTAGTATTTCTTCATGCGAAAGGTTCTAGATTGCCTTTTGATGAAGCTGATGACTATTTTGAAAAATATTCAAAGAGTGTTGAGTTCGTAGAATATGAGACTTTTACTGATTACCAAGACAGACTAGATGAACAACTTAAGCTACAACCAGACATTGTTGTTCTAGCTGCTGCTGTATCTGACTATGGTGTGGCAAATTATGTTAGTGGTAAAATTCGAAGTAAAGAATCTATGACTATTGAATTAACACCACTACCAAAGCTCATCAGCACAGTAAGAGATACATGTCCAACTGCTGTTATTTGCGGATTTAAACTTCTTGTTAATTCTACACAGGGAGAATTACTTGTAGCTGGAATGGAATCTTTGTTTAAAAACAGACTTGACTTAGTTGTTGGAAATGATCTTCGTGACATCAAGGCAAATAACCACAAGCTGACCATCATAGAAGGAACTACTAGTGATTGGAAAGCTACTGTATATAAGAAGCATGAGCATAGTCTTCCGAATGTTGTAGTTAACAAGTGTTTTGAACATTTACATATTGAGCGGTGCAGCGAGCTATGATGAATATCCTCTTAGGAATAACAGGTAGTGTAGCAGCTACCTTAATTGATAAGTTAACCAAAGAATTTATAGGTCGAGGTCATGACATTAGAATAGTAGTGACTGACAGAGCTTTCCAATTCTTACCTTCAGAAACTTATCAATTCTATTATGCTGACTCAGATGAGTTCTATCGACCTGGAGAATATCAAAAGGATGGACTTGTCACGCATATTGATCTTCGTGATTGGGCAGACGTTTTCATAATAGCTCCTTGTAGTGCAAATACCATGGCTAAATTAGCTAACGGTATATGCGACAATCTTCTTACCTCTATAGCAAGAGCTTGGGACTATAAGAAGCCCTTCTATATCGCTCCAGCTATGAACACGTTAATGTGGACTAATCCAATGACAAAAATCCACATTGACTTTCTTTCAAAAACATTTGGAATAAAAACTATCTGGCCGACATCAAATAAACTTGCTTGTGGTCAATGTGGAATCGGAGCGATGGCTCATGTTCATACAATTGCCAATATAGTTGAAGGACATAAGTGGTATATGCCTATTAGTTTTTATGGTCATAATACATTCCTTCCAGAATATCCTCATCCAGGAGCTTTTGGAACTACACGAGCAAAATACAACCATACCGGAGTAGACATTTATAGTGATTTATGTCATAGTATAAATGCGGTTGAAGATGGAATTGTAGTAGCAATAGAACCATTTACTGGAACTGCTGTAAATATGCCTTGGTGGAATGATACATATCATATTACCATAAAAGGTAAGTCTGGCCTTGTTGTTTATGGAGAACTCAACCCACATGACTGGATAAAAGTTGGTAGTGAACACAAAGCTGGATATTGTGTTGGATATGTAGAAAAAGTAATTAAAAATAGTCCAGAAATTCAGCCGGATAATTGGCGGCCAAATATGTTACATATTGAACTACTACATCCAGATGCACCTTGTGTAACAGCATTAGATTGGCCGTTAAATACAAGTAAACAATCGTATTTGTTAGACCCAACACCATATTTAAAACTATCTCAAAATTAGGAGAAATAATGAAAAATATTCCTGCTGAAGTTAAAGCATTAGTAAAAATGGGTTGCGCCGTTCTTTTAGTAGTATTAGCAGTCATTTTCCTTTGTATTAGTGGCATTTCTTGGTTGTTTTTATTCATCTGGAAAACAGTAGCTGTTGCTAAGTTTGCAGCGCCTGTGTTAACATATTGGAATATATTTGGTATTGTAACTGCCATTTGGTTTGTTGGTGGTCTTCTATTTGGAAATAACAATAAAAAGTCTAGTTAAGAAAGAAGATAATGGAATCTGCTGTAGAAAAAATTGTAATAAATGTTGAAGATTACATTCCTTATGTAGATAGTATTGCATACAGACTTTGTAGAGCTTTTGGTTGTTTAAATGATTTTGATGATTTAAAATCTTGTGGTTACTTTGGATTAATGGAAGCTGTTAAACGTTACGATGATACTAAAAACGTAACGTTTAAACAGTTTGCATATATCAGAATTTCTGGTGCGATTCTTGATGGTATGCGATCTTTATACGCAGGTAGTAAGAAGGCTGTTTCTTTTAAAAAGAAGCTAGAAGAAGTTTCAACACGATTGAAAACGGATCAAAGTGATATTCTTGCAGAAGAACTAGGAATGTCACTAAAAGAATTCAACAAAAACAAGAATAACCTCAATAAAATGTGTAGAGTAACTTTCACAGATCTTTGCGGAAGTGGTAAATCAGCTTCTACTAATCAGATAGAAAATAAAGACGATTTATCTGATCTACCACAAATTTTTGCAGATTATTTAACAACTCCTGATGTAGATTCATCTTTGATTTGTGATGAAATTTGGAAGTTTATTGCATCCAGGTATGATGAACGTGAATGTGCAATCATGGATATGATTTATAGACAAGAAATGACTATGGCTGAAGTTGGTCATACCATCAATCTAACTGAATGTCGTATTTCACAAATTCACGTTCAGATTATTAACGATATCAAGTATAGGTTATTTAAATTACCAAAACGAGAAAAACAAAATGGAAAGAAAGATAAAGATAACTAAAGCAGAACGAGAAGAGCATAACCTCTGGCTGAAAGAACAAAAGAAGCTAGATAAAACAACTACTAAGTCAATTGTTACAACATTACCAAAACAAATTAATAAATCTGGACTAATACGATAAGGATAACAATGACTTGTATAGTTGGGCTAGTTGATAAAGGTAAAATATGGATTGGAGGAGATTCTGCTGCTGCAAGTGGCACAGAACGACATCAATGGAAAAACGCCAAAGTATTTAAGAAAGATAAGTTTATTTTTGGTTACGCTGGATCATTTAGATTTGGCCAAATAATTGAGCATGCTTTTGAAATACCTTCAAAATTAGAAGACCAATCTGATTTAGCATACTTTGTAACTACTTTTACTGAATCTCTTATTACTACATTAGAAAATAATAGATTCATGAAAGAAGATCAACGAGAGCTAACAGATGCTTCATTACTTATCGGTTACAATGGTTGTTTATATGAGTTCCAAGAAGATTTCACTTTTGGTATTCCAGCAAGAAATTTTACAGCTATTGGTGTTGGAGATTCCTTTGCATTAGGTGCTTTATACGTTCTGTATGGAACAAATCTAACACCTAAAAGTATCCTAACAAAAGCTCTCGATGCTGCAACAACTTATTGTGGTGGTGTAATAGAACCATATACAATTGAATCTGTTTAATTGAAAAAAGCCCGGAATCATCCGGGCTTTTTTTTGGTCTTTTTAAAAATAAAAAAATTATGAATAGCTCATATTGAAACTTTACAACTTATAATCCTAAACTTTGCTTAAGAGAGTCTATGTTTTCAGGTTTGAAAGCAACTAAAAATATTTCGCCGGGAGTAGTAGAATTAGATGATTTATTACCAAAAATATCTGGATCAAATTCAGGAGAAGTTTCACAAGGTTCATCTTCACAAACCTCTAGATCTTCGATTACATCAGTTGTTTCATCTGTGTCAGTATTTTCTACTGACTCTTCTTCAGCTTCCTCAAAAATTGAGATTAAGTCAAGATCATACATATCTATAAATTCTTGTATAGAATGTGTAATACTTTCTTCACAACCATCCTCAGAGGCTTTAAAATTTGGAATAGAACTTACTATAATATCATATGTTTTAGGAAGTAACTTTTTTGAAATAATTGCTGCTGCTTCTTCGTCTACTTTAGCTGGAACTTCGCCTAAAGCTACTAAAATCTTGGAAGCACTTTCATTTTTAATAAGAGTAAGAGTGAATATTTGGTCGTTCATAAATGTTTTTCTAAGATTAATTGTAGAAAATGTCTAATGGTCCTGAGTAGTTTCTACTTTCATACTGACTTGTTCTATTTCTATTAGGGGCAACATCTTCATCTTCTAAAGCACCAGCTCTAGCTATACGTTGTTTAACTGCTGGATCTTGTAACTTAGCAGCACCTTGTGTATAAGATGCCATATCCTCTTCCGCTTGATTTCTTGCAGGGGGTGCTGGTGGTAATCCATCAGGACCAGAAAGAGGTGTTCGTGGAGTTGGAGGAACTGGTGCTTTTGCTGGCTCAGAAACAGGTTCAGGTGCTTTTGCTGGCTCAGAAACAGGTTCAGGTGCTTTTGCTGGCTCAGAAACAGGTTCAGGTGCTTTTGCTGGCTCAGAAACAGGTTCAGTTGGTGCGGGAGACTCAACAGGAGTAGATGCCGCTGATGGCGCTTCGGTTTTCGCTGGTGAGGCCGCTACAACAGGTCCAGTGGACATTAAATTAGCCTTCTCTATATGAGTTAGCATGTCTTTTTCGTCACTATTAATAGTGTTCATAATACCGGCGGCTTCAGAAGCAGTGATTACTTTTCTACCACTAAGATCATTTTTGGCCTGAGTTAGTGTAGTAATAGTTTTAGTCAGATAGTCATTTAAAGTAGTCTTTAGATTCCATGGAGCATTATCAACAGCTCCTATAGTAACATGTTGTCTTTCTGCAAAGGCTCTCTGTTCTGGAGTAGCAATAGTGTAGCCTGGATAATGTCTCATCACATCTTTGGCTGCTTGGCTGTCTGGTTTGACTTCTGGAATGCCTACAAATTCATTACCTTTCACCAGTAACATACCATTTCTAATAATGGAGGCATCTGTTCCGATAGCATCACCAACAGCGTGAACTTTATCAGAAATCTTACCTTTTGTGTTTCTAATGCCATTCGCGGCATACCTTGCTTTATCTTTTATAACATCTAATAAGTTCTCTTCTAATGGCTCTGAGTTTACCTTCTCACAGGTTAGATTGAGATCTTTTAATACAGTTAGGACAACAGATTCTACAGACTTCATTATTTTACCGCTCCAGTGCTTAGTGCCGCAATAACTAACTTAGCAACCCATAATAGGAGGCTGCCGGCAAAGATTAATACTAATTTACTACTTAAAGCAGTTTGTAGTTTTACAACCACTTTGTCAGTAGGAGAATATTCAGTTCCATCTTCTTTTAAACCAGCTGATTTATATAAAGGAGCTAGTTTTTTATCTAGATGTTGTTTACTTGTATCATTTCGTGCATCAAGTGCTCTTAATAATTCTTGTTGTGTAGATATAAGAGTTTCTGTCTTAGTTAGTAACTCTTTTAAGTCTACTCTAATTTCATGGAGTTCATTATCTTTATTTAGATCAGATGAAATTAGGTCTGTGACGCCTTTTGCGTATTCTACGTTAGCCTTAATTACTAAAGACAGTGCTGTTAATAAAGACTCATTTGATACTTCTTGTCGTTTGCTAATTAGTGCTTCCTCTTCAAGAGAAGAAGCGCCGTCTTGAATATCGGTTGATCTAACCCTAACTACTCTTTTAACGTTCAT